AATAAATCTGATTTTGAAACAAATTTCAAGCCATTTGCTAACCAACCATTAACCCCTAATAGTAACGTTATATTAGGATATACAACATCAGTTGGAAGTGCATTAACTGTAATGAGAGCAACTGCTTATTTGGAACAAACTACTAATGCACAACGTTCTATACTATCTAGTGATACTAATGACACATCAGCAGGCACAGGAGCTAGAACAGTTAAAATTACTTACTACGATCAAACAATGCTAGGACCATTTACTGAAATTGTAACGATGAATGGAACAACTCCAGTTAATACGGTTGCAACCAATATTTGTTTTATCGAAAAAATAGAAACTAATACTGTTGGAAGCCAGCTAAATAATGTAGGTACAATAACTTTGAAAGCCGCATCTGGTGGAGGGGGTTCTACAATTGGAACTATTGCTCCGGGAGATGGTACTACGTATTGGTGTCATCACTATGTGGGGTCTAATAAAGTATTTCAATTAGTATCATTAATTGGTTCAATTGATGGAATTAATAGTGGGGTATTAGAAGTTCATCGTACTACACCTACGATTGCTAATACTCCGGAAACAACCATTTCTCCAAAACTAAGGATAACACCAAATGCAACTGGTGAGTTAACATTTAATGTTCCAATTAGAGTTGCTGGTCCGGCTCTTGTAACTGTATATGGACGCTCTGACGCTTCCAGTGGTAATTTAGATTGGTTCTCTAAAATTGGATTTTATGAGGGATAAATGCCTGTAAACGATAGACCCATAGAAAATACAATTTTATATAAAGAAGATGGTACGGCTGTTTTAGTAGGTAGCCGAGGAGAAATTTATACTTCTGATTTATCCATTGCAGTTGGTCGTGGTTTAGCTACTGGAACATCTGGTATGGCTAAAGGATATGCATCTGTAAGCTCTACTGCTATTGTGCCGGTTAGAGCTACCACTTATACAGAACCAACATCCGCTGCTGCCCGTGAATTAATTTCTTCTAGTACACAAGATGATGCAACTCCAGGAGGCACAGGAACTCGAAGAGTAAGAATTACATACTATGACAACAATATGTTGGGGCCATATATTGAAGATATTGATCTAAATGGTACTACGGCCGTTACTACCGTAGCTACAAATATCAGGTTTATAGAAAAAATGGAAAGTTTAATTGTCGGGTCCAACGGAACTAATGTGGGCACTATTACGATACGAAATACGGGAGCAGGAGCTACTATCGGAACTATCGCAGCAAGTGACGGGTGTACGCATTGGGCACATCATTATGTAGCAGATGGCTACACTTCATTTATTCAATCGCTAACCACAGGCATTATCGACAATGGATTGTTAGGATCTATTAGTTGTAGTATGTTTTTGCGCGCAGCTCTTCCTCTTACTGCAAACTCTTTTGAAAAGCAAATTACATTTTCATTTAGACAGCAAGGAAATCAGCCATCACAAACTCATAATGTTGTTAATGGCTTATGGGTTAGAGGTCCGGCCAGAATAACTCTTTATGCCCGTGATGACAATACTACTGCTGGTACTGTGCACGGCGGCTTTACTTTCTATGATGTATAAGGTGGTTTGATGTCTATTATGTCTATAAATTTAGGACAAGCAATTGCAAAAGATATAATTATCAACGGCATTAATGATACTGTAGCCGCCTATGTTGTAACTGCCAGCACTACACCCACTGTCCTACGAGCAACGGTATATACTGAACCTTCTTCTGCTCAACAAATGAGATTAGTATCTAGTAGCACCAGTGATTCATCTGCCGGCACAGGATCAAGAACTGTTAGGATAACTTATTATGACGGCTCCATGAATGGTCCTTTCACTGAAGATTTAACTATGAACGGTACTACGCCCGTTAATACAGTGGCCACAAATATCAGATTTATAGAAAGTATTGTATCACTAACTATTGGATCTAATGGTACAAACGTAGGAACGATATCATTACAAAATACTGCAGGATCACAAACATTTGGTACTATTGCAGCAGGAGATGGTAGAACTTATTGGGGACATCATTATGTTGGTGTTGATAGGAAGTGTTTTATTGAAAGATTAATTCTTGGATGTACCGGAAATAATGGTCTAGTTATGTTAAGATCAACATCAGTACTAACTGCTGATTCTTTTGATAGACAATTTACCTCAGCTATACGTGTAGTTAATGCGCAGCCATCACAAGTTTATGATATGAATCCAATATATATCAACGGTCCATGCAGATTAACTTTGTATTGGGACGCCGATAGTGCTACTGCAGCAACATGTTATGCAACAATGATTATTGTTGATGCGTAATTTATTGATACTATCATTATTGAAACATATAATTTGAGAAAGAGAACACACAACTATGCCAAAGGGGAATAACATGGTAGTAAATGCATTAACTAATCGTCCGGTTCCACCAAATTCAAACATGAACCGTGCAATGTTTGTTTGGGTAACCGCAACCGCATCTCAAGATCCGCTAGATACCGATAATGATCAGCAAGCACTCTTAAATTTCTGTGGCACTAACGGTGTTAACGTAATCTTCTTAGATATGTGGAGATATTTGGGCGGAGCAAACTGGACTAACGCTAAGCGTGATAGAATTAAGCTTTTCAATGATGCTGCTCACCGCTCTGGTATTAAAGTATATGCTCTTTGTGGTGATTTGGGTTGGGGAACTCTCCAACAATGGGTTCTAAAGAATATTTTAAACCCAATTCAAGCATACAACTCTATGTGCACTAAGACTTCTGAACAGTTTGATGGAATTATGTTAGATGTTGAATATTGGACAGATGAAGTCAACTATCCAGCAGCAACACATCTTCCAGGTTTCTGTGATTTAGTAAAAGCTATGCGTACTGCATCAGATGGTGAACTAGCTATTGGATGCTTTGCTGGTTTCTTTTTGAAGGACAGCTCTGGTACTCGTACACTAATTGATTATAACGGCAAATTAGCTCAAGATGGCGAACACATGATGGATGTTTGTGACTTCGTTGTTGTTGGTGCTTATCGTGATCACGCCAATGATAATGGTACTGATGGTCCTGGTCAAATTACTTTGTTCCAGCCATGGTATGATTACGCAGCTAACCAAGGTAAGAATTTTGGATTGTATTGCGGATCTGAAACCATTAACGTAACCCCAACTTACATTACGTATTTTGGTGCTACTAAGGCCGCAATGGAAGCTGAGCACACCTTGATTTCCAACACTTTCAAAGTTGAAACTAATTCTGTTTTCTTAGGACAAGCAGTTCACAGCTATGATGGCTGGAAAGCAATGACCTAATCAGTTTTAAATATCAATTAATATAGAAAACGGCGCTTTTAGGCGCCGTTTTCATTTGTATCTTACTATTCCGATATATCTTTTAAGGGGGCTACATTTAGTGAGGTTTAATGCGAGCACTAGTTCTATCTGGCGGAGGATCTAAAGGAGCTTATCAGGTAGGTGCGCTCGAATACATATTAGGAGAAAAACGCGTAGTTTACGATGCTTTTTGTGGAGTCAGTGTTGGCGCAATCAATGCAGCGTTTCTTTCTATGTATAAATCAGGTGAAGAGCTGGATGCCATTCTTCATCTTTCAGAAATGTGGTCAAAATTAGATAATTCTAAAATATACAAGCGTTGGTTTCCTTTTGGTCGTTGGCATGCTATTTGGAAGAAGAGCTTTTTTGATAGTTCTCCATTGCATGACCTTTTAAAAAGCGGAATCAGCTTACAAAAAATTAGAGAAAGTGGTAAACGGGTCAATGTAGGTGTGGTTTCTCTTAGTTCTGGTAAATATACTATTTTTGATCAAACTTCTGAGCATTTTATTGATGCTGTTATTGCTTCGGCATCATTCCCAGGCATGTTAACGCCTGTAAGTTTTTTAGGGCAATTATGGACTGATGGTGGAGTTAAAGAAATATCACCTATTAAGAAAGCTGTAGAGCTTGGGGCGGACATTATTGATGTAATTATCACTAATCCTCAGACGAGAGCTAAGAAATTTATTGAAAATCCCACTACTGTAGATGTTTTAAAGCGAAGTTTAGACCTTTCTACTGATAAAATTATGGCAAATGATATTGAAAAGGTAGAAATGTACAATATTTTAGCTCAAAATGGCTTAACTGAGAAGAAATATGTGCAACTTAATATTGTTCGTCCCGATCTTAACCTAATTGAAGATTTATTGGATTTTAGACAAGAAAAAATACAGGAAATGATGGAGAAAGGGTATAATGATGCGAAGAACAAGTACATAATGTAATAATTCTACATACTAGTACGAGGTATTTCGATGAGTTTTCCTTACGACCGCTCTAATAATCCAAGAGGACCAATCCAATACGGTAAAGATTTTAATTTCTTTAGGAACGTTACTCCAAGCTCATCTGGATCTGGTGTTTTTGCCGCCAATTGTGATATAGTTATTACTTTTCCAACATATACAGTTACTTTTTGGATGGGCTCTGGTTTAGGCGCTGGTACTGTACAATATTCTTTCAATGGGACCGATATTCATGGTACTTTAGACAGTACAGGAAGTACTGCTCCAGCTACTTTAACTTTTGAAAATAGACAACTTTCTAAGATTTGGTTTTCAACGATTTCAGGAACTCCAGTTGTTCGTGTCGAGGCTTGGGGCACCCGTTGATCTGATATAAGTAAGTGCATGAGTAAGTTGATCAAAAATAAATGTGAAATAGAATCTTGTAATGTTACGGACCCTAAGCTACTAGAATTGCATCACATTATAGAAAGAACGGAGTTAAACACGACCAATCATGATTTTAATCTAGCGATTTTATGCGCTAATTGTCATGCAATGACTCATACTGGTCGTCTTAAAATTATCGGTGTTTATCCATCTACACTGCCCCCAAATGGAAGAACTCTTATCTATGAATTAGATGGAAAACGAAACATCGAAGGTATCGATAGGCCATATATAGAATTCAAAAATAAATCCTTCAAAATCAGGAGTAAGTAAATGAGTAAGTTAATTGGTTCATCTAAATTTCATATGGATACTACTAATCCGGATGATGTAAGTAGTAGAGTTACTGATGAGAAGGAAACTCGTAAGAAATTTTTAACAGTTTCTAGGTGGGCGGGACGCGAAAGAGATATGCTAATACTCTTTGCTAAGTTTGACAAACTTCAAAGAGAAACCAATGATCCAGAAAAGCAAAAAGATATTGCTAAAATTGGAGCTGTTGAAGTGTACAAACTATTGGGCGAATGTTTTGCTTCATTAAAATCAAGCGGCGCCCTTGCTATTCCAGGTTTGGACTCTCATATGGGAGAACTTTGGGTGGATGGCGAGTTAGTATATAAGGACAAGAAATGACCGACGAAAAGTTTTATGGCGAAGTATTATGGTTTGATCCTAAACGCGGTTTTGGTTTCATTGGATGGGAAAAAGAAGGCGTCAAACAAAAAGACATGTTTGTACACTTCTCTGATATTTCCTGTGAAGGATTCAAAACGCTCTACAAACACCAAAAGGTATCTTTCGGACTCGGTGTTAACAAACACGGCACTCCAAAAGCTGTTAATGTGGAAATAATGAAGAACTAATTACTTCTTCAAGAAAATCTGAATAATTTGTGCTACTAAAGCCAATAGTCCAGTAACGAATAGTACTTGAATTTTAAATAACTCTTTGGAAGTTTCTTCTGATTTTTCCAAAATCTTATCTAATTTCTCTTCAATTTGTTCTTGGGATTTTTGGTTATCATTAAGTAAGCCAATGATCTCTTCATTCTGATCGGCTACTGCTGTTTCAATTTCTACAGCTTTACGATTCACTTCTAGAATGATCTCTAAATCCCTTTTATTGAGCCGTTCGGCCAACGGGATGATTCTATCCTTGTCTTTGTCAATAGGCATTAGCCCCCAGATTTTTGAGTGGTTTTCTTACTCTTTTTCTTGCCTTTCCTGTCTTTAATTTTGACAATTGTGGCTTCACACTTGTCATTCAACTTCTTATAATCTTCAACTATTGAAGACTCAACCTCTTCAAGTTGTTCTTTCTCTGTTGTAATAATTTGATCGATTACGTTAGCCAACCGTTTGCGAGAATGCATAGTTACACCTTCTTAGGGGGATTGACAACACTTCTCTGGATATCAATTTCAACCAGATCGGCGTTCTCTTTAGCGAAAATTTCATCTTGCTTTTTCTGGTCTTCCTCTGAAACTTTAAGCTCATCGTATTCTTGTTCCTCAATTTGAAAAAGAGAACGCATTCTGTCAGGAATAATGGCACCATATACAATTGGTACTTTATTCTTTTCCGGATCAGGAGGCGGAATATGTCTTACTACAATTTTATCTCTCTTTTTAAATAGAGAACCAGATTCTTTTGATTTTAGAAGTTGCTCTAATGTATATTTATAGTGCTTTTTATCCAATAGATTAACAGTGGAGAATGCCTTGATATTCAAGGCTAAATCTGCCAGCGTTACATTCATTGCTGATACATTAGTTACCCAAAAGGTTTGCTCTTTAGTTTTCATAATTTACTCATTAATGCTTATATATTGATAAATTGGAGCTATACTACTATTTGAGTATTTATACAGCGTTAGCAAATTAGGGAGAAAATATGAGTAAAACCAATACTTGGGAGAGCGACCTTTTAAAACTTGTATTTAATAATACTACTGCGTCTTTAATTGGTGACGCTACCGGGTTGGTTGGTTCAAGCACGGCCGGTGTTTTATATGTAAGTTTACATACGGCAGATCCTGGTGAAGGAGGGGATCAGACAACCAATGAAGTTTTAGTTTCTAATTATACTGGGTATGCTAGAGTAGCAGTTGCCCGTACAACAGGCGGGTGGACAGTTACTACAGTAGATGTTGGCCCTTCCACTGTCACTAATGCTAGCCAGGTAAATTTCCCACAATGTACTGCTGGTACTAGCACTATTACACATGTAGGCGTAGGTACAAGCTCATCAGGCGCTGGTAAACTATTGTATAAAGGTGCTTTAGCATCTTCTTTGGCTGTGTCTCAAAATATTACTCCAAGTTTTGCGGCAGGTACTTTGGTAATTACTGAAGCATAATTAATTAATGTGGAGATGAGATGGCTGAACAGTTTGCAAATAATGCAGCCTCCACATTAAATGGAGCAATTAACAATTCTACTACCACCATTGTCGTAGCTACTGGTGAAGGATCCCGTTTTCCTTCAGTTGGTAACTTTAGATTAATGATTGGTTTAGATCCATTTACTGCGGAAATAGTTTTAGCCACTGCTCGTTCTGGTGACACTATCACAGTTGTTCGTGGACAAGAGGGGACTTCAGCCCAATCGTGGGGTAATGGCACTTCAGTTACCCATATTGTTACTGCTGGTGCAATTGAGCAAATTAGAACACAATTTGTTACCTCTGGCGCTGAAATATACACCACTAATACAGTTTCAATTGATCCAAATGGAACCGTAGCTTCTTCTCATGGTGATGGCACTAGCAAACTATATGTCAATGGCAATGTACAAGCTCTTAGATATTCTGCTGGTGAAATGGCAGCAGTTACTCAAGGTTTTGGATATGTATCCGATACTTTACAATCATTCGTTGTTCCTACTGGCGTAACTAGTCTTAAAGTAAAGATGTGGGGGCCTGGTGGTGGTACTGGCAGCTATAGTGCCTCTGGTGGAGGTGGCCCAGGTGGATATACGACTGGATTTCTCTCAGTAACACCAGGAGAAACACTATTATTAGCTGTTGGTAGTGGTGGTAAAAAACCAGTTTCTAGTACGGGTAATGGTGGTTTGGGAGGATGGCCCGGTGGTGGATTTGGTACTAGAGGAGATGCTTCTGGAGGCGGTGGAGGTGGTTTAACTGGAATTTTCACTAGCTCTATGACACAAGCAAATGCTCTTATGATTGCTGGTGGAGGTGGTGGATCCACAGGATTTGGTAATTTTGGTGCTGGTGGTGGAGGAGGTTTGACCGGAGGTTCTGGTACTAGCGGCTCTGGAGCTGGAGGTAGCCAAGTCGCCGGTGGTCTTGGAGGTGGCACCTTAAATACTTCTCCATCTGTTGGTACTGCGCTTGCGGGAGGAACTGCTTTTACCGATAATACTACTTCACAAACCAATGACTGTGGTGGTGGTGGCTCTGGATATTGGGGCGGCGGTGCTGGTCAAGGTGACGGCCGTGCTGGTGGAGGTGGTTCTGGTTTTATACATGCTACTCGTGTTTCTAGCGGGTCTACTACTACTGGAAATAATGCTGTAAGTGGTAACGCTCAGACACTACCGCCTAATACAACGGATCCTAATTATATAGCGGGCGTGGGAGTTGGTGCAGCGACAGGTTTAACTGGTGTTGGTAATGATGGTGGTGATGGCTACATAGTCTTCCAATGGGGCGGCCAAACATCTATGGATTTAGATTCCATTAATTTTAGCAACGGCTCTATTATTAGTATTCCTGATAATCATGTTTCTATAGCTTCGGGAGGTGGTAATGTTGTTTTATCTCCTGGAAGTAGCTCAATTACTTTACAAAGTGCTACTGATTTTATCTTATCTACACTTACAGATACTAGATTTGATATTAGTTCATCACAAAAATTCAAAATGTATTCTTCAGGAGCAGTTGTTATTGGTACAGCAACCAATAATGATACGTCTGCTGAGGCTCAAGCCGGTATTACCGGACCAATAATTAATATCAGCTCATCTACAGGATCTATAAGTACAACTACAAATCAAGCGACTATTTTTAATCAATCGGGAGCACTTTACTTACAAGGCAATACTGAAGTTAGATTTGCTACAAGTACGTCTACTAAGGGGTATTTTGATGTAAATGGTATTTTTAGAGCCGGACCAAGTGCCTCTTCTACGGCTACACTACAAGGTGCCACATGGCCAATCACTGGTACCGATTATTTTTGGATGTATAATGCTAGTGGTAGTTCATGGGCCGAAATAGTTGCTGGTGGTTCTGTTAATAGATCAGCCATTCAAGTTCTTAATAATGCAACTAGTAATACTTGTGGTGTATCATTATTTGGTGCGGGCACTGGACATGGCACGGCAGAATATGCTGGTAATGGAACTATTGAGCAATCTGGCAATAGTACATCAGCATTAGTATTTACGAAGAGAAATGGAACAGATGGTTTAAGTTTTGCATCAACTGGTGCTATTTGGCAATCTGGCGCTTGGACTATTGGTAGAGCAACTAATAATGATACCTCCTCAGAAGCACAGGCCGGATTAACTGGACCACTTTTAAATATTACACAAACTACTGGTGGAACTCTTACTACAGTTGCCAATCAATCTTTATTATATAATTCTGCCGGGGTTAATATTTCACAGGGCCATTCCGGTGTAAGACAAATTGTAGGAACAACTACAATTTTAGATACTACATCTACTGGAACTACAATTACCGGATTAGTTACTGCAACTAATAAATTTGTTGTGGGTACATCTGGGCCTACCATTACTCAGGGTACTGGTGTTCCAGCAACATCTGAAAATAATGGATCTATCTTCTTGAGAACTGATGGTACGGCCAGTACAGGAATATATACGAGACAAGGTGGAGCTTGGTATTCTATTAATTCAAGATACACTCCAACGGATAGTAATACTATAATTAACTGGAAGTTTGATGAAACTGCGGCCCCATATGTAAATTCTGGTTCGGGCTCGTCTCTCTCATTAACTACTTTTACTGGAACGCCAGTTAGTATAACTGGTTTATTTAACAAAGGTCTTGGGTGTTCGCTTTCAACTATTACGACTGGTAATACCTCTGTTAATGAGCCCACTGGTAATTCATTGACCGTTTCTGCTTGGGTTAAAGCTCGTAGTTATGCAACATTTGCTACTGTTATTAATAAGGCTTATAGAAATGACAATACATGGTCATCGCCTTTCGTAGCTCTTTATTTAAGTTTAACTAATTCTGGCGATGGATCATGGGGTCCAGCAATTACTACAACCGGAGGAGTATTAACACAACCAGCAATAGGAGGCGCATTTAGGGTGCCATTACATGTTTGGACGCTATTGTCATATACATATGATGGAACAACTTTGCGCTCATATATTAATGGTGCACTTGCACATAGCGTAAATGTTTCTGGATCTATAGATTATGGCACTCATGGGCCTTGGGATGTTGGTGGTGTTTCTAATGCTAGTGTTGGACAATTCTGGGATGGACACATAGATGATGTTAGAGTTGAAAATGTAGTGCGCTCTCAAGCTTATTTTGAAGAAATGTATAAGAGAGGAATTGGTCAACCAGACTAATAAGGTGAATTATGTCTTTTGTTGGTCAACTCGGAATACCAGAAAGTAGGCCAGGTAATATACAACTTGGTATTGTTTCCTCTGTTTCTCAGATCAGCGCAACTATAGATTGTGTTTCAACAACTTCAGGCTCATTATTAGGTGCGGGATCTATAGTTGCACAATCTGACGGCTCATCCACTATTGTTGCGCCTATTATCGGATACATACCTGCAACTTCTACAATTGATGGGTTTACTACAGTATCTGGATCTATTTTTGGTACTGCGACCATTTCTAGTTCAATAAATGGTATTGCAGAATTTACACCTACTATCTTAGCTGGTGGTAGTTTATCTTCTACTATAGATTGTATATCTACTTATACTGCAGTCGTTTTAGGATTAGGAGCAGTCATTTCAACTATAGATGGTTTGGCAACCTTTTCTGGATCTTTACTTGCAAGTGGAGATTTAGTAGGCACTATTTCTGGGGTCGCTAACTTATCAGCTTCCATTTCGGCTAGCGGATCTTTATCAGGAACTATTGATGGTATTTCTGATTTATTAACTAATATAAATGGCATTGGTATCATTACTTCGACCATAGATGGTTTAGCAAATTTTTCTAGTACAATATTGGCTACTGGAAACTTACAATCAACATCTAGTAGCATCGCTACTATGTCTGCAACTATTTTGGCAAGTGGCAATCTAACGTTTACGCAAATTAATGGAACATCTACTATTATTGCTCCTATTAATGGCATCGCTGCGGCATCATCTTCTGTTTCAGGAAATTCTGAATTAGTATCTAACTTAGTTGGAATTGCACACATATTATCTAATATCAATGGCACGTCTACAATTAATAGTTTGTTAGTTGGGTTTGCGTCAATTACTGCACAAATTAATGGTACATCTAATTTTACTGCCGGTTTCTTATTTGGAGAAGTATTAATTAGTGGATCATCTGCTATATTTGCTAGACTAGTTAATTTCTTACAAGATAAAGCCATAGAAGATCCTATTGATTTAATTAAAAGCAATCAACATCAGGATCCATTCTGCCCACCAATAACAATTACTCTATGTCCAGTTCAACCATTTCCATTGGTAGAAGAAACGGATCCATTACCTCCAGCACCTGAACTACCAGGGCCAACTGTGTTAGTCCCTCCTCCATTGGTTGATTCAAATGTTCCAGCAAGTTTAGCGACTGTTCAAGCATTTACTTTGGTTAAAGTGACTCCACCACCTCCTCCCGAACCGCCACCGCCGCCACAACCAGCACCAGAAGATATTCCTATAGTAAGTTCCGGCATTAAACTTCTGCATTAAATTGTATAAGAATTAAGGAACACTATGTCAACTCTGCTCTATTATTTCCCAGGACAAAAAGCTACTATTTTCCTAGAAACTAAGGACGGTTATGGCCAGCGCGGGGATAACAACACGTCATTTGATGGTTATTTAACTCCAGTTATTACAAGAGTTATCTTTCCTGACCTGTCTCTAGCAGCCGGGTTCCCCCAACCAATGGTTAAGTTAGATACAGGTCTTTATTTCTTCCAATTTACCGTTCCAGTTGGTGGAAAATCTGTTGGTAGTTTTCTGATAGATGTTACGTATAATAATCCGGGAAATCCTCTAGATTTGACTCAAACGTATCAATTAGTAGTAACGGCTCCGTTCGGTAATTACGGGGTTACAACCTTTGGGAGTGCAACGTGACCATTAAGGCTCGCGGTGAGTTAATTGACGTCACAGATCAAGTTAATTTAACCGTACAATTTAAAGATCAGTTCGGGAACCCCATTGACACGGATTCCTTCCCGACAATTTCTATTGTTCAGCCAAGTGGCTTAGTAGCACTAGCTCCAACTTCAGCCGGCGTTACACGTGTATCAACCGGCAAATATTCTTTTGTTTTTACGGTTCCAATCAATGGCCCCTATGGGGCTTTTAATGATATTTGGGTTGGGTACATCAATGGATTTCGTGTTGAAACTACTTTTACATTTGTAGTCGCACATACACAAATTCCAAGCATAAATTCAGATGGTTATGTACATTTAGGTGATGATCCTGGTTTTAGTTATTCGCAATGTGCCACTATTAATATCAATAAGCTAATAAAATCTCTTAAAGCAAGATTAAACAGTGCCGGTAAAGCAAAATCATCGGATGCCTATGGAAACACTATCTATGTCGATTGTGATATTTTCTCTATTGCTATGCTTACAACTTTTCTCGCTACTGCTTTATGGGATTTCAACCAAGTACCTTACTTCACATTCTTCAAATTCGATGATGATGATTTCGTTGATCAGTTTGGTGAAATTCTGGTAGAGGGAGCCACTCTATACGCATTAGCATCTAAAGCATTAATTGAGCGTGGTCGTGAATTTCAAATCACGGATAACGGTTTGAGCTTTAATCCTCCAACAGTTTCTGAATTGATGCAAACGCAATATAGCACACTACTATCTCACTACTGGGAAAAACTAAAGTACATAAAGAATAGCTTACGTCCAGCACCAAGAGGATTGGGCGTGTTCAGCATGAATAGTGCTATTAATCCGGCTTTTGCTAGATTGAGACACTTAAGAGCCAGAAGATTGATATGAAGTATGATGAGTTGGTAAGAAAATGTGAAATGTTTTATAAAACAGCCGTTTCACATCTCTCAGAATTAACAATTGATCCATCAGGCATGCGTGATGAATCATTAGAACTAGTACGTAAACAACGCAAATCTAATGTAAAAATGAGGCCGATAGAAATAGAAATCTATCCTGGACACAAACCATTTTTAGCAGACGGTAGGCACAGACTATCTATTGCCAAAGAGCGTGGCGATAAAACTATTGATGCTATTGTGCGCTATTATGATGAAGAAGCAAATGTAATCAAAACTGATAAAATTGTTCTAAGTATTTAACGTTCTATTTTTCTTCGCTCTTTAGATGGAATCAAAAAGTCCTGTAAAGGATTTCCAGCAATCTTCTCGAAGATTTCAATCTTTTTGAGCAGCAAAGCATTTTTGTCTATGTTTGGTCCAGCGAGTGGAAACGTAACAAAAATACGATCATCCCCGTGGTCCCCGCCCCATAACACAATTTCTGAAACCACGAACTCTACTGGATGAAACTTCTCATCATCTGGTTTTTCATCCGCATACGCTAAAGTAACATGTGGTTTGAAGTCTTTGAAGGTCTTGGAAAACTCTATTTTTTCTTCATCAAAGTTATCAGCTAACTTTTTGCGCAATTTCATTAGTTCATCTGACTCTACCTTGCCAATAATTGGCACCTTACCTTCTGGATTCTTTGAAAAAGAAGTCATTTTACCAATGGAAACTAAGAATGGATGAAATTTAGATACCACATCGTAGGTGACCTCAATAGATTTACTTAATTCTGAAATTGGCCACTCACTTTGAAAATGTAAGAGAGTAATATGCATCTCAGATGTACTGATTTTTTCACCTGGAACATCAATTTGAGCAAGTAAACGTCCAGTTTCGTGTGGTATTCGTATTCCTAGAAAAGCCATGCTGCCTCGATAATATGACTATTTAGCCATAAATGTATGGGTTCTAATAAAGAAGAGAAAATTCCACTTTCTCAAGTCAAAAAGCTGCCTTATAAGTCTTTAAATCGCATGATTAAAAAGATGCGCGAATACCTCAAACAAAATGAGGTAGTTCAAAAGATGTTTGAAGAATATGAAGTGGATATTAGCGAAATTGATCTTATTCCGATGATGTTTGGCAATTTAGATGTATCTGCCAAAACCGATCATGGTGTTATTATTTTCAATTACAAACTTTTAACTGATGGTGATTGGTTTAAGGATTTTTCTTACGGTGTTCATGAGATGACTCATTGGTTACAACAAACAACCGGTACCAAAGCGACTAAAAGTTCTGATGATGGTAGCTATTTGGACAACCCATATGAACAAGAGGGCTTTCAAAACCAAGTTGAGTATATTGCTGATCAATTTGGCGAAGATGAAGCCGAACAATACGTGGATGACCTATTAGAGCACCATGAAGTTGAAGATAAAAAGGAAATCAAGGAAAAGAAAGAAACCTTGATGGCAAAAGTCTAATCATTCCGCTATTGCGTGTCCAGTCCTCGGCTAATAAAATCGAATTAGAGTATCATGGTCCACTACTCTAATCCCATTATGTCTGGTTTGGATGCTGTTCGCTCTCTTGGGGACGGCCATACTATAAATATGGCTTGGTTTCCAGCACGTCCAGACTCTCCAACAAACCAGATTGCCTATCATCTTTATTATTCTACAGATAGGAGAACTGTGTTCTCTGAAGGGGTTAAATTTGTCATTGTGGATGGATCTACATCTGCAAACATTACTGATTTGGTTCCCGGACAAAATTATTGGTTTTCTATGAGGCCAGTAGAATACAATCCATCGATTATAACGTTTTTGCAAAATCTTCCAGTTGCTCACGATAACGTGCGCTTCTATCCAAGCACTATGTTGAGAAATAATATCACCAGTAGTGATTTAATCATTCCACTGATTGATGTAGATGGATTTCCTAGTACCGGTATTATTAAAATTGGAGTTGAACTCATTTTATATTTAGCAGTAGATATTGTAAATAGAAATCTAATCGTGCCTGCCAATGGAAGAGGTTATAATTTAACACCTATCACTTTACACACAGTATCTGGTTTTGATGGATACAATACTTGGAGCCCAATCGTTAGCATGTTTGCGATTGAGGAGGATGAAGGTTGGGATGCTATTTTTGCATGTCAATCGCGTTTTGAATACCCTAATTATCCATTTACAATAATTGATGGTTATCATCAAGTTGCTAAAGATTTATTGTCTACAGATTTAAGTGCAGCAGATGCTGCAAATGTACAATTTCCACGATATGATTTCGCTGGGTATCATAGAACAGATCCTGTACAGCTTTTAAATGGAACGTGTGTTGGAAGTTACATTGGCGGTGAAATGGGATGTATAGATGCTTATGGAAATTTTAATATTTTCCGTGGTATGTCATTACAAGATCAAAATACACAACGCCAGGATCTTTTACTATCAGTGACTGGTCGCCCAGCCGTATTACTTAGAAGAGTCAATACAGGAATTACCTGTTCTTGTTATTTGGCTTCTAGTGAATATCCTGATGACAGATGTCCATTCTGCTATGGCACTAAATTTGTCTTTGGCTATGAACAATATTTTAATCCTCGTAGATCAGATGGAAGAATCTTAGTTCGCCCAGGGCCAACGGCAGAAAATCTTAAAATGCATGAAGCTGGATTAGAGTCAGAGTTTCCACTTGATCTTTGGACATTAACTGTTCCTACTATTAAAACTAGAGATGTTCTAATTCTTTTTGATCAGGATGATAATGAAGAGTTTAGGTATGAAGTAGCCGACGTAACTCGTAATAATACTATTAATGGTTTAGATGGTGGTCAGCACCTTAAAACATTTAGAATCCGTAAGTTTGATCCGGCCTATCAAATCAGGGCTTTCAGAAATACGTCAGAATTTCCATCTAAACTTAATACTAGTCTCGGATTTACTCCAGGAATTCCTCCTCACAGTCACGAAATTGTAATAAATGAAAAAGTTTTGTCAGTTTCACAAATTAATCAAACTACAGGAATATCTCAAGGCCATAACCATCCAATTGTAAATGGGCAAGTTATGGAAGTTTTAGGTCATACCCATACAATCATTTTGCCATAATGCAATAAGTCGGCATAATATAGGAAATTTAAGGGAAATACATGAGTCCAATTAACCCTAACTTTAAACCTGGCGTTGGCCACCTAGTTACCGATAGATTTGATTTTCAAAAACATATCGATGGGGAAAACTTTAGGCATGAAGCAGGTTCTATAGACTTAAATCCAAGTGTTACTATTGGTTCAACTGTAATTACAGATGTTCAAACGGCTATTGCTGCCCTAGCTGGTACTATCATAGTCCCATCAGTACCAGATGCAACTACAGTAAGTAAGGGTGTTATTCAATTAGGTGGAGACCTATTTGGTACAGGAACAACAGCCGTCGCTCCTAAAGTAAGTGGACTGCAAGGATTTCCTGTCAGTGCAGCTACTCCAGCAACTAATCAAGTTTTGACATGGACAGGAACCACATGGGCGCCTTCTGTCATTGTTAACGCAACATCAGCAGTTTTTGGTACTATTAAATTATTGGGCGATTTAAATGCTGGTACAGCTAGTTCGCCAGTAGTTACTGGCATTCAAACTCGTCCTGTTAGTGCAGTGGCTCCTCTTTCTGGTCAAGCTTTGGTATGGAATGGTTCTGTTTGGATTCCAACCGGTATTCCAACTACTCCAACAGGTACTGGTTTTGCTACTTTAACGGGCGGCACTTATGATGCCTCTGCTACGGCGAATATTAGGTATACTGGTGGCAAATTACAGACTGATACTAACATTCAGTTCAAAAATGCCGCTATTACTGGGGATTTAGCGTGGACTCCTACAGGCGTTAACAAAACAATAACTTTACCGGACACTACTGACACGCTTATTGGTTTGTCAACAACTGACGTATTAGCCAACAAAACCATTAATGCAACAACCAATACTATTACTGATACTGGAGCTGCTTTGGGAGATATTTTAGCCGTAGTTTCTGGTACTAAATTTACCAGATTAGCTAAAGGTGCTAACGGTACATTCTTGGGCGTTTCTGGTGGTGTTCTTGGATATTTTACTCCGTCTGGTAGTACTCCAGCAGGTACCGGTTTTGCTACGGTAACTGGTGGTGTATTTGATTCAAATGCAACAGCAAATATTAGATATACAAGCGGTAAATTCCAAACTGACGTATCTTTACAATTTAAAAACGGTGGTATTACCGGAGATTTAGCTTGGTCACCATCTATTTCAAATAAAACACTAACTTTGCCAAATGCTAATGATACATTGGTTGGTCAAAATACAACAGATGCTTTAACTAATAAAATTCTTGTGGCCTCTTCAAATACCATCACTGATACTGGTATAGCGCTTGGTGATTTATTAAAGAGCAATGGTACTTCATTTGTACGATTTGCTAGAGGATCAGCATTACAGGTTTTGAGAACTAATTCAGGTGGTACTGACTTAGAATGGGCGACGGTATCATTCCCTCCAACATATGTATCAATAAACCAGAGTGGTGCAGGTCAGCTTAATAATATTCCAAGTGATAGCGTTGGAGATACAACAGGTAATCCTGCCGTTTGTATAAGATTTACTGGTGATGGTGCAGGAACTGACATTCTACTTAGTGGAATTAATCGTTTACCATTAGATTCTACTAATGTCAGAAGAATTGTTTTAATGCCAGTAAGTACATCCAGATTAATTCTTTCTAATTTAGACCCTAACAGTAGCTCCAGTAACCAAATTAAGTTTTTTAATAATACTGCTAGCGCACAATACGTTGTTGGAGCTGATGGATATTCTTGTGAAGTTATGTACGATAGTTCTTCACTCAAATGGAGACTAGTCAATGATTACAGGTCAGTACAATTAGCATGATAAGTTTCTGTTTTCCATATCAATTCTTCCACATATCATAAAGAGTTTTGACTCGTGTAAGGAGTACTATGGATGCATTAATACAAGCCTTTTTAAGTTGGCAATTTTTATTTTTCTGCCTAGCAATTGGTGCTGTTGTCTTTGTTATTAGGCAAGTGGTTGAATATGGTATGGAAAATTGGTGGCCACTAAAACAATGGAAAGCGGCACATAAAGACGCAAAACTATGGAGAAGTTTGATTCTTCCAATTCTACCAATTTTATTAGGACAAGCTGGGGCCCTTTTGGCAAAAAGCTATCCTTATCCTGAAGGCTTTTCCTCCACCAGTGGAAGAATTGTTTTTGGTCTAGTTGCTGGTTTTACTTCTGGTTTAATTGTCAGATTGTTTAGATCATTTTTGTCCGATAAAATTTCAGAATTTAAAAATAATATTCAGTATAGAATGACTAACCTTATGCCTCCAGCCCCTCCACCAACACCTGAGGTTCCTCAAATCAATAATGTAGTACAAATTAATAATACGAATGATGATCTTAAAGATGTTCCAAAAAGAGGTCAACCATAACTAAGATTTAGTTATATAATTGGTGAAATATGAGTAACTATCCAAACAATTTTGATGATGATTCAACCTTGCCGGTTGTAAACGATAATCTCACAGAGATTGGTGGCGATGCTATCAATGCTTTGCGAGATGCTGTTTTTCAAATAGAGCAAGCATTAGGTCTAAATATTGCTGGAGTTACTCCATCATTAGCTGCCCGTCTTGGTGTATTTATTAATCCAGATGGCTCACCCAATGCATCTGTTTTGACTAGTTTGGGGCTAGTTACTCTACCAATCAGAAATGACCAAATTGCGGAAGCGGCTGGTATTCCAGAATCTAAACTACGTCTTGACTTTAGAACTCAAGATTTATTTAATTACATACGAGATTTATCTCTTGACATAAATACTACTCTTGGATGGATTAATACTCAAGGTATCAAACTAGAGCCTCATTTGATTGGCGCAATCTATCGCCATACCATGGATCAGATAGATGTTAGCAATAGCACCGGCGACTTCTTAAGCAATGTTTTCCGTACTCTTAGAGACAATACACAATCATACACTCTTGTTAAAGATATAAATGCAGAGTTACTAGCTCATCAATGGGCCGATGGATCTCCGTTTGGTACCGAGAAAACCATTGTAACCAATAATGGCTCCGTTTACACAACTGATTTTGCACACGTTGGTAGCGGAATTTTTATTAATCCAAGTAGATTCAATAACATTCCTCAGACACTGGATAATCTTCAGTTGTTTGCTGAATTTATTGACAGTGCCAGTATTTTTCTCTTGGGCACAAGAATTCAGAACTTGTATACTAGTGGTATTTCTAGAGTATCTGAATCTTCTAATTTAACAGTGGATGGTTATGGACAGTTCCTTGTTCCTCCAACTCCAGCTAGTGCATTCCTACTAAATATTGGTAACGCAAGTGGACCATTTGATGATATCAACACTGGTGATGATATTGTTGTATTTAATCCGCCAGCCGATCTACAAACCAATAATTATTTCGATTCTCTATTCTCTTTGGTTAAGCCCGGCGACATTATCAGAGTTCATTATGGTGACGGTTATAATATAGAAGTTCCATACGTAATTAGAGAGAAGAAATATAATCCTACCGTTGGTAATAAGAAATATCTTGTCAGAATTGCTGGTAAGAACCAAGCTTACTCACCAAATGCTATTGCGAGAATTGATAAACCATTAGCTAATAATAATAAGTATGGAGAGCTATCTATTTCTCCTGTTAATAATGCATTTAGCGCTACACCAAGCTTGATTATCAATAATCCGCGTGGTGCTCAGGCAACAGGCGTTGGATTTGCTCCTGATCAGTTTGATGAAACGCATTACATGCTATATCTAGCGTTTTATCCAACAGGACACGCTACAGATGGGTATGTTTTCTTACCAGGAATTGATGTAACAGGTAATCAAGGAACTACACCAGGTGCGTATACTCTTGAGTCCATTGTTCAAGCTACCAACAATGCATTCCGTAAAGTAGGATACAACTATAGATTTACTGCTTTTGCGTTTGGTGGAGAGTTTGGTATCTGTCTAGCAGATTCGTACCACAACAGCGCATTTTCTATTATAAGTACTGCAATTGCACCGGATGGGTCAATTGATACACTAAGTAATAGTATCAATTTCCCAAATAATGTTATTTCGATAGTACCGACTGTTGGAACTGTCGCAGCAGATCCATTGGGATTTGGGCCAACTGGTTCAGGCGTAGCAAGTCCTCCATTTATGACTTCTTATGGCTCGCCTGCTGCCGCTCTCAACCCAACCAAGTTATTTATTCCGCTCAGAAGAAATAACTACTATGTTAACGGCTCTGAAACCGAAAGACTTGCGAAAGAAGACTCTCAAGCTTTAGATGGTTATGGAGATGGTTATTGGGTAGCAACCGTACAAGATATTCAAGTTCAACCAGGTCGAGTACAAACTACTTATCGTATTCCTCTTAATTTAGATACTTCTGGATTAAAGATTGGAAAAACTATTGTTGTTCAATCACTCGGCGTTGGAAACTTAGTAGATTTTGGTAGATATATTATTCAATCTGTAAATATAAACTGTGCACCAAATGTTTATACAGATATCACGGTTTATGATTCTGTTCACGCCAAAGGCTTCTCGCCAACAGCCACACTACAGCCATTTTCTCAGGTCGCGATTTATTTTGGATCAGACTCTGTTTCGTTTAGTACGGAATCGGCAACTGATTTTACTGTTGCAACTCCATTCAAGAGACATTTTGAAGTATATGTAGACCAAAATGGAAAAACTTTCACTCATGAACGCGGCAGACTAACACTTAGTGGTGGCAACATAACCGTTAATGGTACTACATTATACGGATATGCACAACTTAATAAATTAGATATTGTTACCATATCTCCTAAATTAAGAGGCTATCAGTTTGGTTCTATAAACAAGATTTCTTTGAGAATGTTCAACTTCTCCAGTACCACTGGAGTATTTGACGGATATTTAGCATCATATGATGGAACCAATTTCACTCATTTTGGTCCGCGCACCACTGGTAAGAAGGGCGATGTTGTTAGATTCTATGATGAAACACATGTTGACTACATTGACGTTATTATAGATCCAAATACCGTTGTTAATGATTTTACTGATCAAGTAATTGACTTTCAATTATTCCCATCACTTCAATTAGATACTGAATTAATGTTGATTGGTACATGCCAAGTCAATGACACTACTCAGGTAGTTAGCAAGATCATTGATAGGCGCCAATTCGGCAATACAAGCGAAAAAGATTTAAGTGATTCAGTATTTGATTATATGGCGGTACCTGAAAAGCTATTGCACTCTAATGGAGTTATTAGAGGATTCGATATTTTCAATGTGTATGATGGTGCTGCCGGTATCATTAATTTTACCGGAGGTGTTGTCTTAGTTGATGGCAAAATCATTAATATCAACAATGATTCTTTGTCTATACCTCTCGTTAAAGAGTCATTTAATTTTGTCAATTATAATATCAATTGGGCAGTCTGTATAAATAAAGATGGCGATTATGATGCCATTCCTTTATTAGATTTTGACTCTAGTCTATCTACGCCAAGCAATACAAATAGAACATTCACTGCATTTGATGTAGTTAGCTCTACTTCATATGTTTTGCCTGCAACTACATTCTCCGATCTAATAAATAAGAGAACCGATTTAACATTATTATATGTAGTATCTTCAACCGTTTCCGGATCGGGCTCAGGCGCAACTATTGATTTGCAAACAGTAGATGCTAGAAAATTTGTTGCTAAAAAAGATTGGGGAGAGATAGCTACCCTTTGTGTTGATGCAAATAATGGGGAATTTAGAAGTTTCGATGCATTAGAAACATGGATCAACTTTAATGCAAAATATAATAGCCTAATACATGTTAAAGGAACATTTACTTCTCTACCATCTACACTTACCTATAATAATCCAGTTAGATTTATTGGTGATGGCACAACAGTATTTAGTCCTACTAGTGCATTATCTGTTTTGAATGTTGAGTTTAGTAATATTACTTTGAATGTCAATACGTTTGATTTTAATGGTTCTCCAATGGATAGATGCATCATTAATTTCAATCCAACTCCAAGTGGACATTTGGTTACGCTTAACACATTGATTACTAACACTACCATTAATTTCTCTGGTAGTGGCGGCCCAATCAACTTCTTAGCAAATACTAGACTTGAAAATGTTACAATCAATGTTACTGGAGCAAACGAAGCAGTAACACTCAGCGGATGTATTGCTAAAGATTGTACTTTTAACATTACTGGCACCGGATGTACATTAACTATTGATTCTAATGCAACTATTGAAAGCTGCACATTTAATATGAATGCAAGTAGTACAACCTGGAGTTTCCAAGGTTCAGCAATCAATTGTACATTCAATTTTAATGCTGTTGGCACTCAGTTGCCTGTATCGGCAAGCAGCTCTTCTACTACAGGATTTAATTTCTCTGGAAATAGATTTATTGTTAATGCAGTATCTACTCCTCCAAGTAGTATAATTTCAGTATCTAATGGTTCTAACGGCAATATAATTGATAACTTCTTCTTTAGATCAGGAACTACACTTACTAATGGATATATTTTAGCCCCTGCAACAGGCACAGTAACAGTTGTGGGCAACTTCTTTGATAGTACCACTTACAATGGTACTGATCTTAACTTAGTTAAAAGTTTACCATTAACTTGGATCTACCAAAACAACCTCAATACGCCAACTACCAGAAATCTACGTAGAATTACTGGAGGCAGCTCGTACACGGTAGTGCCAGTTGATCATATATTGTCTTTTGATTTAACAACCGGCCCTATGACGGTCAGCTTGCCATCGGTCAGCTTGGGTCCGCCAGGCAGAATATTAGTAATCAAAGATGCTACTGGTAATGCAGATATTAGACCAATTACGCTGGCCAGAGCAAATGTCAGTGAAACTATTGAAGGACTAGCATCTGATTACGTATATAATATTCCATTCGGTTCCATCACATTAATAGCAGATTCTGGTGGATGGGTTATAATATGAAAGGTAAATATGAGTAGCCCTAGACTTTTTAAACAATTTTTTACAACACCAACTTCTTTATTAGGAGCAGGAAGCATTCTTTACACAACAGTAACGGCCGCTTCAAATAACGTTGTGTTACCAACTGGTACTATTAATGTTAACTCTACCGCTGGATTCCCAACTAGCGGGCAAATAGGTGTACAAGTTATCATAAACTTTTCTTATGCTTATGTAACAGTTAACTATACTGGAATTACCGCTACTAGTTTTACAGGATGTACTGGCGGATCTGGTACTATGGTTACTGGCTCTCAAATTGGTGCAATCGGATCTATTGTAACTGGTACTTGGACTTGTCCTGCTGGCGTCAAATATGCTATTGTTACTGGTTGTGGTGGTGGCGGTGGCGGAGGAGGTGGTGCCAGTTCTTCAGGAAGAAGCATTACCTATTTTGCAGGCGGTGGTAGCGGAGGACATCCTGCGCCAACATCAACTCAAATAGTTCAAGTTACACCTGGAGTAGTTTATACTATTTCTGTTGGTCAGGGAGGTATAGGCGGAACTTCAAACTGTGTAGCCAATATCGTAAGCCCAAGCGGTGGTGGTACAAAACCTGGTAATCCTGGATCAGATGGATCTGCTAGTATATTTGGTTCTCTTATATTTCCAGGTGGTAAGGGAGGTAGAGAGGGGCAATTAATTTCTATCAACACTCTTACATTCCCTGTTGGAGCAGACTGTTCTAATGCTGCCTTCTCTGGTTCTACTAACCCAACACCACAAAATATTCAGGCGGCAGCCGAACGCGCCCCATTTACTCCTGCTGGTGCTTTGCAAGGAATAGCGCATGCAGTCAATCGCGCTTCAAATCAATACTCTTTATCTGGTGGAGGAACCGCAGGAGGAGTATCCAATAATCATTTATCAACTGCAGGAAATGGTGGGCAAGGAGCACAAGGATTTGATGGATACCCATTCGCCGGCTACGGAGGTAATGGTACCTATGGTGGAGGCGGAGGAGGTGCTGGCGGAGGAGAGAACTGGGACTATAATAATACTCATGACGGCGGTCTCGGTGGTTGGGGAGGCTCCGGATTTATTGAAGTAGCATGGATGGCATAAATGAAATACATTGCATATAAAACAGCACAAAATGACCCTAACTTACCAAACGGGTTTATTACTGAACATTTTGAAACAGATCAAGCGACTTTAGAGGGCTATACTGTTGTTACTTTGGAAGTTTTTAACGCGCTATATCAAAATAACGTTAATTTAGTCAGAAAAGCAGAAGCAGATAGAGGAATCATACCTCAACATCCTGCATTACCGGCCCCAGTATTAAGGCCGGCCTCAGACGTGGAACAAGTACCAGCAAATTTTGTTCCCCCACCTCCTGCTCAGGCTCCTGGAATGCCACAATCAGTAGATCCTTCTAATCAAGAACTATTTAATCAGTTTTTGGCATGGGTTGCAGCAGGTAAACCTCCTGTAAATAACACATAATTTGACATTAATTTATGTCGTCCAATAATTTCTTTAGATCAGACCTTTTTGGAATATACAATATCATCCAAGCATCGATGATTGTTTATCCAAAAGAGATAGTCATCGCTACACTGAGAGATTTCTTTTCTAAGGATAGTTATTATCATTTTTCAAAAGATCAATGGGGATTTCCTAATACGGTAGATCATACAGATTTACCTCCAGGGGCTGATCTGCCTTATGGGCCAGGTGCACAACCAGAATTAAATCCGCATCCTATTTTACCAACCCGCTTATTTATTGGGGAGAATTATCGTTATGATGGTATTTTCTATCCTGCGGTTTTGGTTAAAAGTGGTGGCAGCCGTTATGTACCTATTTCTATTAATAGAGATCAGGGATTAGTCAAATATGATAATATCCTTTATGTTGATGGATATGGCAATGAAACAATTGTAAGAAAACCAATTGCCTTTTTGACATCTGGAGCTTGGGAAGGATCGATAATTATTGATGTAATGAGCCGCAGTTTACGCGCTAGGGACGATTTAGTTGAATTAATTGGAATGTGTTTTACTGAAGTACATTTTGATACACTTCATGAAATAGGAATTGTGGTTAAACCAATTTCAATTGGGGCACCATCAGAGACGGATGATCGAAACGATAAGTTATTTAGGCAAAGTCTCACATTAGATATAAGAACTGAATGGGCAAGAGAAATACCGATATCCAATACAATCGACGCCATTCTCTTTACAGCCAGTTTTGGTGATTTGTCAAAACCAAACAGTCCAATAGCGGCAAACCTAACTGTTAATACGGAAGTTAACACGTCAGATATGCTACTAAAACTGTAAAATACTGTGGCTGAATAGGGTGAAATTGAAAAGTTTAAGACCCAGCAAGTCAACAAAATGTGTTAATATAGCGTCAAGGATAGCAATATTACTACATTTTAGTGATACAATCCACAAAACCGAGTGAGAAGGATTTAACATGGCAAATATACCAGGCGCAACAAATGCCTTACCAGGAGTATTCACCGACGTAATTACCCAGTCAAGTGGTGTTGCGATCCCTGGAGGTTCTCGTGTCGTAGCTATGATCGGTCAAGGCTCGACAAACGAGATTCTAGTTTCTCAAGCTTTAGGCAGTGGTCAAGACGGACTCAATGCTACATATACCTCTAGTTCAGGTTCTGATGGTAGACACTTTTTACTTTCAAATTTTCCATTAATTCAGAACCGCACAACTCTATTTAAGAATGGAGTTCCATTAGTTGGGCTTGAACTTGGACCAATTACATCAACTACAACTTTTAGTTTTAAGTATGATTATCAATTAGACCCAACAACCGGTCGTGTTCTATTACAAGCGGCCCATCTTCAAGATCAGGGTGGCTCATTTTACACTGCACTAAATACAAATGTCGGTTTAGGATCAATCAATAGTTTAACTCTACAAGATAATAACTCTCCACCAGAAACTTGGACAATTCGTTGTATCTCAGTTCAAAGAAACCCAATGAACCAACCAATTGCTGGAACTGCTAAGTTCTTAGCATTTGGATCCGTATCTGGCGCAAAGTTGGATGCAAATGGTAATCCAATTGTTTGGATTGCTAACGGACAAACCGTAAGCAACGGTGTATTGAGCTTTAACATCACAGAAACTGCAGTATCCAACGTGGTAGTATCTCCATTCCGTGAGGGTGATGCTTTCACCATTATTGTATCAAGTGGTGTTCTAGTTCGTGGAGATTCATTAACTGCAACTTGTATTCCATTACAAAATATCAATAACCCAACTCTAGTTCAAGGAATTTCTGATATTACAAACTTCAGCGGCCCAGCAAGCTTGACAAATAATCTTAGCTTGGGTGGTCAGCTATTGTTTGCTAATGGTGCCTCTTCTATGATTGCGGTGCAGGCAGCCCCTCCACTTCCAAGAAGAACTTCTTATGTAATGGACCCATCTGTTGATGCGCTATCAACTAACGTAGATGAATTTATCTTTCCATTCCCAATTGGTGTCGCTCCAGATTTGAATGCTAATATTCATTTCTTTGTAACTAACCCAACTACTCAAGTTGAAACTCAGTTACTACCTAATAAGCACCCATATTATACTTTGGGTACTGCTGGTAATCCAACTGTAACACAGTTTGTTTTTAGCGATCTACAGCCACCTTCTGGTTATTCCTTCGGTTACAGCGTCATTCAAAGTTTTGAAACTGTTGTCACAGGATTTGATGGTTATGTTGGTAGATTACCTGCTTTCGGAACTCAAGCAGTCTTCCGTGCCGAAAGTGGTGGTTTTGATTCTACTTTTGTTGGTAAGCTAATCAAGATTATTGAGTCTAATAATAAAGCAAACATAGGAACATTTGAAATTACCGGTGTTTCCAATGGTCAATTAAGTATTCAGACTATCTTGACTGGTCAACCAGGTTATCCAACTCCATTCCCAAGCCCAACTGGATTCCCAGACTTTGTTTCACAAACAGGTACAGCCTTTGAATTAATTCAAATTTCAACTGGATTACCGGTTGCTGGAAAATCTGGAACTGATGGTACATTAGTTGCGCTATTAAATACTGCACAAGGTACATTAACTAGCACAGCAGTTAACTTTAATATACCAGATTTGGTTACTAACTATAGATTACAAATCAATGGATCATCTGTTGGAAATGATGGTTTGTACGATATCATAGGATATGATACATTTACTAACACACTCACCTTGCAGATGGCTTTCGTAAGTGAAACCAACACAAGATATGAAGTAATTGATCCTCTTGATGTAAGCACTTACTTAGTAGTAAACCATAACATTGTTCCAAATGGATATCAATTAAGAGTTACTATTGTAGATGCAAGAGATGCCTCTTTCTTCGATGCTGGTTGGCTCAACGCTCTAGAAGTTCTAGAAACTGTCGAATGTGATATTTTGGTACCACTACCAAACCAAACAATGTCAGTAATTTTCCAGAACTGTCTAAGCCATTGTATTACAATGAGCAATATTGCTAATAGAAAAGAGCGCGTGTTGTTCATTGGAGCTATCCAAGGTTTGACGCCTGCTAATTTGACTGGCGCACAACCAGCCGCTGTAGAAGATATTGGTATCCTAGAAGGTATCCAAGGTGATAATATCACTGATATCTTAGCAGGTAACGTTGAAGACTTAGCTAACTACTCCGTATCTAATTCTTACGGACAGACATTCCGTTGTGTATACTTCTATCCAGATCAGATTGTTGTTCAGGCTGGAGCAGAGAATGTTCTTGTCGATGGTTTCTATATTGCAGCCGCTGCCGCAGGTTATGCAAATGCAGACTTAGCACTACAGAATCCATTTACTAACAAGGTATTCAGTGGATTTACTATCTTAAGAAACAAGACCTTCTCTCCACTAGTTCTAACTCAACTAGCAGAAGCCGGTGTAACTACGCTGCAACCGGTTGCTGGTGGTGGTAGAGTTGTATGGGGTATCACAACTAGTCAGTCTGGATTCCCAGAAGAACAAGAAATTTCTATTGTCTTTATCAGAGATAGAGTTGCTAAGGTTCTACGTTCTGGTTTTGCAGGATTCATTGGAACTCCAGAGAGAGTCGATACGGCAACTCAATTGAGTACCGAAGCGGTTATCTTATTGAACTCCTTGATTTCTCAGGGACTAATCACTGCCTTCAGAGGACTAGCAGTACAAAGAGATTCAGTAGATCCTCGTCAGTGGAATATTGCAGTAAGTGTACAGCCAGTTTACCCAATTAACTGGATCTATATTAAGGTAACAGTTACCAATTTGGGAGCTTGATATATAATATCTTAGGGAGTTAAATAATATGGTTACAGGCTATCCACAAACAGGTTCACTACTTAATCTAGGTGACGGATTTGGTACTAATACTACCAATACTGCAATTTCAACTAACATCTTATTAGCTGTGAGAACTCCAAGTGGTTATCAACCAATTGGTGCAGTTCAATCTATGGCAATTTCTGAAAAGAGATCAATTAAGATGATTGATGAAGTTGGAACTGATGGTCACATTGATTCTGTACCAAACCAATCAACTAACATCACTGGAACTTGTCAAAGAGTAAGATTCCAGAAATTAAGAGTAGCAGAAGCTTTTGACAGAGGCTTTTTGCATGTAGCGTCACAAGTTTATCCTTTTGATATTGTTATTTTCGATAAGCAGAAATTTCAAGTAAATGCTCAAGTAACTACAATTATCAAAAACGTATGGATTTCTGGTATTGATTATACTTATCAAGTAAGTGATTGGGTGATCACTGATAGTTTAACTTGGGAAGCAGAGCACATTTATAGTACAGTTAATGGTGGCCCTGCTGCTGTTGGCGGTCAGAATAACTTGTATAAACCATTCGGTGGCGCTTCTAATCCAAATTGGATTGAGTCTCAAACTGACACCGGAGCAAGTGGCAGAAGAGGATCTTTGGATGCTGCTGGTCTTATCGACATTGGTTCTGGTCAGTACCCAGGTTCTGTTGGAATCTTCTAATACTTTCTAATATCCTTAGACTACTTAAAATAAGCCCTACTTTGATATATAGTCATTGTAGGGTTTATTATTTGTGGAGTTATAATGCCAAAGTTTGATAGTCCAATTGGAAGTAAACAATTTTCTAGTCCTCCTATGAGAGATTTTAGTGTGCCTGATGAAAGTGGTTATGAACCACCACCTCAAATGCCACATCGTCCAGCGAGGCATATGAATGAACCTCCTGTATTTGATGAAATGGCTATGAGAGAATTTCAAGCACAAATGCAGCCTCCAATGGGCTCTCCGGTTCGAGAAATAACAGACGTAGAAAAGAATATTTTAGCAGCAAAGAAAGCCAAGCGTGAAGGTAAAGAAAGGCTATCAGAAGGCGCTAAACGACGTATAGAAATGCTGATAGGCATGATTAGACTGTCCAGGGAGGTTGATATTGGTGGACAAATGTATAAGTTGCAAACGTTGACTTCGCAAGAGTTGCGTGATGCGCTTGTAGCCACTGCTGAGTTTGACGGAACTGTGGAATTCATTTTTGAAACTAGAAAACAATTACTTGCCCGTTCTTTAGTTGTAGTATCTGGAGTTGAAATAGAACAATTTTTACACTCTAGAGAATTAGAGGATAAATTATATTTTATTGAATTACTAGACCATGCTCTTTTAACAAGATTATATAATGAATATTTAGAATTAGCAAAAGAAGCTCAAGATAAATATAGCCCCAAGACTGATGCTCAGGTCAAGGAGGTTGTGGAAGACCTAAAAAAATAATAAATGAACCGGAACATCGTTTTCATTGGTATTTGATGAAAATGAAGAATACTATCCATGTAGATGATCCTGAAATTGTCGAAATGGATCCGGTTCGTAAAATGTGGCTTTTTGAACAATGGTTGGGCGATCATCGTGATGATGCCGAACTAGCTAAAAATCACGCATATCTATTAGGGTCTTTCTGGAATGCTGAGGCAGTCCAGCAGATGCTTAATGATAATGTTCATGAATCCTCAGATGAAGATATGGAAGAATCCATGCGAATGGTTACGGAAGGTTTGCCTGGAATATTTGATGTACCACAAGAAAAACCTCTACCTAGAAGAAAACGTAGAGCCGCTCTAAAGGAATAATAAATGGCCGATCCACCAACCCCATCAGATCCAACAACTACAGTAGCAGCTCCTACTGAAAGTCAGCTTGATGCATGGCAAGCATTAGATAGATATGCTGCTGCTTCTGGTGCAACATTACAGGGTGTGGGAACTATAAGCTCTGCTGTTGGTGATATTTTTACTGGCCTATCTGATTCTCTTAAAAAAGCCGGACTTTCACTTAATAGCTTGTCAGATAGTTCCAGTGTTGCAGCTAGACAAGCCGGATTGCTGACCACAGCTTTCTTGGGTGCTAGGGAGGCTTTTGTTAATATCGCTAATGTTGATTCATCTAGATTAGTTACTACTGGAGATCAGCTTAGAGATTTATATGAAATTATCAAAACAGGTCCTGGAACTGCGTTGGCAGCTAAAGCCATTGAAACAGTACTAGGAGCAATGACGTCTCTTGGAGCATCTTCCGATACAACCAGGAAAGCACAACAAGAATTAAAAAGCGGAGTAATGAATACTGCAATGGCGTTTTTTACTAGCGCTGATAATGTTAAGCGTCTACAAAACTCCATGATACAAATGACGGTCAGTGGAAGCGGACTTGATAGTTTATTAAAAGCCGTTGGATCAGATTTTCAAAATCTAGATAAAGTAAATCAACAGTATGTATCAACTTTAAATAAAGTCACAACAGCTTTAGGTGGAACTAAAAAAGCACAAGAATTAGCCGCATCATATATGGCAACTATTAATCAAATTCCTGGTGGCTTATCATTACTAACCAAAAATACAGAAATCGCCGGTAAACAGACGGACCTATTAACAGCAACACTAAATATTGCATCTGCCTCTGGAAGAGATGAAAAAGAAGTATTAGCAGACATTACCTCTGTTGTTAGAAGCTACAAATCTGCTTTAGATGATTCCAATGAGGTTGCTGGTGCTGCCGCTACACTTACAAGTAGAATGGGAGAAATAGCTGGACATCTAGGGGCTAATATTAAGGATGTACATAGTGCCCTAATGGAATCTACAGACGCTTTTAAAATGTACGTTATGGACGGTGCCGATGCTGCTAAAATGACACAAGGCATGGCACAGGCGATGGAAAATTATACTTCTAGTTTAGAAGCAGTTGGTGTACCAGCAGCAAATGCTATTGAAATGTTCAAAAACTACACCAATGTTATGAAGAATATGAACACTGGTCAACTAGCATTTATTTCTACAATGTCTGGAGGCGCTGGGGGCTTACGAGGCGCTCTTAAAATGCAAGAAGATATTGCCAAAGGAAATATTGATGAAATAAGGCAAAGAGTAGAGGCAACTATCAAGAGAATAAGCGGCCCACTTATTACCAGAGAAGAAGGTATGAGAAGTGAGGCTGGAGCTGCCCAATATATGAGGCAAGTACAAATTTTACAACAGGGCCCCCTCAGCAGTATGGCTCGTTCTCCAGCCGAAGCAGAAGCTCTTATTAGAGCAATGAAAGAGGGAAGAAGACTTCCAGCAACAGAGGCAGCTAGGGCAGAAGACCCTATGAAGGGTATGCAAGATGCTATGAAAGCTGGCCAGAAAATACAAAAAGACTCGTATAGTGTTTTAGTTGACATTAACGCCTCTCTCAATGAGTTGGTTATGCAAGCCGGCTTAGCTAATCGTAAAACCGAAAGAGAAATTCTAGGAACTAGGAATCTCGGAGCTTATGGTGGTGGAATTGGTGGTGGTGGCGGAGGTATTACACCTAGTCCAACCGGTGTAGTAGGCCCTACTACTACAGATTTAAGCAAAATTTCAGATATTGCTATCAGTTTACCTAAAACTGTTAAAGATGCTTGGGATTCTTTTAAAGAGGTATTAGGAACAGGCAACAAAGAATCTATACAAAAAGCTAATGATAAAATGTTAGCTGCCATTAAAGAGCAACAAGCCGTTTGGGGCTCCTTGTCGGACAGTCAAAAATCTGCAATGACAACTGTTCAACAAGCATTTAATGCAGCCAAAACAGAGACTGCAACAACAACACCACCAACTACTGCCACTAGACCGGGCACTACTGGTCCGGCCGTATCCCCTACAGGTACAAGACCGACCACCGCTGCTCCAAGAATTAATTTTACACCAATAGAAAACTATGCAAGACCAGGACAAAGAATACCCGCGCCATTACCACCAACAACTAATGCACCTGCTACCACGGCAGGTACGGCAGCAAGACCAACTGGTGGCCTTGGAACGGGCGCTCCTGGACAAGCAGTTCCAGTCACTTTAGCACCAGGATCTGCAATAACCGTCAATTTTACTGGCGCATGTCCTCACTGTGGAGGAAATATCCGTCACGGCACAAATGGTGTAGTTTCACCACAATCTGATCATCCACACTAAGGATACTTAAATGGCAAATTTTTCTCTTGATGATGCAATTGAAGGAATTAATAGTGTTCAGTCCACTTTAAATGGAATGAATCCTCTTACACAAAGTCAATTAGCATCTTTCCGTTCAAATGGATTTTTAGTTTCTTCTACTCCATCCGCAGATGGAAATGGTTTGCCATATACCAAAATTGCTCCTGGTGTGGCTGGAAAGATTGGAAGAAATATCATCACCTGGTTCGTTCCACAATTTGGTACTGTGAGAATGTTTATTAATCCACAAAACATTACTTACACTCACAAAAAACTAATTAGTAAAGATAGAACTAAGGGTGGATATACATTACAATACTGGGGAGAAGAGTTAAGTCAATTAAATATTAGTGGTACAACTGGCAGTTCAGGTATTGAAGGAATTAATATGTTGTATGAATTATATCGTGCTGAACAATATGCATTTGATGCTGTTGGATTAACACTTGCTGCTAATAATGCTGCTGCTGATTTAGCAAATAATTTAGTACAAGGTATTGGTGGTGCTATTGGTCGTGCTATTGGTGGTAATAATGTAACTGCGGAAGCGAGTGGAGCTGGTTTGCTTGGAGGTATTCTTGGTTTAGATTCTCCAAATAATAATTTATCCGCTAGAAATATTCCATCGTTGGCAGCGCTAGCATTTGGTGTAGAAATGTATTATAACGGTTGGGTTTATCGTGGATTTTTTGATAGTATGACTATTACCGAAAGAGCAGATAACTTCCTATTAGACTACAATATGGTATTTATGGTAACTCAAAGAAGAGGATATCGTACAAATTACTTTCCATGGCACAACAGCCCAGTTAGTGGCCCAAGTCAGTATAATACGCCTGGTTCTTTCAATGGAAATACTCAATTGAATACAAATGATAGTATTGCCAATATCGCAAATCCTGGCAACGCTGGTGGTATAGTAGGAGCATTAGCAGGACTTCTATGAGTTTTTTGGGCGATCTAGCAGATCAAATTAGTAGCCAATTTAATCTAGGCGAGAATACTACAACATCTTTGGACGCAGTAATTGATGGACAAAATGTAAAGTATGGCTCTTTGGGTGATTTTGCATCAAAATTTGATCAATCTGCAGAGAGAAGATATGTAGAAGAAGGATATCTTAGGAAAGATCCTTATAATACAGATCCAAAACAATTTGAAACGCTATGGCAAGAGCCCAATGCTACCGTTTTAGTAAAGAAGAGAATGTTTTCCTCTATTGCGGAAAACTATCGACCTGATTTTATGGATGCGGATGAAAAGCTTTATTATAAAGCTATGCGTATTCTTTTTCAGAACAAATGTAATCAAATATCTGCACTAGAGAAATTAAGCAAGATTCAGAAAATTACTGCTGCTGTTGGCGATGTTAATGCACAATTAGTTCCACTAATTATTTCACTAGCAGACACTGCCAACAATGGGTTTGGCAGTGGAAGTAATTTATTTGGACTTTTCCCAAGTGGTGGAAACCCATTCAGTACACAGGATAGCTCTAATTTTATTAAAGTGGTAGATAGATTACGAACTTTACAAGCTTATAATCAAACTAATGCGTATACTACTTGGATAACAGATCCTACTAATTTATTTAAGTCTACTTTTGGTACTGGTACTGGTGTAATCGAAGTTACCAATTTTACTAGAATTAGCACCACAACTACTACTGATATCAAATCTCCAGGAAGATTTAGTCTTTCTATATCGGATCCATATGAATCAATGTTGATTACCGAATATGATATAGAAGTAGCCCTTAGCGATGCGACCAACTTATTTTACAATAGCAAGGCGTTTCAATTCGGTGTTACTTCATCCAATGAGGTATTGCGTAATCAACAAAATAGATTAAATAGCATTAGGCATGCTAGAAATGCCAGCCCAATTACTTTTAAAGTAGAACCAGATACATTGTTAGGTAAAAGAGTTAGAGCAATTATTGATCGTTTGGGTGTAGAAATTCAATTTGATTATAATCCATTGGGCGCATTGAGTATAGGTGGTTCTGGCGGCGTTGATGTTAATGGGTCTTTTCTAAAAGGCGGTGACATTGCGGGATATGATGGCTTGGATACGGGGCCAGGTTATACTGGATTCCCATGGACCAATAATGCTCGCAGTAAAAGCCACGGTAATTCAGAATTGCAAGCATTTCAATCTATCATTGGAACAATCTATCAGCAATTAACGCTACTAGCTAATTCGAAGGGTAATTTTACAGCCAATAACAACTCTTATAATTATGCGCGTAGAAAACTACGTTTTAATTTCGCTGGCAAACTTATTATACAACCAATGGATGTAGTCCATGTGTATATGAAATCAAAAAGTCAATTTGACAATAAAATATTGTCTGGATTGACACAGATGTTTAGCGGGTTTGGAATTCTACAAAATATAAACAATACTTTAACTGCAATCACTAATGCTACAGACACATTATTTAATCCATCAGCCAATATTGCTGTTCAAGCAGAAAAGAATATGTTTGTAGGACCTGATTTTCCTAATTACCTCTGGGCAACTATGAGAGGAGAGTTTGTTAGCGAAAAAGAAGGAACGCATGTTTTTGCGGGTGTAGTTGAAACCGCATTGGATAATTGGAGTGGTGGTAAATTTACTATCGATGTTAGCGGATCTGATAACTCTATTTATTTTAGACAGGGTAAAGTAAATTTCAAGCCTGGCGCTGATAATTTCAATGGTTTAATTTTTGATCCACTTACTCCATTTAAATCAAATTTTGATTCTATCACTGTTAATAATGCAGTGCCTGGTAGTACACCTCAATTACTAGATGAGAATGTTTATTTGTTATCTCAAACAGGATCATCATCTCTAGTTAAATATAAAAGAGGCGCTCTAACTGGAGAAAAAGCCACTCAAGGAAACTATATTCAAGATCAAAGCATCGATCCGGCTACTGGACGATTAACCAGAGTATTCTATGCTCCAGATGGTCTTGCCTACAAATGGAAACAGGGAATTGGAATTTTCGTGCAAAATGGTACGATTAATACTATTAATGACCCCAATTTAGTTGGCATCACTAATCCATATCAACAACCATTTGCTGGATTAGATGTAATGAATGTCATTTCATTGTTAATTACTGGAACGCCGTATAACTATGCCACATATTTTAGGGCTACTCAAAATTTGTATGGTATTAATGGTGATCCTCAAACACAACAAGATCCATCATACTCATTCATTAATTCTTTAAGAAGCAGTTTGACAAAAACTAATGCGCTTTGGGGTAATTTCATACCATTCAAAAACTTAATTATGAGTGAAGCTGCCATTGCACAGTCAATGCAAGCACAAGCAACCATTACCCAAAAGAATGCTGATTTAGACAATAAACTTCAACAACTTGCAGAATATCAAAGAGCATTAGTAAACTTAGGTGCAATTAATGCACTATCTACTAGTTTGCCAGATCAGGTTGGTATATCTACAAAATCTGCCATTAAAGATTTAGAGGCAAAAGTAGAAAATCTTAAGAAGAATATTAATACTTCCATAGAACAGTTTCAATCAGCCACCCAACAATTTTTTAATCAGGTAGATGTTAGTAAGTCTTACGATAGTAATTACTTAATTGATGGTAAAAATAATCCATCAGATTCCAAAGCTCGTAAAAATTTGCGCAAACAAACCAACTATCTAACTAGGCGCATGTCTTATGATGTCCGAGGTAATACTGATAAAAATCTATTTATCGTAGATGATTATTATGATGTCGATTACGATATTGCAGCTTTCAATAAAGCACTTTCAAAAGGTGCAGAAATGTATGCTACCGAATATAGTGATGTAGCTACACAAATTACTCATGTAGCTGACTTATTAAATTTGGAAGTATTTTGCGATTCGCAAGGTCATATAAGAGCAAGACCACCACAATATAATAGAATGCCAAGTTCGGTGTTTAACAGAATGATATATCTAAAAAAGGCGCTAGGTGTTAGAATATTTCCTGCCTTCTTAGATCAGTTATTTGTTGATCAACTAACAACATTAAAAAATCGCATTGAGGTTATTGAAGATCAAATTAGATTAGATTGTGCAATTTTAGGTCATTTCCCAAGTATTGATGATGAAGGTGATATTAGAGCATCTGATTTCTTGGCTGACGCACAAGTTACTAGTGCTAAAAGTGGTACATTTAATTTCATTTCTAATTCTAGCGGAGAAATTACTAACGTAAATAATTTGGTTACTCAAGCAAATCAAGAGGCCAAGGAAGGGACAGTTGGTAAATCATTTTCTGACTATGATCGTATTGCAAATAGTGGAACCATAACAAAACAATTATTTGGTAATTCTGAAAAATATATTATATTACGACAAGCTTTACAGGCACAGATTGATGCTCAAAAGGGAATAAATACTGGCAGCGCACCATCCACTTCTATATTTCAACAAAGCGTTGTACAGCAGCTCATTACACGTATTCAAACAAAATCTGGGCAATATATTACGAGTAAAGATTATTTAACATCAGCAGGACCAAATCAAGCCATTGAAGTTAATACTGGACAGACTATAGATGTATTTAAAGTTGTTAATGAGTTAACATCTTTTATTCAAGAGTGGCAAGCAGCCGTTAAATTATTTTATCATACGATAAAAAATGCAGCAGAATTTAAATCGCTGGATGATGACGCTACTACATCTAATAGTCTATTAAATCCTGGTACCTTTAATAATGCCTATATACCAGAAGTATTTGAGCATATGATTGAAGATGAAACATATGATGATTATGGTCCAGGTTCTGGTACTAGATATGTAATTAAGAGAGCACAAATTCGTAGTTTAAGAATTGGTGAACGCGCCCCTAACTATACAAGCGTTGAAGTTCATGGAACTTTACCATTCTTTTCAGAAAATGAAGGCGGTGGTGGTCCTCCTGGATTGAATAACTTCCCAGGTGGAGGTAATGGGTTGGTTACGGCTATTGCTATAGACTATGATATGTGGCGTAACTATGGATTTAAACAGCCCTATGTAATTAATGTTCCTTTCCTTACAGATCCTCAATCTCAATTGGGTCCGTATGCGGCCATGATACTTGCTCGTGATAGACACAATATTTTAAGCGGATCTCTTACTATTTCTGGTAATGAGTACATGCAGCCAGGTGAAGTTATTTTCTTAGAAGATCGTAATATGCTATTTTATGTTACTTCTGTAACTCATTCACTAGATGTGGGATCTGGATTCACTACATCTTTAGAGTTATCTTATGGCCATACTATGGGCGAGTATATTCCGACTGTAATGGATACAATTGGCAAACTTATATACAAGAATAAAGATATTGCTGATATGGTTGTTCACAGACAGGGCTCTTCTGCTAATGAAGAGAATATTGGAGTATTTCAATTATCATCACCAAATGCTACGATACAGGTTAATACAGGACAAGAAGATAAGTCTATTGATTCATTTACGACAACTAATACTAAAGTGTTTAATAATATTCTTTATAATACCCAATATATATTAAACTTGAATGATTCTGTTGGTAACAATGTTAAAGCTAAGATTGAGCTAAGAATTTATCACGATAATTCTACTTCTGTCAGCTCTAATTTACAAAAGCAAGCACAAGGAATAGCAAATCAACTATTAGATCCCAATGGCGGCCCCACACAAATTGGTTATCAAAATCAACCAATTCAAAGTCGAGGACTGCCAAAAGGTTCAGTTACAGTTGTAGCTGTCAACATGGATGATCAATCATTGAGGCTGTCGCCGTCTCAGAAAGCTATAGATGCAGCTAGAAATCAAATGGCTAATAATTCTACTAATTCTGGTTCAGCCAGCTCTTCTAATCCAATAGGAAATGATGATGGTACTGATGCTTCGGCAATTTCTGCAAACAATAACGCTTTAAGAAAAGCCCTATTCAGTTATATAATTGATTGTTGGGTTACTTTTGAACAAGTTTCTTCTGAAGTAGCAAATTCAACTATAGCCTAATAGGAACAAATGACAACTATAAAAGCAGGCGTTAATATATTTGATCCACCACCAGGCATGCTACGTGCGGGATCTATTGTGGACTCTTCTGGCGATACTTTTCGTGTTCAGCTTACAGAAGTTCCTGCTATTAGAGGTAAGGCGCCTTCAGTTCCTATTCCTAGAGTTTTCCCACTCATAGATAGCTCTGGTTTATTTATTGGCTCTTTACCAGCCAAAAATACTCCAGTTACAGTAGCACAAAGTTTGGGTGGACAATATCATTTTGTTAATTACGAACCAGAAAATAGTAATATTATACCTGATTTGCAACCTGGTCAATTACTTATTCGTTCAACAAATACTTCTAAGATTTTAATGGACCTTGAAAGTAATATTAAAATTGGTTCTGATGTCAACAATATCCATGTATTTGCTAGCAGCCAACGATTTCCTAAAAGCAATTTGGTAACTTTCAATTTCGAGAACGAAAACCATTTCACACAAGGCTATCGTGAAATTGGTGGACTCGTTAAAAGAGATTTAAGACCGAATCCCCAAGCATCTTCTTACAGCGGTAGTTCTAAACTAGAAGATGATAGTTATGATCCTATTTTTTCTTTTGTAGGTTTAGATCCTACATCTACAGCTAATGATATTAAAGTTGGTCCAAACAAGAATCCTCCATTAGTTGAACACAGACAAATTATCTATGAATTCCAATATCAGTCTAATATAGAAGATGATAAAATTGAGGCAAATAAGTACACCACTACATCGCAGTCAACTAATTTTTATACAACACCAAATAGACGCAGTAGTCGTGCTGATACACTGAGTCTTAGTCTAGTTGCTCCTAATTTTTTAATAGAAGAAGTTAGAGGAACAACAGTTGATATTTTTGGTAACATACTTGATTTGAATAGATTGCCCCTTCCAGTGGGTTTAACTGCTGAAACCACATTGCGCACAAATGGAACAGTAGCCACTACCGACTCTAAAAAATCATTTATGAATATTAGGGCGCTAGAAAGAAAGAGCGTGGCATTCCATTTTGAACTCAACGCTCGTAAAGATCCACAACCCACGAACCAGGGAACTAAATTAACCATCAATGATGATAACTATAATGCAAAATTGCAGCGTAGTAGATTCTTTTTTGATATTGATAAAGAAGGACAATTCAAATTAAACGTTCCAGCTTCCAGTGAGTCTGGTAACATTCCATTGTTAGTTAGACCAGAAAATTATTCAACATTTGGAACTACCGATAGTGGTAATCCTAATCAGTTATGGTTTACTAAGAGTGGGCAACAAGTTAGTCAAGATATTTATGTTGATTCTTTCGCGGCCCCAATGTTAGAAACTAGTGCCGCTGATGTTGGTGCCAAGCCCCAATTTGCGCATGGGTCTATTCAATTAATAGATGGTACCAATAATAATGATGCTGGTCCTCCGGATCGTATTAGCCAGTTTGTAGATAAAAGCCCTTACAATATAAGACATGGTACAGCTTATCATGATATTTTAAAAACATGCACCTTACATCAAGATGGTAGGACTATAGAAAATTATCAACTACAAACAATGGAAGATCCAATTGATACATCTTATATTAAGGATCTTACTGATTTAGTTAGCACTAAAATTAAAGTGTCGGGTGCTGGAGCAAATGCTGGTGGGCGCAGTGGTTCTATTAATTTAGATGGATCATTAGAAATGAATATTGGCGCTAATACCGTAGATAGACAATCATTATGGTTAGATACAGCCGGTGGAATATTAGCTAATATTGGAAGAGACCGTAATAACAGAAGTGCTATGGTCAATTTTGATGGAGATGTGTTTATCCAAATTGGAGGATTTGGAATTGCTGCGAGTGATGCAAGATTCCAAGGCAAAGATGGTGCCTGGATTGCGACCATGGACTTAAGAGTATTTGCTGGTGGTTATGCACATATGTTTAGAGTGGATGAAAAGGGTGTTACCGTTATGACTCCACAAGTGCTCAATCTTTATGGTGCACAAGGAATCAATATGAAGAGTGATGGTCCAATTTATATTGATGCAGATAAACTATATTTGAATCACAGAGAGGTTAATTTGATGCCTCCTACATCTATTTGAAAGGATATATAATTAAACAATGTGTCCTTGTAATCCAAATGATGTATCATTTCCATCACCTTCTGGCCCGAGTGGTCCTTCTATTCCACCGTTTGGCGTTCCATCTGTTTTGCCAGTGCCATCCATTCCATTTCCTGATGGATTTCCAGAAGATTTATTGGATTTAATGAATAGGCTTCAAATGCTTATTCCCCCAGGGGCATTAAAGCCTCAACTTAATCCTAATTTTGGTAAAGATGTTTATGATGCTATCATGAAATTGCTTGATCAGTTCATGCCATTTCTGATGTTATACAAATTCTTTTTACCAATTTTAAATCTTATTATTTGTATTATAGAAGTTTTATGCGCACTAATGAATCCGTTTGCGCTAATTTCTGCACTCAATAGATTATTCACACAGTGTATTCCAGAATTTTTAAATCTATTTCCTATATTTGCTTTGATCTTAATGATCATTTCATTATTACTATTATTGTTGGCTTTAATATTATACATTATTGATCAGATTTTAAAGTTTATCAAAGCTATTCTTAGAAACATTAATGCGCTGGCAAAGGCTTTCAATTCGGCAAATGCCACTAGTGTACTAGCAATTGCAAAAAAACTAGGAGCACTACTCTGTATTTTCCAAAATCTTTTCGTTCTTCTGGCATTATTTGGAATTATCATTCAGGTTATTAAAGATATCTTGAGTCTAATTTTCTCTATTCCTCCGTGTGATGGTGGTGGTCCAGGAAGCACTGATGGATGCTGTGCTGCAACCTACTGCCCAACTATAGTACAGGGACAAATTAATAACAAAACAGGTACACTACAATATCTACCACAAGCGGGATATCAGACTAATGTTCCTCTCGGCTCACTATTTTTAACTTCTGATTTGCGATCTGAAAGTTGGCAATTGTTTGATGCTCAACAAAGTCAAATTCAAGCGTTCTATAATATTGTTGATGCTTTTGATGTTTCTCCAACAGTTATTCCAAAGCCAGTATATTTCCCAACAGATGCAAATTATACTGCTGCCACGCCTCCTGGTCAAGCCGCTTACACTGTAGATTTAAGATTATTTTATAATCCAGCACAATGGGGTAGAGCCGGAGATCCACAATACATCAGATTTAAAGATTGTATAGTGTTGAAAGTTCCATCTCAAAGTTTAAATACATACAATAATGGAACGGCTAATATTACTACGGGAGTTTTGGCTATTGCGGGCGGATTTGGGTATTTAGATGATGGCACCACAAAATTAACTGGATTTGCTCCAGATGGTGTAACCCCAATTGCTGATCAAGCTACTCTTAATAACTTTTTGCATAAAGAAGGACAGTTTTCTACTAACCCAGTTCTGACACCAAATGATGGTTATACTTTCTTTGATATGGAGTATACCTTCAAACCAAATCTACCAGTACTGCTACAAAAGAATTTAGTGAATGCAAGATGCATGCCAGCCATTGCTCAAAATCAGGCATTTTTAAGTTCAGTAGTATTTTCTCAAGTAGGATTCCAGGCTGCTGCACTTTCCGATCAAGTAAATGGAAGAAATGGTAGAACTTTCCCAGATCCAAATGGCGCCTTGGAGTGTTTGAATACAGCTATCTCTAATTTACGATCTAATATGACCGTACAAGGAGTAGCAGATTTTCAAACTACTTGTTTTACATGCCTGGATAAATTACAACAGGATACTAAAGATGCCATTTTTGGGCTCATTGGCATAGGATTTAATCCATGTAAGAGTGATTTCAGTATTAGTCCAGTTACACAGTTTACTACCCAACCAATTGTGGTGACAGTTAATATAAACGAAAATGGTGGTTTGCCTATTACGAATGGTATTCCCGAGGATGTTGCAGCTAATATTGCTCGAAACATTAAGGCAACACCAACAGTTGGCACTATTGGGCCATTCTCATACGATGGTTATCAAGCATTTACTGCCAATTTGTCAAGCCCAGATCCTGGTAAGGGAGAAATTATGGTCTCTTTCTTGAATCAGGTATTTTGTAAAGATACACTTGGAACAGTCAACGATGCTACTGGAGAGTTGACCACGCCTCCATCTCACGTTCTTCAGAATTTGAGTTATGAATTTGTATTCTCTCCACATGCTCCTGGTAATATTCCTCTCACTGGCGAAGGCGATACCACTGGTACTCAACCACGTCGTGATGCTGGTGATTTACTTAGAGATAAGGATAACGGCTAATGACTGATACTGGAATTGATACACCACAGGACAATTTCATTAGTAATCAGAATTTTGATCCTGATGTTAAGAAGATGTTTAAACATTTTGTCACTGGTGGTCATACACCTGATGATAATGAAACCACTCAAAATATCGGAATAGATGATATTAGGGGACAGATTAGTGTATCTATTACGGGCGATACTACAAAGAACCTAATCAAATCCTTAAATATTAATCCGGCCAGTAATACTATTGCTGGGACACCAAATACGACTACTCCTGTTCAATTGGCACAGGAGAGTAGGTGCCATGCCTTTTATAGGATTATTGGGTTTCCGGTAGTTAATTCTGACCAGAGTGATTTTTATAATCCAGGTCTAGATATTGTTAAGGGCAAAGGCATTACTCGTGAAGTTACATTGGAAAGAAAATTACGAATTGCTAGTAATGTTGGGGCAAAATTTGAAGCATTGTCGCAAGCAAGAGAACAATATGCATCACAGTGTTCTCAAATATTTTCAGTTCCTACGTCTATAGAAGCTGGAGTGTTAGCTTTAACATCAGGAACGTTTGGAAATAAAGGAAATGTTAATAAGCGCAAATTTGCACAACCTTTTGAAAAAAGTAAAGAGCCATTTGATTATGATCCTGAAAAACAATCATACTCTTCCCCTGGTGATATCACGTCCACTTTTAGTTTAGTTGGTAACAATGAAGTATTACTGTCTGACTATCAAGACCCTGACGCTTCATCTGATGAAAATTTTAAACCCAAAGTAGCGACAGGCGGTGGTATTTTATTTGGGCACCGACATATCATAAAGCCATTTATAGTAGATCCTAGAATTGATTTTAGTATATGGTCTTCTGAATCAAAAACTTCTAGTGGTGTTTCTAGGCGTATCGCAGTACCGTTTGTTCCTGACGCTAGTTATTTAAGAACTAGCAGCACTGCCACGGCAGAAAGACCATTGCTAGAAAAAATTATTACAGAAAGATTTGCTGTTACCAAAGTACAAGATGCTGGAACTGCTTCAAGTAATTTAATCGAGTATGTAATGAGCTTTAAAGACATACAAAGTATAAATATTGGTAGTACGCCTATTTCTGATATTTTCAGTGGTAATGTATTTAAGCTGTCACAGCAGCAAGCTTTCGCTCAATATTTATCTACTATACAGGCATTAATGTTCAAACTGGTAGACGCTATGAGAATAGTTCATGCCAGACAGGGCAGTTATTATTGGCTTCCAATCCCTGATGTATCTGGGCCTGAAGGCGGCTGTAGTACCCGAGATGTGCCTATAAGACTAGGTACTAATTTGGATAGAAACTTACTTACAGTTAATGATTTTGATATTATAGAAAAACAAGCATCTACACTTTTATCTAATCTACATAGTTCTATTTTACAAACTAACAACAAACCAGTGTCTGATGTGGGTGGATATGCATTTTCTAACTATAAACTTACACCAGATCCTGGCAATTCAGACTCGTATGGCAATTTGAGCCAGAAAACCCAAAATAATCTAGAATCTATTAGATCAACGTCTTTGAATCAAGCAGCCGACGCTCTACAAATAATTGAAATGATTATGGGCGAATTTAGCGGATTAGGATTGGCAGATATTGTTGCTATTATAGGATCTTTGTACGTAATGCCAATTAATGATTTACTGGGGTTTTTGGATGATGATGCTATTGTTAGGGCTGAAACTTCGTTAAAACAACAGTCAGGAAGTTTAAAGGGCAATAGATCGGGCATAGTTCCGGCTATGACGTCTTTGTGCAATACTGTCAATGGTTTCTATCAAATTATGGATAAGATTTTTGAGGACTATATAAACAATAATGCTCTCAGCCTTTAATCCTTCGAATTACCTAATAATTTCGTATTACAGGGTGGAGCAGGTATGTCTTTCGATCTAAAAATAGTTAACGGTGACCTAGTAATTAATCAGGGAGCCTTACAAACCGTTGAAGATAGCGAAAAGCTTATTCAAGATATTTTAAAGATTTGCCTAACGGATGTTGGTGGCAATCCATTGCATCCATCCTATGGATCATTTTTGTCGAGATCAGTTGTGGGAAATGCCCAACAAACACAAATGATTGTACAGATAGCTAAATCACAATTAAATACTTGTTTAACTAATCTACAGCATTTACAAAAACTACAGATTCAATCTTTACAAAAAGTGAGCGCTGATGAACAACTTGCAGCAATAACAGGTATATCTGTAGTAAGAAGTGCATTTGATCCAAGACTTTTCAACGTTAAAATTAGTGCTGTGACTAAAGGTTTTAAACCAATCACCACTGCTTTTAGCATATCAACAATCTAAGGATAGCTTATGGTCACAATAAGATCAGTAAATGAAATTATTGCCAACCTGATAGACTTTTTCAGAATGGCTCAGCCCAACTTGGATACTAAACCAGGTACAGTAGCTAGAGATTTATTTATCGAAGGTCCATCAGCGCAGTTGTCTTTATTGTATGATGAATTACAGGGCGTATCTAATAAGCAGTCTTTGAGACTTTCCATTGGTACTGATTTAGATAAATTAGGTAAAAACTTTGGATTAACTAGAAAACAATCTACTCCATCTACTGGTGTTGCATTGCTTACTTTTTCTTCACTTAATGCAACTATCAATATCAACCCCGGCGCCCCAATTTATACTTCAGGAGGACTAGGTTTTACCGTCATCAATGGTATATCCATCGTTCCATCCAACATTAACTTCTATCGTTCAGTAGCCACTAAGTTTGCGGCTCAGCTTGCATTTGCTGGTATTACAGATCAATATGCAGTTGAAGTAAGTGTAATTGCTTCGGCTCCCGGATCCTCCGGCAATATTGGGCAGTATACTCTTGCGAAGGTTAATATTCCTGGTATTAGCAACGTAACTAACGTAGCTAGTTTTGCTGGAGGTACTGACCAAGAAACCGATGCTGCTTTCAGAAATCGTATTTTATCTACTTTCAGTGGATCTAGCGTGGGCACTCAGCTTGGTTATTTAAACGCCGCACTAAGTGTAACTGGAGTACAAGATGCAGTAGTTATTGAGCCGGGTGATCCTTTAATGACACGTGATGGTTCTGTAGTAGAAACTATTAATGGTGTTTTAACTGTAGTACAAGAAGGTGCGGGCGGTAAAGTAGATGTAGTTGTCTTAGGAACCAACGATGTTGCTAATACAGATACTTTTATCTATCAAGATAAGAGCAACAACAACGATCCAACCAGCTCTAAAAATAATTTTGTGTTGGGGCAAATTGCTTCCGATGCTAACTTAAGTATCTCTCAAAAAAGAGTAAAAAATATCAAAAACGGACAAACGCCAGCGCAACCAGTTAGCTCCATTATACAGGTTACAGGTTCAAGTAGTGGATCCAATTTTATTCCATACACAGTTGATCAATATGGGCGTGGCACTGGAAATTATCTTTTGGTCAAAGATACCGGTGTTTATGGAGGAAGCCCATTTGGATTTGATACTTTTGTATGGAAAAATGATCAGATTGAATTCCAAGAGGATATTATCAAGGGACAATCTAATGGACAGGACCCAACAACATTCACCGAAGTCCAGAAAATTTCCAATGCGCAACAGCAACTTAGTGTAACCAATGAAAATAGTTTGGTTACTAGTGATCGCTCTATTATTCAATTGTTACATTATCCCGCTACCAACGTAACTAGAGTTTTTAACACCAATACTGGTGAAAGATATCTAATTACTAATCAAAATGTAGACAATACATCCCCATATAACTCAACAGGAAGAATTCAAGTTTCTGGAAATACATTACCATCACCAAGTGATGTACTACAGGTGGACTATACCTGGGTATTGGATTACGATAGATATTCAGATTTCGATGGCCTAGAACATACACAAAATCCAAGATCCGTTACTGATAGTATAGATTGGGGATATCCTTCATCCATCAAAAATGAAGTAATTGAATTTTCTTTAAGCCCAGGAAACAATTTTTATATCGGCACAGCATCTCATCCTGTAGATACAATTATTTCTACAGACAGTTTTCTGCAAGTAGATGGATATGTACAAATTATTGGTTCTGGTGCCTTTGTTAATAGATTATCTGTAACTTTATTAAATCTTGCAGACCCTTCTACATCTGTTGATTCTGTTGTTTGGAAAAATAACAGCACTGAACTTTATAAAACTGATCAGCTCGACGGATCTTTTTCTAATGTTGCCGGAGTAGTTGGTATCAATGTTCTTTATACTACTACCATTATCTTACCAACAGATACACCAGCTCAAATTGGTGATAGAGTAACTGTCTATTTAAACAGCACTAATATTTTCCAATCTAATACTCTTCAGGGTAGCAGCAATGGAACACAAATTACTATTCCTTCATCGTTAGTTAATTCCACGGCAAACAGAATTAATTTAAGGGTAACTTACATTGCAAACGTTAATGATTTGTTCTCATCTGTAACTACAGTACTACCAACCAGCCGTATAGGAAATGGGTACGCCCTTTCTAATAATAGTGGATTTAATAATTTCAGTATTGCTAATATATCAAGAAGAGAAAATCAAGTTGTTCAAGTTAACTTAAGCAATCAATCATTTGTTGAATTAAGTTTACCAATCTCAGATTATAGCTTGTCAGCCGATAATGTTTTATCAGTGGTAAGATTAACAGATGGCAAAGAACTATGGAACTCAGATAATAAAGGAACAGTAATAAATGGTGTGAGCGGCAACTATCAACTTATCCTAACAGGATTTAATACTCCTGCCGCGGCTGATCGCGTATTAGTTATTTACTATGCTACAGATATTAGAAGATTTCAGCCATTTAGTTTTACTAATAGGGTTATTAAAACTCGTATTAATAATTTAAGTGAAGATCCTATCACGAAAAACTTTACGGTTCCACTAGTTCAATTTACTGCACAATCTAGTGGACTAAAATTTGACGTAGTTGAAACAAATAGTAACACTATTTTGTTTAGTGTAACCGACGGCTATTTAACTCCAATTAGTTCTACGCAAGCCAATCTTAATAGCTTGACTGTTAATTTTTCAGGTTTGCCAGATTTAACTAATAAAGTAGTTAAGATTACAGGGGCGACGGCACCTAATAATGATGGTTATTATGAAATCGTATCTTATAATATAAGCACAAATAATATCACCATTACCACCACTCTAAATAATATTACTGCAAATCAAATTTCAGTCGTTAGATTATTAGATGGAAAAGAGCTGTGGAATTACACCGGAACTATAGATCTAGCTAATAATAGATTAATTATCCCAAAATCTACAAATGCACTGGCTGGTGATTTAGTTTACGTTATGTTCTTTAATTTTAACAATCTGCGTAAAGCCCCAACGCGCATTATAGGTACCATTGTAGATCAAATAGTTAATACTGGAGTAGTGTCTGTTGTTGGAACAACAATGGCTTTAGCAACAGATGTAATCTTTACTGCAACCAGCACTGGTTTACAGCAAAATCTACAAGAAGCATTACGAAAAGCTTTAAATCTTAGTTCGACAGCCAGTATCCCTAGTACGATTAAAATAGCAAAAATTGTTAAAGCTGAAAAAGTTACGACATTTTCGGCAGGTAGCGATATTGTAACTAGCGTATTGACAACTTATGATACAGTTGGTACAACAATTTCTAGTAACCTATTCTTCTCAGACACAATGAGAGAGAATCCATTATTATCAGGGGTTGATTTTATATTGCCATCTACCACTAATAATACATTAACTGGATCAATTAATAACTTACCAACAGTGGGAGATTTAATTAGAGTTACTTTCTATTATACAACTGAAAATGATTCTGAAAATCTTGCATATACTAGAATTGGTTCGTTATATACAAATAAGAAGTTTGCTTTAATAAATCAGATTTATGTAAATAGTGGGTTTCAGTCTTCCCAGGCCACAAAGTTTACGGCAACTTCATTTACTAAACCAAGTGTTGGTGCCAGATATACGGCTTTTTACAACTATAAAGCACCAAAACAAAACGAGAGAATTCTCATACAGTACAACTATAATAAGTTGATCTCAGATACAACTTTTGCTATTGAGAGTAGTCGTCCAATTAATGCAGATGTGCTGGTTAGATCGGCCAAGTTAATACTAATTGATTTAACTATGAATGTAGTAATTAATCCAAATTTCCTAACTACATCATCTACAGTTCTGCAAAATTTGCGCAATCAGCTTGTAGCTACACTCACGAGCACTCAGTTAGGACAAACGATAGATCAAATTACATTAATCAACATAGCACAGGGAGTACAAGGTATAGATAGAGCTAGAATACTTTTCTTCAATAAAACTGGGCTACCAGGCCAAGTATTAAGTATTACGGCCGCTGAAGATGAATATTTCCAGTCGAATACTATCACTATCAATACTGAAACCAGATGACAACACTCAGAATCGTTAATGTAGTAATAAACAGCAGCACAAGTATAGATGTTTCATTTACTGAAACGTTAACTGGTAATTTGTTGCCTGCAAATGCTTCTATTATTTCTCAAACGGAAAATATACCCGATTCTGAAGTATTAGAAGTGTCAATAACTGGTAATGTATTTTCTATCACATGTCAGCCGCTAACTCCATATGCTGCTTATTATCTGCAGTTTCAATCAACAGATACACATCCATTTACTTCAATAAATGGCGATGTAAAACTTTCTGAAGATGGTGTTTCTAATAGGATTATTATTACTGGCCCTCTGCCAGCAGATAATCCTGTTAATGATTATTTACAATCATTTTATCAGAATAACATATATAAAGCCAGCGATAGTACAACAATTATAAACAAATATCTACAATCTATTGCTGTGAATTTTTCAAAGGCATTATATGATATTAGACAGCTTGCCAATGAAAATTACCTCTCTTTTACGGTAGTAGACGAATTTCACACTAAAGGTGAAACTCCCTTTGAAAGATTATATGAAGAAGCGGCCTATGAAGTATTTAGAGTAGGATTCGGTGCTACTTCTGCTCCAGTACCTAATACTTTCATTTTTGATAGTTTCCCTTCATACCCTGTTACATTACAAAGACAATCTGCTGTAGAAATTATTAAACCATCTTCTAATGATGCTAGTGGCACTTTTGACATCAATAATTTAATTTTTAATCTTAGTAACAAGCCAGTTACCAAAGTTAATAAGATTACTTTTACTCTGACCACTACTAATCCAGTTTTTGAATATGATATTTCTAAATTAGGATATCAAATATTAGATTCTAGATTTGATCAAGACTATGCATCTAGCTATCTTTTGTTAGAAAATAATCAAGTAAAAATAAATGAATCTATATTGGAGGACCCTGATTTTTCGTTGGATCAAATTTTTCATATAATGGTCGAATATGAATATAAGGGCCTAGGAATTCAAATTGATCCTGACTCTGTAAGTACATATACTACATTACAGTCGGTTAGAGAGGTTTTGCCTCCTATCATAAATATATTTAGTTTGGAACATGCACCAATTACTGATATTAATAATACAATTCCAAAGATTGGTGGTGTTACATTTATCGATCCTAATTCTGGCACTGGAATGCCTCATCCGGCATTTCTAACAGAAATACCATTCAGTTTGAGTGCGTTACCATCTTCTCCTGGCGTATACTCTATTGATTATACAACAGGCACTGTATACGTATATGGAGAAAATAGCAATAATGATGGCACCGGCCCTTCTCCACCGCTGGCAACTTACTATTACAAATTTACATTCACGCCAGAAATTGATTATGTCTATGATAGTGATTTAAGAGAGATAGTTGCATTACCTTTGGGTAACTTAGTAAATCAACCGGGTACAATTTCATTTAACTATGAACAAGTTTTAGTACCAGGTGTAGATTACGAAGCTAATACTCATAAAGAATCAATAAATGAAAGAGTTGGAAATCAATTAACCGCTCTCAACTCGCTGAGAACTGCTAACTCGCCTATTACAAATGTTTTCCAGGTTTTTAATGAAACTTCTGGTGAAATCTATCTTATAGATAGATGGAATGAAAATACTGTTTATTTTAGATTTAACAAGCCGCCTAGAGTTTTACAGCGAACTGGTGAAGTAGCCACATTTGAAACTGTTACCAACGAACTATTAGGAATAAATACCACTAGCACAAACGCTAACAGTCTACGTATTTTTACTATATTTTTGGCCAATAATACAATTATTAATTCATCACAAGATGGAATTGGCGCTTCTTTTAACACCAGCGTAACATTTACAAATGGAAATGTTTTTGTTACAGAAATGTGGTATGATCAGGAGTTTAGCTCAACTACAAATATTAACGGTCTCAAAAATATAGGTGAGTATACGATCGACTATAAAAATGGAATTGTATATGTTGCAGTTTCAAATAATCAAAGTAATGATATTGGTACGGTAACGTACAAGAAAAATAGTATTACACCAAACTTTCCTCACGTAATTAGTGTTGATGACCTATACTATCGTATAAGTATTTTAAACCCCAAAAATAAACAATTTTCTTACATTTCATTTGAAGATGGAGCTATAGTTCCAGACGGCTTAGAAGTTTCTGATGAGGCATTTTTAAATGGTGTTATAGGCGCACCATATCAGATTTTTCAAAATCAAGTTGGCGCTTTTGTAGATTCTACATTTGTGCCCGGAGTTACTAACGTTGTTAAATTTGTTAGAAGCGTTTATGAGTTTAATGACTTATCTAATAGTTCTAATCCTATTAATTTTGGATTTGTAAGTACTGCAAATAATTTTAACATCACTGTAGGTACGATAAACAAGCAATCTTTCGAAACTGTACAGTTTGATGGAATGAATTATTTCATTTTACTTAATGAAAATATTCCTTATTTATCGCCAGGTATAAATTACACTTTTAATGTAACCAGAACATCAGACTCTCAATCGTTGTGGAACGGATCGGGAACTATTGTTCCTGGTAATCCATTAAAACTCATTCTTCCAGGAATTGGTTCCCCACAAATAGGCGATTTAGTTAGCGTTACTTATTCGTTTTCTATTATACCATTGCAAAGAGTAATAGTAGACTACAATAAAGGTGATTTCTTTGTTGATTATACTTATGTTGCGGATGAAATTTTAGTTAGTTATGAATATGGTGATAATGTAATCGATTTCCGCAAGAATCTTAATTTACCTACAGGATCTGATTATTATGTATCATATAAAGTAGGTGCCTTACGAGATGCTCTTCTCAAAAATTTTGGAACTCTAGTAAATGTTCCAACCCTTTCTAATTTTGATCTTAGTTTAAATAGAGAAAGATATCGTGAAGCTTTACAGGCCGCCTTGTCATCGTTTATTCAAGGACCAACTGTTGCTGCTATTAAAAACATCGGGCAAATAATTACTCACGTAGAGCCAGAGGTAATTGAGTCTGCTTTTGAAATTTGGTCATTAGGTAGTAGCTTACTATTTCCTATTGGCGTAGAAACCACCGGAGATTTCCAATTATTACCAGCTCATTATGGTAATGGTGTATTACTAGACCAACCAGATCAAACCATTACTATGCCGATAAATTCTAATCTAAGATTAGAAGAGGGCACATTTGAAACATGGATTCTTCCTCAGTGGAATGGAATCGACAATGATGCCATTTTGAATTTTAATATTACTAGAGATGGATACGCTATTGATCCATTCAGAGTATTTATTGGTGGCTCTGAGTATCATCCAACTCTAGATTCCAAAAAACAATTTACTCTGGATAAAAAGTCAAATGTTACTGGCCGCCCTAACAAAAATAAAGACGGTATCTTCATATTTTATGACAAAGATATTTCAGGTAGCTTCTATCGTTGGTATGTGGAAGTTATCGATGGATATGTGGCTCCTAACAATCATACTTACCAACTCCAAATTTTCTCCACGGGTAAATTCTATGATGTTAAATCTATTAGTCCAATTAAGCCGGCTAATATGACTACATTTACAGGTACCAGCAAAGTTAATTTAACTTTGCGTCCAAGAATAGATGGATATGGTATCGATGAAGGAATCACATTCGTATCTGACATTGAACATTACATTTTAGATTTTGGCAAAACCAAAGATTCTAGTAGGCTATCTATTTTCAAAGATGTGAGCGGTTACATAAACTTCCGAGTTTATGATAGAGATCATAAGATGTGGAATATTAGCGCCGATGTCTCTTCCTGGAGAGTTAATGTTCCTCACATGATTGCTGCATCATGGAAACTGAACACAAGAAATAATCGTGATGAAATGCACTTATTTATTGATGGTTTGGAAGTTCCAAATATCATTAAATATGGACAAAAACTACAACCATATCTACACGAAAAATTCAGAACTGTTAACCCAGAAGAAATAGTGGGCCTTGCAACTCGTGATATTGTAGGCTCTAACGATTTATCTACTACTGCTGGTTCATCGTTGGTTACATCCAGTATTAATTTTAGTCAGTTTAATATTTTTGTGGGAGATACCATTTTAATTAAAGAGGAAGGATTCGACCCGCTAGGCTACACAATTATTGGTATTAATGGTCAAGAGCTAACTTTGAATACTATATTGCCAATTACAATGAGTGGCGGTGAATTTTCCATTAATCAAACTGATTATTTTGTTTCGTCGGACATCAATATCGTGCCAAATATTGCGGTAACAACTATCCACACTTTCGTTGAAGGTATGGATCTTATTACTACTGCAGGCTCTGCAACAGTTACCTCCCCAGGCACTAATTTTACTACACTTAATGTTAAACCAGGATTTTTGCTTAGAATAGATAATTCTTCATTTGCACTTACTTATAGTATTCTACAAGTAAGTGGAAACTCTCTTACTATTACGGATTCGGCCCCGATCAGTTTGTCAGGAGCTACTTTCCAAGTATATTCTAATACAGAAAATGAAATACCTGGAGTTAGAGCACTCAAGCCATCTTACAGCATTAGTCAAGACAATAATTTTAATAATATTTTAACTATTTCAAATGATGTTTTTGCTAACGATCTAATCCTTATAAGAACATTAGGCTTAAATTACAGAGATGTAAAAAAGCAATACTATGTTTGGAGTTCGCAATTAGAAAATGTTTTGCAGACTCAATTGCCGCCGCCAATTAATCTAGATGAAGCCGCAATCACCAGAATAATAACTCCAACGACAGCTATTGGCCCATCAAATTCTACTTTAATGAGTGGGGTATTCGTATCAAACTATCTTCCAACTGCTGCACCATCAAATGCTCAAATTGGTAGAACTATTCAAGCTACAATTAGTGGTACCAATGTAGATTTTTCTACGCCAGTTCAAGTAACTATTAATGGTGTTTCTGGAATAAATACTATTAGTGAAACGATTACATTTACAGATTATGGCACGTTAGATTTTACAAATACATTTGTCTCACTGAATTATATGTGGGTAAATGTTAAGCCACTAAATTCTAGCAAAAATGCATTAGCTGTCGAATTAAGAGAAAAATATCCAATTACTCACAGTGAGTCTAGTGGATTTGTTCCTGTTGTTAAATACAGCTATCACATTAATGGTGGATATAATCTTTCTGGCGATGGAACAAACAATATTGTAACAGATCTAAATAATACATTTAGTGCATTAGATATTGGTAATACTCTGATCATACACACTCCTCCTACTGTTGCTGGCTTCTACAAGGTTATTGGTTTATCATCTGATAGACATTCTTTGATTATAGAATCTACCGCAGCATCATTTCCGGTACCACTTCCAGCTTTTACTGGTGCAAAATATCAAGTACTTAATACCACTCAATATCGTAGTGGATTACAAAATGGATTTTTTACATTAGAAGCTAGTGTACTACCAAGCCAGCAGTATTTCTTAGATCAAGGATTTTATGAGTTAGAATATTCTACATATGCTAGAATTAAGTTTGATTCATTAAATGGTAAAATGTATTTTGGTAGTGATTTCCAGGGCAATAACCAAGCTAATGCTATTATGGATCACGCTACTATTTATTCTATTATGTTAACAGACACTAGAGTAGGAGAAGTAGTTTCTCTTAATAAGCGTTCCGTAACTAAAGATTACAATACACTAAAGCCATTTAAACCAGATTCAAATACTCTGGTCTTGATAGATTTTGATAGTTTTCCATTCGACAATATTGCTAAATTCTATGCTAGCACTAATAATGATCATAAACATTTCCAGTCCGATTTTACTGTTAATGATAATTTCAGTGAAAGTATAGTAATTCTAGATGAGCCAATTGTATTATCTAACGATGGAATTTTGGATGCTAGAAATCAGGGAACCATTGAATTCTGGATGAGCCCTCTTTTTGATACAGCTAATGATCCAAATCTAAGATACTATTTTGATGCATATGGTGCTGTCAAAGAAACGGTCACCAGCGTTAATAATGTGTCAGTTAAAATCTCATCACCAGCATCTAAGATACTCAGTGTAACTTTAGAGGCTGGAGATCCTAAGATCGACTATTTTGCTGGTGGTAAATTAGAGATTGATACTCAGCAAGCAATACAAGAAGATACTGTAGTTGCCGGCACATCTGTTCTTATTGTTTCCCAACCTATACTACAAGTTATTTCTGTGAAAGTAATTGGAGACTTTACAGAAAAGGATTATTTTGCAGGTGGGTCGGTGGGCGCAGACCGAAAGACTGTTTTTCTAGGAACGGCATTACCACAACCAAATATGCAAGTTCTTGTTACGTATCAAACTACGAATAATAACAATGTTACTATCAATACTCAAGTTATTCGATTAAATAGAAAACTGCCCGCCCAAAATTCTAAGGTTGTTGTAACATATTTGCCAACGGGACTCCAAGGTGACCGCATCTCAATTTATAAGGATCTATACGGCTATATAAATTTCCAAATCAGAGCATCTGGGTTTGATTACGTAGTACGTGGCCCAACTCGCTGGGCCAAGAATACTTGGCACCGTGTCAAGGCTAGCTATAAAATTAATGGAAGTGTTGGCAGTGATGAAATGCGTCTATTCTTGGATGGATATCAATATACGGATGTTTTATACGGCCAAGAATTACAATTTGGTAAATTCCCAATGGTTTATGGTTCAGTTACCGTAGGAGATGGTTATGGTTTAATTGGAAGCATTCCATTTAAAGATCCAATTAACATTTTAAATATTGGGGCAGATTATCAAAAAAATAATCCAATCTTTACTTTGCTGGATAATTTTAGGGTTAGCAATATGTCTAGGCCAATTTATGCTCCATATGGTGAACCACTAGATGCTAACTTTAGTAATAATTTAAGTACTGTTTTCCCGGTTACCAAAGACCTATATACTACTTTGTTGTTAGATTTTGACAGGTTAAATGCCCTAAATACCAATTTTGCTACATTGATTAATAGAGCAACCGGCGCATTTGATTTTACTGTAAATATCTTCGATTCTTTTGGTATAGTAAGTAGTAGCGCTAAAGTTAAAGAAGTACTTGAAAACCTTATTAATATCCTGAAGCCAGCTAACTCCAGGGTGTTTATCAAGTATATTACCTGAGAGACATAATGACAAAGCGAGCCCCCGTATCTATACAAAGACCAATTTGGTATGATGCCCAACAGGTAGATGAAACTGATCTGTCCTCTGAGCAAACAGCTAATGATACCATAGATGCTGCTATTATTAATAATCATGTTGGCGATGGAGTTCTTCCAGAAAATTTGGTAGCCAGAGTATTGTTTGATTCAAGTCAAGCGATAGGGTTTTTGGATGGTCTTCCAATACAAACACAAAATCAACCATCTGATAATAATTTTGGTAATCAGCTTTCTATATCTCTTACGGGCTCTAAAGCTTCAGGCCATCGTACGATCAAAATTGGTATCATTGGTCTAGATTTTCAATCTAATCTACAGTTTGAAACTTTTTATTTTAAAAAGAATGAAACCCAAACAAGTCGCAAGCACTTTACTCAAATTTTAGTTTTACTATTTAATGATTTTATTGGCGATCCACAACTATCTTTCAATCTAGGCGGAAGAATTATCATTTCTGAAGCTTTACCAATGACTGTGTCTAGAGACGTTGTAATGATTGCTCAAGACCAACAACCAAATTTATTCTTTAGAGATTTCTTTCTCGATCCATCTGTAAATACTGTTTCCGTAGAAGGTATGTTGCAAAACGCATTACCTCTCTATAATATAGATAGTTTAAATATCTTATCTTCCCCAGTTGATTTACTTCCAATTTTGAGTGGAGATGTTACTACTCAAATTGGCCAAAAGTTTCAAGCAACAACTAACAGTGTTCAAAAGATTACATTGCTTTTGGCTGTTAGAAATCAAGTTGCGGGACAGCAAAATAATTTAGTTTGGAATGGAGATATTGTTGTTAGCATTTATCCATTACAAACTAGTATAGATTGTCCAACAGATTTCTTACCAAATCTTCCGATAGATTTTTCACCATCTAATATTCCAATAGCACAAATTAGCTATAACTACAATAGTCTTCAGGATGCCGGTATAGTTTTGGATTCAGTTCCGCAACCAGTTGATTTTGTATTTAGCAATAGCCCAATTGCTGGCGGCAATGTCATGGTGCCCGGCCAATATTATGCATTAGCCATTAAACGTTCTGGCTCTGCTAACCAATGTGATATTTTAGTTGCTACTGGTCAAAATCTAATAGATAATTCCAGAATTACCACTTTTACTGGAACACTATGGGTGGACATCCCAGATCAAGATTTATGGTTTGTAGTATGGACAGATGCTGCAAAAATATCTGACGGCCAAGCTTATGATCAGGGTCACGGTGTTACTATTCCTAAAACTACGCTGGATCCGACCACTCAATCCACCATTGATAATGTATTTGGCGCAAAACAATTTGTAGGTAATGATGTATTTCGTGCGGTTCTCCAGGCCGTAACTGATGTTTCCGATCCTGTTCCAGATCAAAGAACTGGTAATCCAGTAGATTCTCGTCAGCAGTATGTTCCTCAAGTTACATTGATGAATACTATTGATATTGTTAATCTGGAAAAAACTTCCGAACCACTAATTTTAGGAGCTATTTCCGATAAGAATATCAAATTCTTTGATACCAGCCAGCAAATTATTAACTCTACATTGTACAGTGCAACAATGGTTAGAGATGAGATTGTTATTAGAGTAGTAGATGATCCAACTGATACTGTCAGATTTGATTTGGCTGTTAGTGGTTTAGCAACTAGTTTATTAAATGGCGATCTAGTGGGGGCCATAGTAAGACCCGATTCGGCGGCTCCATTTACAGCATATCGTATCGCTGATGCTAAATTATGTTCTATGATTCTCGGAGATGTCGATGGTAATGGAATCATAGACGAGAATGATTTAGCACTATTAAATACTTTTGTCGGCTATAATATGAATGTTGGCTTGCCACTTCATACTAATATTGTTACCGATGGTTATTCTACTGTTGTACAAAATGGTTATCAAACTTTGACGCAACCATTTGCTAATTTGTTTGGTATTAGTTTTCAATTATTAAATCCAAATGATGGTTACGTGGTTGCTTCAGCTTCTGATGGTGTTTTAGTTGCCAATCCAAATGATCCGTCTTTGGCTCAATTTACTAGTGCAACCATACAATTTAATACTATCGTAGGTTTGAGTTCTTACAAACTAGTTATTTTAGATAGTGGTTCTATGGAAGCAGATTGGGGCGCTTGGAACATTGTTGCATTAGATTCTAGTTTGGATGTTCTTACAATACAAAAGATTTATTTAACTGGTGATGTATTTGCTCAAATGATGCGAGCAGATATTAATGGCGATTTTGCTATCACTACAGCGGATGGTTATCTGTTAAATAGCTATATCGATAGACTACCAAGTACTGCAATTCCTCCTGCTACATACCCAGCACCAAGCACCAATCCATATACTAAGATTGGTACACGATTTAATGTTATTAGATTAAGAGTAGAGAAGTTAGTAGATAGAACAGATGATTACACTGCCAATCCTGCTGACAGGGCTGATACAGTACATCCTCCACAAGATATCTTTATAGGTGATGGTTATTTTGCTAGCCATGATTTTTATGCATCACCAATTCAAATATCTTTCACTAAACAGCTAATATGGGATCCATCTTTAGTTGTAACTACTGCACATCCAAAATTAGTGCCTAGTGTATTTACTTCGGAAAATGGCGTAGTTCATAATGTATGTGAAATTGAAGGTATACAGTGTAATGTTTATCCGGTTCCGCAAACATTTGACCCTGGTAAAGTAGATTTCTTCGTTCCAAATAACCTTATCATTGGAGATGGAGAATTACAGAGGCCAGATGGATATTATTATAAAGTAGACTTTGAAGTTGGAACTATAGTTCTAGAAATCCCAGATGGTTTGTTTGGATCAGAAAGAACTATTGATATTATGAATGACTTTATTGCAGATTATACTGGCAATGGAGCTACACGTCTCGGATTCCCGTCCATGAGATTCGCTGATTGTTCATATGTTCAAAGAGATGCTTTAGCAAAAGATCAAATAAGATTCTCGGTTTCTGTACAATCGTTCTCTCCAAATACTAATGGTTTGAGTCCAGACGGATACACTGGGGCCATTGTAGATGGTAAAATGGGTGTAAGCATAGATTTTGAAACCGGATTACTTACCTTAAACTTCACGAATTTGTATCAGGACGCTACTTTGCGTACTTTAAGTACAAAAGTACAGGTACATGTATTCTTGAAAAAAGGTGGATTTAATAACGAACCATTATTCGTAAATGCCACTAAAGTACAAAATATGCTCAGTCTAATAAGTGTATTTAGTGGTGCTAATGACGGCGGCCCATCTGCTTTGGTAGATTTAGGTAACGATGTGACTGGTATTTTACCAATTTTGAATGGTGGTACTGGTCTTAATGATGTCGGGCCATTTGGCACCGTTCTTACGAGTAATGGAAGTGGATTAAGTTATCAATTCGTTAATACATTACTTAATGTTATTCCATTCTCCACTGGTATTCCAGATGCTGATAAAGTACCAAAATTAGATGGTTATGGATTCTTAGACCCAAGTTTTATGTACAAACAACCGATGTACATACCTATAGTTTCTGGTACATACTCTAATGATGGTTATACTCCAGCCGCAATCGGTGCCTGCATATTTAGATTTGATAGTTTCATATTAGAAGGTCTTGATTCTATCAAACTAGAATGCATTTTAGAAACAACTAACGTAGCTAGTGCGGCCGTAATTAGATTATATAATGTTAATACTAACAGCTACATATTACTAAATGGCATAAGCCCAACACTAACTACAAATAATGTTCAAGCAACTTATGTGGTTTCTCAAGACTTGAAATCACTGCTTTCTGCTGGTGCTACTAATTGGATTTATGAAGTTCATTTGAATGCCGATCCGGGTGGCAGCCTTGATACTGCTATTTGTAAAATGGCTAGATTGGTTATGACTTATAATAATTTGACCTTGAACGGATCATCGGAAATAGCTCCTCCATTAGCTCATAGTTATAACTTTGTACCATTCTTACCAAGCCCGACACCATCATAATGTGCGGAACCCCTTGACATCCTAATTTTTTGAACTAGGTTGCTCCTCATGTAAAGGAGCGGACTATCCGCAGAATTTAGGAAATGAAAAGAATAAAATTATGGAAAATTTTCCATCTACCCTCTCCTAAGGAGTTAGGTTGGTCAAAAGGCAATGCTCTTCCAGTAGCATTGTTCAAGCAACCTAATGATAACACTCCAACTTGGGAAGACTGGGACGCAAAGATGCGACAAGAATATCCAGTTAGATATTTCTTTGCAGAAACATTACCATTCTGGTTCAAAAATCAGATTCAAAGACGCATCAAAGATACGATATATTTTATCAAATGTCATGTGCTTCCGAGCCATCGTTATCATATGTTAGATTTGAGACAGCCCAAGAAAAAAGGTGAATACAGCTATCGCTGGGGCTGGTTAGATTCTGATAGCAAAATTGTTTATGCTTTGTTTAATATTCTAAATACTTTCGTAAGGGATGAGCTGCCCGATATGCACTGTCCAAGCGAAGAAGAAGTGCAAGCAAATCCATATTTGCTCTCTCAGCGTAATAATTATTTGGAAATAAAAGCAATTCATTATTGGTGGAATGTAGAACGAGTTCGTCAAAGTCAAGCGCATGATGAGATGTTAACAAAGTGGGCTGAGGCTAAACGCACCAATGATCCAAATGAACATCAGCTTTGGGGCGATTTGCAGAAAATAGAAGCGGAAGCAGAAGCAAAAGAAGAAGAAATGATTATAAGACTTATCAAAATCCGTCGTTCACTTTGGACTTGATATAGATGGGTTCATGAAAGTATGTTGGTTCGGTTTTCTCGCTAAAAATCATAGCTGGTCCATTGTTGCACAAAATTTATCTAGGGAGTTTATTAAACTCGGACATCAGGTAGATTTATTCTCCACAAATGGTTTACAACATTTTCCTGAAGATTTGAAACCATATTTAAAAGGGACCGTGACCGAAGAAGAGGGTGTTACTCCCGATCAATATTATGAAAAGGTAGCTTCCAAGCTCGATGCATCGTACGACATGCAAATGTCATACACGGCTCTACGTAATTTTTGTAATTATTTTGTGAGGGGTAATAGAAACAGATTTGGCATTTGGAATTATGAAACTACCAAATTACCAACTGCTTTTTCTAAGTATGCAAAGTGTGTAGATTTAGTTTTGCCATCTTCTCAGTTTTCTAAAAAGGTGTTTACTAGTAATGGAATGTCTCCCGAAGTACAAGTGGTAGTTCCACATGGTATACATCTAGAAAGATTTGCCAATCTGGGTAAATACCCACTTAAAACTACCAAAAAATATAAGATTTTGGTTAATATTGCACAGCCTCATTTACGTAAAAATATTCCCGGATTACTGAAAGCCTTTGGTAAAGCTTTTACTAAAGAAGATGATGTATGTTTAGTTTTAAAAGTATCACGTAAAAGTGCCAACAATAACCTTATGGCATTTGATGTATCATTTAATGATATCTATTCGCGCTGGCAAAAAGAATATCCTAAACATGCAGAAGTTGAAATCATTGACAAATTTATTGTAGATATTGAATCTCTCTACAATGCTTGCGATATCGTATTCACGATGACACACGCCGAATGTTTTTGGATGCCGGGCTTAGAGGGGTTTGCTGCTAATAAAATTGTGATTGCCCCTAGATATGGCGGCCAATTAGATTATATGAATGATGATAACTCAATTCTTATAGATGGTAAAATTATTAGAGCTGATATGAGAATGCAATATTGGGAACCGTCACCATATGCAGAAGTTTTTGATCCTGATACAGATCAGGCGGCTGCTAAGCTTAAAGATGTAATTGCTAATTACGATGATTATTTGAAGAAGTTTTCTCCGGGTATGCAAGAAATGGCTCATAAATTTACTTGGGAAAATGCTGCAAAACAAATTATAGGACTGTGCAAATGACAACTCTCAGTATTGTTATCCCGGTTTTTAACAAATGGAATTTTACCAAATCCTGTCTAAATGATCTTGCACAACTACCAAAAGATCATCAAATTATTGTTATTGATAATGCCAGTACTGATGGTACGAGCATCGAACTTGATAAGCTGATCAAAGAATTATCATCTAAATATCCAGAGCGCGCAGAAATTGGCTATGTTGTGAATGATACGAATACTTTCCATTCCAAAGCGTGTAATCAAGGTGCCCAATTAGCACAAGGCGATTATATTTTGTTTTTGAACAATGATATCAGAGTTCGAAGTAATCATGCTAATTGGACAAAAACTATTATTGATGCTTGCGAATCTACCAATGGTCTTGTCGGTCCTACCATGGGTCTTTTAGACAAAAACCTTAATTTTGTTAAAGAGGCAAACGAACAATTAACTGGTAATTCTTATTTGGGCGGCTGGTGTATTGCTGCCAAAAAAGATGTATGGCATAAGGTTGGGTTTTGGAATGAAGAATTCCCATTTTACTTTAACGATACCGATCTAAGTTTTCGTGCCCGCCAGAAACAGATTCCAATTACTGTTGTACATTTACCAGATATCACGCATTTTGGTAAAATCTCAGCACAACAGATTAACATTCCGAAATTGTACCAAGAAGGACGAAACGTCTTTCTTAAGAAATGGAGTAAATGATCATGCCGGAAGGCCCTGAAGTTAAGTTAAGTGCCGATTTAATCAGACCATTAGTAATTAATAGATCCATTATTAGTTTGGGAGTTACTGACAATAGTAGATACGCCAATTCTCCACCCGAAGGAATGAAGGCTTTTATAGATGCTATTAGCTCTTCACCTAGCCCAACAACTGTTACTGAAGTGGAAGTTAGGGGCAAGTTTATGTACTGGGCCTTTAGTAATGGTTGGTATTTAATGAATTCTTTTGGTATGAGCGGGCAATGGTCTCCTAAAGAAGGAAAGCATCCTTGTTTCTTTTTAACCTTTGCCACACAACACGGACATGAGGACCAAATATATTTTAATGACCCGCGTCATTTCGGAACAATAAAGTTTACAAATTCTGAAAAAGAACTCAACAAAAAACTTGATGAATTAGGTTGGGATCCGTTATCGATGCCACTTGACAAAAGTTTGCGGTGGCTTACATTTCAACTTTCCAAATCTAAAAAACCTATTGCAGAAGTTTTAATGGATCAATCACTTTTTTCTGGCGTAGGAAACTATATCAGGGCCGAAGCGTTATATGCATGTAAGCTTTCTCCATGGAAAATTGCGAATCAGCTTTCCAAGGATCAAGTTGAATCGTTATGCATCGCTATTGTTGATGTGATGCAAGAATCATATCAACATCAGGGCGCCACCATTCATACTTATAAAACAGTGTATGGTGAAGAGGGGAATTACTCAACTAAGTTTAAAGTATATGGCCAAAAACAAGATCCTTTAGGTCATAAAATTGTGAAACAGCAGACAGCAGATAAGCGAACGATTCACTGGTGTCCTGATATTCAATTATAAGGTGTTATTATGTCTCCTACTTTGGTAAAAATTCTCGTTGCTGTTGGTGCTGTACTTACTCTCGGCACCTTAATTTTTATTATCTATAGTGTGCAACAAATCAAAGCACAACAAACCGCTATTCAATCTCAGCTTGTTGAACAAAAACAACTGGTGGACGGAATTATGCGCAGTCAAAGTCAGTTTGCTAGTAAAGATGATATTGAGAAATTTGCTAAAGACAACAATGTCAATTTAAAGGCGATTCAGGATGATTTGGATAAGCTGAATGCCCAAGTTACTTCAATTAATGTTATAATTGCATCCAGTAAACCACAACATAGTACTAACATTCCAAGTACTCCTCCCGGTCCTAATAATCCAACTAACCCAAATCCAGTGGATCCTAAAAATCCAGACCCATTCGGTTACATGAAAGAGCAACAGAACTTGGCCTTGAATGAGGATTTCGGTTCCGTAAAAGTACCATTCGGTAAGGTTGGATTTTCAGCCTGGAAGGAAAAGCCATGGTCAATTGATATAAATCAAAGAGATTATAATCTAAGTACTGTTGTTGGAACTGATGAAAATCAAAGACAATATTTCTATAATAAATTTAGTGTAACCACTGGCGGCAAGACCTATGATGTTCCAATCAAAACAGCTACTACTAAACAAGAATATCCAAGCCCAAAATTTAGCTGGTGGAATCCGCGCTTATTGATGGGTTTGGATGGTGGTCTTAATATCACTCATATGCAAGGAGAGTTTACTCCAAGCGTAAATGTTGGTGTTATGTCCTATGGACAGTATAAGACAACCCCGGATCTCTCTATCCTAGAAGTAGGTGTAGGTTATGGTACGATTAATAAAACTGGTCAAATAATTGTTACACCAGTGGCTTATAACATAGGTAAAAATTGGTTTTCACCATTAATGAATAATACATACGTTGGCCCAAGCCTTCAAGTTGCGACTGATGGTTCTATTGGGGCAGGCGTTGGCGTAAGGGTAGGTTTCTAATGCTACATATTCTCACTTTAACATGGAACGCGGCTGATAAAATTACTAAACTGCATGAGACACTCATGCCGGCTTTGGAAGGCATTGATTTTCAATGGTGGATCAAAGACAATGCATCTAAGGATGACACGGTAGCTCGTGCTAACACTTGGGGTGATAAAGTTCATTGCATTGCTTACAAAGACAATCGACAAAATTTTTCAGAAGGTTGTAATTTTCTTTTCAACGAAGCAAAGCCAAGTGATAGTGATTATGTAATGTTGCTTAACAATGATATTATCTTTAATGATAAAGACTCTATCAAGAAGATGATTTCTATTATCGAAAAAGATAATTCAGTGGGTATGGTTGGTGCAAGACTATTATACACTGATACTGATTTACTACAGCATGCTGGTGTTGTTTTTAACCCAACTTATAAGACCCCAATGCATTTCCGTGCGGGCCAAAAGACTGATGCTGATGCTGAACGTGATCGTGAATTTCAGGTAGTCACCGGGGCAGTCTGCCTTACCAAAGGTGAATATTATCGTAATGCAAATCCAAAAACTAAGTCTGGTATAGCTGGAATGGATGAAAGCTATCATTGGGCATTTGATGATGTAGATTTGTGTCTATCCATTAAATACAATCTGAATAAGAAGATTGTCTATTGTGGTGGTACCAATATCTTCCATGAAGAAAGTGCTTCTCTCAAAAAGAATCAAGTTAATAAACTATTCTTGCCTCATAATTTGCAATATCTTTTCAAAAAGTGGCAAGATCGTTATGTTATTGATCAAGAAGCTTATACCAAAGATTCTAGACTCAATTTGTATCGAGGACCAAATGTCGGTTGAAGGGGGATATTACAAACACTTCAAAGGTAATATCTACCAAGTTATTGGTGTTGGTAAACATTCTGAAACTGGTGAAGAGTTAGTTATATACAGAGCATTATATGATAGCCCTCATGGATATGGTGCTATTTGGGTTAGGCCAGTTCCAATGTTTCTAGAGACGATTGAGAGGGATGGAAAAATAATGCAACGTTTCGCGCCAATCTCTGATCAAGAAGCAATTGATGAGTTACACGAGAAGGTATAAATGAAGAAAGTTCTTGTTACTGGCACATGTGGTTTTATCTTTGGTAATTTTATTCGTAAGGCTATTTATGACCAGAACCAGAAGAGGCCGCAGGATAGGGAGTATGCGTTCTCAAGTATAGACCGCGTCAGCTATCCAGGCAACTCTATGTACTGGAATAAGAACCACACCTTCTATCCGGCTGATATCCGCGATCAACATATCATAGATACGATTTTCCAATTTGAGAAGCCAGACGTAGTTATACACGGCGCAGCAGAAACTTTCGTAGATACTTCTTTGAAAGATCCAAATGCCTTCGTTACTTCCAACGTTCTGGGTACACAAGTTATCATTAATGCCTGTCTCAAACATAAAGTAGAAAGAATGATTTACATCTCTACAGATGAGGTGTATGGTCATTTAACTAGCGAATCTGACGCGCCTTGGAAAGAGGATGCCCTTTTGAATCCTAGAAATCCATATTCGGCCTCCAAAGCTGCTGGAGAACTGATGGTTAAAGCCGCTCACCAGACTCATGGATTAATTTATAACATTACTAGAAGCTCCAATTGCTATGGACCCCGCCAGTACGCAGAAAAGCTGGTACCGAAGGCAATAAAGTGTATCCTGCAAGACCAGAAAATACCAATCTATGGTCAGGGCCTTCAAATTAGGGACTGGACTTATGTGGCTGACAATTGTACTGCCATAATGACGGTGTTAGATCGCGGTAAGCCTAATGAGGTGTACAACATTTCAGCAAATCAAGAGTTTACTAATATTGAAACTATTAATCTAGTCTGTAATGCTATGGGCAAAGGACATGATTTAATTTCTTTTATTCCCGATCCAAGAACTGGGCACGATTTTAGATACGCTATTGATACGACTAAAATTCGTGAACTCGGCTGGAAGCCTACATATAAGTTCAAAGATGGTATCAGAGATACAGTACAGTGGTATCTAGATAATCAATGGTTTTTGAAGTGATATAGTAAGGCGAGGAGCATACAACTTTAAAGGATAAATAATGTCAGCGACATCTAAAACAGAGACAAACGAAAAAGAAGAAATGGTAGACGATATTTCTAAAGAAAAAGTTGAATCAGAAAATGCGGTTGATGCGTCAAAGCTTGCTGCATTAAAAGCAAAGAGCCAGGCCAAACAAGAGGAGAGTAAGATGGCGGCAAAAATTGTATCAAAGAAGGATAGAAGCATTGTATTGGGTGTACTGGGGTCTGGTCAAGCCGGCTCTAGAATTGCCGAAGCTTTTTATAAGTTAGGTTATGATGCTGTTGCAGTAAACACTGCCATTCAAGATTTAAAATTTATTGATATTCCTGACTCCAACAAGTTGTTGCTTGAGTATGGTCTTGGCGGAGCTGCTAAAGAGATTGAAATTGGTCGTACCGCTGCCGAAATGCACCGCGGTGAAATTCTACAACTCATCAATGAAAAATTACAGAACTCTCAAGTGAATGTTCTATGTTTGAGTTTGGGTGGTGGTTCTGGTGCAGGCTCCTGTGAAACGTTAGTTGATATCATGGCCAACTTAGGTAAACCATTAGTTGTTATCACAGTTCTTCCAATGGATACTGAAGATGCCCAAACTAAAACCAATGCACTAGAAACTCTTTCCAAGTTAGCCAAACTAACTCAGAACAAAAAGGTTAATAATCTAATTGTGGTTGATAATGCTAAGATTGAAGCTATCTATCATAATGTAAGTCAGGTTGACTTCTATGGCACTGCTAACAAAGCTATTGTTGAGCCAATTGATATTTTCAATACACTTTCTTCAATGCCATCTTCTGTAAAAGGTCTAGATCCAATGGAGTGGGGTAAACTTTTCACTGATGGTGAAGGTCTTACTGTTTATGGTGAACTAACTGTAGATAATTTTGCTGAGGATACAGCTATTGCAGAAGCAGTTGTTAATAATCTAAATGGTAATTTGTTAGCTGGTGGTTTTGATCTTAAGCAATCTAGATATGTTGGTGTTATTATTGCAGCCAACAAAGAAGTTTGGTCCAAAATTCCAAGCTCTAGTATTACCTATGCTATGGCAATGGTCAATGATCAATGTGGAACTCCAAAAGGTGTATTTAAGGGAATCTACACGGTAGAATCTCCAGATCCAGTAGTTAAAGTTTACTCAATGTTTACTGGTCTTGGCCTACCAGATAGCCGTGTTTCTCAGCTTAAAAAAGAAGCCCAAGAACATATGCAGACTGTCAAGGGCAAAGATGAACAGAGAAATCTTAACCTTCAGTTAGATACCGGAACTAATGAAACTGTCTCCGCTGCGCAGAAGGTTAAAGAAAAGATGGCACAGAAGGCTTCCGCATTCGGTAAGCTTGTAGGTGGTGTGGTTGATAGGAGAAAGTAATGGAAACTGACATTCTAAAACACTTTATTGGCAAGAATGTAGAAGTCCTTGTTGGAGGTGTTTGGATTGAAGGTCACTTGCAACCAATTGCAAAAGGGGTAGTTACACTAGTTCCAACTGATGAAACTGCTCCTTTTTATGGGCCAACTGCTATGAAGGCCGATGTTATTCAGGCTATTAGGCAGGTTAAACGTTCAGGGCAGAGATTGTCAGAGCCAGTTCCAGAAATAAATCCACAACCAGTTGTTAGATCAAGTTTAGACCAAGTAACTCCTGGTCAACGTTTTAAGGGGAATCGATGAAAAGAACTAGAAGACTTACACGTAGGCAATTAAAAAATGCACAAGAACTTTTCTCTGAGTTATCAGATAAGCCAAAGAAGAGCCACAAGAAAACAAAACTTGTTCTTGCTTTGAGGAAGCATCTTACTGATACGGTAGAGCAGACCACTCTTAGATCCACTAGAGTAGATCCTATTTTTAGTTTAGAGAATTACTTTGCCAAAAAGGCACAGAAAAGGCTAGAGAAACTTACTCATCGTGAGGAAAAGCGCCAGGCCAAGGCAGATAAAATTGCCGTCAGGGCCAAAGAAAAGGCGGCTAAGAGAGCAGCTCGTGAAGCTAAAGAAGCTAAGAGGACTGCCAGACTAGCAAAAGAAAAAGTGTAAGGCGGTTGTATGGCAGATTTGATTAAAGGGCTTGACGTATCTGTTTACCAGGGCGACAATATCAATTGGAAAGCTGTTGCAGCAGCAGGTTACAAATTTGTTATTTGTCGTTGTGGTGTGGGCAATACTGCTAAAGACAAAAACTATGAAAAGAATATTGCCGGAGCAAGAGCGGCTGGCTTAAAGGTTGCAGCTTACCATTTCATTTATCCGCTTCCTACTATCCCAAGTCAACCATTGCGAGACCCAAAGGCCCAAGCTAAATTACATGCTGATTGGGCAGGTAATGACATTCTAGCTTGCTGCGATCTAGAATGGCCAGAGCCAGAAAACTGGAAAAAATGGGGATGTACAGCTCAGCAAATCATTGATTGGACAGTTGTGTATCTGGAAGAGTATGAAAGGTTAACTGGAATTAGACCTCTTGTTTATACTTATCCTTACTTTGCTAAAGCAATTAATCTTCCACCATCATTTGCTCAGAAATGGAAATTATGGATTGCTAGTTATACAGCAAAACCAGCTATTCCCAAACCATGGACTGATTGGGTTATTTGGCAAGATTCTGGAGGTAAAACCACTAATCTACCAGGTGGTGGGCCTGTAGACACTAATAAAGCTCGCGATCTATCTTGGTTTGAAGAATTTGAAAATCGTAATAAAATACCAGAACCACCGCCTCCGCCAGTTGTAGAGCCAGTACCAGAACCAGAACCTCTACCACCAGTTGTAGAGCCTTCTCCACCTCCGTCACCACCACCACCTCCGGTGCCTACTCCACCAAAACCAAGTACCACAAATTTTTTCGTAGCTTTCATTCAAGAAGTGATCGAAATTGTGAAAAAAGTGTTTCAATCTAGGAAGTAATCGCACCAAGAGCGCCACAATTAAGAAGTAAGATTTGTCGAGAAAAAGGTATCAGTTATATATGATATCTGCATGGCGAAGATCGTAATCAAAGGCAACACCTCGCAAATTATCGAAGAAGCGGATGTCGAACACATTCTTGCTCTTGATAAACATTTATCATTCTATGTGCAGGGTGCAGAACATACTGCCGCATTCAAGGGCTATCTTAATCGTGATGGAGATTGGATTAAGTGGGATGGTTTCAAAAAACTTCTTACCCCTACTTTACAGTTTCCTAGCGGATTAGTAGAGCGTGTAAAAGACTTTTATCAAGCCGCATCAAAACCTATTGAAATACTAGATAAACGCGCACCTAAAAGTCAGGGGCGGCCTAGAAATATTCTTGATAATTTACAAAAGATTGGCAAACCGCCTTACCCATATCAAACGGAAATTCTCGATGTCATTGACAAATATGATCGAGGAATTATTAAAGTAGCTACAGGAGGCGGCAAGTCCCTCATCGCTGCGTTAATTACTGCAAAATTGGGCAAGAAAACTGTCATTTACGTAATTGGCAAAGATTTGCTTTATCAATTTCACGAATTTTTCTCACAGTGTTTTAACGAGCCTATTGGTATTATTGGAGATGGCCAATGTCAAATTCATGATATCAACATTGCTAGTATTTGGACTATTGGACAAGCTATCGGTATGAAGAAAAATGAAATTCTTCTTGATTCTGATGATGATGAAAAACTAATTAATAAAGCCAAGTACGTAGATATTCTGAAGTTAATGAAAGAAACTAGGGTTTCAATTATTGATGAATGCCATATGTCAGCTTGTGAAACTATTCAACAGATTTTTAAACACTCTAATACAGAATATTTATATGGGCTTAGTGGGTCTCCCTGGCGTGATGATGGGGCCGATCTAATGATTGAGTCTATACTAGGAAAATACATTGTTAATATTCCGGCCTCTAGACTTATCAAAGAAGGATACTTAGCACAGGCAATTATTCGTTTCCGTGTTACACCGCCATATCCTTATGAGTTAGAAAAGAATTACCAATCTATCTACAAAAAATACGTTGTTGAAAATGAGGTACGTAATGGTTTAGTGTTAGAGGCGGCCAAAGCTCTAGTAAAAAAAGGTTATCAAACACTAGTTCTATTTAGCAGCATCAAACACGGCAAAATTCTATATGAGTTATTTAAAGAGCACATGAACTGTGCCATATTAGATGGCTCAAATGATAAAGATGAGCGCGAGAAGGTCAAGAAAGACCTAATGAATCATAAAATTGATTGTGTTCTTGCATCACGTATTTTTGATATAGGCGTAGACATTCCAAGTTTATCTGGCCTAGTTATTGCATGTGGCGGCAAATCTACTGTCAAGGCTTTGCAGAGAGTCGGCCGAGTTATTCGTAAGTACCCTGGCAAAAAATTTGCTGTGGTAATTGATTTTGCAGATCAGGTGACATTTTTGGATAACCATTCTCGTATTAGACATAGTATCTATTCTTCAGAAGATGGATTTGACGTATCGTGGCCGGCGGAAGTAAAGCAAACAAGGAAGAGGAAAAAGAAAAATGAGCAAGAAGAATGATGATGGTGGAGATTTAACACCCATTCCGAATGATAAATATAGAAAGTTCTTCGAGAAGTTTGCTGAAATAGATACCTTGGATGTGTCGCAATGGAAGGTTGCTCACATCCTCGGTTATTTTTGCAGAAAATATAAGCAAACCTATGGGATAGATTATTCTTGGAAGTTCAATAATCAAAGCCCAACCAAGTCTTTTGAGGTTTGGCAAGCCAACACCCTAGCTGCCAAGTTATCGGCCAATCCTAAAATTCTACGAGACTATATTGATTGGGTATACCAAAACTATGTGCCCAAGACCAAAGCACGTTTCCGATCTGTTTCTTTTATTACAAAAGATGAAATAGTACAGGATTATAAAATGAATGTATTGTTAGCTGGCCAAAAGAATTTACAAGTGGACCGTTCAACTCCATTGCCACCTAATTATGTAGATATTGTGAAAGAGCTAGCTAATCTTAATGTTTCCACATACGGAGATTTGGCTTTTATTTCCCAGATGGATCCCATGCCAGATAATATCGCTAAAGCTTTGGAAAAGTTGGCAGAGTTCGGGCTCGATCAAAACGTATTGAAGAGAATAGTATGAATCAAACAATAATTGGCAGACACATTAAATGTATTCTTCGTAATTCTGTCGTAATAGAAGGCGTGGCGGAAGAATGGTCTGATGTCAGGGTAGTATTAAGATCATTAGATGGTGAAAGTTTAATGATTATACACAAGCCCACCGACGATATACTTATGACCAAGGTTCTGTTGCACTCTCCAACGAATGATATTCCAGTAGAAACGCCTGAACCACCAAAAACTCCTGTGCCATCTGAAATGCAGGAGAAGATCAAGGAAAAATTGCAGGAAACACTGCAAATGACTGACGATCCGGAACTTCAGAAGAAAAGTGTAGAGGAACTGCGTCATCTTGTACACGAACAAGAACGACAAATTCTTGCACAAAAGAAACGTGAACACTTTGGCGTTCCTGGCGCCGCTAAGATGACTCAATATAGTTCACCTTACATGCCAAGAGTGCATCCAAGGTCTAACGTAGCTCGTTCTGCGTATCAGCCGGGCAAATTACCCTCTTGGGCATACGGTCGCCCACCAAAGGATAAGTAATGGAACCAATTGATTTCACTAGGAGCCGAGCACTTAACAACATTCCTAACAAAAAACTGCAGGAAAGACTTGACGCAGTTAATGCCGGCAATGAAGAGGACCAAGTCAAACGTGTCAGATTGATCGCATATAATCGATATGCAGAGAGTAATATTCCTTTAGAATATTGGGATCTCAAAATGGAGAAAGACTTCATTGGGGACCCGCGTCTTAAACAGAAATATGATGAGTACGTAGCTGATGTAAAAGCTTCTCATCAGTCTGGCTCTTCTTTTTGCTTAGCCGGCGGACACGGTGTTGGAAAAACAATGACAATGGCTTGTATTCTAAAAAAAGCTAGTCAAAAGGGATATTCCTGTTTATACACAACGCTCAGTGATATCGTGAGTGTACTCACTCAAGCTCCGGCAGAAGAAAGGTTCTTGGCACGTCAAGAACTAATCAAAGTAGACTTTCTAGTAATAGATGAATTTGATCCAAGATTTATGGCCTCTGAAAATGCGGCTGATTTGTACGCTAGAACACTGGAGAGCATTTTCCGCACTCGTAGTGCTAACAAACAACCGACACTGATGTGTACTAATAGCCCAAATGTAATCGAGAGTTTTGGCGGCGCATTGAAGGCTAGTATTGGTAGTTTAATGAAGGGCTACACAAAAATATTCCCAGTATTGGGCGAAGATGTTAGGGGCAAGAAATGAGTTTTGATGATTTGGAAATGAGGGTGCTCAAAACTATCACTACTAATAAGAAGTTTGGTCTTGATTTTGCCAATGAAAATGATCCGAAACTCTTTTCTGGTGAGTTGTGGAATTTTGCTAATGTAGTTGTTGGTTACATAAAAACTCATAAAGAATTACCAACTATTCGTGTTATCAATGAGAAGCTTTCAAAAGGCAATAACGATAATCTTCTAAAAAAGATTAACTCGGTGTGGGATGCCTTACAAAAGACGCAAGCTGATGATAAGGAATATAAACACGATCTTGATAAACTCAAGAAACGTTTTGCTGAAAAACAACTGCTCGATACATCTAGCTTATTGAGCAAGTTGGAGCCGGGCAGCATTGATGTAAATAAAACCATCGTTGAGATGCAGAAAACGATTCAATCAATTAAAGGTTTGAGTCAGGCGCGTACATTCGAGCGCAGAACTTTAAAAGATGAAGTTCCACATTTCCGTGATGAGTATAACGCAAAGCTGGAAAATCCTGATTTCGATGCTGGTATTAAAACCGGCTATACATTCTTAGATTACGTTACTGATGGTTTACGTCCCGGCGAACTTTTATTGATTGGTGGTGAGTCTGGTGGTGGTAAGTCCATGTTGCTCATGAATATGGCTTTACAAATTTGGTTACAAGAAAACCAGCAATTACTTGATGAGTATTTGCAAGGTGGTGATTTAGAGCAAATACAAGCTCGAATCAAACCAGGCGTTAATGTAATGTATTTTTCGCTGGAAATGCCTTTCAAGCCTTGCCGTAATCGTGTACTCGGCCGATTATCCTCTAATCCTACCAAATTAATTCGTACAGCCAAATTAAACAATGAAGAAGCGGCAAAACTTAAAAAAGTTTTAAAGTTTGTCCAATTATATCAAGCTCAATTTGAAATTATTGACATTCCTCGTGGTGCCACAATGGAAAGTCTTGAGTTGATATATGAGGAAGCCAAAGTTATGTATGATCCTAAAATCATTGTCATCGACTATCTTGGTTTGATGGATTATGAAGGCGGCAAAGACATGGATGACTGGCTCAAGCTTGGTAAGATTGCTGAACGCATCCATGAATTTGCTCGTGTACACAACGTTACTGTTTTAAGTGCTGTGCAGTTGAATCGAAACAAAGGCGCAAAAGAAGAAGACAAAATTGGTCTGCATCGTATTGGTCGTTCAGCCTTGATCATGACCAATGCTAACATTGCTATCCAAATTGAAACACGTGCAAACGAGAAGAATTTTCCAGATATGAAATACCACATAATTAAAAATCGTGATGGAGAATTAGGAGATGGCCGACTCATCAAAAATTTGGCTTGTGGTACACTTTTGGATGAAAAAACCGAAGAAGATCCAACTACTTTCGAGATGCGAGATCCTGATGATATTTCTGAAAAGATTGAATTATTAGACATATAATAGAGGTCAAAATGCAGGATAAAGTAGTGGCAGAAGCCGTCAGAATAGAGTACGAAGAGAAGACCGGAAAACTATATATAGTTTTCGAGGTTAAAGATGAAAAATATAAACAAGATATCAAAGCCAATTGGACAAAAGATATAGAATTTAGACTAGTAGATAAATCTTTGGTGATGGGATGAAAAAGAGACAGATTGATAATCTGAGGGAACTAATCAATATGGAATACCCTCACATTTGTTTGAACACGAATGATTTTCAGCAATTTATACAAATACCCTGGGAGGCTAAGCGCTTTTATCCAATGCGGGGTCGTGGAAATTGGTATGAGAAAAGAGGCTTCTTTCACAATGGTAAAACTGCCGTCTGGGCAACACTTGGCATGAAGCCTAACCATATTAAGATTGCTGATAAAGAAATTCCAACATTAAGTAGTGGCGCTTATTGGTCTCAAGAATTTTCTTTTGAAGAAGAAGGTAGTCCACGAATCATTCAAAAAATGATGAAACTAAAAGCATTCTGGTAAGAGGATAACATGCCAACTTATGAACATCGTTGTGATACTTGCAAACATGAATGGGAGGAATCTTATTCTATAAAAGCAGATCCGCCTAAACAATGCCCTGAGTGTAAAGCAGAAACTGTAACAAGACTTATTTCTGGAACTGCCAAAGGGGTAGTTGAACTGTATGGTCAAGACCTAATAGACAAGGTTAAGTCTGATGCTCAAAAAATCAAGGCAGAGGCGGCTAAAGATGAAAAGGTGTACGCCAATTTGTTAGGCGAAGATAAATATCAAAGCTTACAAAAACAAATGGATCAGCGTAGACGCGAGCGCCGATGAACGAAGACCGTCGCATTCAATTATCTGGTGATATGCTTGCCTGTAAACATACAGTTAAAAAATTATTGCGCAGAATTTTTGATCTGGAATATGACACCCAAACTTCCACAGAAGAGAAGATGTCTGAAATCAAAAAGATTAAAGATGAAATGATAAAAGTTGGTGCGGAAATTGACAAGATAAAAAAAGAGATTACATTACTTGGAAACTATAACGTAAATTGAGGATAAATGCCGACGTATCTTTATGAGTGTCCCGATCATGGGGAATTTGAACATCAACATTCAATTAATGATGAGTTAGAATTTTGTCCTAAATGTCAGGAAGAAAAATCCACCTCACCGCATAAAGTAAAAAGGCTTATTGCTGGTGGTAGTGGTTTTATACTGAATGGGAGCGGTTGGGCTAAAGACAACTACAGCTAATATGAAAAACAAGGGCGGAGATAACGATAAACATAAGTTAGAGCACGTAGTTGAGTTGCTTAAGTTTGCGTTGTCCCTTGACGATGATGAGATAATAAAATCTACTGTTGAATCGGTTATTGAAATTTTAGAAGAGGAAATCGGTAAGTGAATTCGAGACGTTGTAGTGCTCGATATCTAATTTTTTGATGCCGTATCAATAATGGAGTATAACATTACTTTCGACTAAAGTGAGAGAAGACTAATGCTGACAGAACAAGAAGCACATGACCTAATGACCAAGTTAATCGATCTTAGAACTCAGGCAAAAGAGACCGGAGATGCTAAGATTGTTGCTCAACTCAAGCGTCATGAACAGGAATGCATTGAAAAATTTCGATATCTAGTCACCATGAAAACTGGCCGTTACAAGGCGTTCAGTAATTATGAGGATTTAAATCAAGAGGGCTTTGAAGCTCTGATCAAAGCAATGAAAACCTTCAAACCAAATAAGGGATCTTTCTTTGCGTGGGCACATAATTATATTGGTACTCGTATTTCTAGAAGTGCCAATTTGCACACGACTATTCGTTTCCCGCTGAAGGTTGCTAAGGCCAATACCCCGCACAAAGAGTCTGTAATGCCTGTGCAGGTTGAGGAACGTTATTGCCCTGATAAGGAGCTTGAGGACTCTCAAGTTAATCATGCTATTCAGAGTGCTCTATCTGTCCTTTCGAAAGAACAGAAGGAGATTATTAGCCTAGCATACGGTTTTGATGGTGATAAACCTATGTCTATTAACAAGATATGTAAGAAATTGAACATATCTCGATTGAGCTGTATCAAAACGATCAACAGCGCTCTTTCTATGATGAAAGAGAACATCAAAATATAACTAGCTCATTAGCTAACAAACTAAAGTTTTTGAACTTAATTCTTAAGGACGAATTATGCAGGGATACACTTATTCTCAGGTTTTGGAAGCATCAAAAGAATATTTTTCGGGTGATGAATTTGCCGCTAAAGTTTTCGTTGATAAATATGCTTTGCAAAATTTGAAAGGTGAGTTTCTAGAACTCACCCCTACCGACATGCACCGTCGTTTGGCCAAGGAGTTTGCTCGTATTGAAGCAAAATATCCCAATCCACTTGATGAAGAAACTATATTTCAACTTATAGATCATTTTAGATTTATTGTGCCGCAGGGCAGTCCAATGTCTGCCATTGGAAATCCTTACCAGCTACAAAGTCTTTCTAATTGTTTTGTCATCCAGGGTGTACATTCCAACAAATTAGATTCCTACGGTGGAATCATGTTAGCAGATCAAGAACTAGCCCAAATAATGAAGCGTCGTGGAGGATGTGGTTTAGATATTTCCGGTATACGACCTAAAGATGTAATTACTAATAATGCCGCCAGAACTACTGACGGCATTGCTGTCTTTATGGAAAGATTCAGCAATACCTGTCGTGAAGTAGCTCAGAATGGACGCCGTGGTGCAGAGATGCAAACCATTTCTGTTAATCATCCAGAAATAGAAACCTTCATTAACATAAAGCGTGATTTAAAGAAAGTTACTGGTGCAAATATTTCAATTAAACTCAATGATGAGTTTATGCGTGCAGTTAAAAATGGCGAAGATTATATTCTGCGCTGGCCAGTTGATAAATCACCAGACGAAGCAAAAGTAACTAAAAAGGTTAGTGCTAAAGACATATGGAACCAAATTATTGATTCGGCCTGGGCCTCAGCAGAACCTGGTCTTCTATTTTGGGATACTGTAAAAAAGAATACTCCGTCAGACATCTATTCTATGTTTGGTCATGATTCTATCTCTACAAATCCATGTGGAGAGATAGTTCTCCCCGCTTACGATGCTTGTAGATTACTGGTGTTAAATCTAACAGGGTACGTGTCGAATCCTTTTACCAAAAAAGCCTCCTTTGATTTTGCCAAATTCAAAGAGCATACTATTATTGCTCAACGTTTAATGGATGATATTATCGATCTAGAATTAGAGTGCATTGATCGTATCATGGCTAAAATTGAATCCGATCCTGAGCCGCTGGAAGCAAAGCTCGTTGAGATTAATTTGTGGAAAAAGATTCGTGACATGAATACCAGTGGTCGTAGAACTGGATTAGGTATTACGGCTTTGGGTGATACTCTGGCTATGCTTGGAATTAAGTATGGCTCCAAAGATTCAATTACCATGACAAGAAAAATCTACCGTGCACTTGCTGTAGGTTCTCATACTTCATCTTGTATTATGGCAAAAGAACGTGGTGCATTTCCAATCTTTGATTATAAACTAGAGAAGAACCACGCATATTTAAATGATATTTTCGAAGACTGTGGCGAAGAAGTTAAGCGGATGTGGAGAAAGTATGGCAGGAGAAATATTGCCAATACCACAACTGCGCCAGCCGGCTCAGTATCTGCATTAACTCAAACTACGTCTGGTATCGAGCCTGTCTTTTTGCTTTCATATGTTCGTCGTAAAAAACACAATCCGTCTGATAAAAATGCTCGTATTGATTTTACCGATGCTATGGGTGACAATTGGCAAGAGTTCACTGTTTATCATCACGGTGTAAAAAAATGGATGGATATCACAGGAGAAACGGATCTACAAAAATCTCCTTATTGGGGAGCAACTTCTGCGGAAATAGATTGGGTAGCTTCGGTTGACATCCAAGCCGCTGCACAACAATCTATTGATCATAGTATTAGCAAAACTTGCAATTTGCCAGAAGAAGCAACTAGAGAACTTGTATCTGAAGTGTATATGAGGGCATGGGAAGCGGGCTGCAAAGGATTCACTGTTTATCGTGATAAGTGCCGTGATGGTGTGCTGATTAGCTCCTCCACTCCTAAAAAATCACAAGATGGAAGGCCATTTAATATTGAAACCCACATGGCCCCTAAGCGTCCACCTGAATTAGTTTGTGATATTAAGAAAGCTAAAGTTCAGGGAGAACAGTGGACTATATTTGTTGGTTTATTTAATGGTAAACCTTATGAGGTATTTGGAGGATTATCAAAGTATGTAGATATTCCTAATAAGTACAAAACAGGCAAGATTGTAAAGAATGGTAAAGTAGAAGATATTACTACTTACAATTTAGTTGTTGGTGAAGGTGAAGATCAAATGTTAATCAAAGATATAGCTAATGTCTTTGAAAATGCTAACTTTGGAGCTTTTACTCGCACTATTTCTCTAGCTTTACGTCATGGTACTCCGGTACAATATGTAGTAGAACAATTACAAAAAGATAAACATTCAGATGTAACTTCTTTTTCCAAAGTAGCGGCAAGAGTTCTTAAGAATTATATTGCCGATGGAACTAAATCTACTGCCGAAAAGAAATGCCCTAAATGTGGAATGGAGAATAACTTTGCTTACCAAGAAAAATGTCTTACATGTATGGGTTGTGGTTGGAGCAAATGCTAATATCAATTAACTAGCATTGTCATAAGAATGAAAGGCACTATACTTCTCAATTATAATGAGGATACCCGTCAGGTCGAAGAGGAAGAAAAGGCTAGATTTCTCAAGCTAATTCTAGAACAATGCTTCGAAAATACGGATGTGGCAACCCAAATTCAAACAATTTGGAGTTCCGATGGTCCCTTGCCAGCTTCTCAAAAAGTAAAATTGAGAGGTATCCTCGCTACTTACGGCATCCAGGTTATAGATGATCTTGATGGCCATATGCAAATTTATTTGGAAAATGACCTAATTGCCGAATGGTTCAAGTGTACTTATAAATTAAAGAGAGACTTGCGTGCTATAGATCCGCGTAAGCGCATCTATCTTGAAATGGAAGTTAATTGTTGGTCAGTTTTTGACGACAAAGAGGAACCAGAAACAGAATGAGAAAAACTTACGTACTTGATACTAGTACCTTAATTTATGACCCGGTTGCATATAAATCTTTTACCCACAGTGATGTTATCATTCCCATTGCTGTACTTAACGAGCTGGATAAGCTAAAGAAAGGCTCTAATGAAGCTAGCAAGAATGCTAGAGTAGCAATTAGATTATTAGATGAAATTGCCAATCAAGGCGACATCAGTACTGGTATTTTATTAGATGATGATATTATGCTTAGTATTGATGCAACTTATCGTGATTTAAGTAATCCGGCTTATCTAGGATTTGGCGATCCAACTTATGGAGATACTCATATTTTAGCTTGCTTGTATGCAGCTTGGATAGGACATGCTTCACACGATGTAGTATTGGTTAGTAATGATATTAATTTGCGTGTTAAAGCCAAATCCCGTGGCATTGACGCTGAATCTCATGAAGGAGCAAAATACTCCCTCAGTGATTTGTATGCAGGATTTCAGACTATTGTGAACGAAGATGCGGGTTTAGCCTTACAGCAAGATGGTAAGATTGATCCCCGAGTTTTTGGTATTCATCTTAATCCAAATGAGTGTGTGTTATTCCAAGCAGATAACGGTGATGGTATCGCTATGGGACGCAAAGTAGCAACGGATTGTGTCAAATTAGTTCGTAAAGTATTTCCATGGAATATTGCTAGTCGTAACAAGGAACAGCAATTTGCTATGGATTTAATTATGGATAGAAATATTGACCTAGTTACACTAATTGGTAGGGCTGGTACTGGTAAAAGTTTAATTGTTCTTGCTACTGCATTAGAATTAGTTCTTGGTAGAAAAGAATATGATAAATTCATTATCTATCGCCCAATTCAACCAGTTGGTAATGATATTGGTTATCTACCAGGTACCATGGAAGAAAAATTAGCGCCATGGTTCCATGCTATTATGGATAATTTTGAGATGTTATTTACTCCTAAAAATGGAGGTGGCGACTGGAAACGTGAACTAGAAATGTACCAGAAAAAGGGCAAAATTGAGATGGAAGCTATCACCTATATTCGTGGTAGAAGTATTCCAAATGCTATTATTCTAGTTGATGAATGTCAAAACTTATCTAAAGAAGACGTAAAAACAATACTTACCCGTGCCGGTGAAAACACCAAAATTATCTTGACTGGTGATATAGAGCAGATTGATAATTCGCTACTAGATGCTACCAGTAACGGATTAACTCATGTTATTGAGAAGTTTAAAGACTCTGAGTTAGCTGGTCATATTACCTTCACTCAGGGTGAGCGTAGTAAGTTGGCTTCTAAAGCCGCTGAAATTTTGTAAGGAGCTTTCATGTCTAAGAAGAAGAATCAACCTGGTGCTGAAGTGGTATTGACCCCAGATGAGAAACCTGCTGAACCCACCGTAAATGCTAATGGTGTGCCACTTGGCTCTGTTGTTCCAGTACCACTGGCCGGTGCCCCTGCTAAGTTAACTGATATGGATCGTATGGCTCTAGAGTTGGCTCGCCAACAGAGACTAACTGCATTAGCCGATGCTAAAACGGCCATTGCTCAGAACGAAAAAGCAGAACTAGCTTATAAGTACGTAGTACTTCAGCTTTATATGAAGTATGGTCTAACTGACGCGGATGCTATTAGTGAAACTGGTGAGATCGTTAAAAACGGTGCTCTAATGGCTGCTCAACAACAACAGAAGACACAGTAATGGAATTTGAAGAACTCATTGGCCTAATCAAAATTAGAGAATACGTAATTAATTCTATTGCACTGCCTACCATTGATAGGAAGACGGTAAACGAACTGAATGGTATTCTCTTGTTATTGGACAAAAAAATTATTGGCCTCTTGACAAGCGAGGACTTCAAGGATTATATTGGCTACACTAACGTGCAAGAAGCCAAAGAAGCAGCAGCACGTATTACAAATATCTATTCTGGAATTGAAAATAAAAACAGTTCCCTTCATAAACACATTAGACAGAAATAATAGGTTACAACATGAGAATGAACGCTCCTAAAGAGCTGTTCAGTGATAACAGCTTGGTCCGTCTCAAAAATCAGGATTGGCTGGATAAACAGAGGGTCGCCGGTAGAATTGCTGCCGAGACCCTCAAACTTTTGGAGGATGCTGTAAAAGGCAAAACCTTCCATTCCCTTATTGCATTAAATGAAATGGCAGAACACTATATCATTAAGAATGGTGGAACTCCTACTTTCAAAGGATACAAAGGGTTTCCAGCCGGTGTTTGTATCTCCGTTAATAAAGAACTAGTCCATGGTATTCCTAAAGACTATGTTATGGATGATGGTGATATCGTGAGTTTTGATCTGGGTGTAACATACCAGGGCGCTATCGCTGATACAGCAATTACTTGTATTTTTGGTACTCCTAAATTAGAAAGACATACTGCCCTTGTTAGAGCAACTGAAGAGTGTTTAATGAAGGGCATTGAAGCTATTCAGGTTGGTAAACGTTTAGGGGTCATCGGGCAAGCAATCTCTCAACATGCTAAAACGTATGGTTTTGGCTTAATTAATAATTATGGCGGCCACGGATTAGATTGGAATACTCCTCATGCTCCGCCCTTCGTAGAAAATAAATCAGATTCCGGACGTGGAATTCGAATTACACCGGGATTAGCAATTGCTATAGAGCCGATGCTCGTGCTTGGTTCAACCACCACCACTACATTAAGTGACGGTTGGACTGTAGTTACTCCTGATCTAGGAGCGCATTTTGAGCACTCTGTATTTGTACATGAGGATCATGTGGAAATCATTACTGATAGGAGCAAATTGTAATGAAAATTACTTTCGACGATAAAAGCTTTATCGAATGTAAGAAATCCGATAATCCTGGTAAAGTAGTTATTACTATTTCTGCGAAAGATCATACTGATCCTCTCAAGAAAATCACTAATGCAGTTGAAATCACAACTGATGAATTCAAGAAATTGATTTCTGAAATATGAGGTATGTATGAGGGTTTATTTTGTAGGAAGTCACTCCACAGGCAAAACGACTTGTGCTAGGTATGTATCTGAAAAATATGATATGCCAATGATCACCGAAGTGGCTAGGGCAGTATTATCAGAGAAAGAACTTCAGCTAGATAGTCTGCGCTATAATATGGACTTGGTTGATGAATATCAAGAAGCTATATTTTTTAGACAATTAGCTGAGGAACAGAAACATTCAAATTTCGTATCTGACAGGAGTTTTGACTGTTTGGCATACGCGGCCCAACATACACGCATCTTACCCAAGCTATTACTTAGCGATCAGACTGGTCCTTATATTCAAAAGTTAAAGGCCCCAGATTCATTTATATTCTTCGTTCGACCAAGCCGTGCTACCTTGAGGGCTGATGGTGTCAGAGAAAGTTTAACATGGGATGGCGTGGTCGCAATTGACGCTATGATTAAGTATATGTTAGTCCAGTGGGAATTGCCTCATTTTCAAATTAATATGGATAATATGCAAGAAAGAGTCCAACTAATTGATTCTGTTTTGGCTCTACATAGGTAAGATATACTAAAAATTTGGTATTCTCTTGAATAATTACGTTCAAGAGGATGCATGAGTGGTATTCTAACACCAGGATATTTGAGATGGGACGGCACAAAGTACGTCCTAGACCAGGATGTGGAAATCGTTGGTCCAGCCGGTTCACAAGGGCCAGCCGGGCCTGTAGGCCCCGCAGGTCCACCTGGTCCTAATGGTACTGCAAGTGGAGACTTGCTAGGAACTTACCCAGGCCCCATTGCTGTAGTTGGTTTAACCGGCATTTCTGGTGTTGTAAGCTTTGGTTCTGGTATCCTTAATCCTACCATTACTCAGGTAACTACTGGTGCTACTAGTGGTCAAGCTTTAACTTATAAAGCCCAAAATGCAACTAATTTTGGTGGCAACGTAGTATTGCAGAGTGGTACGGGCACCACGGCCGGATTGGTTAGGTTTTTGGTTGGCACCAATCTAGCTGGATATTTTGATGCAAATAGGTTATTTAGAGTAGGCCCAAGCGCCGAATCTGCATTTGTTGGCCCTAACGGAACGTCTCCAATTGCTGGCACCGATTATTTATTTGGAGGTAATGCTGCTGGTAGCATGTGGATGCAACTATTTAGCGGCTCTTCATCCAGTAGAGCAGCGGTAGCAGTATATAATACTTCAGTTGGCGCTACAACTACCAATGGTATAAGTATTCAAGCCGCCGGATCTACTCACGCTATTACCTCTTATCAAAACCAGGGAGTAATCGAACAGTCCGGTTCATCTACCTCCGCATTAGTATTTGGTAAAGTTCTTGGTGATGGAACTAGCCGTGGAGTAACGGGCCGTATTTTCCAGTCAGGAGCTTGGAGCATCGGCGATCTAAGTAGTTCCTCTTCTTTTAGTCAAGCTGGCCTCTCCGGGCCTCTAATTACCTTTGGATATGCTAGTGGCACTATGACAACTACAAGTGGTCAGAGTATAATTTATAGTACTAATACTCCTTATGTGTCTCCGTTCCCTCCAACAGGCTCTTTAACATTACAAGGTAATACTGCCGTAGCCAACTATATAGGCACAACACTAGTTTTCGGTGGAAACTCTACTAAGTTTATTACTTCCCAGGGAAGAAGAGTTAAAGTAGTTACTACAACTGCTACCACCGTTAACGTTGCAGCCACAGATGAAATAATCAATATTGGAACTTTAGCTGCACCATGTACAGTTAACTTACCAGCAAGCCCTACAACCGGTGATACTTATACTATTAAAGACGCTAATGGTAGTGCCGGCACATTTAATATCACTGTAAATGGAAACGGCGTTAACATTGATGGTGGTTTTGCAAGCATTACCATAATGACCAATTACACACAAGCTACATTTGTGTACAATGGTACTACTTGGATTTCATCACTAACTAACAATATTTCACCAAATGCTGGTTATACTTCAGTTGTAAATATTCCTGGAGGCGGAAGCACAACTGTAACTGGTTTTGATCAGTTAATTTTATGTGATACACTCGGAGGACTTTGCACGGTTACGGCTCCGGCTACACCACAAGTTAATATGAGGTTTACAGTTAAAGATGCCAACAGTAATGCAGCAACTAATAACATTACTGTAAATGGAAATGGTAGGACTTTAGAAAATCCAAATTCACCAGGCACTTATACGTCTCCAATTTTATTAAATACTAATAATAGATCGGCAACATGGGCTTACGATCCAACTAGAAATAGGTATACTTTGGTATCAATAGTACCATAATGTAGGAGTAATATGAATTCTGTAGATAGACTTTTTAAATTAGCAGAACATTTCGCAAATAAAATATCTTTAGCCCAAGCGCAGATGGAAACTCAACCTGCTCAAATAGAGCAAATACTACAGGCCGCTGGTTTATGGGATAAAGCTAATGAAGTATCTCCTTTATTGAGTGCTGCTGGTGTGGATAATGATCCTGTAGTTATCAATTTCCAAGTTGATCCTCAGCTAAATATTAAGTTTCTAGTGACAGCTTCACCGCCGCCAGCCGCTACCAAACTAGCTGGTTTATTAAAAAATAAATATGCAGCAGCAATGAAAGCTGCCTTAGTAAAAGCTGGAGCCAAAAGGGAAGCACCAGTAGATATTAAATGGTTAACTTTCTAAAGAAATACTTTGTCTGATATAATAAGAGGGCATGAAAGATTTTGATGTCGGTATTATTGGAGCTGGTGTAGCTGGTGCATTTGCAACGTTAAAACTTGCAAAAGATCATAAGAACGTTAAAGCCATATTATTTGATTTAGGAAGACCTCCTATGAAACGCAGAAGGCAACTAGAAGGTTGGCTGGGATGCTTTCCAAATAGTGACGGAAAACTATATCAAACTGATATTGGTAAGGTGGCGCAATTGACTGGCCTCCGTAGGGCCAAGTCTGCGTATACGTGGTTTAGACATATTTTAGAAGAGGTTGATGATTTTAAAGTCATCAAAGACCGTTCTCCTGTAGCGGCAATGGAGAAGAAAATTAAAAAATTGGGATACGAAATTACTCTCAATGATTACGTTCAAATATATCCAAAAGAGATTCATGCTCTTTCTAAATATATGGCTGAAGTAATTGAGCGTGATAAAAATATCACCTTCAATTTTGATAGTGAAGTACTTAGAGTTACTAAACAGAAGAATATTTTTATTGTTTCTACCGAAGACCAAGAGTACCGCTGTAAGAAGATTATTGTGGCTGTTGGACGTAGTGGTTGGCGATGGGCTAGAGACCTTTACAAAAATTTTGGTATTATAGATAATAATGATATTGCTCGTTTTGGTATTCGTGTAGAAACTAACTCCAGTATTATGAAGGATTTTAACAAATCCAACTGTACATTGACTAGGCCAGATTTAGAAATTGGACCGTTGTCTTGGTTTGGTACAGTAATACCAGAAGATCATTTGGATTTAGCAATTTCTGCATTTCGATCTAACGAGAATAGATGGAAAACAGATAAAGTGTCTTTCAATTTAATTGGTAATCGACCATTTCCTGGAGCTGGTTTTGAAGAAACCGATAGAATGGGCAAACTGGCATTCGTATTGGCTAATGACAGAATAGTTAAGGAAAGAGTATCTGCTATATTAAATGAAAAAAGCAGAATATCAGTCATCCAAGAATATAGTTGGTTGAAACCTGTAATCGAAGAGTTGTCTATTATCATTCCAGAAATAACAAGTAAGGCATATTTTCATGTTCCTACTATCATTCCATCTGCCCCGCCCATTAATATAGGTGATAACTTAGAAACTGAAGTTGACGGAATGTTTGTAGTTGGCGAAAGTGCTGGTATTCATGGTATATTAGCTGCTGGGATCATGGGCGTTATAGCCGCAGATGCCGTTTGTAAGTGAGAAATCAATGGCTAATCCAACTAACAAAAATAAAACTAGTACAGATCAAACGCCAAATTTACCATCTGGTACAGATGAATCAAAAGATGGTAATCTTAAATATAATTTAAGTAAATTTGAATATGATCTGTATCATGAAGAAGATGATGTTGCTGAGAAAGTAATTAGAGTTAAAAGAGTTTCCATGCCCAATAAAGGTGAAAAATGGAAAATCTTTGAAGACAATAAAGTCATGTTTGTTGTTGAGGGCACCAAACTAACGAACAAAGAAAAAGAATTTCTACGAACAATTGACGGAGTCAATTTTCTAATTACTCAATACAAGCAAGGTATCAAATCTTTTAATTCTTTGAAAAAAGAGATTAAGAAAAAATTGAAATAACGGGGGTTGACAATCCTCCCATAATTCTTACATTAGCTTAGGCAACCAATGCTAGAGGTGTATCGTATGAATTATGTATTTTATGTCGCTGATATTGAGACTACTGGATTAGATTCCCACAAGCATGACATAATTGAATTGTCGTTGCGACGATTGGGTGATGACAGTGAGAATGCTCAAAAAACTTGGTGTTTCAAGCCATTAACGCCAGAGACTATTGATTCGACTTCATTAAAAATTAACGGCCACAAATTAGAAGACCTTCTTCATAAAACTAAGGAAGGTCGCGAGCGTTATCAAGATCCAAATGTAGCGATAGTAGACGTGGAAAACTGGCTAGCAGAAGATGGTGTTCCCGCTGAAAAGAGATTCCTCATTGGTCATAATATTGCGTTCGATAAAGAAAGACTTCAAGTTTTCTGGGCTAAATGCAATTCAGAAAGCTCTTTCCCTTTTGGCCGCCGCTTAATTGATACAATGGAAAACGCGCTCTTTTTTGATTATTGTTTAGAAGAATTTGCTGAAGGGTATAGTTTAGCTAATCTAAACAAAAAATATGGAATTAAGAATGAGAAAGCTCATACAGCAGCGGCCGACGTTAATGCTACCAAAGAAGTTTTTGAGAGACAGGTAGATTTAATGAGAAAACTTATTAAGTTAGGAAAAGAACACGGCATCCTGTGAAGATTTTGTATGCAGCGTCTCATAATCAAAATGCTAGAATTCAGCTTTCACGTTTCTTGAAGGCTATGGATAAATCTAACCATCAGATCAAGATAGCTGCTTATAAAAAATCTTCACCTAAAAATGTTAATATTGATTGGACTTTGGATGCTTTACTTAACATTTATCGTCCTGACTTGCTTTCTCTTTATAGTGATAACCTAAGTATTTATCTGGAGCAAGTCAAAAGTTTTGCGCCAGATTTGATTATTAGTGATTTAGAATATTTCACGAGCAGCGTTGCGAACGAGTTGAATATTCCATTGTGGCAGTGTAGTTCATCATTAATCAATTATGCTCTTATAAGAAACGAAAAATATAACCTTGGATTATTCAAATATCACGCACACGCTCTTAACAGAGACACTATACATTCTCAAAGAATGATTAATATTCTAGATAACTCTAATAGAAATTTTGTGTATTCTCATTATGGTGACATGGCAGATCCGCCTTCGTTACTTGATGGTTTTCAATGGATTAGACCTTATCATCAAACTGCTAAAAATTATGTCCCGTGCCAGCACTTCATGACTGCTGCGTTTTCGGTGCCGGATAAAAAACTAATAGCGTTTTTGAAAAACTATCCTGATAGTATTGTTTTTATTGACGATCCGCGCGAGAGTTACCAGAATCCGCAAGTTAAGGATATAAGGATCGAGGACGAGTATTACTGTAATCTTAAAAATTCTGTCTTCTATGTTTGTCAAGGACAAACAAGCTTTTTGGCAGATGCATTTTATAATGGTAAGTACGCCCTTATATTCCCTGATTATGAGGACGCCGAATCTCTTACTAATAGCCAACTAGCTCAGAAAATAGGTATTGGAAGTATCATGACTTATACAGATGACTTACCAGATCAGTCTTTGGTTGAACCGGTTTATTCCAACTCAACCAAATATTTACATGAACATATAGAGGAATTATGAAGTATGCTGCTTTTGATGTTGGTAATGTCTTATTCAATGTCAATTTTCCTGATTTCGTAAATAAGCTTTCCAAAACCTTAAATATCTCTGTTGAAGAGGCTACATACTTTATGAATCGTAGTCAGAAATTACATGATTTAGGACTAACGGTTATGAAGGATGAATTAATTGACCATTTACACATTAAATCGTCAGTTCTTAGAGATGATTTAATTCGAGAATGGAATAATTGTATTACGCCCGCCGATTGGTTGTTGAATAAATTAGATACTATATGTAATACTCATAATATTCAGGTGGCTTTATTATCTAATGTTGGATTAGAGCACGCTGTTAGAATGAGAGAAATGCTTAGTTCATATTCTTTTTTCAAAGAAGGTATCACTCATTTTAGTTGTGAGGTAGGGGCTCGTAAACCTACTATTTTATATTATCAAAGTTTTTTGCAATTACATCCAGAATTTCAAGGATGCCCTTATTTTGATGATTTAAGGGAAAATCTAGAGGTAGGAGTAAAATTTGGATTCAAACCTTTTAGATTTTCTTTAGAAGAGATCACTGGCCCCAATTATCAGGAAGAGCTGTTCAATGCAGAAATGGAAAGTTTTGAGGCTCACCTTATTCAAGACCCTAGAATGGATGATATATTCAATTCGTAGAGCCGATTTATAAGGACACAATATGAACAAAGATAGTAATCAATCCGCCAAGTTATTTCAGCCACAGGGTAGAGTTAAGGTAATTCAGGGAAGTATTGTATCCCCACAAAATGCCGGTCTTAGATTTGTACTTAATGTAGCTAATACGGTTGGCAAGGCTGAGGGTCCAATGTATACTCTTTTTGAGAAGAAATGGCCAACCGTCAAAAGAGAGGTTCGTGGTTGGTATACTACCCGTGATGGCAAATACAAGCTTGGAGCAGTTCACACAGTTGCTGTGCAAAGCGATACTTGGGTAGTCAGTATGTTATGCCAAGACGATGAGCTTAATACTCAGGACGATGCATTACGTACTTGTTTAAAAGAAGTATGTAAGTCGGCTAAATATGAGAAGGCTACAGTTCATGTTTCTACTAAGTTAACTGATGCTATGCCCGCACTACAACAACTTCTTACTGAAGAGTTGGTAGAACAAGGTGTTTCTGTTAACTTTTATGAAGAGCCACAAGCGTAAGTGATTTGGCTTAATTTAGTTCTTCCTCAAGATCATTATCTTGATGATGAAGAAGATGACGCCATAATTTCACATAATGGAATGACGAAACTCAAACCGGGAGACCGAGTTGATTGTCGTGTGAAGGCGTCCACCATAGTCAGCCCTTACAAAAGCTATGATGAAATCAAGACTTTTGAAATTGTTGCAACTGATGATCATGGCTTCTACTTATATGTACCTCACTATTATAGTTTGAAGGGAACTAGTATCGCCGATCGATACCAATGTAAGGCCCTCGGTATCGATCAGAAATTTCTAAACGAAGAGATTATTTACATTCAAGGCAATATGGTGGCTTCTATTCATGAAACTATGGATGGGCTGTGTTGTAAAATATGTAAAGAGTTCTATCGGTACGCAGCCAGTAATCAAGAAGATGGCTCATTAATTTGCTATTCATGCCGTCAAAATCCATATCGATAAAGAAGTATTATTGGTATGGCAGATTCGTTCGAAAGCTATTTTCAGGGACTGATTAATCAAATAAAGTCCTTGTTTAGCTATAAAAAGCAACCAAGTGCTCCAGCGGTCGGGACCCCTTCGACTCCGCAAACGCAATTTATAGGGTCTCCTGGAGGCTACAAAGCGCCAATCCACGGCCAGTGGTACAATCTTGGCGGGTTTGACTTAAGCATGGTCCGATATGACGATCCTCAAGGCGCTAAGAAGGGCCGAGGGCACAAAGGCGTAGATATGAGCGCTTCGGCTGGAACTCCTATTTATCCAATGGCACCAGGCGTAGTTACTCAAGTTAGTACTACCAAAATTGGTGGCAATAATGTTAGTATTAAACACGATAATACTTTATCAACTTACTACGCCCATATGGCAACAGTTAATGTTCATCCTGGAGATAAAGTAGATACAGACACCATTATTGGCACAGTTGGAAATAGTGGTAATGCTGGGGATATGGATAATCCATCAGTGACTACCGAAGGCGGTAGAACTTTTCCACATCTTCATTTTGAGGTTCATGTCGGCGGCCAAGCGGTTGATCCAGCTAGATATTTTTCTATTCCGCCTTACAACAGTGATTATGCTCGCAATCCAAAAAAGTATTTAAACTTTTGGGCTAGCGATAAAGCCAAACAAGAAGCACAAGCTTTTAATATGAAAGATCATCTTTCATCACGCAGGGTAGCCTTCTCCAGAGATATTGATGCTTTAATGAAAGTATCTTTTGAATATTATAAGCTAACTAAAAAAATTAGCGATCGACCCAAATAAGCACTATTTCAATATTTGAAAGTAGATTTCCAGTTGGTGGAATTAAATTTGGTTTGCCCACGGAGTACCAAATTTCATACTCATTAGTATTGGTATTATATCCTTGCAGTTTGTAGTATGTGTTAAATCCGGTAGTTACTAGTTGTGTAGAGTTAAGCTCTTCCGTACTCACAGTTGGCACATAAGCTGTGGTAAAAAAAGCACTATCAAATGCTTGTGTGCCGTGGCTGCCAGAGTATTGGCCTTTCCAACTCAGAAAGCTTACCAAATTAAATATTGAGCTTTGATCAGTTACTAGCGCCATAATAATATCATGCGGTTAGACCGCCAGCTCCATTCCAAGTTAAGTAAATTCCATTTTGTAGATGTAGCCAGCGGGCTGTACCGTTAACAATTCCTCCGCTTGTATATACTCCATTACCCGTTGTTCCATTAAGAGTGAAATGAGTATTATCTATAACTGTAATTACAAAAGTGCCATTGGCAGCAGTGTTACCATTAACACCCGAAATAACAACTGTTTGACCAGTTGTTAAACTATTGGCTGCAGAAGTTGTAATTTGAATAGGTGAAGTGTTGCTGGCGCCAGTTACCGTAAGTGTAGCAGTGTTTTCTGTACTTAGAGTAAAAGTACCAAAATTAGTTCTACCTTGTCTAATAAATGGAGCAGTACCCATTAGTCTCTGATTTAATCCATAGGCCGTAATTCCTGCGCTTGGATAAGGCAGTACTAAAGCAGGGTCAGTTGCTATACCTGCCCATATTTCCCAAGGTAATACCTCGGTGGTTCCGGTGAATGGACAATCTCCTGCGTTGGATGAATATACAGTTGATGTTCCAGAAACGCCATCAGCGTTGGCCCATCCTGCCAAGGCACACATTTCAGGAGCAAAATCTCTGTATGTAAATCCTACATTAAAATTTGCTCCCCATCTAGCCTGTATTCCGCCATAATCTCCGGTGTTATTTCCACCGTATATAAATGGTCTATTTGAATTTGCAGGGGGCGGAGATGGTTCGTTATCTGGCAATCCAAACGTTACAAATCCGCTGGTACCACCACCTTGCGGTCTAGTATATAAAAATACTGCTTGTCCACTATCATCTCCTACAATGGTAGTACGCGGTGCAAGAGAGACGTTGGCTGTTCCAATTAACGTATTTGCGTACTGTGTTCCTAAGTTGCTGGTTAAATCTAAATATTGAGATATATGGGTGGTTGTTCCGCCAATAGAAAAATCACCAGCCGCACTACCTCCGTAGCCTACACTTATTGATGCATAAGCTGGACCACCATTGATATTCCATGGTTCACCTGCTACTCTAACTTGCCATCCACTGGAGTGCGGACTTTGAAGTATTATTCTACTATTTTGTGACACATCGCTTCCTCCAGTATAACCAATGCGAGTGACGGTGCCTCCACCCGTATAGTTTCCGTTACCAGAAGATCCGTTCAAAGTAAATATACCAGATCCAATTCTAGTAATTGTCCATGTACCATTGGCGGCCGTATTACCGTTCACACCGGAAATTGTAACTCTTTGTCCCGTATCAAAATATGAAACAGCATTAACGCTAACGTTAATTTGAATAGGAGTAGTATTTGTTGCGCCAGTTATAGAAACACCAGTAACTCTATTATTGTCACCAAGCAACAAATATTCTGACATTCTTGTTTCAGTTTCATATAGCCACCAACTCATACCGCTTTCAGGAGGAGGCGTATCAGTTGATCTATATTCAATAGTATAAGAATTAGTTGCAGTATTGGTAGCAGTTATTTTAAAAACACCTGAATTTTTGGTTGGATATAAATTACTTTTAAGAACTAATATTCTGCCAGTATCTCCAGTTGTAGGTGCTGTGCCGTTCACAACTGTTCTCGTAGCAGTAGGAATTTGTACCGCATAAACGGAGGGCGCGCCACCAAAATTTATACTAGCTCCCGTTCCAGATGCCACTAGTAAGCCTTGTGGTAAAATTGAACACGAATTAGCAACATAAGCTCCAGCTAATGTTGTCCAGAGTAGTCTCATTTGTGTTGAGCTAATAACTTCTACTTTACTTGGACCAAAATTTCCAAGGTTGCTGCTAATACCGTACATACCAGTTCCACTACCAGATTGAATAGCGGTATAATCTCCAGTATTCATTCCGTGAGGGAATTGAGTTGTGATAGTAACAGGGTTGCCAGTAGCGGTGACAATTCTATTTGGACCACAAGCAACACCACCAACGCCAGCAGACGAAACATTATTACCAGTGTTCATTGTGCCAGTTCCACCAGTACAACCTGTAAAACTAGTTCCAGTAGTACCAGTGTAAGTGACTGTTTGTACGCCTGCAGTTGTTATGACATAAATTGTTCCAGAAGTCGGAAATCCCGCCGTAGAAACAACGTTAATTGTTGCCGTAGGCAATGCAACGTTATTGGAACCTGCAGCAATAGTTGTTGTAAAGCCAGAAGACATTGTGCCAGTTCCGCCTGTACAATTAGTAAAGGTAGTAGCGGTAGTTCCAGAATATTTAACTATCTGTACACCATCACTAGTAGTTACGTAAATAGTTCCAGAGGCTGGAAATCCTGTAGTTGAAGTTACGTTAATAGTTGCTTGGGGTAAAATCTGACCGTTGGAACCAGCCGCAATCGATGTGTTTTGAGATATTGTAAAAGATTGGTTATTAGAATTGTTTAAATCAAATCCGGTGTGTCCTACAACAGAGTATCCTAATATCTTATTCAAAAATACAGCAGTATTAAATAAATAAGATACGTGTGCAAAACTTGAAGCGCTCGTGTATCCGCTGGTAGAAGCTGTGAAATCTCGTAGTATATGAACTGTCATTTAAGCTCCACTCGCAAGGAAATTGTATGGCAGTATTGCCCCATCCCATGGAAGACATATACCATTAACTAAGTGAATAAATTCACCACTATTGCCAATTAAGAAAAATGATGGCAATCCTCCAAACGTAAGCCTAAATGGTCGCATTTTAGCTCTGGCAAATGAAAATTGTCCAGCAGTTGATGAAACTGACATTATGGCTTCTCCAGTCACAACCTGTGCCAAACTTTTTTGAAATCCTAGTAATGAGTTTAAATTAAAACCCACAGTGTACGTAGGGCCTACAGTGGCATTAGCAGTATCACCAACTAAATTTCTACTAAGTAATTGGTGTGACCTGGTTATTCCATCAAACCCTGTCATTCCAAACGATGTACAAAAAGAATCAGTTCCAGTGCTGTTATTAAGAGCATTACCTCCTACTAAAACTGCTATTAAATTTGGATCCTGAGTTTGTGAATATAATCTTAGAGGTGTGGTGGCCATAAAATAAAGTGCTGATGAACTATTTGTAGGAGATTTAACATGGGCAAAAATAAAATCAGTATCTGCAACTATAGATACAAACCCATTTGCACTAGCAGTTGTACCTGTAATACTACCAGTTCCGTTTGTTCTTTCGGTCATTGTGGCATTTGATCCAGAACCGGAAAATGCACTTCCATTCCAGCTACCATTTGGAGATCCAACTACTCCGAATAATCCGAAAGCATTTGCTGCACCTCTAAGTATAAATTGGAATTGTGATGGTACTGCACCAGGATTTATATTAGGGGCGCCAGTAAATGTACCAATAAAATAATTACCATTTGCTATCGACAGTTGTGAAGCTGCCGTAACATCAATTACACGATAACTGAGAGAGGCTCTAGCAGTTAAATTATTCTTCAAAGTAGAGATATCAGTAGTTCCTCCACTGAATGGTACAATCTTTACCTGGTCACTAGATGGTACTGCAATAATTCTATAAATGGAATCATCAGTACTAGGAGGATTAGTTGAAACTGATCCATTAGGCGATAGAGTGCCGGTTCCACCAGTGCAACCAGTAAATATCTGCCCAGTAACAGAATTGCCAGTTGTTAAAGTACCAGAACCACCTGAACATCCAGTAAAGCTCGTAGCTGTAATACCCGTATAAGTAACTATTTGTTGTACGTTTGAAGAGGTAGTGACATTAATAGTTCCAGATGTTGGGAAGCCTGTTGTAGAAGCTACGTTGATAGTTGCTTGTGGCAATACTTGTCCGTTCGATGCGGCAGAAATTACGGTATTAATTATTCCAGTATAGTTAACAGTTTGTAGTCCACTACTGCTTAATATAAACAAAGTTCCGCTACTAGGAAATCCTACGGTAGATTGTACAGATATAGTGGCTTGTGGTAATGTCAAACCTGCGGATGCTGGGGCAATTCCACTTCTAGGTCCAGCCAACCAAACAACTACGTGTTTTCCAATCATAGATTGAGAAAATGGTTGTGAAGAGGCGGCAGTTAGTGAGTCTCCAATTGCAGAAGTTACTCCATCATTTCCAACAGCAAGTACGGACGAGCCCTCAAAAAATCCAGTCGGACCACTTGTGGGTGATATTGGTATTCCACCGGGGACAGTGACTTGTCCACCACTCACATAGTTGGCGTTTCCTGTAGCGCCATTTAGAGCAAATTGTGTAGAATTAACAACAGTAACATTCCATCCACCATTAGCGGCGGTATTGCCCTGAACACCGTAGACTCCAACTAACTGGTTATTAGATAGTCCATGTGGAGTAGAGGTGGTAATTACGATCGGATTAGCATTGGATGCAGCCGTAACTGTAAGTATCGGTCTAGTACCATTTACACAATAGGACCAGAACTCGTAGCACAATTTCATAAAAATAGGTACATCCCTACCATTTGTGCCAGTTGTATATTGTAATCCTCTGAGAAATTTGATGGCCATATTTTCCTTAAGGTACTAGTGGGGGCCCGCCCCAAAAAATATACATTCCCCTTCGCATATGCTGAAAAGAACGATTAGTATCGTGTGTTAACGTATATTCTCCAAAATTAGTTCTTCCTTCCCTTATATGCGGAATAGTTCCTATAAATCTTGCTTCTGTATTTGGAAAACCTACCCCACCTCCCCAATCGTTAACAGTGCCCCCTATCACATCTACAGATAATAATTCAGTTGCTCCTAACCAAGGATTATCTCCTGCGCTTCCATCAAACATAGGACTTCCGCCTTGCCCTACTCCGGAAACATACGTTAATAGAGATACTCCCGCTGATATTGGAACAGGGGTGGTAGTATTTTCATTTGCTTGCATACTAACACCCTGGGAACGATTATTAATAGTAGTTGAAGTACCAAAAAGCCAACTACCATCATTTAAACTATTACCACTGCTTGATCCTAATCCACTTCCTATACAGTATAGTCGCGCTTCGTTATTCGCTGGAATTAGTGGCGGCTCAACTTCTGGCATACCAAATGATACATAAAATGATTTGGGATCGGTTGCATTTCCTGGCCTACGCCCAAACATTGTAACACCTAATCCATATCCATCATCTCCAATTATAGTATGTCTATATGAAATTGATGTTAGTGTACTAGTGTCTCCGCAACCGGGAGCGCCACCAATATAAATGCTACTGTTACTATTATAATATAGTGGCGTATGTAAATGTCTACCAGCTACTGGAAAATCTCCGGCCGCATCACCACCAAATCCTGGTATGAAGGTAATTGGTGCACAGTTGCTTTGATCTGTATTTGTTTCATTGCAAATTCTAACCTGCCATCCAGTAGAGTTTGGGCTTTGTAAAATTACACGTGGTGTAGTAGAATTACCATTGCCCCTGTACGACCCCGAAGGACTACTATTTACTGCTCCATTAGCTGGGGCATTAGCATCGCTGGCATATAAATACCAATTCATACTATCTGTAGGCTCAATTGGCGGCAAACTTGGAGAGTAGAAAACAGCTCCGCCAGTACTCATAACACCAGTACCGCCTGTACATCCTGTAAATGTAGTTGCCGTAATTCCAGTATATGATACTTGCTGTACGCCTGCTGCTGTGGTTACGAAGACAGTTCCAGATGGTGCAAATCCGGCACGGACAGCACCGCCAGTGGTCATTAATCCAGTACCGCCCGTACATCCTGTAAATGTAGTTGCGGTAGTTCCTGTATATGATACTGTTTGAGTGCCAGTGCTAGTGGTAACAAAAATAATACCAGTAGTAGGAAATCCAGTAGTTGAAACTACGTTAATAGTGCCTTGTGGTAATCTAACGTTATTGGATCCTGAAGCAATAGTTGTACTTGCTGTATTTGTAGAAGCCACGTTAATGGTGGCCTGAGGTAAAGATTGTCCGTTAGAACCGGCGGCAATTGTGGTAGCTACTCCTGCTACAACCTGTGAACCACCAAGTATACTTCCGCTGCCTCCTGTACATCCTGTAAATGAGGTTGCAGTTGTACCGGTATAATTAACTGTTTGCCTGCCTGCTGGAGAGCATATAAATATAGTTCCGCTCGTAGCAAATCCAGTAGTAGAAGTGACGTTAAGTGTAGCTGTAGGTAATGAGATACTAGCTATAACAGAGTTACCAGTAGACATAGTGCCAGTACCTCCAGTACAACCTGTAAAAGTAGAGCCTGTAGTACCAGTATATGTAACTGTTTGTGTTCCAGCATTTGTAGCAACTAAAATGGTTCCAGATGTTGGGAAACCAGAAGTCGAGGCTACGTTAATGGTTCCTGTTGGTAAGGAAACGTTATTGGAAGCAGCGGCAATTGTGGTTGTACCACTAAGAAATGTACCAGTTCTATAGTTTATACGATAAGAGTTTGTGCTTGTATCATATCCATCAATAAGAAAACAACCAGAATTATATTGTGGATTAGTTGTGCTTCTTAAAACTAATAATCTGCCAACATCAACTTGACTAACTACTCTAGTGGCGACTGGAATAGAAACAAAGAACTCTTTTCCTGAACTTAAATTAATGCCAGCCCTAGTTCCTGCTGCGAAAGTTGGTGTGGCGGCTGTAGGAGTAGAGTCCGCTGTTGAAATTAATAAAGTACCAACTGAATTAATATTAAAATTAGTATCACCTACATAAGTGTAAAGCAAAACTCTACGCAAAAAAATAGCCATTAAATAGGAAGGTATCCATTTCCTATTTGTACTAGTATCTTGTATTACGTAGTCTCTGAGTAAATGTCTTGCCATATTTTACCTTATTGAATCCATCGTCCAACTATTTTAATATCTATTAATGGATTTCCAGATGGTGGAGTGTAGAAAATTCCTAAATCTACATTTGGTGGGCTGCTGTTTGGGTTAATCGGCAAGCTACCAGGAGTATTAAATAATTCTGGTCGTGGCACTATATTTTCTGCAATTACCCAAGTTTCATACGAACTAGTATTTGGGTTGTATCCGGATACTTTATAGTAGATAGTTTGATCCTTAGGATGTGTCAAAATGGGGTTATTATCTACTTGTATAGATTGTGGCGCCAGAATTGGCCTGGTATCAAAATTAGTAGTAATTCCATTGTATACTTGATCTCCGGCAGATCCTATAATGTTGTTTACATTGACGGCATCATAGTTGCTAGCTAAACCACCATAATCTTGCAAAGATGATCCTCTCGCCAGATCAAAATCGGCACTGGCAAAAGTATTGGCTTGTCCACCAAAATTTTCACTAGATCCAAAGTTGGTAATTGTTAAATCAAAAGCATAGCTCATGGTATTGTTTGTGGTCCATTCCAAGTAACGTAAACTCCTCGCTTTAAATGCATCCAACTATGGTTGGCTTCGGTTGTTATCGAGAAGTTTCCAAAGTTTGATCTTCCTGCTCTTAAATGTGGTATTGTTCCTAGTATTCTGGGTTCTAGTGGCATTGAAGCTTCAATGCCTGCATTTCCATTCCAAGTGTTAAATGTACCAGCTATTAAATCTACAGAGAATAATTCTGTACTTAAACTCCATGGACTATCTGCTGCACTACCATCAAATATTGGACTTCCAAATTGTCCAACACCGGATACATAAGTCCATAGGGACGGTGCACAACTACAAATAATTCCTCCTTGAGTTTGTGTTACTCCTTGCAGAAACGGGTTATGATTTGCATCACCAAAGCTACCAGCATAAATAATTCCAGGAGTCCAGGTAATATCATTTAGATTATCACCAAATCCGTTATTTCCTCCCGTGCTAAGACTGCTGCCTAGAACAAATAATCTTGCTACATTATTAACTGGTAATGGCAGTGGTTCATTTTCTGCTAAACCGAATGACGCAATATAATTTTTTGGTCTTCCAGCATTGGATGGGTCTCGCCAGAAGCGGCTAAAAATAACTACACCCTGCCCAGTGTCGTCTCCAACTAGTGTTATTCTAAATTGCATCTGTTGATATTGTGATGGACTGTATGGAATACCGAATGATCCGGAATCGTCCCCAAATCCAGGAGCCATTCCTACATATTTAGTGGTGTTATTTGTGTTGTACCATAATGGACCATGCAGGTGCGGGCCTGCAACAGCAAAATCACCTGCTGAATTGCCGCCAAATCCTGGTATAGCTGTGATTAAAGGAACATTTCCATAATTACCATTGGTTTGAATATTTTGACTATAATCAGCAAAAGTCTCATGGCATAATCTTACTTGCCAACCCAATGAGTGTGGACTTTGTAAAATTATACGCGGTGTAGTGGAGTTACCATAACCGCCATATGTACCATTGTTAACGCCCACCCAAGTACTATTTGGCGCACCTGATGTTGGAGTTAAAGTTTCAGCAGCATATAGATACCAGTTCATGCTATCGTATGGTTCAACAGGTGGATATCCCGTAGCCCCCATTGTTCTGTAGTCAATTATGTAACAGTTTGTTACTACAGTTCCTCCGCCAGCATATGCTCCATTACCCGTTGTTCCATTGAGCGTAAATTGCGTATTATTTAATACAGTAATGGTAAAAGTTCCATTAGCATTCGTGTTTCCAGTAACTCCCGAAATAGTTACTGTTTGTCCTGTAGTTAGGGCATGTGGTGCTGTAGTTGTTACCTGTATCGGGGAAACAGCATTGCCTGAGGTGGTAGACACACTATAGTTAAGCGCTTCAAAACCAGTAATTAAAAATATACCAGAATTGAATGTAGAGTTGGCTGTACTTCTTAATACCAGCAACCTGCCTACGTCAGAAAAACTAACAGTCCTTACTGAAGGAGGAACCCATACATAAAATTCTCTTCCGGTACCTTGATTAATACCAGCTTTAGTACCCACTGCGAAAGTTGGAGATCCTGTAGGCGTAGAGTCTGGAGTAGCAATTAACAAAGTTCCTACAGCGTTGATAGGATAGTTTGTATCACCAACATAACTATACAAAAGTATTCTTCTTAAAAAGATACTCATGAGATAGCCTGGTACCCACTGCCTACTAGCCGTAGTGATATTTTGAGTAACATAATCTCTAACTGTGTGTATAGCCATATCGATTCCTTATATAATGTAGAACAAGCTAGATGGAAGTATTGTATTATCCCAAATAATGGCAATACCATTTTGAGTATTTAAGAATTGGCCAGTTGCTGTACCAAATCTGTGATAGAGTGGCAAGGTAGTTCCTGTAAACTTTAATGTTCTTAATTTAACTCTACCCAAAGAATATTGTCCGGTTACTCCTGGTAGTGATAATACACCATCTGAAGCTAGTACTGTACCTCTTGTAGTATTAAATGTTAATCTAATATCAGTTAAGTTAGACCCAAATGTTGGAGTACCATCTCCGCCTAGTGACTTAGCAAGCATTCTATAAGTTCTTATGGTGCCAGTTGTATCTTTCATAACGAATCCATTACCGATAGTTCCGCTGTTACCGCTAGTTCCGTCGCATCTAAATACTGAACCGTTAAATACTCCACCTCTACTTAATACTGCCACAGGATTTGTATCAGCGGCTTGAGTATAAAGTCTTATTGGAATTTCACAATGTAGATACGAGGATGCATCACCACTGTTTACATCTTTGAAATGCATCCAGAAAAATGCAGGATCGGCAGCCATAGTCATAGCCATAGTGTTTGCTGGAATACCGTTGAAAATACCTCCACTTTGACTAGTAAACTGTGTTGTAGCATCTGTTTGAGGATCTCCTGTTACTGGGAAAGTAAGTCCATTCCAGTTGCCGCCTGGTGATATAATGGTTCCAATAGTACCCGCAGTATCGTTGCCAAATAACTGTATTTGACTATTGGCTTGCCCTGGATTTATTCCAATGGATGAAGGATTGAACTGCATAACCATATAGTTACCGTTACCGCTACTGAATGTTTGAGCAAGACCAGCATCTACTATTCTGTAATTAATATTACTTCTTTGAGTAAATGACGGGTGCAAATTAGTTGGGTCTGGTGTTCCGCCAGTATTCAAATTAATTCTGATAGAATTTGGACTATTTACGGCTGTAATTATGTAAATACTATCTTCTGTAGTTCCAGAATTTGGCTTCCACATAATCAATAGCTTACCTACCATATTGCTAGTTGTAACAGTTTGAGTGCCGCCACTTGTCCATGAGCCGTTTGGAGTAGAGTTGTTTAATATAATACTATTACGATTGGCAATTGAGCCACCGCTGGTATAAGCACCACTAGCAATTGTACCATTTAGTGTTGCAACTCTATTACTAATTACTGTTGTTAATGCTGTAGTGTTAGCGTTTGGTAAACCATTAATACCAGATGTTATTACAGTTTGTCCAGTTAATAGTGTATGGAAATCAGATGTAGTAATGGTAATTGGTGACAGTATAGTATTACCAGTAGTCATAGCTCCGGTACCGCCAGAACATCCTGTAAATGTTGTGGCAGTAGTTCCTGTGTAGGATACAATTTGGTTTCCGGTACTGGTCATAATTGTAAATGAACCAGTTTGTGCAAAACTAATAAACACAGGATTACCTGTAGTCATAGTTCCGGTGCCGCCAGAACATCCTGTAAAAGAAGTGCCCGTGGTACCAGTATACGTTACAGGTTGATATCCGGTAGTTGTTAATACATATATGTAACCGCTAGTTGGGAAACCTGTAGTTGAAGCTACGTTAATAGTAGCTTGTGGCAGTACTTGTCCACTGGATGCGACTGCAATTGAAGTGTAATTGCTAGCTGGAGAGAAGGCTGTGAACACCGATCCGCCAGCAGAAGTGCTTCCCGTACCACCTGAGCATCCAGTTAGTGATGTGGCACTTACGCCAGTATAATTTATTAGTTGAGAACCGGCTGAGGTAGTAATGTACAATGAACCGGCAGTTGGAAAATTAGTAAAAAATCCAGTGTTATTTACTGTGTTGCCAGTAAACATAGTTCCGAATCCGCCCAATGCACCAGTGAAGGAAGTGCCGGTTACACCAGTATAGGTAACTGTTTGATTGAATGGTCCGCCGCCAATTGGAATACCAATCAACAGAGTACCAGTTCCGCCCGTACATCCTGTAAATGAAGTTGAAGTTAGTCCCGTATAAGAAACCGAAGTGGCCGCATAAACAACACCACCAGTTGACATGGTTCCACCACCACCAGAACATCCAGTGAAGGAAGTTCCTGTGGTACCCGTGTATGTGACTATCTGTGCACCAGAGCTTGTTGTTACATAAATAGTTCCAGAAGCCGCAAATCCTACTGTCGAGGCTACGTTAATAGTGCCTTGTGGTAATGCCTGTCCGTTGGAGCCGGCAGCGATAGTTGTTTGAATAGAGTTGTCTGCTACACTGAGAGTTCCGCTAGTTGGAAATCCATTAGTAGTAGATACATTAATAGTTGATTGAGGTAATGATTGACCACTAGATCCTAGTGCAATACTAGTTACTACTGTAGTGGCAATATTTAATGTACCTGTCGTTGGAAATCCGGTAGTTGAAACTACGTTAATCGTACCGGTTGGCAATGCGATATTGTTAGATCCTGATGCAATGGTCGTACTTGCCGTTGCTGTGGCGGCTACGTTGATTGTAGCTGTTGGTAATGCTTGAATGCCAGTAGTGGTTGTGAAAGGTGCAGCAGTATTTGCATTAACAGTTGCCTGTGGCAAAGATGCTCCATTCGATGGAAAACCAGTTGTGGTATTAAAGTATGTTGCATTGGAAATATTGTTAGTTGGGGTGGTAATTATCCAAGTTCCATTGGCAGTTGTATTTCCAGTGACGCCACTTACTACAACAGATCCTAAATTAGAATAAGAGTTCGCGGCCGTCATATTAACTGATATTGGTGCAGTTACTGCCCCACCAGTTGACATAGTGCCAGTACCACCAGAGCAACCAGTAAAGGTTGTTCCTGTAATACCGGTATAAGTAACTGTTTGTACACCACCGCTAGTCGTAACGTTAATTGTTCCACTGCTTGGGAATCCGATGGTGACAGTACCACCAGTTTGCATGGAACCACGTCCTAGAGTACATCCAGTAAAAGTAGTGGCCGTAATACCTGTGTACAGCACTTGTTGGATGCCTTCAGTAGTTTGTACATTTAAATATCCACCAGAAGGAAAACCAGTAGTGGATGCTACGTTGATAGTACCAGTAGGTAGTGAAACGTTGTTAGAAGAGGCTGCGATGGTTGTGCTAGCGGTTGTAGTAGAAGCAACGTTTATGGTAGCCTGAGGTAAAGATTGTCCGTTAGATCCCGCAGCAATAGTAGTTCTGTAATTAGAAACATTGTTAATTGTAAAGCTAGTAGCGGCACTTGTAAATGGATTGACATTGGTTGCACTGAAAACAGCATCCCCACTGACAGACGTACTAACCTGAGCAGCAGTGTATCCATCATTTCCGATTGCTAAAACAGGGGTTCCTTCTGTAAAATTAACTGGCCATGCGAATGGGGTAGTATTAATGACACCGCCGCCAGTATACGATCCATTTCCAGTTGATCCGTTTAAGCTAAATGTGGTTGTAGAAGTAACTGTAATTTGAAAAGTTCCGTTAGCGGCCAAATTTCCTAATACTCCAGAAATTGTAACTTGTTGTCCAGTAAATAGTGCGTGAGTTGTTGTAGTAGTAATAACGATTGGAGATACGCCAGCGCCTGTGGTATTTGATACGTTGTATGAAATGCTCATGGTGTTTGCAAATCCACCAGGCGTTTGCAAGCCGGTTCCACCATTAACGCAGTATCCCCAGAACTCATAGAGTACTTTTAAGAACTCGGAGGCTCTTCCAGTTTGGTTATAATTGTAAAATAGTCCTCGACAGAACCTTAGTGAAGTTGGCATTTATTCTCCGTTTAACCAAAATGTCGTATTATTGCGTGTTTATGCGAACCAAGTGTCTAAGACCTCTGGAGTAGAATAAGGCCCTATACACGGGAAAGCTGGCGCATTTGCTAAAGAAATTTCTGTGTCTACCCAAACAACCGGAGTAGGAGTTGTACAGGAAGTATCATAAGCTCTTAATTTATAATATCTCACGGCGCTGGTAACTGTGATTGGTAAAACCCCAACTTTGTACACTAATTTAAAATAATCCAGAGGTCTTGCAATATCCGCGACTCTAATATCTTGAATTAAAATATTTGGTTCTTCTTTATTGGCTGATCCTGTAGCTGTAATTGCACCAGTTCTCCAAAATCCAAAACCATTAACACCGTCGGTATACGATAAGGATGCTGCTGCTACAGAATTTAATTGTGTACTTCCAGAATATCTAATACATTGAAATCCATTTAAATAGGCACGCAAATCTGTGCCATCGTGTGTTAATCCTATATGCGACCACTGCTGCAGGGGTATCGGAAAATCGGTAACTGTGAATGTAGCATTGGTACTCGAAGTTAAAGCAACTTGTGCTATCCAGTCTTGGCCACCGTTAGATGTAAGTGTAGAAATATTAATAGCTTGAAAGGGGCTCGTCCAACTTGAAGTAATTGTACTATCTCTATATTCTTTTCCAAATAATGTTGTATTATTTGTAGTAGTATAAGATTTTAAATATACCCAAGCCGACACAGTTAATGGCGGCGTAGGATTAATAGTTTTAGCGCCAGCCGCGTAATTTCTAGTGGCTGAGGCGCCGGTCGGAAAATTTCCTGTGCTAGGAAACTGCGCACAAGAGTCATCAAAAACGCCAGTTCCAGTCCTTACTATGGTATTAGTAATATTTAAATCTGTACTTACATCATTAGGTGAAGTGACGCCGGTATTTCTATACGGACCAGAACTTTCGTTAAGTCTCCACACTAAAATATCATGTTCGTCTGGTGTTACTCTACCCATGATTAAAATCCTAACTTAGTCCAAGATTGCACTATTTCTATCGGCCCCAAACTACCACCACATGGAGGAGATGGTGCACCGTTGTAGTTTATTCCATTAGATACCCAATAAACTGGAGGAGAATTTGAACAAGTTGTATCATATGCTCTTAATTTATAATATTGAGATAGTGGATTTGAACCTGTACCTGGGGATAACACTCCGTTTCTGTATACATTTTGAAAATATGATTGTGGTCTAGCTACATTAGCAATTCTAATATCACATATTGAACATACTGGTTCTTCTGGATTTCCTGAGCCGGCTGGTATGGCACCTACGAACCATGGACCTGGAGTAGTGCCGTAGTTTATATTTCCGCTAGCTGTACCTGTAGCGACTATACTTCCATTAATATAGCCTATCTGAGTGGCACCATCATATGTTAGTCCAACATGTGTCCAATTATATAAAGAAATTGTGTTTTCAGCAGATACCGTACCTGCACCGCCAGATGCCGTAACAAAAAATAAGTCCCAGGCTGACGATTGTGAGGTATATGTTCTATTTTGTAATCCCAATGCTCCAAATGTACTAGACCAGTTTCCGGTATTCATTTGTTTCATGAACGGATGCTGTGTAAATCCTGTAGTATTGTAGGCTCGCAAATAAATCCAAAAAGATATGGTAATAGGGGCTTGTAGCGTAAAATTATTAGCACCAGCAATAAAATTGCGAGGGCTGCTGCTATTAGATCCTGTGAACTGTACACAACTGTTATTACCAGATGCAGCAAATAGACTCGGCTGTTGTAATAAGACTGTTCCTGATAACGTAGCTAAATCAGAAACGGCATGTGAAGGGGCTGATGGAGAAGTAGAAGAATTTACAAACGGAGCTGCCGCTTCGTCTAATTTCCACACAACAAGATCATTATTATCTGGTTCTATTCTAGTTCCTGACATTATGGCACCGTTCCACCAAAGTATGCTTCAGCAAAATATGATTGAGGTCTTACTATATTTGCGAGTCTAACATCTTGCACAATTAAATTTCCACCATCTAATGAAGCGGTATCTGGAATAGTACCTACAAACCATTTACCAGGATTTCCACTATTACTTACAGCGCCACCACCTGGAACTAAACTTCCAACTAATGTACCATTCAAATAAGCTCTCAGAGTGGTGCCGTCCCATGTTTCTCCTACATGAACCCACCTGCCTTGTGGTATTAAATAAGGAGAATTAATGGCTAACTCTCTTAGTGTACCACCCGTTGTTACGTAGGCTATCCATCTACCATCCGATGTGTTTCTAATATATAATCCACATGTGAGGAAGGGTGAAGACCATGATCCTGCTGAGTATTGTTTAGTAAAAATGGATCCGTAGCTGCTGGAATATCTTCTAACAAATACCCAAGCTGAAAGAGAGAAGTTAGCAGGTACATCAACTCCAAATCCACCACCACTGCCATCATGATTTGAAGAGATATTTTGACCAGGAATATAAACTCCTTTGAAATCTGCGTCTATTTTGATGAGACCTGGAACTTCCGAAATTATACCACCATAATCCACCAGATCACCAGCAGAACCAGCAGTTCCTAAATTTTGACGATTTGGACCCGCTTCATTTAGTGGATAGACTAAGATATCATTTGCATCTGGTTGTAATCTAGCCATTCATGCCTCACGAGTATACTATTGTAAGTCGCGCATTATTACATATTACTCGGTCTGTAACTGCTCCACTAGTTTTCCAAATTTGAACTTCATATCTTGTTACTGCATCACTCCTAATTGTTCCTGGAGTTGTTCCAACGGTGAGTGGAAGCGATGTATATTCTGTTGTCACAGTATTGTTGAACTGGAATAAAGTATTTGTAATTGGTACATTATGAGTAGTATCAAATAATCTACAATATCCGTCAACACCAGCCGCTGATACTTCTAGACTGGCCTTAAAGGTTATACTTCTAGTTCTTCCACTGTTATCAGTTAACAGCGCTGGATAAAGAGTAATATCTAACTCTCTTCCTCCGGTACCTGCTGGTGTAGAGAACCCATTCATTTCCGTACCCGCAACAAAATTGATATCGGATGGCATAGCTAAGGCTAGAAGGGTAGTAATTAAAACAGGCGGGCTATAAGTGATGTTTATTCTTGCGTTTCTACAAATAACCTGATCATTTACTCCACCACCAGTGATATAAATCTGTACTTCATATTGAGCAACCATATCAGTTCGCATTAATCCGGCAGTTATTCCTGAATTTATTTCAGCAGATAATTCTACCGAAGTTAGACTGCTGGTAGACAGGGTGCTGCTAGCAATGATTGCATTATTTGTAACATCTTTAATTCTTACGAATCCAGTAGCTGCAGCATTAGTTACCTCTAAGTCAGCAATGAATTTCATTGTTCTGGTACGACCATCCAGTGTAGTTGAAGGATACGGAGACATATCTACGGCACGTGCACCAACTCTAAATGGAGAAGATGAGTTGCTGTATCCATCGCCGCCAACAAATGTGATATCAACCGGCAACAAAGTAACTGTTGGTAGAATATTTAAAGTTACTGATTGTGTAACGGGTTTCCATATATACCCGTCCCAGGTAAGTACTTGATTTGTTGTAGGAGATTGCGTAGAAACTGGCCTTCCCTGTAACCCGGTAACGTAAGGTAAAGCATGTGTATTGCCTAAATCTTGAGCTAATTGAATAGAATTAGTTGGTTCCCAAACAATGCCATTCCAGCCCACAACTTGACCTGGTGAAGGGGCAGCACTGGAAAGTGGACGATTTTGTAATCCAATAACTAATGGATGAGAAGGTACTCCTCCCAAGTCTCCAGCAATTGTAACAACTTGCTGTGTGATAAGAGTTTCTATATTATCTAATCTGGCTCTAACAGTAGCAAAAGTACCACTTGGTTTAGCTCCTAATTCATTTTCAATTGCAATAATGGCATTTCTTAGTCGATTGACCGTATCTCCGCCAATAGGGGATTGATTATCTACCACAAGAGGTAAAGTAACATTATTGTCTATTTGTGCAGGATAATTAGTCATGAAAGCCTTTGGATCTCTTAACGTTATTTTTTACTCAGATGTATGCTAAAAATTTAGTATACTTGTGTGGTAAGGACCTACCGCTATAGGCTGAAACGTTAAAACATGAGTAATTATCCCTTTAGTTTCGACAACAATATCACTCTACCTGGAGTTTCTGGAAGTTCGCAGGAAGATGTAGCTATTACTGCTCTGAGAAGTGCAGTTTTTGCTATTGAAACCGAGCTTGGAATTACTCCAAGCGGAATTTATCCCGATGTTAGAACTAGATTAGATATTTTAGAATCTAGAATTCAATTTGGAGTTTCTCCTCAAATTCCAAATGATGGTTATGTAAAAAGTCCTTTATATATTTGGAATGTCCCGCAAAATATAGTTTTAAGCATTAGCGATGGATATGGGGCACCTACCGAAAATAGACTAGACGGCTCTCTCTATATGAGAGGCGGGGATGGCTATGCCAATAATCAACTTTATGTTAGACTAAATGGTCAATGGTATCCTGTACAAACTGAACAATTTACCGCAGCTAATGACTTAGCTGGGTATCCACCTGGTTCAGATGGACATTTAGCACAGACAGTTATTGGATTATATAATCATCCATTTAATACTACCATGGACACCGTGGGCGCCGTAGAAGATGGCTATCACGTTACCTGGAATAATATTTTAGGAATGTGGGAAGCTCAAACTGGATTTATTCCAGGTCGCGACCTCATGGCATTTTCTGGTCCTTACGGACGTACTGGTCAACAAGTTATTGGCCTTCAAGGTTTCCCTCTCTCAGGATTCCCTCCAACTGATGGATACACGCTAGTTTGGCAGGCGTCTGATAATCGTTGGGAACCACAAGCACGCGCTGTCATATTTGACGGGTACGTTGCTCGTGTCAACTTACGTTCCAACCGCGCTCAACAATCACCAATTTTAAACACCAAAACTGGAATTGTAAACTTTGGAACTGATACGAGCGGGCTGACTCTCGGAGCCACCAATGACTACGCTATAATTTTAGGTGGTGACCGAAATCTTTCATCTGGAATTCACTCCATCGTTGTAGGTGGTTTTGCTGGCAATTCTTCGGATGGTTACGCTCTTATTATTAATGGAAATTCCAACACAGCATCCGCCCAATATGCTACAGTTGTTAACGGAACTACCAATGCCGCTAGCGGTATACGATCATTAGTATTACACGGAACTTCCAATATAGCTTCTGGTGCTAATTCCTATATAGGTAACGGCGCTAGCAATACAACAGCGGCCAATTTTTCTGCCGTACTAAATGGATCTTCTAATAGTATCTCTTCAGGATCTACCCATGCAGCAATCGGATTTGGTAATCTAAATCAAATAACGGGCGGCGCAGCTTCACAATTCTCTATCATCCTTGGCGGAACTACCAACGTTATTTCTAGCGCTGAAAATGTTCTCATCGGAGTTCCAGACAGTTCTGATTCAGCGGCCCCACACTCTATTTTACTATCCGGTGTAAATAATTCAATTCTTACACTGTCTGATTACTCAGCTATTTTAACTGGCACGAATAACACAATAAATACGTCTTCAGAATATGGATTTATTGGAACTGGTCAAAATAATAATGCTACTGGCCATTTTTCTACTATCTTAAATGCAGATACTTCCACGGTAAATGGACAACACGCTACGGTTCTAAAAGGTCTTAGTAATAGTGCAACCGGACAGCATTCCACCATTATTAATGGAAATAGTAACACCATAAATAGTGCCGGCTGGAGTATTATTCTAGATGGTTATAATAATTCTGTAACCGGCACAGGATCATTTATTGCAGATGGTTACAACAATAGTGTTTCCGGATTCTTTTCATCTATTCTGAATGGTAATTTCAATATTATTGCGGGTAGAAATAGCACCATCATGAATGGTACTGGCAATAATATAGACACTAATAGTGCTGAAAGTGCTGTTATTTTAGGAAATAATAATACGTTTGTCAACTCAACCAATGCACTTGTAACCGGTACTGGTAACGTACTAACAAATGCATCGCAGCAATTTGTATTGGGAGCTAATAACAGTACTCAATCAGCCTTCTCATTTATCAATGGCAGTTTGAATACACTGGCAACGGGTTCAGCATTCAATAGAATTTTCGGTTCAAGTAATACACTGGGAGCAAATGCTTCTACCAATTTTATTATGGGCAGCTCCAATATTGTGGGACCAGCTAACGCTACATCAAATACAGTTATTTTAGGAACCAATAACCTTGTAGATAATTCTAGCGCAGCCTATGTGAGAGGATCTAGTAATATCGTAAGTTCTAATTTTGGTTTTGTAGACGGTCAGTTTGGTAAATCAAGAATGTTTGGCCAAGGAGTAATGTCCAATTCTAGATTTACTGCAACCACAATCGCTGCCGGTTCCAATGGTCAAAGTTTACCACAAGGCACTATTAACGTAGTTTCCACGGCCGGATTCCCATCCAGTGGATCAATAGCTGTCATTACTTCACTTGGTTTACAGTCTGTTACCTATTCTGGTACAACTGGTACCAGCTTTACAGGCTGTGCTGGCGGTAGTGGTGTTATGTCTACTGGTAATGCTGTAGGTAAGATTGGTGAAGTCCAATGGTCGCGCTTGGTATTGACTGGTAGATCAACTGGTGGAGCTGCAATTCCATTACAATTACAAGATACAGTTGCTGCTAACCCAACCTTCGTTGATGGTTATTCTTATGATTTAAGTATCAAAGTTCTTATCGTTAATACTTCGCCAATCACACCAAATCCAGTGGTTCCAGCAAGATATCACATAGATGTTCTTGCACATCAAGAAAGTGGTGTGTTGGTGTTGGATAATATCAATTATACATTGTCTACGCCTAACACAGTAGATAGTATATTTAGAACGCCTTGGACCGTTACGATTTCTACTAACGGCGCAAACCAAATGTTAGTAACAGTTGATGTTGAAGCGCTTACCTCTTACGTACAACCAAGCAATACACCTTCTGATAGAAGAGCAATTGCTACAATTGAAATGCGAGAAATTTCGAGACTATAATGGCAACAACAGTTAGAACAACTAGAACATTAACCATGCCCGATATGTCGGACAGGTACCCAAGCAACAATCCTCCTGACGGCTATATTATTACTTTTAGTGGAGCCGATGGTTATTATTTAGCTAAACCATTGTCTAGAATTTTAGCAATTAGTAGTCCAACTTCTCCATATACTCCAACAACTGAAGATGTTGTTTTAGTTCCAAATCACGTTGGTGTTTTTACAATTAATTTACCACTTGGTCAAACTCCTGGAAAAACTTTTTATATTAAAGATTTTGGTGGGGTTGCAGCAGCCAATAACATATTGGTTTCTGGAAACGGTAATAATATTGATGGCGCACCAAGCCAAACAATTACTTCAAATTTCGGTGGATTACAGGTAATTTGGAGTGGGGCCAGTTGGGCAATTATTTCGAACATCTAATATCTTCAAAATTCTACGCATTTAGAATAACGATAATCTAATAAAGAGACATCTCTCTAGGAGATTCTATGGCAATACAGTACTATATGCGAGCCTACAATACAACTTTGTCCCAATATGTGGACTGGGTTGTAAATGATGCGCCAGACAGTATAGGAACTTTTTCTGGTTACCCAACTAACCAACTAGTCAATATTACTGTTAATAGAGTAGTACAGTCAAAAGTTGAGAATTTTCTAAAACCGAACCAATCTTTAGGTGGTACGGACGGCCTCTTCTTCCACGTTAATAGTTACGATTGGCGAAATGCTGTTACCCCTATTCCCCCTCCTACCAGCTATACTGGTTTTCAGATTGAAAGAGGCGTAAATTTCGTCTCTAATATTACATCGGCCTCCAATACTGCACCTATTACGATTACGACATCTTCCAATCATAATTTAGTAACTGGCCAAATTGTAACTATTAATGGAGTTTCTGGTAACGTAGCCGCTAATGGTAGCTGGCCCATTGTAGTTACTGGTTTAACCACTTTTACCCTAACCGGTTCTGTAGGTTCAGGAAATTCTGTTGTTGGTGGTAGTGTTTTTACTCCGAGAGATATGTCTTCCCTTATTTGGGATGAACTGGGTGATATCTGGAGATTTGTTTTAAATACCAATGGTGATGGAACTTCTCTCGGAGCATCACAATCTCTCAGCGTTAATAATCTACTTGTTGATGGTTTTCTGGCCCTTGGTTCTGACCCGGCTGATACTGGAATTATCAGAATTCCAAATAATCAATATATCTTTTCTGAATCTAATCCAAGTGGAACTGATGTTCAACTAATTGGCGCTGATTTATTTAATAGAATTAAACTCGGAAGTACAGTAACTGATATTGTTTATACTCCAGGTGTTGTAGTAGTTGATGGATACGTGCAGCATGATGGAACTAGTGGAAATATCGCTGCTTCAACTGGATTTATTCGTGAGCAAAATAATACGACCATAGTTGCATTCAAGAATGTTAATCAGTCATTTTCTGACATAGCGGCATTATCATCAAATTCATTTAATAATATAGTAATAGGCGATACAGTTAATACGGGCACCATTCATAATACAGCCAGTGGTGTATTTAATATCACCGCTGCCACTGCCGCTAGTCCAGTTCAGATTACAGTATCTGCTCCAACTACTTTCGTTACCGGACAAAGTGTTACGATCAATGGAATCACTGGTACCATCGGAACCGATCCAACTAATGGATTAAATGGTAAAACATTTGCAATTGTAGTATTGAGCCCAACTCAATTTACACTTACTGGATCTAACGGTACGGGATTAGCTTACACCAGTGGTGGTACAGTCACTACAAATAACGTTCATTCATTCCAGGTAGGTGGAACAACTCAAGTCGAAATTGGTGCTCCTTTTGTTAGATTTCCGTCTGGAATTACTTCACCATTCATCTATCAGCTTCCGGCTGCCCCAAGCACTAGCGGACAAAATCTAACTATTCAATCTCAGAATGCTGGATTAGGCGGATCCAACGGTGGTAATTTAACTCTAACAACCGGTACTGGTACAACTAATGGTATCATTAATTTACAGACTGGTGGAGTAACTAGAATAACATTAAGCGATACAACCGAAACTCATATTCATCAAATAATTACATTTGCTAATACTGTCGCTAACCCAATCATTACCCAAAATACCGCAACTGCTGCTGCTGGTACTACGCTAACTGTACAGGCACAAGCAACTTCATTAGCCGCTTCTGCTGGCGGTAATTTAGCACTCAGCTCTGGAGCTGGCACATCTCAGTCTGGAAATGTATTCATTCAAACTGGAGGAACTACACAAATTGTTGTTTCCCCTTTGACTATCGCCCCAAGTGATGCAACTTTCGGTCCACCAACCAGCGGAACAGTTATCATTAAAGGCAATTTAGAAGTTCAAGGAGCAATGACTACCGTAGAAAGTACGGTTGTTGATATAATTGGTAGAGTCATCCACGCTAATTGGGCAGATCCAATTGGATCTCCAAACGTTGCTCGTCCAACACAAAATGTTGGCTATAGCATCCATAGAGGCAACGTAGGTGGCCAGCCACGTGATGGTGCTGCTTGGATATGGACTGAAGGCGCACTTGATGGCGGAGCCGATGGTTATTGGAGAGCTGTAACTATCCATGGTGATGGCTATGGAACTGATAACTTCAATATTACAAACTCTATAAGTGCTGTTGGAGTAATGGGCAATGACTTTGTTGCAAGTTCTGACCCTGCACCTGTTTTAGGTTATATTGCCGCTAGTGGAAGTTTGAGAACAGCTAATAATGTTCCAGTAGCTGTTTCTAGAGACATCACAGCAACCACAACGGTCACCGCAGCCTCAAACTTAGCTACGCTGCCTCAAGGAACTATAAACGTAGTTTCAACTGCTGCATTTACTACCTCTGGAACATTGCTAGTTCTATCATCAACTGGTGTTCAAACTATTACCTATACTGGTACGACCGGAACAAGTTTTACGGGATGTGTTGGTGGTACTGGTACAATTATTACAGGTAGTATTGTTGGTCAAACTAATAATAGCACTACTATTGCTGCTCCATCCAACGGACAAATACTTCCTCAAGGAACAATTAACGTAGTTTCAACCACCGGATTCCCTCAAGCCGGAACTCTGCGCATTTATACCACTACTAGCACGGGTGGTATTCAGAATGTGTCGTACACAGGTACCACTGCTACCAGCTTCACCGGATGTACTGGCGGTACCGGAACTCTAAATACTGGAAATATTGTAACTAGTATTCCTGCAACTGGAACTCAAGATTTAGTCCTACTGGGAACTGACTTCGGTAATCGTATTCTTCATGGAGCGCCAACCAGTAATGCTGGTCATATCTTTAATACGACCACTGGATCTATTTATGACTTCCAGATTAATAGTGTATCTCAGGTTCAACTAAGGGGTGATACTGACGTAGATACATTCACTAAGACTATTACTATTGCCCCAACAGTCAGTAATCCAAAGATTTATCAGATAGTCCGTCCAGACACTGGAGCCAATAATGGCTTCAACATGATGCTCCATGCTCAAGATGGACAGCAACAAACTGGTGCCAATGCTAATAACAATGGTGGTTTGTTAATTCTATCTTCTGGTACTGCAGGTACTGGAGGATCTGGTGCTGCTGGTACTGATGGTTACGTAGATATCAGAACTGGTGTAACTACTAAGATTAGAGTATTCCCAACAGATGCTGCTCCGCCTGGTCCAAGCACTAACGATAATAGTATTCTCTATTTTGAAAATCTATTTAGAGTAGATACTGCACAGCTTACCCCACTATTTAGACAGGATGACACGGCAACCGCTACTGGACAGTCTTACACTATTCAGGCACAGAATGCAACCACTACAGGTGGCGCTCTAGTATTAACTTCCGGAACTGGTGCAACCACTGCTGGTGATGTTCAAATTAGAACAGGTGGTGTTGATAAGGTAATTGTTCATCCAACGTTTACTGAATTTAGGGATACGGCAGAGGCGTTGCGTGTCACTCCAGTTTCTGCTGGTACTACACAGATTACCTACGCAGCCACTGTAACATCTGCACAAATTAACCAGACTCAAACAGCTTCCACACCAAGCGCTCCGATGACCATTCAGTCTCAGGTTACAACTGCGGCATCAGGTCAGGGCGGAAACCTAATTCTAATTGCTGGTAACGCAACTGGCACTACTTCCACTGGCGGTAATGCTATATTAACTTCCGGAACTGGAACAACAGTTGCTGGAAATACTCAGCTACAAACTGGTGGTGTTGATCGTGTTGTTGTACATCCAACATTTACGGAGTTTAGAGATGCCGCTGAAGCTGTACGCATTACTCCAGTTTCTGCCGGCACCACACAAGTTACATTTGCATCCACAGTAACTGCTGTTTCTTTCAATCAGACTGCAACAGTTGGTGCTACAGGCGCTCCTTGGACAATCCAAGCACAAGCCGGAGCTTCAGGAACTGGTGGAGATATCTCTATCATTGCAGGAAATGCTACTACAACAGGTGGAGACGCCATTATTACATCTGGTACTGGTGCTACAGCCGGAAATGTTCAACTACAAACTGGCGCGGTAGATCGTGTAGTAGTTCACCCAACATTTACTGAATTTAGAGATACCGCTGAAGCTTTGCGTGTCACCCCGGTATCCACTGGCACCACTTCTGTTCAGTTTGCATCAACTGTATTATCTTCCAGAATATTCCAAGCAGACCTAACTACTGCTAGTGGAGTTGGAGCAACTCTGACTGTACAAGCTCAGAATGAAACTGGTGCAACGTCTACCGGCGGAAGTTTGAATCTAACTTCTGGAACTGGTACTTTGATGGATGGGTACACCAACCTACAAGCTGGTGGCTCCACCGTTGCAAGTGTCCATACTGATAAGTTTATCTTTGCCAAAGGATGGAGAAGAAACGTATCTATGATCTCCAGCAGTGGAACGTACAATGTTTTGGATATGGACGATTATATTGCGGTAGTCAGCTTGTCTGCGGCATTCCAAATCAATTTACCAGCTTCTCCGATGATAGGCGATACATACGAAGTCAAAGACACCACCGGAAATGCAGTTACTTTCAATATCACCATATCTGGTAACGGTAAAAACATTGACGGTGCTGGTACATTTGTACTCACTCAAGCATACGCATCTGCCGCCTTTACATACACTGGTACGCAGTGGAGTGTGACATAAAGATAAGGAATAACTATGGCTTATAATGTAACAGTTGTTGGACAATCCAGTTTAGATGCTTTTGGAAGAAGTAGGGTTTCTAATCCAACCACCATTTTCGATAGCAAACAATTGTTTGATGGAAGAACCATATTCTGGTCAACTTCTACGGCGACTGGTGCATCGATTACTTTTGATGGTTATAGGGCATCTAGTACTTTATCCGTAACCAGCTCTGGTGGTTCCGAAGCTATCAAACAAACAAAAAGACGCTTTAATTACAGCCCTGGCAAATCTTTGCTTATCATGAACACATTTGTGATGGGCACATCTGCTTCTGGTACACGAAAAAGAGTTGGTTATTTTGATGCCAACAACGGAATTTTCTTTCAAGACAACGGTGGTACTAAATCTATGGTTCTGAGAAGCAGTGTGTCTGGCAGTCCTAGTGATACGATTGTTAACCAGGCAAACTGGAATATTGACAAGATGGATGGCACGGGAAGCAGCGGAATTACTCTTGATATTACCAAGGCTCAAATTCTATTTATTGATCTAGAATGGCTAGGAGTTGGCGCTGTAAGAGTAGGCTTTGTAATTAATGGGCTAGTTCACTATGCTCACCAATTTTTAACTGCCAACGTTGGCACCTCCGTGTATATGTCTTCCCCTAATTTGCCAATTAGATATGAGATTACAAATACAGGTGCCGGTGGTGCAAGTTCATTAGAACAAATTTGTAGTACTGTAGTTGTAGAAGGAAATACGCAATCAGAAGGTATGCTATTATCTGCTGATAGAGGAGCTACCGCACTGGCCTCTGTTGATAATGCTGCCCTATATCCTCTAGTGTCCATAAGATTAGATAACACTAAACCTGGCGCAACCATTACTCCAGCACAATTAAGTGTATTGGCAACTACAGCGGGCGTAGATTTTAAGTGGGCTTTAGTACTCAATCCTACTATTGGTGGGTCTGATGCCGCATCCTGGACTTCTATTCCTAACAGTGCAGTGCAGTATGATGTTAGTAGAACAATCACTAATACAGTAACAGGTGGTACTGTCATCGCATCGGGGTATGGTAACGATGCTGCAGCCATCACAGCTAACTTTAGTACCGTACTTACATTAGGATTAAGTATAGCGGGCGTATCTGATCAATTCGTGCTGGCCGTACAGAAAATTGGAGCGGGTACTGATTCCTTCGTGGGAGCTATATCCTGGCGCGAGTTTGAATAATTATTTCTTGATTTTCTCGTAGATAACAACCATTGCCTTTAGGTCTGGTTTTTCTGGGGCTAACATTAGTGTCTGTTTGGCAATAAATTCTAGCGGATTGATCCATGGAAATCTGGCAGCTTCTTGACCATACGACACATCTATCCAATTAGGCACGATAGTCAAATGAATTTCATCCGCAAATTCCATGCCAGCTTCATAAATACGTTCCCCTCCTACAATCCAAACGTCTTTGCCATTGTCACAGGTATCTAACGCTTCCGGCACTGAGGCAAATACTTCGATGCCTTCATGATTAAGAACACCAAGTCCGTTAGCTAGTCGGCTAATAACAATATTTCGACGGTTTGGTAATGGTCTGCTACCAATTGATTCAAAAGTCTTCCTCCCCATAATAATGGTAGAATTTTTTGTTTTACTGGCGAATAGCTTCATGTCTTCCGGATAATGCCACGGTAGTTTGCCATCTAATCCAATGTAGCCATTCTGACTAACAGCAGCGATCATTTTAATCATCTGATTACCTCATCCAAAAATCTTTTCTTTAGTCCACCCAAAAGCTTCTAAAGACATATTAAATGATCCTGTCTCATATGTTTGTTGTAGCATGGTCTTAGCTAAATTAGCCACTTCAAGTTGGGCGCCATCTTCATTGCGCAGACCCTGGAAATGCATAAAAGAGCGGAAATTAAACATAACGTCTGCTGTTAATTGGTGGCAGTATGGTAGATAGAAACGAGCGCTTTCCTTAGCTCGTTTTCTGCTGTATCCCTTAGCTACTAGTCTTTCTAGGGTATCATGGTATTTCTTGAAAGATTCTTTATAATGCTGGAGAAGCAGTACTTGTTCATCTTCTGGCCAATCAATTGGTACATATCCTTTTTCTTCTTGTAGTTTCTTATATCTTGCCGACTCTCCATTGACTGATACCCCAATTCTATGTTTTAGGATATGGATGTGTGTGGCAATATCAGTGGTTACTAAAAAGTGTAGAGAAGACTTCTCAAATGGAGTATGATGACCATTTTGAGCTAGCATAGTTAACAGCTTATCCATACGTCCACGTTTTTCCTCGGTTAGGTCACGGGAGGTTGAAGTCCAAGCGGAGAGCGCATGCGTCTCATCAGAGCCGTAAAAACCTACTAGCTCTACTTTATTATCATAGTCTTTCATGTATTATCCTATTGTTTAGCTGCAATCATTAATTCAGAAATCAATTTATTCAAAGCAGGATCCGAGATAGATTCGGGTTTTCCTTCTTTGATGTTGGTGGCTTCAATCGCAAATCGTGCTTCTTCACCAAATGGCATCATCCAATAATACGACGAGTTCTTGAAGTTTTTAGCGTAATGGGGGCCAGAAAATCCAGGATCTATACCATAAAGTTCATAACCAACTCTCATACTCACAAAATAAGCTCGTCTTTCAAAAGCCGCACGAAATGGAGCTGGCCAGGGCAACAAGCATAGCAGTGCAAGGGGCACTACAATTTTCCATGTCAACACAAATAAGAGTAATAGCATCGGTAATGCCAGAATTTGTGGAAACAAATAGCCAAGTTTGAATGGTGCTGAGCCTACTCTTTTTTCATCGTAGATATGGACGCATTCATGTATGAAAATTTCAGAGGCGGAAGGTCTGGCGGTGCTTGCCTCATTTGGCCAGTAAATAGTTTCTCCGATAGTAGTGACAAATGATGTCATGAATGTCGGATTGAAAAACATTAACTTACCCAACAATTTCATCAACGGATCTTGATCTTTATATTTGATTTGTAGATTTGGGAAGTAAGTTTGAGCTTTTGTTACTAGTTCGTCAAACGCCATATTCACCCTATTTCTTTAACTATAATTTCATCTGGTAAAAAACCGAAGGTAGACGGTTTAAAAGGAATATCCTTAAACCCTCCTGCTTTTGGGTTGATAATGAGCCGCCATCCCATCAAATAATTATTACACACGTCATATCTGCAATCTTCAGTTTCGAATATGATTCCACTGTAATCTTTGCATGAATACTTCTCGTATTCAAATTTAGTTGGGTAAAGAAACATATAGTTTCCTAACTGACATGCCGTACAATCTTTGTGGGTTTCAAGAAATACTGCAAGTTCTTTTTCTAAACTTTCCATAGAACAATCCACCTATAAATCCAGCAACGCCAGCCACAAAACCTAGCCAGCAACCAAATTTTACACCAGAATAGAGCGCTTCAGCCATGACCAGCCCAAAGAACATCCAGGCTAGTGATTTCCATAATTTGCATCTGTTCATTTCTTATCAAAGAAATACTTATAATCGGCAAAGGAAAAGTAACCGAATGGCAATAAAAGCGCGCCTAGTGTAACTGGAACAATTGCTGGTAGGCCCTCAGCAATAGACCAAACAAGACCACTAATTAAAGCAACATTTGTAAGTGCTGTTGCCGAAGCCGTAATAATTTTAATAGTTTTTGCAGTATCCATAATAACCTCACTTGATAATAACGTCATGCGGATGAGACTCTTTCAGCCCCGCACTGGTTATTCTTATAAATGTCGGATTATCCTTAAGCTCCTCTAAGTTACGTGCGCCTTGATATGAGCATCCAGATTGTAATCCTTCAACTAGTTTAGTCATTATATTTTGGAATGTTCCCTTATAAGGGACCAACGCCGCCACACCTTCGATATGATTGGTTTTGTGGGTAGAACTTCCAACATATTCTTTGTAGATTACTTTGTCTATTTCCACTCTTCTACCCGGCGCTTCTTCACAGCCTGCAAAAAGATTTCCAATCATTACCATATCAGCAAAGCAAAGAGCCTTGACAATGTCTCCTGCGCTTTTGATTCCGCCGTCAGATATAAAACGGAACTGACGTCTTTTCTCGTGGGGATAGTGTTTAGTCCTTTCTAGTTCATTTAGCTGACGTTGAACTTCGGCAACATCAGCCAAGGCTGTGAATTGTGGCACACCATTGCCTGTTTCAATTCTGGTAGTACACAAACTACCTGGCCCCACACCAACTTTAACCACATCAGCTCCAGCTTGCCATAGTCGGCGAGCGCCTTCTCCGGTAGCTACATTTCCAGCAATAATAAAAATATCTGGGTATTTTTCTTTAATCCAACTAGTCATCTCCATGCACATTTTTGAATCACCGTGTGCCACATCAATACAAACTATCCGGATGCCAGCGTCTCGAAAGCGAGCAACCATTTCTCTGTCAGAAGGTTTCACGCCTATGGAAACGGCAAAATGCTCATTACCATAGTTATCAAAAATCCTGTTTGCAATTTGCAGTTGCTCTTTCTCATCCATGAATCGATGTAAAATAGCTAATCCGCCACTTTTGATAATTTTTACAGCCATCTCTTCGCCAATAACCGTTTTCATGTTGGCTGGAATAATTGGGTGTGCAAATTCTAAACAGCCCCATTTTACTGAAACATCCACATCTTTTGAGCGACTTTCTATATCAGAATATTGTGGAACCAGAAGCACATCATCAAACGTCAAACCCTCACGAATCATAGATTACCTCCAAACGACAGCCAGAATCGATATAACATTCGCCATAATAATGCATATTATACGAGACAAGTTTATTTAAAGCAATGATAAGATAATGATTTAATTATCTTTGTCAAGGCTACAGCAAAGAAAATCATTAGTAAGACAGGGAGTTTATATGAGCCTAGATATTTTCAAATTAATTCAAGATTTGATTGGCGGCCTCTTTGGCTCTAAATCAAAAGAGAACGTATCTGTACCGATAGATAATTCTCCACCTACCACGAATCCACAAACTCAGGTAGTATCAGCCCCAGTCACATCCCCAATTTCAAATACAAGCCCTGTTACTACTTCTAGCCCTATTCCAAATCGTAATCCATATTCTGTTACTGGCTCTGGATTTATACAAGCAAACATGAATTTGGTTGGTGCAGCCAGAGAAGCAAACATTTTGAGAGAATTTCAGGAAGGTAATATTCCTGATTTTCTAAGAAACTTTGTTGATATTAAAGTGACAGATGGAATTAATACTATTATTTATAAGGTAATGCCTGATTACTTATCCATTGGTAGCGATGAAGATTACGTTAGAGTTCCAATGAATCCTCACACGGCCCAATCCATTGCTGATCAGTATGACTGTACTTTAATCACCAGAAAAATGGTGAATGATATTTGGAAACGGTCTGTTAATAAACTATCACCAAAACCCTGGGGCCCACCGTATAATGCTGACATGGAAAAAACCCATCGCATTGGCACCCATAGCAACACTATACAAAAGCAGTTAACATCTGCGAATCTTAACCCATTTTCATTAACATCAGGACACAAAAAAGATGTTGTATTAACCAATAGATTAGCGCCCAACAATCCTAATAGAAGAGTAGCTATATATGGATGGATACAGCTTAACGGTAAACCAATTCAAGATTTAAATCCGTCAAGTCATGATGATAAATATGCAGACTACAGTCATGGTATTAGACTAGCCGATAATATTGCAGTAGTAAACGGGCAACCAATGAGAATGAAAGATGTGTTTAAACATCCGACTTATTCAAAATTGGTTAGCGATGAAGGCCCTCTTAACTTTTTGAGCTATTAACAATGAGTTTTGAACAGGATTTTGCAAAAACACCAGCCGGCCCACAAAGAGAGAGATTGGTTTATCAGGCAGTAGTCAGCCAAGGTAAACCTACTGATCTATGGCCGGTTACTGTTAATGGTCCTCAAGGAACTAAAATCACTTTTTACATAACTAGAGATTTTCTTAAAGTAGGTAATCAATATCTACCAATGACTGCCACTACTGCGCAGATGATAGCTAATAAATTTGGTATGTACTTACCCACTAATACTATTGCAGACCACGTATGGGCAGCGGCCAAGGCGGCCGGATCAACTGTCAATGTTGATCCACTAAGTGGCACAGGATACCAAGGTGCGGATGGCAAATGGTATTCGGGAGCAGATGTAGCAAATAAACGAATTGGTACCACAGACGCAGCAGTAGAATTTAGTAAAAGAGTTAATCAGCAGGTGTCCCAGAACCCTAACTCTCAAAAGGGGTTGGTGGATATCGGCAGTGGAGGTAAGTGGTTGACAGTGCCACCAGCCAGCGGCAGCTTGGGCTTACATGGGATTAGGCAGCCAGGTGGTATGTTGCAAAGCGGCTATGGTACCAAGCATCCAAACTATGAAGATCATGTAGAGTACGGAACTTATGTTCGTTTAGTTGATAATAAAGTAACGGTACAACATGCTGATGGTCGCAAAGAGAGTATGACTATGGATCAATTCATAAAAAGTCCATACCGTTCCGCTCTTTTTATGGAAGGTCAAGACATTCGTGATGGCAGTATTGCTCAGTACAATATTAGAAGAGATAGGGCTGATCTTGCTAGCTTGGATCGTGGGACACAACCATCTCGGCCCTCTGGACCAAATTTAGACCAAGTGAACCAATTTTTAGACCAGGCATTAACTCAGGTAGCCAGTCGTATGAAAATTTATGGCAGGATCATTAAGCGGGCAAAAGGTGATATTAAAATTTTACCTAGTATAGGAAAAGATCCAGTTATCAAAGATTTGAGTGCCAAAAGTATTCCTGGTTACCCGCCTACCGGATATAGGGCTTTGAAAGCTGGCGAGAATAATACAGATGTTGGTATTGCTGCTAATAAAATTCTTCATACCTCTTCTTTAGGAGATCAGACACCATTCACTATCGATGGTAAAGAATATATGGGAAGAACCGAGCCCCATTTCCACCCATATCCGCCGCCTGGCACAAAACCATCTGAATACGGTAAATATCCTAAGCCATGGGGCTGGCATAAAGGCGTAACAGTTTTCAAGAAAGCGGAAAGTGTTCCTAAAGTGTCAGGACCATCGAACACCCAATCTAGGATGGCATTATTACAAAAAATACAAGATACCCCTGTGGACGGAGATAGTACTATCGTGAATCTTCTTTCAGAAATTGAGAGAGATGTTTAAGCTCCCTTAATGCGATATACGATACGTCCCCTACTAGGATCATACTCCGAAACTTCAATTTTTACTCTGTCTCCTAACAGAATACGAACTGAATTTGTTCTGATTTTTCCACTTAAGGTACAGAGAACAGTGTAGTTATCACTTACCTGAACTTTAAACTGTCCCTTGTTAGCATCGATAACTTCGCCTTCAAACTCTAATCTATCACGATCACTCAATGTAGTATCCCTTTATTGTTTTAGTATTGTTGATATCATTTCGGATTGTTTGTAAATATCCGAAATGAATGCGTTACTCGCCGGCAAATAAGATAGCCATGCCGAGCCCGAAATGCAAGGAATAGCCAAATTTTCTTTCTTTCCTAATTGCTGATAATATTTAACGTCTAAATGATTAGCTATGGTTTTCAAACTAGTCAAACCAATAATCAGTGGCGAAACCTGTTGCCACTCGTCATGCCAATACAAATATGAACGCAGATGTTCATCGATACCTAGAAAATTAATAAGACAACAATCCTGATAGATATCTTCATCCTTGCCGTGGACCAAGTGCACCAACTTACTCATCTTCACGATTTTGTCAATACCAAGTCCGTAATATAAATCGGTACTAACAATTCTTTTTTTATCAAGGCGCAGGTCATTCAGTACTATTTCGAGGCGCTTGTACTTGTTTACCACTAGCGAATTTCCAAACTCGTCAAACCACCATTTGTATAGAACTACTTTTTCAGTTCTTTCTTGGAAAATGTAATCGTATGGTTTAAGACGGCATGCTTTAATGATAAATTCTAGCTCTGGAATTTCTGTAAATCCAGTGACTAGTTTAATATGTTTATCTAATTTGGCGTGGAGCCATTCAATACTTGGGCTTCTCATTCTTGATCTAGTAATAGAGTTGGATCAAGCCCTTCATCTGCATCTGGTGTCACAACAGTGTGTACGTGAGTTTTAATAAACGGTAGGTAGTCTATTTTTCTTTCATCCACCAAATTGCGATAAAGCAAATAAGTATTTCTGCTATCTACTTTAGCATTGTGAGCTTCTGAAATTTTCTTAATGCCCACCATATCACAGCAAGCATGCAATTGTGTGCTCACTCGCCCGGTTGCCGTTTTAACAATGTTAAGTTGGGACGTATCATTTTCGTCTATAAATTTCTTAGTAAGTGAAATGGTGTCTAACCACAAATGTGCAGGAAATTCTTTACCGGAAGCCTCCCACATGGCATGTAAAAATTTTCTATCAAATGGAGCATTATGAGCAATGATACAGCGGTGTGCTGGTGTTAGACCATCTTCCGCAAAGAATTTTTCGCATTCAGCAATTACTGCGTCACGATCATAGCCTCGCTCTAGATCAGCCATTGTTTTCTTTGTAATAGCTAAGGCATCAAAATTTGCACGTTCAGGATAAACACATTTAATTTGGCGCCAGAGTTGTACTCGGTCAGTAACTCGTATAATACCAATTTCAGTTATCTCGTGGTAACCGCTTTTTAAACCAGTTGTTTCAGTGTCAATTACGTAATATTGTAGTCCAGACATTCTTCCTCACTTACCAAAATGCTTTGTTTCTCATGTAACATTCAAATTCTTGTTGAGTCGTTACGAATAATTTTTTACCATCCAACCACCACTCCATCGTTCCATCTCTTTTAATGGCGGCAGGCCCATCTTCATTATGAATTTTGTGTCTGCTGAAGAAAATACCAGTTGGCCGCTCATAATCTTTAACATAGATAGTGACATAATCTTCCCAATTGTGAGGGAACAGCAAATTCTCCACAAGAGCCCTAAATATACTCCCAGGTCTCATATCTGTACTGTTGTTAAAATCACAAATATCAATACGTTTCATCTCTTATGAATTAAAGTTGGGTGTGAAATATAAAGTGGTATTATATTTTTCTTCTTATATGATTCTTGTAACTCGGGACTTAAATATTGAAAACCGCTAATTATTTTACGACATTTGAACGAGCCACACTTACATTCCATCTTCCAGGTTTCGTGCGTGTCAGTGGATGTAGTTGAATAATCAAAAGTTAGTTCGGCCCCAGCAGGAATTACATATAAGGAATATAGAATGGCTCTATTGCCTACCACGTGCACGTAGCAGTTAGGATCACAACTGTGATTGAAAAAATCATCTACATCGCCTGACATACCTATGTAGGTGTTAGGGCCTACTTGAAGATACATAGAATAATCATCTAAAACAATTTCTCTATCTAATAAAATAGGACCATGTATTTCCATAATTGGTTGTTTTGCTGGTATTTCAACTGTGGTAAATGTGCCTTTGCCACCACTTTTTGCGGGCTGGACTTTTAAAAATTGTTTATACATTTAGTGACCCAATAAGTGTTTCATCCATTTTAACATAGTAGTGCCAGCCTCGTACACGCTTAGTTTCAAATCTTTTCTACCAACTAATCTATGCTGAACAGACCTGGGAGAAGCGCCTTTAATTAATTCAGCAGCTTGTTGAGGATCTTCGGCCAATACACGAAATGTCAGAGTTGCTGGGATCATACATTCCACCTTAACATCATAATAATGTTTTTCTTTTATAGGCGGACTTTTAGTATGAGCTAGCGGAACCTTAGCCTGTTTAACGACAACTCTTGGTTGTTCTTTCGGTGGTATAATTTCATTCATAATTTGATCCACTAGTTGTGGATCCTTTTTATTGTTATCTGTCATACTGGTATCTATATCAGAGTACATCCCTATACTTCAGATAATGTTCATAATTAGAGCGGTCAGCACCAATTAACTCAAAGAAGCGTTCCATAAACATATCTTTAGCTTTTTGTTGGCTCCACGGTTCGATGGTGAAGGGTAGAGGTGCAACTTTTTGAACCCAATCGCTGTGTAGCGGGCCCATTAAATCCCTGGCCTCTGTTGCTAATAATTTAGTGTCGGCTTTCTTAACCGAGGCTGGTTCCTGATAAGGTAAACCAAATCTCTTACAGATAGCTTCCTGCATCCTAGCTTCAAATTCCAAATAAGCTTGAAAATGACCAGAGCGCTTTAGAGGTCGTGGCACATCTACTAAATATGCCTCAGATGCGTCATGTAATAGTCCCCACAGGGCATCTTCTTCGTTACAGATATGGCTAACAAGTACGCTGTGTTGTGCTACTGAATAGAATTTTTTGGTGTGGCCAGTAAATCTACACTGCATAGATAATGCATGTGCTATGTCTTGTATGACGATAGCATCCGGATTTGGGTTGGTTGGACAGAAGCGTCTTCCCGAGTATGTCTGAATCCAGGCAGCTTCTGGGTCGTAGCCTCCCGCAATTCCAGTTCCATTATGGAATATATTTACTCCATGTGCAGAGGCCGTAATTTCATCATGTAATTTGTTGGCTGCCGCAAGCACTTCTAGAGTATCTGGACTATCCAGAGGCGGGAATTTAGCATTTTCCAGGGAGGACGGATCAATCACATAGTTAGGAATTCCATTACCTAACAGAGTGGTATCAAATGGATCTATCTGCGGCCTGTCACTTGCTGGTGGAACCGAAACCACCGGCACCGCGGCTGGTGTTTCTTTCCTGACAGAGCTTTTCGTATTCTTCATTGCTAATCCTCTCTACAATCATTTCTTCTCTTCGAACTGGTATGATTTGACCAATTGCTTCACCTTCACTAATATATAGCTCTTCCAGAGGATAATTCCAGCCTCTTTCAGGCAAATATTGACAGGCGAATATAAGTTGACCTTCATAATCTTCGTCTATAACCCCGTACAGTGCATGTAGATTCTTTTTGGCGAAAGAAGAAGAACGGGGACGTAGCTCCATCCACCAACCTGGAGGACAGAATAATCTGAACCCTAACGGTATCTTGGCGTATTCACCTGCTCTGATAATTAGTCTATCCGTGGATCTAACATCCCACCCAGTAGCCCTTTCAGATCCTCTAGTTGGCAAATATATATCTGAAAGCCCTTCTTTTAGCGCGAATTTGAATTTTGGAAGATTGTTTTCGTCCATTATATCCTCACATATTTTTACCCTAATCTAAGGGTCGTTCAATTTTCGTCAAGTGAATAAAATATCATATAATTATGTCGGCACTACCTCCAGCAATCTTTTTTATTAATGGCGATATCAACTACCCGCCAACACCTCCATATTTTCCTGGGACAGATCCAAACGCCCCGACTAATACCTATACTATTCTTAAGAATCAGTTATTCATCAATGACACGATGACAAAAGAAGAATTTGATGCTAGAGTTGAAGCCGATCCTAATTATCCTACTATTGTACATTTACAAGGTCTAAGAATACTAGTCATTGTACCAAAATATAATGATGGCTATAATTATATGGCTGTACCTAATATTGAGCATGCTGATGTAGTTATGTTTCTACATCAAGGACTAGCAGATATCGAAAAGAACAATTTTGGGCCACCATTCCAAGATTTTGAAATTCAAAGAATTAATATGTATCAGCTATTGAGGGCGGTTAATTCCCCTAATGTTGTCATTCTTCCATTTTATACTATGCCTCGATGTGATACCTGTAGATATCCTTTCTTCTGTGATCAGTGTCATACTTTTTCTGGGATTAGAACCTGTGGAGGATGTGGCTGTAGCTGTCAATGTGGCTGTACTTGCGGTTTAATTGATAACCAAGGTATTAAAAAAGGAATTATCAACGCCCCAAATTGTGATAACGAATATTATAATGTAGATTTTATCAATAGAAAGTGATTTTGACGGGGCATAATGGTGTATAATCAGTAGTATTTGCGGAAAAGGAACCCAGAATGTCTAAAGCTGATAAATTACTAAAAAGAGTCGAATTTTACGAGAAGATGGCATCATCTCAGAAGCCTGAGACCGTTGATTTGCTCAATAAAGCATCTCTTTTTGAAAGACTAGCATTATATTCTGATCGTAAATCTTTCCTATCCGCTATTGCGCAGGGATTGCCTAGAGATATTCAGCAGACTGAAACTCATATTCGTAATGCAGTTAGTGCACTAACTAATGCTATTGAAAATTGGATTGCTACTAAGTCTGAAAGACAGGGTTATTTGAACAATTTACCTGGTGTACCACAGGCTATGAGCGCAGCAGCTCAGGCTGTTAAGAGAGCAAACTCTCTCGGCGCAAAATTTGATGTTGAAACTTTACCTGGATTATTACAGGCCGTTAGAAGTCTTGCATTTGTTGGAAATTTGGGTGAAATGGGTGACGATGCTAAAAGAGCATGGATGTCTGACGTATTTCCAAAAGCTTCACAATTAATTGGTTTATTAGATAAACAGATGAAAGATTTAGCTCAGTTCAAAGATGAATTTGGGCCACCTTCAACTCCAAGGGAAATGCAAAGCTTTGAGAGACACAATGTACCATCAGATACTGCTGGTGAAACAATTGAACTAGATCAAAGTGCCACTCCAAAAACACAACCAAGAGGATATCCTTCAATTAATAGAGCAGACCAGCAGGCCGTGCTTAGATTCGTAACAGAAGAAGGATTGGGTTTCGTAGATCCGGCTAAAATGAACGATGGGGTACTAGGACCAGAAACTAGAAAAGCGCTTGAACTTGTCAAGGATTATTTCCAAAAAACATACCCACGAAATCCTCGTATGACTGATCAACAAGCTATTACCGCAGCAAAAACCCCAGCTAGAACTTAATATATAGTATTGGGCAGTTAGGCAAGCGCTCCTGCCAGGTCAGTACCAGTTCGGCAGATATACACCTTAGACTTAATGGCGATGAATAAAATCATCGCCATTTTTATTTTGATCAAAACCAAAGTTGATCTCGACAATTTTAAGGGGGATCTATAGGGGGATCAGGATCTTTTAGATCAAGATCGCCATCCAAAAATTGATCAATTAGTTGTTGCGGCCTTTCATTACGGTGGTTACGCTATATTACACGTAGAACATGGAGATCGCATGAATTTACAAGAATTCATAGAACAACGCACGCACTGCCCAATTTGTAACACGGCATTGATTACTCAATTTTTATCTAATCGCAAACAAAAAATTAAGATAGAGAATGATAGGTTAGTTGTTATTTTTGTAATGAAGGCTCTCCGAACAAATCAACAAGACTATGAAGTTGGTTATGCTTTTAACCCACTTAACAATACATTTTGCGTAGAGTTTTATTCTGAATGGGATCATAATGGTCACGTCCCTATGCACATGATTGAGAAGTTCAACGATTTTCATACAAATTTGCAAACATCAGCTTCTGGAGTCTGTAAGTTTTACAGGAAGTGTACTTTTTGTAATAGGTATTCGAGAGCCAGCACACCATTTAAATTAGATTTGAAGAATGGAAAATTAGACACTGGTTTATTTGATGGATTACAAATAGCTTACGAATCATTTGGATTAACATTACCAGTTGATGATGGATTCAAAGTTATGTTTCTGAGTAATTTTTATGCACCAGTTGAGCAATCAGAACTTATGTGGTTCCGCGCTCCGGATGAATCTTCTGCAAGAGTAGATTATATGATACCCGCAAAACATTCAAAAGTAATAGTACCCCTAATTCCATTTATATCAAAGGAAGATACTACAAAAAGAGTTAATAATCTACTGACGTTTGCTTAAAGAAATGCTGATAGTTTTTTAACAGCTTGCATCCATCTAACTATTTCTACAACTGTGTCAATTGGAATATTACTGCCGCAGCTTCCATTAGAAAAGTATTTAAGCCAGGGACGGCCTTTGAATCTAGAATCTTTTAGAAGATCGGCTCGGTAATCTACACGACATTCCTGACCACTAGGTGTTTTTGTCTTTTCTTCTCTTACTTCTAAATCCACGCAGAGTTGAGCCCCACTTTGGCTGGGAACACCATGATAATGAGTTAGTACAACTTTAAAACTACCCACCCTAAGATTACCACATTTGAGAATTTCTTCTTTTAGTTTAGACGATTTAACATGGGTTAAATCTATCATGCCTCGGTTGTTTAGTTTGGGAATTTTAGCTTTAATCTCCGCTTCAGCAGGGATCCATTCCATTTTATCAATATCATAATCGTCTATAGCATCATCATATTGATGATCTACTAACTTTTGAATTAAATCAAGATATTCTTGATCTGTAAGTGATTTGAAAGCCATATTCTTTAATATATCCCGATATTAATATTATTGTATTTATCGCATGAACCCCAATAAACTATTAAGGTTTGCAAATATGTTCTATTCTGTTGCAGCGGGAGAGGAACTGCCGTCGGATTCAGATGATTTAAAAACGGTGTTAGCCAACCTAGAGAAATTAGAAACCTATAATGCTCGCAAAAAATATGCGGAGCGCAATCTAAAACATTTATCTTCGGGTTCATCGCGCATCGTCTACTTGACGCCGCAAAAAACAATCATTAAACTAGCTAAGAATGATAAGGGAATTGCTCAGAACAAAGCGGAAGCAAACCCTAACATGAGGTCAAAATACCTTAATCAAATTATTAGTTGTGCCAAAAATTTTGCTTGGTGTGAAACTCATTATTTGGAAAAAATTGCCGAGAAAGATTTTGAACAGATGACCGGACTCAAATTTAGTGAGTTTGGAGATTCTTTGAGATTTGGTTTAAAAGAGGTTTCTGGAAATAAAGATATGGAGAAACCAGAAAATTTTGATAAAGTATCCGAATCTGACATATACAAAGAGTTGAAAGATATTGGTGAAAGATTCAAGCTCTTACCAGGTGATTTGGCAAGGATTTCTTCCTGGGGAACCAAGGATGGCCATCCAGTCCTGATTGACGCCGGACTAACACGAGATATCTTCGATGAATACTACGAAGACTCCTCATCATGAAACAATTTCAAACTTTAGACGAAGCTTTTCATCATCAATCAAACTGCCCCTTTTGCCACAAAGTAATTACCAAGGGCTGGGCTCAAATGACTTTCGATGGTGGTGAAACGTTGGTGGAATTTGATCTGGGAAAAACCAGCGTGACTCTTGACTATAAAACTGGCGATCTTAGAGAATATAAAACATCTTCGCCATTTGAAGAAATAGCCACTCGTAGCTATCCAGTATATGCTTCGAATGGTTCAGCACACTCGGCCCAAAGAAATGGTAAAGAGTTGTTTAGAGTCATTTGTGCATGCACTGAATGCTCTCAATATACTTATGTACTACAAATCCATTTAGATATGGATAAGAGGCGGGTGGTTGGAATATTTCTAAATTCAGAAACCCTATCTATTGAAAAGGGAACTGATCTACATGAAATTAAAAACGTCTATGCCACCAATAAAACTGAGTATAGCACGTTTACCAATTATGAATCTGATGATATTAAAACAAATGATAGAAAATCGATTGTTCTACCACTAATTCCTATGGATCTTAGTAATCCCACTAAAACATTGGACCGTATCAAAACATTAGTTCTATTTTCATAGAAAGAATATACAGTGGATAAGTTTGAAACCATTGCTGACTTTGTGAAATGCAAAGAAACCTGCGTATTCTGTAAAACACCTCTTCGCACCACAATAACTAACTATGTTGGCGTCAGTGGTCAGGGTATACCTATTATAAATGCTCCTTTAAAAAATGATAGGTTCGAATTCAAAATAAAACACACAACTCCAGATTTTGAGGCAAAAGCTGATGTATTCATACTTATTGGTCAGAATGCTCTATTTTTTGATAACTTTACTAATGGTGAGTTCCCTTCAATTGATGAGCATTTAATTAAAAGAGTATTTGAAGACTATGGCCCTCATTTTGAATTGTATTGCCCGAGTAAACAATGTGGACTAGGTTATTTTATTGCAACTTGGCCAATCAAATTAAAAAAGACTCACCCAGTTGCAGGCATGTGGTATATCGAGCCATTTGGTATGTTTACTGAAAATGTTAAGATAGGTAATTATGTAGTAGCTAATAACTGGGACACTAAACAAAGCTGTATCTATTCTAGAAAGAATATTGATGCAAACCCCATTAAGGTACCGATGGTAGATTTCTCTGCCACAACTAAGGAAAAACTGATAACCAGAATAAAAACTTTGGTGACATTCTCATGAATACCATACATATACAAACTTTACAATCTTGTCAAGAAAATCTAAGAGCTTTAGAAAAGATGACGTCACTAACTCAAATGCGTCATCGCATTGATGAGATAGATGAAAAATCAAACAATCCGAATTTTTGGAATAGCCCCAAGGATGCTGCTCTTTTAATGAAAGAGCGTAAGAAATTAGATGATTTCATTGTATTTTTTACTCAAGCAAAAGATGACCTAGAGTTATATACTGAGTTCGTTCAGATTGGAGAGCTGTCTGATAAAGATTTTGCCCAGCTTTTTAATCTTAATGCGAAGCTTCAGTCTGAGGTGTTTCGCAATATGATGAAAGATCCTGTTGATGATACTCCAGCTATTATTGCCATTAATGCTGGTGCTGGAGGTCTAGAAGCAGCCAATTGGGTTACCATGCTTTTGCGTATGTATACTCGTTATGCTGACAGCCAAGGGTTTAAAGTCGAATTGTTAGATGAGAAACCATCAGAAGAGCATAGTGCTATTTGTACAGACTCCGTCTCCATCAGGGTCGATGGTCCATATGCTTTTGGTTTCTTTAAATCAGAATCTGGAGTTCATCGCCTGATTCGTAACTCGCCATTTAATGCTGGTGATGCTCGCCAGACTTCGTTTGCGGGAGTCCAAGTTACTCCAGATATTGAAGATACAATTGATATCAAAATAGAAGAAAAAGATATTGAGATTACCACCATGCGCAACTCTGGACCTGGCGGCCAAAATGTTAACAAGGTAGAATCTGCAGTTCGCTTAAAGCATCTTCCGACCGGTATCGTCATTAATTCACGCTCTGAACGTAGTCAGTTGGACAATCGTAGGTTTGCCATGAAGATGTTGAAGGCAAAACTATATGAGTTAGAGATGCAAAAGAAAAGGGCTGAGCAAGATAAGCGAGTAGAGGCTACTTCCGATGTGTCTTTTGGTAATCAGATTAGGACTTACACTTTGATGCCATACCAATTGGTTAAAGACGAACGTACTGGTTATCAGATTAGGGATGCTGACGCCGTATTGGATGGTGATATTCAGGGATTTATGATTGCCTATTTACAGGAATACGATAAAATCGCATAAGATGTATGAAGAGGTTTACTGTTAAGGATTTTATAGCGTACAACAATCCATGTTTTAGTTGCGGTAGCCCAATCAATTTTCGCATCGGTTATGTCCCTGTTGGATCGGGTGAATCCGGCCATTTACGTCCAGTGATAATGCCTAACCATACTGAAATTGATTTGATTATTAAGTATTCAGATATGGAAGCGCTTAGATTATGTATCGATCACAAAACAAATAAAATACTAGCTAACAGTATCCATGGCTTGACAAATTACTTAAGCGGTCGTAAGTTGTTTTTAACGTCTACCTGTGATAAGTGCTACACAAAAATAGAAAGCCAATTCCTGGAATTTAATCTGGATAAAAGATACATTGCTCCGGTGGGAATTAGTACAGAAAGACTAATGGTTCGCGATAGCGATAACTTGTACCAGATTACTTCATCGTTTATAGATGAATGCTCTCTGCTTACTGTAGATAAAATAGATAAAGCTAAACCTCTATCACCTTTCCAATTAAAATTGCCACTGCTACCAAAGTATAAACTTAGAGATAAGGAAAATTTTATCCGCAAGATTAAGACGTACATAACATTCTCATGAATTTACAAGAAATTATTAACTATAGGGATGTTTGTATTCACTGTGGGCGCCCCTTGGTGATGCGTATCGAGAACTATCCAAAATTAACTATAAGTGTTACAGATGCTGGTTTAAAGATTAAATCACGACATCAGAATGGTGTTTACTTACATTTTGGATTTGATGGTAAGTATACTCGAAATAAGAGAGAATATAAAATTTACCAACAGCCAGTTATCATACATAAAAGATGTAATTTTCATCCACTGAAAGGAATGGGCGACTATCCTCTTCCAGTTATCACAATGGCTGCTAATAGTCCTATTTTAGCAAATCAAGGGACAACACTAAACACTGTTAAAGATATTACTTGCCAATACGAATTTTCATTGTTCGGACATGGAGATATTTATGCCGCGGGTTTAACCGCAGAGTTTATCTATTGGCATGATGAAATAGAATTTTGGCATACCGATACTTATTTTGGGGCTAATAAAACACACATCTACCACGCTGCATTTGAACAGAAATTAAACGATCTAATGCATCTAAAGCTCCCCGCTATGAACTTAAAGAATATAAAGGATAAAGATCAGTTTGTTAACAAGCTAAAACTGTATACTTTGTTCTCATAAAAAGGCTTTTAATCTATCCAGCCTTTTACAATGATTGATAGCCTCAACCATATGCCTGATCTTAAAATTGCCGAATGAATTATACTGTACCCAGTCTTGGAATTTAAATCTGGAATCTCTTCTGAGATCAATGCTTTTAGATTTACTGTCGATTCCATCGTAAATTGAAATCTCAAAGTCTTTGAATTCTTTTAGCCTACGCGGCCCTTCAAGATCATAGGGTAACTTAATTTCAATAGTATACATACCCACTTTAATGGAGTTTAAGTATAGAGTAACTTCGTTATCTTCGGTTTCCTCTAGGCTAGTTAAATAGCAATTATCCAATGCTTTCTTGATTTTGTTTTTAGAACTCTTACCGTGGCTAAAATCGAGTACGGTGCGACGTTCTTCTTGTGATCGAATGGCTGTCATATCTTCCTAGTAGTATGCCACATAACTACCATATTTATTAGAGTCAACATGCAAAAATATAACTGTCTAGTCTGTAACAAAGAGATGGAAATGTATCACAGGATTGCTTTTATAGATTACTCTTGTAGTCATCATGATGATCACCATTTTTCGTGGCGCATTAAAGATAATACATTGGCTAAATTGCGCATTCGTTTTGGACAGGGGCGGGAACAGTTATGTCTTAAGGTTCATTATGATGAAGGATACTCAGAAGTTTGGTCCAAGACCAAACCCAATAATAGAATACGTATTAACCAAATAATCGTACCTAATTTCGAAGAAGTTGATAAGCTTAAAAACAAAATTAGAACTCTATTGGTGTTTGGATGAAAGCCCCTATCAGGTGCCCAGTATGTGGCGATCCCATGCTCAATAGTTTTCCTCCGGCCGAAGACCTTAGTAACAAAGTAACTAAGTCCTGCACTTTGAGGCTTAATCACAAAATTACTCTTATCGCAGATGGTGATGAAGTCTCTCAATTAAGTATTGATCTTGGTAATGGCCTAGAAGCTATCTTTCTATTTCTATTAAATAAAATTTGGGTTCAGCCAACCAGAAGTAATTCGGCAAATATCGACTACACCATTTTACCATTTTTTGAGCCAGACTTATCTAACTATAAAAAACTAGTTGAGAAAGTGAAAACGTATCTGATATTCTCATGACTCATCGGTGTGGCTTTTGTCATAAACTAATGGATGTTGTCAGTCACACAAATAGTGAGCTGTTTGATGTATATCTATGTGAAAAATGTACTAATTCAGGGCTGTACACTCGGTATAGGCACGTTTGCTATAAAGGAAGTAATGAAGTATTAGCTACGACTATTAAAATTGATGAATATTATGTGGTTCTTAATCACTGTTTTCATTTATCGTCTCAGAGAGATAACTATACTCAAATTCATATAGGTATAACTCTAATATTTGATCTCGATTTTATTCTGCGGTTACCTCTGCACGATCCGTTGCTAGCGAAACGAAAGTTGCAGATTTACACGACTTTCTCGTGAAGGAGTGGTATGAGTATAGTTATATACTTTGATATGGATGACGTCCTAAACTGCCCTATTTGTGGCACTCGCATGCGTACAAATCATCATAAAAACAAACTGCTCCACCCTATCAACCAGACTGCAGATTATGCGGAGCGTATATGTTCCGGGCATAATCATGTGATTGCCATCTGGACCAATAAAGCTACAAAACGGGTAGATTTTATGAAACTATCTTTGAATCCTAAGTATTCTAGATTTTTAGAGATAGATTGGGTAAATCAAAAATGTAAAATTACCTGTGCTAGTGGTGGTGAATATGAGCACATTGACATCCCTAAGATGATTGAACCTGATTTTCCGGACCTAGTAAAACTTAAAGAAAAAGTAAATCTATACGTTGTATTCTCATGAAATGTTTATTCTGTAACCAAAAGATGTGGCAAGAAGAAGACGGCCCCGACAGTTTATTTTTTGAATACAAATGCTTTTCTATTAAGTGTATGGTTAATAACGACTTTCCAAGATACATCTGTGGTACAGATAAGACAGGCGAAGGTTTCTGCTGGCAGGAATATGCTACAGAAGGATTCTACGTTAAAGTCTCCAGCGAGGGCTCTACTATCTATCGGCTTATTTCCTGTATGCTAAATCAAGGCGTAAAAGTTCCTGAATCGCTATGGATTGACCAGACGAATTTGTCGGAAACTCTTGACAAAGTGCGGGGCCTGCATTATATTTTATGGAATGGGTGACGAATCATGGTGCGAGAACCACCAATTTGTCCTGTTTGTGGATTACCACTAAGAGCTACTGGTGTTAATCCGGACATGTATTACTGCATGAAAAGAAAGGTTTGGGAGCCCGATCTTGGTATCTATCTTGACATAGTAGACTCAACTGTCTATTTAGATCCAGAGGGCAAACAAACACTGCGAGTTATTGAAGTACCGCCCTTTAGTTTTACCATTACAGATGATGATCAAAAACAAGAGACTGTTATCCGTAAAATAATAGCCCCCGAGCGTTCTCCAAAAGACAGAAATAAAGCTCGCATTTTAGAAAGAAAAATATTACTAACAATCCCTGCTGTAGTTTCCATGCCTTGGAAAGATAAAAAGGCCGTGGCAGAGAGGGTGAAACTATATTTATTGTTTTCGTGAGGCAAATAGAATTATAATGACTCTTTCCTGTAGATTCTGCAATAAAGACACCGTTTATGTGCCATTAAAGGTAGCTCAGAGACGCACATTTGAAGTACATTATTGTTATGACTGTCAAGCAGAATATGTAGAATATGGTAAAACAGAAGGAACGGCAATTCATCTGTATACAACCATCAATGATAAAATGTATAGATGGTCAACCATAGAATCGGAAAATGGAACATCTGGCTATATTTGGTATATTGGGGAGCCGGGAGAACCAGGCATCAAACCCAATAGAAAATTAAAGTTATTGAAACATTTTGAAATACCGCCCACTATAGTTCCTTCCAATGTGGAACGGAAGCTTAGATTTATGTTATTATTCTTATGAGACAAATCAACTTTTTAGAATATGGGTGCCCATACTGCAATGCCGACCTAGTTGTTCATGGGGTTGATTTCTCATATGAATCAGTAAATGGGGAGTCCACTAAAACTACTTTTCAATGCGTTGGTTGTAAAGAATTTTTCTATACAATAGAAGATGCTCATGTATCTTCTCCAGATAGAACTCCAGAATACAAATGTCCATATTGCTTACAACAGTGCACCTATCTTTCTCTTAAAGATGATTGGACCGACTACTGGAAGTGTAATCCCTGCAAAACCTCATTTTCGCAATCTTATAGTCCAGATTATAAAGGAATAGATATTGTTAATATGTACGCAACCATTAATGATAAGTTGTACGTACTAAGACAGTTTACTCGATCTGGTACATCACGTATAGATTTGCTCCCCCAGAATGAAGATGATACAATAATGATCGTGAAAGAATTTAATTTTCTATTTCCTAATGTATTGCCATCTAATATTCAAACTAAATTGCTGACCTATATAGTGTTTTCATGAAATGTCAATTTTGTCATTATCCTTTGAAATTTTCTCATACCGAAAACAATAAGGAAGTAGAAGTATATGATTGTTTGAATTGTCCAATGCTTATCTTTTATTCCTTTCGAAATAAAAGTACCGAACCATTCAAAATTACTTTTATGCTTAACCGCAATGGAAAAACTTATCTGTGGACCAATGACAAAACTAAAGGCTACTCTTATGTTACTGATGTTGCAGTAAGGACTTCACCCACTGATAATCCTCTGGTTCTCAAACTACCAAAAATAGTAGAAGTAACACCAGAAACTGTTTACCAAAAATTATCGTTTTACATGGTTTTCATATGAGGCCATTATACAACTGTCCATACTGTGGTTGCCGCCTTAAAGAAGTTAGCCACAATTTTGCCTGGTTTCAAAAGGTGTGTCCAGACCGGTGCTGTATACAATACAGCCAGTTTTATATAGACTCTTTTGAAAGTGAATTACAGTACATTACCTTTAGCACTTCAGATTTTAATTTATATGTATATTTTGAAAGGGGCCATTATTCTAATATGTCCCTGGTTTATTCTAGAAAAGAATTGAATGCCAATGGTAAAGCTGGCCCATGTCTTAAAATACCATCCAATAAAATTGATACCACATTCCTAGAACAAATAGAAAGTAACGGCCGATATTGCAATGTTGGAATAAGAGAATGGATGGCTAGGCTAAATGATAAATTAAAAATGTATGTATTGTTTTCATGATTTGTCCTCATTGTAATAGAGAAATCTTATTGGCAAAGGAGCCAGATACTACTTATGCTTCGGTCTATTACTGCCAAAATTGTAGGATGGAACATATTGTAGTTGATGAGATTGAACCCGGTGATTACGTAATAGAGCATAAAGAGTGTCGTTTTTATATCGATAATAAAAATAACCGCGCCAGAATTGAACAACGGTATATGTATGTGGAAAGTGATACCAGTATTACTTTCCGATGGTATACTGTTCTGGAACTTCCATCCATTCCACAAAATCTCAATAAAGACACCGTGGAAGAAAAACTCAAACTATACTTATTATTCTCATGAAATGCCCAATTTGCCAAGAACATGAACTCGTTACCCAATCTTTAGAAGATTGTTTTGGTCGGAAGCCAGATATTTTTTGTCCTAAAGTAGTAAGATTGCCCGATGGTAAGCTCGTTAATCATTACCGAGAATATCCTGTAGTGGGTGATAAAGTAAGAATCTTCGTTTGGCCCTACAGAATTATTACCTGGAAAGGTGAGTCGCAAGTGTCAGTCGATACTAAACGACAAAAAAGCAACAAACATTACTTCAAAACTCTTATGAAAGTTCCAGCTCTTCATGTCGATACAGAAGATAAATTAAGGAACAGAATTAAACTACTATTACTGCTGTCATGAATTGTAGATTTTGCCAAGTTCCGATGCTGCCCATTCAGGATATTCCGCCTGACAGCGATGCCAGAGTTGATTATGGTGTCCTCTGGGAATGTCATAATTGTCCAGCTACAGTCAAACAATATGATAGAGATGAAGATTGGTTTTCTATCACGGCATTCCACAATGGCCATTGGTATGAAGTTATGCAGATGTACACTTCACCAGAATCTAATGACCCGCCCCTTCTATCAATCTATAAGATTACTCTTTATCAAGATGAGTACGAACAACCAAATATTAAATCTGTGTTGGCCCTGGAATTAAATATTGACGGACAAATAACTCCACAAAATATTAATTCGAAACTGGCTACCATATTAACTTTCTCATGAATTGTGAATACTGCAATAATCCTTGTAAATCAGATGATAAGTGGTGGGAATGTCATCACTGCGGAGTCTCCTATGAAAATAGTGAACTATATGGCCATCATATTAAGTTTGAACGCCATACAGAAGATTGGGCCTATGCCCTTAATCTTTACCCACAATCTCAATTAACTGTGCTAACAGGTTTCCACCGAGATTTCGGAACCACCAAACCATGGGACCGTTGCCACCTGGAAATGAAAATTCCATATCTGCTGCAAAATGTTAATCAACATAACGTAATGGACAAAATCAAATTCTTACTGTTATTCCAATGATGAATTCTCATAATAAATATATTTGTGATTTTTGTAAAACAGCTTGCGTCATTCGTCATGAGAGCAATTGGATAGATAAAAATACAAAATGGCACGTCTGCCCAAGTTGTTCCGTTGTAAAAGGAATGCAAGTGTTATACGCAGTTAAACCTAATGGCAAAGCCAGCGCCCTAATGTTCACCATTCCCCACAAAGAAAATTATTATCAAGTAACTATCCATTTTAAAAACAGAACAACCGAAATAAATTATCTCCATAATTATTACTTTATGAAAGGTAGTAAAAAACAAACTGCTTATGAAGTAGAGAAATTATTGTCATTTCCTTTTTGTATGAATACTTTTACACCAATTAATGTAAAAGATAAAATCAAATTGCTATTATTGATGTCGTAAAAGCGGAAGACACTCTGTTCCGATCTTCCCGCCTCCGCTCGCGCATAAAACCATGAACTAAAACCATGAACTGTAAATTCTGCAACCAACTCTGCCACAAAACTGGCGCAAAATCTCCATATTATCTCTGTGAACCTTGCAAGGTTTTCTTCCACGAATCTAAACAGGAAACTATCTTCCGCCCCAATACAGACACCTACTGGTATTGGCTACGGGTTGACTTAGATGAAAACAGAACAACAGTGGAGTTTGAGCGTAACCCTAAATCCATGTCTCAAGAAGAACGAATGGACCTAGATCCAGCTTCATTCATGCCTAAAAAGATTGTTGACATCCAACCAGCCATGCAGGGAGTTACTCCCCAAAACATGCATGATAAACTGAAAACCTTGCTAGTATTCTCATGAATAAAGAATATGACTGCCTCTACTGCAAACGTAAGTTAACCGATATCCGCCAAAATAGACGATTCAATATCTACCTCGCCAACTGTAACCATTGCGATGCTGAATTCTCCTTCTATGAAAATAATGACCTCCGAGAATGGTCCTTCATGGTCGGTAAATCTTACTGCGTCCACTATTGGCCAGAATCTAAAAATCTCAAAATCGTCCTCTACAACGCCCACGGCCGCCCACAAAAATACGTCCTAGAAGTAACCCTGGATAAAGACCCAGACTATACCCCTACCTCCATGACCGAGGAACGTATCAAAACTCTCCTACTATTCTCATGATCGAAACAACCTGTATATTCTGCAAACATAAACTGGTCGAAATGGGTAGCCCGCTGTTCGATAAAACTACCTTCGAAATGGTCTCCATCTCCAAACTATGCCGGCGCTGCCATGTCAACCAAACATTCTCTCCAGAAGGTAAACCCCTCCGCTATTCCTTCGAAATACTTCCCTACCTGCTATGCTTCGACTTGGAACACAATCAGTTCACCATAAGAGAAAGAGCAGAATACGATAATATCCTGCTCTCCTGCAACTATATTCCAAAGAAATTAACGCCCTTTAATACCACCGCCGAAAAGATTAAAACCTTAATTCTTTTCTCCTAGTAAGACTGGACAGTCTGTCACCACTGGACCGCTCTCCGGCTTCTTAATCTCCTCAGGCTGATCGTCCGTGCAATAATTCAAACCACCCAGCGGAACCTCAAAATGAGCTGCTACCTTAACCTGCGTAGCATAATCGATGCACTGAAATCTGGCTCTCGAATAATGCGGATACATCAACCTCCGCCCTACGTGCGGAGAGCCCATCAAATGACCAATCTCATGCAAAGTAACCCCAAAGACATCGTCGTTCCCTAATCGGTCCCTGACTAAATACATGTGGCTACCACCTACCCGCTCCACAAAGCCAATGGTCCAATACCCCTTCTCCTTCCGATCCGGTATCATCTTGTTGGTGCTGTCTATCTTCATAAACAACCACCCGCCCCTATTTACCTGATCTACTATCTTGGGTACTTCCATATCAAAATTAGTATCAACTACCTTCAATACCACATAACCATTCATGGCAAAATTCCAAGCGTCAACCGCTTTGTCAATCTCTACCTTGTCGGCCTCTCCAAAGTGCTTGTCAATCCAAATCGGTATCTCCCTTACTGGAGGTCCCGTGTATCTCTCTTTGTGAGTGTAAGTGTAAACCCCAAGCTTGGGTGGCGCATCAATCTTTAAACCCGAGATGCAACCGGCTAGGAAGATAGCCACGATGGCCATCAGCAATATCACTATTAAAGTTTTCATGAACCACCCCGCTGGTAAGTATTCGCTTACTTCGAATGCTCTTCCGAGTTGTGCTTGTCCAAAAAACTTCTAATCGTATTCAAATGAACATGAATGCCAACTTCCGGTGCCCTAGCAAGTCGAATCGTAATTCCCACTAGCTCGCCATAATCATTAAAACATCCACCGCCAGAATTGCCATAGAAAATTGGCATCTGTACCTGCATGTATGGTCCCTTAGCATCATCACGACCAGCGCTTAAACGCTTGTAATGATCCTCATCTCGATAAGCTGCTACTTGTCCAGACATATAAGTCCAGTACAACCCAGTCTGGTGCCCAACAACATTTACATGCTCCCCAAGTTCAGGAGTCTCTTTTGCTAGTCTAGCAATCTTATGAGGTGGCTGTAACTGTCCCTGTACTTCAAGCAATGCTAAATCATGAGGTTCATCCCATGCTACCACCTTGCTTAAATGCCATCCACTTGGCTCCGCAGCTACACCCATTACTTCTTTCTCAACAATGTAATGAATCTTCAATCCCTTTTTCTCTACTCGGTCGGCCTCTTGCAATCCCCCGCCCCCAAATAATCTCTGTAACAATTCTTGTAGCGTCTTAGGCTCTTCTTTCTCGCCTTCCTTGCGCTTGTCAAGTCTCTCTTGTTGCCATTCTAATTCGCCATCTACACAGTGATTAGCTGTTAGAATGTGCTTGTCGTCAACCCATACGCCAGTGCAGTATGGTCGATATCCAGTGGTAACAGTAGTCTCCTTGTCATCGCGATATCCCATCAGCGCTACCGTTGAACCCCCTTCCATCGCTATTAACTCCGAATTACTTAGCTTGATTCGTAGTTCTTGTTTGACTACCGGCGGTATCCCCATGCTCTTCGATGCACATCCAGCACATCCCGCCCCTAATAATGTTCCCAAAACAACCAATAGAAGAAGATTCAAATATCTTTTCATGCAGAAACCCCGCAAATCCAGCTTGCCCACTTACACCCAAGTGAAACCAAGATTTAAAGATGCGATAATATACACCAAATTCTCCACAGGCCCCGCATTATTATCATTAACAAACTGCGTCAATATCAAATAACCCATTCACATCTATTGCCTTCTCTCCCCTCAGTAATATTGCTGTATGATACTCCCTAGTCAATCCATCATCCGACCAGTCATGCCAGCGTGCCTCTAAGTTGCTCCTAGAGAGACGTCCGTACCGCCCCGCTATGCTGGGGTCCATCAGTATAACATCGTCATTTATAAGATTAACCAGCACTACGTAATGGCCATCTTCCCAGACCTCCTCAAAGTCTACCCCCGGCCCATAATCTCCCCAAGCTTGTATATTTAAAATAGCCGTGTATCCTTCAGCCAAATACTTATTAAGATCATTTAGAGTTAGGTTGTTTTTATATATGGCTTGTAATCCAAAAGAAATAGCACCCGAAATAATACCATACCCAGGAGTGCCATCAGTGGTCGTTCCAATAAGAGGGTATAACTCTGGCTCACGTCCTCCCCATACTCCCCAATAGTATAAACAACTAGCCAATGCCGCCGCCCCACAACTGTAATCATAAGCTTGCCTAACTAACGGTACAAGAGTTCCACCATCGTGCGTCATGGCCAAATGCTAGATTACAACCAAGAACTATTAGTAGAGTTAAATTATATATTTTATAATGCGATAAGATGCTTTATAAAGTAGGTAATTTATATTAGTTAGATTTTGGTGTTCCTATATCCTGTATTAGGGCTAATAGGACGGTAAAGGTTATTCGTATTATATGTGTCCATTAAAAATACCCTCAGTGAATACGTTTGAATATGTTTGAGTGGCTATTGAGTGCTCCCGACTAGCCATTGAGTGTCTCTAACTAGCTGCTAGACCCCCTTTTGGGAGGCGACCTGCCACCGCGCACGACCTCCACCCACACTTTTTCAGCGCCACTGAAATGGCCCTTTTGGCATGCCAATTGCAACTCCACTTTGGCATTCTATTTGCTTTTTGCAATAGCTATACCAATATTGTGTAGTATTATTGAATACATAGCACACATGGCATATGTTTTGCAAAAAGCAATCAATGTACCAGGGGCGCAGCGCACTTACCCTGTCGGCTCCCATTCACGGGCTGCACTTACCCAGAATTGGAGGTGCTGAGATGAATAAGAGCCAGGTTTCCGCCGTCCTTGCCCGTGATCCGCTCGCCGTGACCAAGGCGATCGTGCTTCTCTTCTCCTACCAGACCGCAGAGGAGAGGGGATCCTCCTCCACGGTCGAGCTGAACGGTCGGGGGTTCAGCGCTGCCCACGCCAAAGATGCGAGCTACTGGGCGAGGTGGGTGCGAGGTCCGACCCCGAGCACCCCGTCCCACATCGTGGCCGAGAAGGTCAGGCACTACCTGACCGGCGACAACTGCCGCCGGTATCGCACACTGTCGGGTCGGTTCCTCGATCGTGCGAGGGAGGTGGCCGCCGTCTACTGGCGCCAGCTCGCCGAGGCCAGCAAGGAGCGTGCCAAGCTCAAGCCCGACGTCACCATCAAGGGGGACGACATGTCCCACATGCTCCGACAGTTCGACCGCTTCCAGGTCTACCCCGGCCTGACGCAGCACGCCTGACATGTGGGGGAGGTGGCGACAGCCACCTCCCCTTTCTGTTGGTGTAGGTGGCATGGCTGTTGCAGGGTGCAAAGCAAGTGCCATCAAAGTTTACGTTGGCCGCACCTACCCCGACCGTCTGGCATGGCCGTTGCACCCCTGCAACGTATGGGCCGCGCCACTACGTACACGAGAGAGGAGCGCCCGCTCCCATTCACGGCCAGCCCAGGGCCAGAGTCGTCCCCACCGCATCCACCCCAACGCAGGAGCCACCGCCATGGATCTCGCCAACATCATCGCGCTCGTCTCGTCCGCTCACGTCGATCCCACCACCGCGCCCGAAGTGAACGTGGACCCCGAGGTGACCGAGACGGTCATCGGCCGCAATCTCCCCAAGCCGGAGCGCGGCAGCAAGAAGCAGGCCAGCAACCAGGCCGCTCCCATTCACAGCAAGGCCAGTGCGCCGGGTGTGGCACTCAACACCGGCGACAAGCTCGACGCCAAGTCCTTCATCCTCGCCATGCGCAACGCTGGCAAGCGGTGGGTCGAGGGCAAGGGCCAGGTCTTCGACAAGAACCACGAGCGCAACGACCAGATCCAGGCCATCGCCTCGTACACCGGGTACGACAATGCCCGAGACTTCGGCAGCCAGCAGCAGGCGGCCATGGCCCAGGCGCAGCGCGAGCTGCGAGGCGGTGTCACCCCTGGTCCGACCAGGGAGGAGAAGCGGGCTGCCGAGCGCAGCATGTCGGGCTACGTGGCAGGCATGCCGCTCCCGGCTCAGAAGCTCCTCGCCAATCTCAGGGCCAGGGAGCAAGCGGCGGCCGAGGCGATGATCGACGCCAAGACCCCGGAGGAGAAGGCTGCGCACAAGCAGCTCCTCGACACCATCCGTAAGGCCATCGACGAGCTGGTCTGACGGACACGCCCGCAAGGGTAACTACATAGGCTCACATCCCGAAGGGCTCACACCTGGCGGGGTGTGGGCCTTTCGCTTTTTCTTTTTCGCGATGTACATCCCTAAAGGGATACCCACGTTGTGGGTGTAGGGAAAAGTGGTTGGCCCGCCCTTTGCAGGGTGCAATGCATGTGCCACGGCCACGCGCCCATATGCGAGAGAAGGCCGCCTCCCATTCACTGCCAGTCGAGTCCGAAAGGCGCAGCAACGGACGAACGGCAGCAAGGCACACAAGCCAGCGCGTAAGGCGCAAGTCGCTGTCCGATGCTGGGCGCCCAATCACGGCAGCAAGGCTATATGCTAGGGCTTACAGCCCACGTCGTGAATCGGCGCCTCCCATTCACTGCCTACCCACGAGGTTGAGCATGACGGCGAACGAAGCGTACGAACGCGGCAAGGCGGACGCAAGGCGCGACAAGGCGCCCATCTTCCGCTCGACCAGGCACGGAATCGTCCCCACGGTGGACGATGACATGTCGGACAACTGGTCCCAAGAGGATCGGTTCCACTACCTGCAAGGGTACGACGAGGGCTGAGCCCTCCCATTCACGACTCACCGGCCACGAAGTCTGCGGCACCCCAACGGCAGCATGTGCATAGCACGGGGCCAACGAGCCCAAGTCGCTGGGGTGCCGCTCTCCCATTCACCACCTGCCGAAGAGGGTAGGCATGAAGCCAGTCGATACCAACAAGCTGCCCGACCTGATGCCGCGAGTAGCGCGCATCCTGAGTGTCCAGGGCACCACCATCCAGGATGTGGTGGATGAGCTGCGCAACACCGACTTGTCGGAGGCCAGCATCTACTACACCATCAAGGGCGCGGCCATGTGCTACCCGCACGTCAAGGCTGCGCTGGAAGAGGCGAGCATCCAAGCGGCCCTGGGCACGTCCCTGCCCGACACGGAACGCGAGCCTCCCATTCACGACTAGCCGACCGCAACGAACGTCACCGCAACGCAAACGAAGGAGCATCATCATGAAGAACGTCGATTTCTCGGTCTCGGGCGACACCCTCGTCATCAAGGTCAACCTCAAGGCGCCGACCACCACGTCCGCCTCGGGCAAGTCGGAGGTCATCGCCTCCACGGAGGGGAACGTCAGCATCCCCGGTCACCCCGAGATCAAGCTCGGGCTCAACTGCTACACGGCCAAGAAGAAGTAACTCTCTTCTTGCCACGGCGTGAGTGCTCCGCCCCGTGCGATCCCGAGGCCAGTGGGTCTCAAAAGGGACACGGGGCAGAGCGCTCGATTCTCTTAGCCCTGCGCATGGGCTAAGCCTTTGCACGAAGTGCTGCGGCACCCGCAAGGGGTGCAGCCTTGTGAGGGCGGGGAGACATGACTCTCCCTAATAGTGCGCAGTGTTCTCGCCAGTGTCACTGAAAAGCGTGCGGGGCTGCGCACGGCCTTCCAAGGTTGTGACACAAGGGTTCGACTCCCTGACTGGCGACTAAGCTTCTCCCATTCATAACCATCGCAGGGAGAATATCATGCGCTCCATCATCGAAGTGCGCTCATGTAGCAAGCGCTCGTACGCAAACGAGAATGCGGCTCGCATGGCGCTCATGGAGTGTCGTTCTCGGGGGCGGTGTGAGAACCGCTACTACCAGTGTGCCCACTGCGGTACCTGGCATCTGACCAGTCAGCCCTTCCGCAAGGTTGCCTGACTCCCATTCACCACCAACCCAAGGAGCAAGTCATGCGCAAGCCTCTCGATCTCGCCGATACGTACGCACCCCTCTCGTACGAGGATGACGAGCCCACCATCAAGACGCACGTGCCCGACTTCTTCCCCAAGGTCATCGTGGACGAAGATGCGTCGGATGACGAGCCCACGCTGCCCAGCATGCGCAATCCTCTCTACGAGGAGAAGCGCTATCCCGGTGTGGGCCTGGCGCTCGTCCTGGTCACCGGCGCTCTCTTCTGGGGAGCGGTCGCATGGCTCGTCTTTCGCTGATTGTCCTCCTGGTGGGCGGTTGTGCGAGGAGCCTACCGCCCGAGGACTACAGCATCACCATCACGTCCCACGTGTGCTCCGATGCAGGGGTCTGTGGGACAGTCACCGAAACGCTTCCTCCCATTCACGGCCAACCATCGACGAAAGGTGCGAGGTGATGACATGAACATGATCGACCTGATCGACCACATGACCGGCCCGATGGAAGTGCAGTTCACGGAAGCGCCCTTCTCGGACGGCATGGTGGATCCGTTCGCTCCCTGCGAGGACTCCCCCGAACGCACGGCGGCTCTCCTCCGCATGTGCCCCAACGAGACGGATCGTGAGGAGCCGTCTCCCCTCAACTTCGGCCAGGACGGTGGACGCTACATGTCCAGCGTCTTCGAGGAGATGCTCAAGCGGGGCTGGTAAGCCCTGCAAAGGAAGGTGACATGGGTGTAGGCAAGAAGGCCACGGGTCAACAGCCCTGGTCCAAGTGGTGTGTGGAGCGTCATCAAAAGACGTGCAAGCGCACCTTGAACGCCATGGAGAAGCGCTACGAAACTCGCGTTCGCCGTCAAGGCAAGCGTGAGTGTCAAGAGCGCGACTGACTCACCTAGGCTCGCCTCCTTCGGGATGGCGGGCTTTAGGCGTTGCAAGCATGGCCCATCTGTTGCAGGGTGCAATGGCAATGCCATTGCCCAGCCCTATGGGCGCAAGGATGCAAACGGTGGGCCAGCGCGAAAACGAACGGCTCCCATTCACCGCTCGTCGAGAGCGAAAGGCACAACGGAGGCGAACATGGCATACGGACTGTGGGACGTTTCGGGGAAGGTGATCATTCCGGGCACTCGTAAGAGCGCCAGCTTCGGTCCCGTTCGCATCGGCGACAGGGATCGCCAGACCGCCAGCAAGCATCTGGCGAAGCTCCTGAACGAGAAGTTCCGGCGGGACTTGAAGGGCGACCATCGGTTCTCCGATCACTTCGCCCTGATGAACCTGAAGTGGGATGATGTGGTCAAGAAGACCACGCCCGCTTCCGAGCAGGCGGCCGAATGAAACTTCTCAGGGGGAATGTCATCACTCTTGATGACATCTACCGTCTCACTACCACCAAGCCCCTGATGGCTCTCCTCTGGTTGAGTCTCGGGGCACTGGTAGGAATCATCCTACACGGCTGCATCGGCTGATACCAAGGCTCGCCCTCCCATTCACGGGACGGCGGGCTTTAGGTGTCAGGAGGCCACGATGAGCAACACACCGACGGCAGAGCAAGTAACCGCTGGCATTCGTATGGCAGCGGCCGTGGCGGAAGCCATCCGTGACTTGGGCAGCGTGCCCAGCGGCCATCTGTACGCTCGACTCATGGAATACATGAGTCTGGAGACGTACAACAAGATCATCACCGTTCTCAAGAATGCCAATCTGGTGGAGGAGAGTAACCATCTCCTCACCTGGGTCGGCCCCAAGGAGTGACCGGCTCCCATTCATCGCAGACCACCAACGAAGGTAGGAGGTACGTGATGTTCCGCACATACGACGACTGGAAGCTCGACACTCCTCCCGAGTACAACGAGCTTCCGTACGGAGAACCACCACATGACGAAGAACAAGCTCCGGCTACTCTTCGTGTGCCTTACAGCCAGCCTGGCATGGGCATGCGAGACAAGCGCTCCGAGTGACTGCGCAGGCAATCACTGTACCTGGATCATCGCAGGTAGGGAAGCAGGTATCTGTTGCCCTACCTCTGCTCCAGTCTGCGGCACCGCATCCACATGTGGTGAAGGCCACTGTTGCCCGCTGCAAGTCAGCGAGGAGCTGAGGCCGCTCGACTGAGAGGAATGGGCGACTCTTCGGGGTCGCCCCTTCCGTTCCAAGCTGAGGCACGCCGTTTGCAGGGTGCATGGAACGTGCCGCGCCCAACGAACGAACCGCTCCCATTCACGGCGCATCGGCGCCAAAACCCGAGGCATCCACACATGAGCAAGCGAGTCACCATTCACGTGCCCAAGTCCGAGCCTCGCAACCACGTTGCCCGCGAGATGATTCTCAACGGCACTGGCAAGAGCCAGATCATGCGTGACCGGCGCAATCGGCGTCCCAAGGATGCCCGGCGCCAGCGCGAGCACTTCGACTACTGAGTCGCTCCCATTCACCGCCAATCGAGGAGAGAAGCCATGAGCAAGCAGATGTTCCGGGTGGTTCGTGTCACGGTCAAGACGGGCTGCGATCTGGCTCGTGAGGTCATCAAGGCCAATCTGCCCAAGGGCAAGGCCAACGAGATCCGCTTCTCCCTGGAGAGCAAGAACGGGGCCGAGGAGTTCAACCCCGATCTGATGGTCTCCTATCTGGTGGAGCCCATGAATCCGACTCAGGTGAGCGCCTGATAGCTGCTCCCTGGGTGCGACAAGTCAGCAGAGCTGGGGAGGGTGTCATGTAAAGTCGCGCGGTTGGTGACCGCTGCACTCAAGCCGACAACCCGAAAACCCTAAAGATAGCCAAGCCCAGAAACCGTGGGAGATGAGCGCGATGCTAAGCTCCCATTCATCGTCATCCCAAAGCGGAGAACGAGCCATGCGCAAGGGTGATACCGAGCGGGAGTGAGTCCCGCCCACCTACAGGTACAGTGGCTGCCTTCCACTTCAATTCAAGGAAGGCTCTACCTGCAAGGACAATACCAATAGGTGTGTAACGCTGCGTCCCATTCATTGGCATAGCCAAAAGGTGAGGCAGGAGAAGCTACCCACATACTAGCGAAGTGAAAAACCTTCCTAACGATATGTGGCCGCTGACACTGATAACCACACAACCCCACATAAGGGACCGAGCGTCAGGTTACATGCCAGTAAGATTGAAGGGTCAATCGCAAGATTGGCCCCTCAATTTTTACCCCGACCGCACTTACCCCGTTATACCGCAGCATACATTGTGCCCATATAGGCACGTATTGGAGGTACAGGCGCAGGCATATTGATTGCAGGGTGCAAACAGCGAGCCAATTTATTTTGATGTGGGATAGGCACGCACACTGTAATGTAGATGTAGGGAAAGGTAGTTGGCACGGTAATCGCAGGGTGCAAACGATGGGCCAACCACTGCGGCCTGGCGGCCTCCCATTCACGGCAAGCCGGCGGCCGAGGTCGCCGCACCGCAACGCAGACAACGCAAGGTGCATACGAACGGATAGCATGTGAGTGGATATGAGCACGGAGGACGGGCTCCCATTCACGGCACGCCAAGCGCCGAAAGCGCAGCGGCTCTCTCAGAAAAGGAAAGACGAACATGGGCAAGATCATCGTGGTTCTTCTGGCAACCCTGGCGGCACTCTCGCTTCTGGCCGTCTTCTTCGGTGTGCCCCGACTCTCATCCACGGCCTTCAACGTGGGCACGTTCAACGTGTCCTGGTGGCTGGTGTGCGGTGGTGTGCTCGGGTACGGCATCTACCGCATCGTCAAGGGGAAGTGACCAGGGCTCCCATTCATCGCAATAACTTCCCGAGGTGGGGCGGTTGAGGGATACTGACTCCCGCCCCATAACAATCCTATAACTTGACCTGGGAAGTTCTCGTCAGCATACCTGTCAAAAGCTGAAGGTGTACTGCCAGCCGGGTGACATGACTCACTCGCGGTAATTGCGACCAAAGACTAGGAACAATACAGGCTGGGTAGCAGCTTCGGTTGTCCAACTGTATGGTCTAAGGTATAGGCTGATCTCCACCGATTGGGCGGGGTAGGAGACAGGGCTGGTATGCTGACGAGAGCCTCCCATTCACGGCGCAAAGATTCGGAATTGCGAACCGGATCTCGACAAAGCGTAGGGGGATCTATAGGGGGTATAGCAGATTCTTATCTGACAGGAGCCTACGGGTCAACGAGCCCCGTGCCAAGAAAACGAACACATACGCTGCCCACGTATAGGGGCTAATCCCGAAGTAACGTAATAGTAGGGAGTCTCAGTGTATGTAAGCAACCGTAAGGTTCGGTAGGAGTACTTGGTCAATCCCGTGGGTTCCTGCCAGGAAAGAATCGCTCCCATTCATGGGAAGCTGAGCGCAATTGACGAGCCGGAGGTCAAGGTTATGGACGAGTTGCCGGAGACCAAACCCGAGAGCATGAGCCAGGACGAGTGGAATGTTGTTGTGGCCGTGCGTCACACCCGGCATGACAACAGACTCGGTGTTCCCAGGAATTGGAAAGAGTATTGCAGGAAACTGGAATACTGTCTCTTCCTAGCGGACGTGTGAAACTCCCATTCACGACCAAGCGGAGGGCAAGGTCATGGCGAACAAGAACAAGATCGAATTGGGTGACGTGGTGAGCCTGGGCTGGGATGACGGCTATCACACGGCCACGGTCTCTCAGGTTCACAAGGACGGGACGGTGGATCTCTTCCGTCCCTACACGGCCACGGCTGACTTCTCATGTGCAGGGCGAGAGGAGGGATCTTCCTCGGTCATCTGCTACGTGGGAATCGAAGAAGTCAGGGGAGTCAATCCCGACAGGCTCAAGCTCTTGCGCAAAGGTAAAGAGCTGAGGTAAGCAGAGGTTCCCATTCATGGGATGGTGTGTGGGGTGGATGTTAGAAAGGGCGGATGGCCCAAGTCTATCCCCACACAAGCACGCTGAGCTAGTGCTGGACATGTATTGGCCGCCAAGGTACAGTGGTATCTTGGATATAGGGTTCGACTCCCTATCGTGTCTCCGGGAGGTTCGCCTCCCATTCACAACCGACAAGGAGCGAATGACATGGACATCTTCGAGATTCTCTCCAAGGACGAACGTGTCATTGTCTACTCCTCCCAAGAGGAACGGACACTCATCACCTGGAATCAATCCCTCACACTCCAATACTGGCGCCCTGTTGTCAGGAGGTTTGAGAGTGATTATCCCAAGGGACACTTCGATCCCAACGACTGGGAAGAGGTGAATGTGCGCACACTCTCGAATGAGCCCAAGGACTACAAGGCTGCACGAGAAGCAGCCATCAGGTGGTACACCGGGTCCTAGCTCCCATTCACGGTCAATCGAAAGCGGAGGATGCGATGGGCTATCTGAACGAGAACGGGCTGGTCAACGGCAACATTCCAGCAGGCAAGCCTTGTCCCTGGTGGGGCGGATGTAGCATGAAGGTGGAGCGCTGTCCATCGGAGAAGAATCCCAAGCCAGTGGACTACAGTTGTGCCCTGGCTCGACTCAACAGCACCATCGACTCCAGCAAGAAAGAGGGCAAGCGGTTGCCTTTGCTGGAGAAGGTCCGGGACAACCTGGGAAAGTAATCCTTGGGAGCAACTTCTAAGAGCAAGCGAGAGCGTTGGAACGAGGTGGTCAAGGAGACGGGCAAGTGTCCCTTCTGTCCACCTCACAACGGAGAGAACGCAAAGAAGCGTCCTCGGTCTGACAAGTACAAGAGCAAGCGCAAGGGGCGATAGGGCGCGAGGCTCCCATTCACGGCGAGCCGGCAGCGGAGGGCGACATGGCGAACGTACAAGTGACGCTGACTCAGAAAGAGCTGGAGGAGATTGTCTGCCAGCATCGGATTCCCCTCTGGCTGGAGCATCGGTATCTCTGCCATCCCGAGCGAGAGTGTGAGGATGGGTGTCAGGTTCACGCTGACCTGAACCGACTCCACAAGTACCAAGATGGTCAAGGGTGTGACCCGGCCTATGGTGGTGAAAGGACCAAGTGAAGATGCGTGCATGCACACACAAGAGGCGAGAGCTTTGCACCGAAGCTGATGGGTGCTACTGGCTTCGGTGTTTGCATTGCAAGGCTCGCGGTCCCAAGAAGCATAGCGCCACGCTGGCAATCAAGGCCGCCAAGAACAACATGCGAGAGCGCTGATGGCAAGCTGGCAACTGGAAAAAGATCCTGTCAGGTTGTGGAACCTGTTGGCGACATGTCTCTCCTACGGCCACACCATTCCCTACTACTACAGGGATAAGCCGCAAACCTCCTTCCCTCTCAACAATCACGAGCACAACTATTCCGATAGTTCTTGTGCTCCGTATCTGCTGGAGGATATCCAGCATGCTCTCTTCGATGAGGGGATGCCGGAGGTGAGGCTGGTCTTGTGGGGACGGTCTCATGGTCCCATCACAGACACCGTGACCTTCACCTTCAACAAGCAAGGTTTGGTCCAAGCCCTGATCTACTACAACGACGACTAAAAGTCGGCGGCTCCCATTCACCGCAACCAAGCATCGAAGCCCAACGGAGGAACGAATCATGAGCGAGCAAAAGAATCAGGCGAGCAAGTCGCCTGCAAAAGAGCGCAAGATGACTCCCAAGGGATTCCTTGCCAAGACTCAGACCAAGGCCGCCAACTCGGCCCTTGCCTTCATCACCCAGTACCGTGAGTATCTGACCACGGGAGAGGTGGCAGACAGGACCAGTCCCATCATCGCCAAGCTGGATGCTGGCGAGCTTCTGCCGACTCCTGCTCTCCGGGAGATTCAGAATGCCGTGATGACTCACATCATCAAGGCAGACGAGAAGAAGCTGGAAGAGAGCCTGACGGCTCCTGCCAATGGTGGAGGGACTCGCAAGAACTGGCGAGCCACCATCTACGATGCGGCTGGCAACGTCATGACTCGGACCAAGGAAAGCGGGGAAGTGGAGGATCTCATCAAGGGGTTCGATCTCTCCTCGGATGCCGACCGCTGGTGTGACCGGCGACTCTTCGAGGGGACGCATGGTTGGTATGCCATCGTGGAGCATACCAGCATGAAGGTCTCCACCCGAATCGAGCGAGGGGATGCCATCGCCCGGATTCTCAAGAAGCCCAAGGGGCCGACGGTCCAGGTCAAGGGCAAGAGCACCAAGACCCTGGGCTTCGGAGTCAAGGCCAAGCAAACCCGAGTCACCTTCTCGGGAAGCTGAGAGCCAATGGGGAGCGGGGCCAAACACTCCGCTCCCATTCACAACCAATCGAGGACGATGAGCATGACACCGTTCGAGCAAGCGGTTGCCTCCCTGGGCGACACACCCGAGTCAGTCACGGAAGCACTCAGGGCCAAGGGCATCAAGGGCTATCGGCGCCTGGCCTCTTCATGCCCGATTGCCAAGTACCTGAATGCATGTGGGTTCAAGATCGTCACGGTCGCTACCCACGCTCACAATTACCGCCATCCTATGGATGAGTATGCGGAGCAGGCAATCTCTCTGAATAAGGGAGTTAGGGAGTGGATCATCGGATTCGATGATGGCAAGTACCCGGAGTTTTACCAGGACGCATGACCATCTCAGCCGAGGATGAGTTTCTGATTCAGGCCACTGGTCCAGGAAAGGAAGATCGTTCCTGGTCCCGGAGCACCCTGGCAGTAGCTCAACACATCGCAGACCAGGCCATCACCAAACTTGGGTATGCGTATGCAGAAGTGCGCAACCAGTTTGGTGGGCATCTGAGTGACCCTCTCTACAAGGTGGAGAAGATTGCTCGGCCTCCGGGAGAACCAACCAACGAGATGCGGCTCTCCATGAAGAGAGCTGGCATTGACCCGGACGAGTGGCTACAGAAAGCACGAGCCCCTCAATCACACGCTGCCACTCAGCAATTGATTGCTTTGTTGGCAAAGAGGCGATAAGCCTCCCATTCACAGAATGCCCATTGCAGGGCATGCGGCAAGCAACGAACGAAAGCGAGACAACGAACATGAACGAGCAGCAGACCTTCCAGAGCCCGACCCGCCTCTTCCTCCTCCGATGCCATGCGGCCTGGGAGAAGTTCGAGAACGTGGTTCTCTTCCCCTTCCGCTGGCTGAGCGCCCGCTTCGGACAGACCCACGTGTTCGAGGAGCGAGCGGTCCAGCTCCGACTCGTCAAGTAAGCAAGCCGAGCGGCTCCCATTCACCGCTCACCGCAAGCGGCAAGCGACAGCACAATCGAGCATCGGGCCTTCCCCGGCCCATGAGCTAACAAGCAATAAGGTACACACGAACGCTCTGCTCACTCGTGCTGTCGCAACCCGCACCTAAGACAAGGAAGAGTCATGGCCAAGTGTTCACGCTGTCAGGGTGAAGGCGAGGAGTTTACCGAAGAAGAGGGCCACCCACGAGGTGGAGTCTACGAGACCTGCTACCACTGTGGTGGTTCTGGTGAAGTGGACGAAGAGACCGACTTCCACGACCGACTCCATGCGGTTGCTTCCGCTCTGGCTTACCAGAAGGAAAGCGAGTATCGCAAGGCATGTGACTCTGACCCGGATGGGGATGGGTACGACTTGTGTGCAGCGGAGAATGGCTACCGTACTTACGACTACTTCCGAGTCCGTGTTTGGGAACGCACGGCGGACATTGCCCAAGAGCTGGCCGAAAGGCCGAGGGCAGACCAAGAGCTACTGGTGGCCTGGAACGAATACCAGGGCTGACGGCTCCCATTCACTGCAAACCGAAAGGCAAGGCCATGCTGATTCGCATGTCGTCCATGTTGACGGGCAAGATTCACGAACGAGAGATTGATGTCACTCCTGAGCAACTCCAGAAGTGGCATGATGGCATGCTGATTCAGGATGCCATGCCTCATCTGTCGGATGATGACAGAGAGTACCTGATCAGTGGGGCCACTCCCGAAGAGTGGGATCAGTTCTTCGGGCCTCCCAAGAAAAAGAAGTAAACGAAGTCCTTCCATGCCCGTATCCAATTCCCTTACAGGAATTGGGGCGGGCATAAGGTGTCGAAAGGAAGGACAATGTTTCGAGAACAGACAACGTATCCGCTTCACGACACATCACTCTCACCCGATGCGGAGAAGGGGCAGATTGCGCTTCTCCACAACATCGAGAAGCGGTGTCAGGCCATCGTCACCAAGCTTCCCAAGTGGGGCGGAGGTGTTCAGGTCAAGGTGCTGAAGGAGTACCTCAACAAGCTCCTCAAGGTCAACTTCAACGACAACCACATTCGGTATGCACTGGAGTGGCTGGTCAACAACGACTGCATCGGCAAGAGGGGAAAGGGTGACACCGCTCTCTACTACGCCTATGCCACCACCCCGGCTCGCTGGTCCAAGGCACGCAAGGCTCATCGCCGATGATGACCGAGACTCAGATCGCCTTGGAAGTGGGTCTGATGGGCAGGAGCCGAGCGGTCAGCTTTCTCCAGTCTCTTCTCTCTCGGTTCCAAGGGAACGTCACTCAGGCCGCGCCCGAGGCTCCCATTCACGGCATGTCGGCCGCCGAGGATGCGGCAACCGACGAGCAAGCGGTCAAGGACTGGAACAAGCCCGAGCCCAAGACCAGCTTCGACCATGCGGTCAACTTCATCTTCGCTCACCCCGGCTGTCGTAGTGGGGATGTGAAGCGTCACGTCAAGGAAGTGGCAGGCATCACGGACAACCAGTGGGCCAACATTCTTGTCAAGCTGGGCAATGACCGGCGCTTCCGCAAGGAAGGCGAGAAGATCAACATGAAGTGGCACACGGTCTAGCAGACCTCCCATTCACAAATCATCGCAACCTCAGCCCGTACCTGGCGAAAGCTGGGACGGGCTTGAGGCATTGAAAGGACGGGAGCTATTGCTCCCCATAACAACAGGAGCAATCAAAATGGAAAACGTCAAGATGTCGGTCAACGGAACGAAGCTCACCATCGAGGTGGATCTGGCGCATCGGGGTGGCAAGTCCCCCTCTGGCAAGACGATCCGAGTCGCCTCCACGGAGGGCAACGTCTCGATTCCGGGGTACGAGAACGCCGAGGTCAAGGTCGGTCTCAACGTCTTCACCAAGTGAGTGACGTTGCCTACCTTGAAAACAACTAGGTAGGCAGGCATAAGCTGATTCGCTACCTGGCATATGCAGGTCGAAAGGCGGACAGCCTGGCTAGTCGTGAAAGCCGGACTCCCATTCACCAGCCACCAGCCAGGAACGAAAGAACATGAACAAGCGAGCCATCGAAGGTGTCAAGTCCAATCTCCGCTACATCGAGGAGGACGTGGACAGCGCTCTCTCTCACGCCAAGGAGATCAAGGATCCCGAGCTGACCAAGAAGCTGACGGAGATCAAGGCGAAGACGCAGGGAGCCAAGGAGTACATCGTCAGCCGTACGGACGCCAAGACCACTGGCTGACCATAGGGGCTGACCGAAGACGAAGGGGTGGATGAGCAACCCTCCCGGAATGGCGATAATTGGGTAACGTACTCAAGTAAGCAAAGTTGGTGGCTCCAATCTTCGCATCGGCATAAGCCGACTGCAACCATCGGGCAAGGCCGATAGGATCTAACCATTCCTCCCTCTGGTAGATTCTGTCCGAGGCCGAAACAAGCATACGACACTATATGGGTTTAGCGGTGAGCCCTGTAGCTAGTATGCTTGTCTAACAGTGAGGCTGTTACTGACGAGCCCAAGTACCTACACGGGTAGCAGACGAAACCATCTGGCTGGTAACCGGGTGGCTGATAGTAGGGATACACCAAACGAGATGTAAGTTTGGTCCCTTCTGGTCTATAACAATACCTCACCAGAGAGCGGCTGTTGTCCTACAGGATTGCCAAACTCTGCTTTGTAATCATAATGCCGGGGTCGCTCCCTGAATTGTCTGTAGGTGGCATATCCCAAACTGGATGACCAAGCGACTAGCTATCGCAAGGTGTGGGTTCGATTCCCACGATATGTACTGAGTTACTTGGCGTGAGTCACTGTGAGTCACAACGCATGTCGGGGTCTCGAATCCTTATGCACCGTGATAGCAGGTTCGACCCATGGGAATAACGGCCGGGTAGCTCTCAAGCTCCCATTCATCGCAAGAAGGAAACGATGTTCGACTGCAACACTCAGGGAACGTTGACTGTCCAAGGAATCCCTTGGGCCTACTTGAAGCACAACGGCAAGTTGGCTTTTGGGTTTGGCCGTCATGCCATTCACTTCGTTCCTCAGACCGGCTTCTATCATATCAAGGAAGCTGGTGAAACTGTCTTCGCTGCATCCACCGTGGCAGAGTGTCTGGACAACGCTACTCCGTTCGTCCTGGACTACTATGCCGACCGCATCAAACCGTCCTGGGAGAACTGAAGGAACATGCAAACGACCATCGACACCGCCGATGCCAAGAAGAAGCTCTACAGCACCAACCTCGGAGAGTACCACATCAACGAGTTTTGTCGAGTGCTGTCCATCCGGCTTCCCGAGCAGATCACTCCGCTCGGCTTTCTGATGGCCTTCGAGCTTCTCATCTCCGACATGGAGAAGGGTGACGGGCTCTACATCAAGGGCATCGGGGAGCCCATTCGCTCCCGATTGTCCAGCATGCCGCTGGGCTTTCTGATGAGGCTTCACATCGACAAGATCATCGACCAAGCATTCCCTGCGGAGTTTGGTGCCGAGATCAAGGCCGAACGTCAGGCCGTACTGAACGACATGAAGGCGTCCGGTTTCTGAACCGGCTCCCATTCACTGCAACGAACGAGGAACGAACATGGCAACCGTCAACCGCACACCGAGCAGCAAGCCCCGTCAGCCCAGTGTCAGGGAGCTGACCAAGATCAACCGCAAGCTCAAGCGCCAGGTTCAGAAGGAGAACAAGCGCAACGAGGAGATCAACCGTCTCCGCAAGGAGAACGAGGAGCTGAGCCTCCGTCTCTACTCACTCCGCAACGAGCGCAACAACACCGGGGAGTGCTGCTGAGATGAGCACTCCGAAGACCAAGCGAGTCAATGCTCGCAAGTTCCCCGGCATCGCTGGTGCCCGGCCCGACAAGGCGGCTTGGCGCAAGGAAGCTGCTCTCAAGCGGCAAGCGGCCTACGCTGCTCTTCCCGAGGAAGAGAAGAAGCGCCGCAATCCCAAGAAGTTCGAGAAGGCGGCATGAAGCTCTCACTTCGGAAGCAGAGGGGATTCACCCTGACCGAGCTTCTGGTCGGCCTCTTCTGGCTCCTCTTCTGGGGCACTCTCATCGTGGTGGCCGTTCACTTCATCGCCAAGTTCTGGTGATAGAATGAGCTGCGATAACTGCAACTGTCTGGACTGTACCAGGCAGCGAGGCATCGACCGAGCCATGAATCGGTCCAACGACATGGACGATGCTCCCATTCACGGCCTGCGGTGGCAGGATGCCGAGCCGGCCAACGAAGTGCAGGCCAAGGCATGGGGAACCATCGCTGATCACTTCATCGACCACATCGTCTCCATGCCGCTGTCACGACTGGTGGAAGCGGTCTGCAATTCCATCAGGGGACTCAAGCCTGAGAACTACAATCGGGTGGCAGCTCAGGTGGAGAGATTCATCAGGGAGAGCCCCAAGTACGAGCTTCGTAAGGGTATGGCTGGTGGAGTCTTCAAGCGCAAACCAGCGGGCGGGTCGGATCTGAGTTTCGTCCAGCCCGTCTACATGGAGCTGAAGCCGGCTACCAACGTACCGGACATGATCACTGGGAAACTTCCCGACGACCACACGTGTCCTGCATGTGGCAACACCAAGCTGAACAAGGCAGAGAAGTCTTGTTGGAAGTGTGGAGGTGCGCTGTGAGCTTCAAGGACAGAGACGAGACTCCCGAGGAAAAGAAGAAGCGGGAGTTTAGCGAGAATCCCAAGAACTTCCCTGCCATCACGGTGAGATACTGCCATCAGTGCGGGTGTCACTATACTGGTGGGTGCAAGGAGCATGCTTCTGCACTTCAATCTGACTTGAAGTTGAAGCAGTAACCAAGGACGAACGGCGCTCCCATTCACGGGGCGGCGGTGACGAAAACCGGGCAATCGCCCCAAACAAGAAAGAAACAGGAGAATCGAATCATGGCATGGGACAACACGCCCGCTCAGAAGGAAGCGGTCAAGGCGTTTCTGGTTCAGACGGATGGCAAGTACGACCTGGAGGCCAGCGTGGAGAAGTTCACGGCGGTCGCCAAGTTGCACATCGCCAAGCAGACGGCAGAGCAGGATCTGATCGCTCTCTGCATGGCCGAGGTCTTCGATGCCCGTCCGGGTGTCACCCTCAACATCGACTACATCAAGAGCCAGACGGTGGCTCGGATGTCGAAGCGTCACCCGGAGTTGGGTGAGCCGACCCTCTTCTCCATGCTGAGTGGTCGAGTGGAGGACTACCTCCACGAGAACTGCGACCAGCCGGCGGTGGAGGCCAAGGGTGACAAGCCCGCTCGTGAGGCCATCACGGATCGCACCTACGCCAAGAAGATGGGCAAGGGTGGCGGGTTCTACCGCAAGTCGGACCAGACCCCGAGCAAGTGATCATGGCAGAGCAGCCGGTCGATCTGAGCCCCTTCCTCAAGAGGGGGCTCCACTACCGGGTGGCGGACTTTCTGTACCGCCATCTCTTCCAGCATGTGGACAACTTGCTGGAGCGTCTCAGTGCATGGTCCACTCGCAAGTGGTGCGAGGACAACAGCCAAGCGCTGCGCGACCTGAATCGAAAGGGTCGCTGACAAGGAATCGGGTTTGGTGTAAGAGTCTAGCCCTTGGCATCGGACCAAGGGAGGACGAACCCAAGAGCACACAAAACACCTATGCTGCCAGGGCGATAGCGATTCAAACTGGTAGCTCCCATTCACCGCAACCGCAACCCGAGGAACAACGATGAGCAACCGCGCTACCAACATCCTGCTTCGCCACAACTTCATCCACATCCCTGCTCCGAGCAGCGATACGGTGGTGGGTGCCAAGGAAGCTCTTGCCACCATCCTGATGAACCTGACCTACTACGGGAAGGCTCTCAGCCAGGAGGCATATGCCAAGCTCCTTCACCTGACGGGTGATGACTTGGTGTCCTGGTGGCAGGTTGTCGAGGCTGAGCTGAAGGACATCACGGGAGCCTCTCGCAAGATTGGCGATTTCGTGGTCTACAAAAACTTCCCCAAGGAGGTTCTGGACAAGAGCGCGGCCGAATACTGGCTCCCGCAGATCCTCATGTACTGGGGATTCCCGAAGGAGCTGTTCACCGAAGAGGTGGTGCCCCGTCCGAAGATGGACGAGCAGCCCAAGTGTACGGTGCTTCATCTCGCCAAGGATGGTCAGCTCCAAAACATCTTCACGTCCTACCTCAAGTCCCCGGCTCGCTGGAAGGACCATGAGCTGGCTGACGTTCTCTTCCTGGTGGATTGGTTTGCCGTCGATCTCGGCAAGCTGGCCTTCAAGGAGAACATGGTTCTCCTGGCTTCGGCTCTCATCAGCCGTGGCAAGGACATCAAGGTCAACACGGCCACCGACGTTCTCCGTCTGGCTGTTGGTCTCAGCAACGGTGATGTCTCTCTCCGTGAGAAGAGCAAGCTCCGTTCCTTCAAGAAGAAGGAACGTCGATTCCTGCTCAACATGCTGGAGAGCTGCACCAATCTGACGGAGGACGTGGCTCGTAGGCCCGAGCTGTTCAAGCGTCTTCTCCACTCTCTTCACCCCGGCGACTACAAGCGGTCCTATCCGCAAGTCCTCAAGGTGATGAACAGTCTCTATCATGACGAGTTGGAGACTTTCAACTCTCAGGTGGAGGGCCTTCTGCTCGACAAGGACGAGCGAGTGCTGAAGCTTCTGGCTGGTCGCCCTGGCGACTTCCGAAGGCGCCTGGTCCACACGGTCAATCTCTTCGGTAAGAAGGCGGCTTCTGCCTTCACTTCTCAGGAAGTGCTGAGCAAGCTGACGGTCGGGCAGATCGTGGCTACTCGTTCCTTCCTGAACACGGTCAACGAGCGTACGGCTCGCATCTTCCCGCCCAAGGGGAACTGGAGTCGTGCTCAGTTGGCAGAGCCCCGCACGGTTGCCAAGACTCATCTCAAGGCCATCGACAAGGCGCTCGGTGCTGCGCTGGCTGCACGTGTTCCGGCAGTTGGTGTGCTCGATCCTGCCACCAGCAAGATCAAGCTGCCCAACAACGGAGAGGAAGGTCCCTACACTCGTGGAACGGTCTTCCCGATTCCCGAGGGAACGGACTTCATCCGCACGGCATCCTATTGGGATGTCAGCCAGTCTCGCTACACCTGGTTCGACAATGGTTGGAACTTCTTCGACCAGAACTGGAACCCGGTTGGTGCTTGCTGTTGGAACCAGCCCTTCTTCCCCAGCCGAGGGTACAGCTACTACAGCCGAGATCAGAAGCCTGCCAAGGATACTGGAGCGGTCTTCTCTGGAGACCCGACCATTGCCACTGGTAAGGCTGCCCAGATGATCGACCTGTATCCCGAGAAGCTTCGTGCTCAGGGAGTCAGGTATGCCGTGTGGAGCGTTCTCTGCTTCTCTCGGTTGACGTTCAACCAGGCGAACGATGTCTTCGCTGCCTTCCAGTGGGGCAAGGATGCCAACAAGGGCAAGCTTTTCGAGCCGGCCCGTTGTCAGCTTGCCATCCCGCTCAAGGGTGACCAGCTCACCAAGTACGTCGTTCTCATCGACCTCGATAAGAACGAGATGATCTACTTGGATGCTGGCCTCAAGAGCAGCACCAGCAGCGCAGCCATGAACGGCCCTCTTCTCCAGAAGACGATGCCGGCGTTCTTGGAGTACATCAACTCCCTCCCCTCCGTTCACGACTTGTTCCGTGAATCGGTGGACGCATCCAGCAAGACCAAGATTCTCTACTCCGACAAGGATGCAGAGTTGAAGGGTGAGCCGGCCTATGTTTTCCGCCCGGAGAACAAGGAGAACAAGTTCAAGCCGGTGGACCTGAACGGTCTTCTCGGATGACGGACCAGCAATATCGGGCGGCCAGATTATATCTGGCCCTCCGATACCTGGTGGTTGATTCAAGTCAGCCACCAAGTTTAGGAGAGTGTCTCCTATACGAGATGTGCTTTGCATACAAGCAAAAGCACGAGTGAGTTTCGGTAGGCCATGATGGTTCTTCCTTCTAAATCAATGGGAAAACAGAGCCATCGCTTTCCTACCAATGTGGGCCATAGAGGGTCTTCCTTCTAATTCAAGGCATCAGCCCAAAAGGCTGATAAAAAACAGACCCTCTGCTTTCCCACACTAATTCTCAAAGCGTCCAATGTGCATCCAAGACAAAGAACCACGAGAAGAATTGAAGCGACTGCCAGAGATGCTCAAGGAGCACGGCTGGTCGGCATCTCCCATTCACTGCAACTACTCGGCAACAAGCCCCGGTGATTGGTTGCAAGGTTCTTCGGGGCCAACCGAAACTCATCAAGGCATCACCCTTTTCACTGGTACAGCCTTTCAGGTTATCGCCAGAGAAGAAGACCTGAAAGTCAGGGTGGGGTGGCCCGGACAGATGACAACAACCTATACCTGTTTCACCGCAGAACAGGTAGTCTGGTGGCTCAGTAAGCTGCTGCCACTGGCTGACAAAGAAATTGCGGAACGGAGGAAGAGCAATGACTTCTGATGAGAAGGAGCTGGCAATTCAGACCATCATTGGATTCATCCTGGATCCAATGCAAAAGGACAGAGTGCCCGTTTCCGACAGGCAGAAAGCCAATCTGCAAGACAGCATCAGTCGGGACCTGGACATCAACGGCTGGACTTTGCAGCAATGCAAAGATTCCGAAACCATGCCGGCTGGTGAGTTGATTCTCAACTTCCCCGAGACAACTCATACGATGTTCAGCATCTACCGCGCTTCCAAGATGTCGTGAAGACTTACCTATCATCCTCATTGGTCGATCGGTTCCAGGTGGAACCTCCGGGTAGTTGAGGGATGGGCTAGGCAGGCGGCCACGGCCTAGAGGCAAGTGATCATAGCCTAACGAATGAGGGTGTCAAGGAGTGAGATAACGTCAATCTCCAGTGCTCAGTGGCGAGACGCACCCGCCGATTTACGGGAACCTAGAGTCGTGGGACGTATGGGCAATAGCCCGGAGGTTGGCCACCCGTGGTTCGAGTCCACAAGGTTCTCCCATTCACAGGATGCCCATTGCAGGGCATGCGGAACGCCGATGCGAAAACTCGCAGTCATCGCCCCAAGGTATCCAACACTACTAGAAAGAATTCTGATGGGGATCACCTGCATCGGATTCTGTCAAGGCAACACGCCCGAGAACGTTCATAACTGTCATAGGTTTTGTATCGCTAACAAGCAATCATTACCTAGCAGAGATGAAACCAAGCAACTCGCTCCTTGAATTGGAAGCGTTGGCTCTCAAACTTTACATCGAAGCAGCGGCTGACAATGATTGGTTTTCAATGCTCATCTGTTGGGCCGTTGTCCTGCGATTGGAAAAACATGCCGGAACAGAAGTTGACGGCTGAGGAAGCCATCACCTATTACTTCATCAAGGCTTGGATTGCTTGGGACGAAGCGTTCGACATCCAAGAGTGGATGGAACAGGGATTCAAGTTCAACGAAGCAGACACCAATCTGTATCAAGCGGTTGGGTTGGCTGGGCAGAGATGGCCCTGGGGCTACAAGCTGCCGAGGAAACGATGAGAGCCAAGAACGTTTCGGTTTCATTCTACCAGCAAGGCGGAGAGCTTCGTCTCTGGGGAGTGAGTTTCACCCTGAAAGGATCCTTGCCGACCAAAGACGGCAAGATGGATTCAGCGGCCTACAACAAGAAGTGTCGCGAGATCGAGAAGCTCATTGCTTCCATCGAATTCCCTGACTCGGAGTAAGTCATGAAGCTCATTCTCAATGCCGCTCAGTGCCGTTCGTGTGAGACAATCATCGTCTCCACTCACCGCCATGACTTCCGCACGTGCAAGTGTGGGAAAGTTAGTGTGGATGGTGGCTTGGAGTACACCAGACGAGTTGGGCAGCTCGACTTGATTGTGGAGCGTTGTGCCTATGTCTGGGATAGGTATTCCCAGCCCACCGATGCCGCCGGCAAATTCATTGTTTGGAGTCCTGGCGGCAAAACCAATCCCGGAGTCGTCTTTGATTGCAAGGATGATGCCGAGCAGTCAGCCAAGGAATTGGCTGTCAAGGTTCCGGTCAGTGATTGGTACGTGGCTCAGCTCTCCCACGTCTCGACCCAATGAGCTACGTCAGACAGTGCCAGCGACATACCGAGCATGATGATGATTGCTTTGCTTGTCGCAGCTTCGACCAAGCTATCAAGCAAAGTCTCGTCAACTACACCATTCCTCCACAACAACATCTATCGGTAATCGCTCCGAAGATTCGTGAATGGATGCGAACGGTGTTCACGGGACGCTAATGGACCCGTATCGTCAACCGAGTCCTCCACTAGTAAAACTACCACGACCACCCATCCCTCCACCTGACCCCACACCAATTCCTGAGGTATCATGATTCGTTGGATTCTGAGGGAAGTTTGGGAGAAGGTCAACGTCGTTGCCACCTGGCGACACATCAAAGAGCTTGGTAAGAAGTACGGCAAGCGTTTCTTCTGGGCTGCGCTCATCTGGGAGATCATCGAAGATGTGGTCTTCCCATTCATCTCATGGAAGATGGGTGTACCGGAACTGATTCCGGTTTTTCTGGTGCTACATTTCGAGCCCATTGTCTATCCCGCTTTCTTCTGGGGGTTCAAAACATGGGATCGCATCCAAGGCAAGGAACCTTGGGAGCCCAATCGAAGCGCTCACTCATCACACTGGCGCTCTGTCCTAAAGGGGCTGACGCTACACCTGTCCGTTTCTGGTTGGTTGGCGCAAGTTATTCCTTGGAAGCCGCTGGTTGTGCTCATGGTCCTAATGAGTTTCTTTGGATTCATTCATGAGCGCATATGGCATGATACCAACTACGGTATCGCTGGATGCGATCAAGTGGAATTCAAACGGGTTCTTGCAAAGACTGGAACCTATATTCTCATCTCCACCATGACACTATATCCCCTTCTGAAAGTTGCCGGCTCTGCTACTCTTTGGCAGTCGCTCTTGGTAGCTCAGGGGATTACAGGAACGCTGTATCTCATCCTCGAAAGTGTGTGGGCCAAGTCCAAGTGGGGCGTTCGGTCCTCCCATTCACAACTCGAACCGCAATGAACGTCAGCATCAAAACCAAGACATCCAAAGGTACAGTTCAAACCCGATGGTCAAACGACCAATTCAACGGAGTTGGTTGGGAAACTGTTTGGACGGTGCCTGATCCCTACCTTCCTATCGAAAAGATTGAGAAGGTTATGAAGGGCGCAATGTCTTGGGAAGAGGCCGGACGTAATCACCTGGCCATGTGTCAGAACATCAAGGTCAAAACATGAGCGGCTCAAGCAACAAGCGCTGCAAAGCAATCTCGCACCCCAATATCCAGCCTGGTTGGGGTTGCTGCCACTGTCGTACATACAATGGTGAGCAGCGTGATGAGTGCAAGAATTGCAAGCACAAGCGTTGCGACAAAGAACCTGCCAACCAAGTGAGCTAAGACCATGAGTGCTGGAGGCGTCAAGTCCAAGGTTCGTCATAACGATCGAACCATGGCAAACACTCTGCCTTCCACGGAAAGTGAAAGGCATTGGGATAATTGCCGAGGCATTCATGGTGCCGCTCGTAGAAGGGCTGGCATCAAACACGGAACTGTCTGCGCCAGAAGGCGTCATGACAAAGAAGTGATTCAACAAGAACTGGAAGAAAGCTCCAAGTAATGGGGCCGTATCGCATTCCTGGGCATTCGGATCGTAGGTATCGCCGACTGTTCAGACGACAAGAACGAATCAACAAGCGAATCCTTGCTAGGGCCGAGGCCCGTTTCGAGAGGGAAAACTTGTTGAGAAACATCACGATGGGTGCAGCATATTGTATGCTGTTCTACATCAGCATCCTTTGGGCCATCATGTTCGTCCGAATGATGTAAAGGAATGCCCTTCTTTATTCAAGAGGACCCGCTCACTGACGTGTCTGAATAGGAAGGGCCTGTGTCTCTCGCCAATGAGGGAGGAATACAATGGCGAATTACACGGGGCAACAGAAGTTCCTTCTCCGTGATGCCGAAAGATACAGCGAGCTTGGTTATCGAGTTGGCTTAGCCAAAGGCAAAACGCTCATTCGTGAGTATGTGCCTGAGGACTTTTCTCCTTGGGGAGACCAAGTTTTCTTTGACTTCGATGGAGTGTCACTGATTCCAGATGGAATTGTCTGTGTAGACATCGACATTCCAGACTTTGGAGTTGTCTATGAGGAACTCCCTCCCACGTTCAAAGAGCGCACTCCAAGAGGGTGGCATCTTTGGTATCTTCTACCAAAGTCAATTCACGTTGACAATTCCATTCTCTTTCCAATCTGGAATCCTCAGATCAAATGGCGTCCACATGTGGACCTGTTGACCAAGGGTATTCCTAAAAAGGTCAAGTCACGATACAAGAGCACGACTGGTGGTCCTGACCATTGGGGCGAGCATGTATTGTGTAGTGGAACAACGGGCTATAAAAGAATCTGGCCCGATGAAACACCACATCGAGACAAGCTAACCCTTGCGCCGCAATGGCTGCAAGATGCCCTGCAAAAGTGAAGGCGTCATGAAAGAGTTGTTCTACTTGTCTCTCGGTCTTTGGTTGCTGGTGGCTGGTTGTCTCAAGCCTTTGCCACCAGAATCAATCCCGGTGACAGTGATCGAGATCAAACCTCCTTCTCCCAATCTCATCAGAGAACAAGCAGTGGAAGATGAGGACGCTTCTCCTCCACTCAAAACTTGGTTGTCCAAGGAAGAGGTTGATGCTCGGCGTCTTCAAGAGGCAATCGAAAAGGCAGCTTCGGAAGATCCGTGCCAGAAAGGCGACCCTCTCTGTGAGCACATCCAACCCTCTCCCTAAGCTAACTCATGTAGCTATCAGGCAGGGTGGAGTTGTATACTCCTTGCCTGCGCCACACCGACATCACCACATTCTCTGGATTCTTTCCAAGAGAAGGGGGAATGAAGGAGCGCCGGAAGTCAAAGACGAGCATCTGCTTGTCGAGACTCCGAATGCCGGCATGGATAGTCAAGGGTTCTTGGATGCTGACGGTCACTACCTGACTCGTCCCGAAGCCCTAATCAGGGCGCAAGCCACCAAACAGATCAAGAACGGCAAGATCATTGGTGGCACCCTAACATCCGAAGACCTCTGGTAAGTATCATGTGTAGCGCTCATACCTGCAATGAATGTGGACAGCCTGCCCAATACTGGGATAAGGGCTGGGACGATGAAGAGTGGGGTATGGGTGATCCTGATACTTATTGGTGTGAGGAACACAAGCACTTCAAACCGGGCGCCGAACCGCTCCCATTCACCGCACAACCGGAGCCGAAGCCATGAGCGAAACTATCGAATTGACGTACGAGAACGATGAGGGTGATGAGATCACTCTGGAGCTTCCATCCAAGATGGAAGTTTGCTATGACTGTGAGGGTCATGGCATGGTTCTCAACGAAGCCATGAGGTATCATGCCTATACCTCAGAGGACGAGGAGTTTCACGACCCGGAATTCCGGGAGGAATACTTCAAGCGGGGAGGCATCTACGATGTAGTGTGCCCTACCTGCAAGGGAAAGAACGTTCTTCCCGTGGTCAACGAAGAAGCTCTCAACGAGAAGCAGAAGGCGGACTACGCACTCTATCAGGAGTGGAAAGAAGATCAGGACCGAGCGGATGCAGAGTACGAATCTCTGTGCCGCATGGAACGGATGATGGGCTGCTGAGATGGACAAGAGCGCCATTCTCACGCTAGTCCAGCGTATACCTGGTACTCAAGAGATTGATGTCCAGGGTTCACTTCACTTGATCGCCAAGGAATTGATTGCAGCCAAAGACGAAGAGCACCGTATTCGTACGAGTAGGCGCTATCGTACTGCCATCAAAGCAATCCTTCAAGGTGGAGTTTACATGCCTCGTGGTGAGCTGGTAATGGCAGCCATCAAGCGCATGAAAGTGAAGCCACAAGAACGAGACAAGGTCATCGCTGAGCTTTGGGAGCACATTCAGTACAACCGTAAAAACGGCTATCTGACTTGGCAGTCTAAGCTTGGGGTTGCACTGAAGTAATAACTTCCATTCACCGCATAGAAACATGAACGAGCACCTTCACCAGAACGGCCTGGTGGGCGGGCTGATTCCCGCTAATCAACCGTGCCCCTTCTTGAACCGTTGCAAGTTCAAGGTTCACACCTGCCCCGGTGTGGATGGCAAAACCAAGAGCAACAACTTCTCCTGTCCTGCTGCAAAAGTTTTCAACTTGCCTGAGGACAATCTGCTGCGCAAGATTGTTGAGAAGAAGCTATGAGAAAACGTCTCCTGAAATGGCTGTTCCCGGATGTCTTCGTTTTCATTCAAGAAATCTACTTGATGCCCAAGGACCCGTCCTACTTCATCAAGCTTCCGGACATGCCACCACACATCAAGGAACTGTTCGAGCCATGAAAGACTTCGATTCTCACTTCAACAAGATTCAGAAGCAGAGCGCCACGGTTTTCCGCGTTGCTTTTGTGGCCTGGATCGTTGGTGCCCTGATCAGTCTCGCCCTTCTCGGTGGTCTGGTATACGTGGCAATTCACTTTCTTGCCAAGGTTTGGTGAGATAATGGGCCGCCCAGTGGCGGTAATGGGTTTGGATGGAGACAACGATAAGCACATTATGGTTGTTGTCTGTCTGAATCCTCCCGAAGCCTACGTCAACAAAGACAACAAACACATCGGCCACATCATAGCGGCTAAGGTGGTTCCAGTCAAAGATGCGGCCATCCTTTCGGAACGAGAGCACACGGCAGTTATCAGAGCGCACTTCGCTTTGAAGAATGCCTTGGAGAATGCTCATGCTGACACATCTTCTGATCCATACCGCTAACTTGATCTACCTCGCATCTTATGCTGTCAAAAGCATCAAGGTGCTTCGATGGTTGACCATTGTTGGCATCGTGCTTCTTATACCTTACTATCTGTCCTACCAACTTTGGGCAGCGGCCATCTGGAATGGCATCTTCTTGGTCATCAACTTATACCGACTCAAGCCCGCCAACAACTCATCACCAAAACCCACGTGAGAAAAGCTGTACCGTTTCTCTTGTTCCTTCTGTCATGTACACTGAAGGATTCCCCATCAACTTCTCAGGGACCCGAAGTCCCATCTAGTCAGACCGTACGTCTTTCAGTAAAGGACGTACGGTCGGTAGAAAAACCCTCTGCCTGTCCTGCCGACATGGTAGAGATCGATGGGGATTATTGCCCCAACGAAGAGATTGTCTGTCTCTACAACACAGACAATGATGGCAATAGATTGCCAGGTCCCGGCGACATCAATAAAGCATGTGGTGAGTACAAGAATCCCACACGCTGCTTGTCAGAGAAAGTGCATATGCACTTTTGCATCGACAGGTACGAATGGCCAAACAAGCCCGGCCAGATTCCCCAAGATTGGATGAGCTTTTTTGACGCAGAAAAGGCAGTCAAAGAGGCAGGCAAACGCATCTGCACTCACAAGGAGTGGACATTGGCGGCCGAAGGCCCCAACATGCATCCCTTGCCCTATGGTGATGGATATCATCGGGACAAGACGGCATGTAATTTCGATAACAAGAATCCGGGAATCGACGTTTTCAAGTCGAAGCACCCGAATGATGAAGCATCCAAGGCGCTTCGGGCATTGCTGGTCCCCTCTGGGTCGCGACCCAATTGCGTGAGTGACTTTGGTGTTCATGACATGAGCGGCAACATTGACGAATGGGTCGTCAATGAGAGTAGCCAAGATATGTGTATCAACAAAACCAGCGGTAATTGCCGAACTGGCTTGATGGGTGGACATATCTGGCACGTTCGCAATGCCAGCCGTCCCATGACAACTGCCCATGGTGCAGGTTTTTCATGGTATGAAACTGGTGCCCGAGCCTGTAAGGACATTCAACCATGAAGATCAATCACCTGTTCCCCGCCCTTCTCCTTCTTGCTGGTTGCGCTGGTTGGCAGCGTGACTGCAACTCCAGTGTTGCCTCCTCGTTTGGTGGTGACTGGATCGTTCTCCAGTATGGCATGGATGGAACACCCATCAACTGCTGGAAGCTGAAGGATACTGCCATCAGTAACGAAGCTCACACCGATGGGATCTTCTGGCAGGATCCTGGTGGACACCTGGTTCACATCTCCGGATGGTACAACCGAGTCCAAGTCAACAACGGGGACTATGCTGGTGCGGCCAAGTCCATCGGAATCGAGCTGGATCGTTGTGTTGGCGGAAAGTATATGGCTCCGGTCAAGACTGGTTTCTATGACTGGAGACTGAATACTACGCCTTGGGCGTACGCTCAAAACTGAGATGTCCAAGAAGAAACACAAGAAGAAACATAAAAAGCATCGTGAATACATTCTCATTGAGGGACACGTTCTCAATGAGAAGTCTGGAAAGCTAGAACCATACACTAAGAAGGTGTATACCGACAAGCGTTGGTAGGCGGCTCCCATTCACGACGCATCGAAAGCGAAAGCCATGAGCGAACAACGAAAACAACTTCTGCGTCTTCTACGAAAAGAGCGTGAGGAGTTGCAGTCCAGGGTGAGTGAGCTGTCAGAAGAGATTGCTCAACTGGATCTGGCAGAACGTCGTGAGGAGCATCCCTGTATCTGCGTCAAGCTGAATCAGGACATCGAGATTTACGACATGCAAGAGCAAGAGCGCCGAGGGCGAGTGCCTCTTAGTGCCGGTGGTTTCGTAGCTCATACGCTGACGGCTCTGAAGAACTGTCCAACGTGCAAGGGAACCGGCAAGCCATGAACCTCTGGTTCATCAGCGATACCCACTTCGGACACGCCAACATCATCAAGTATTCCAACCGCCCTTTCAAGGACGTGGATGAGATGAACGAGATGATGATTCAGGAGTGGAACAAACTAGTCAAACCAGAGGATGAGGTCTACCATAACGGAGACTTTGCCTTCATGACGTATGACAAGTTTCGTCAGCTTACCTGGAGGCTCAATGGTCGAATTTATCTGCAACTCGGCAATCACGACAAGACGATCATCCAGCATCGGAATCACCTTCTGAGGCAAGGAAAAATTGTCAGCATCGAGAACTATCGAGAGTTGAAGGTTGCTGGTCAGATGATCGTTTTGTTCCATTACGGACAGCGTGTGTGGAACAAGTCACATCACGGAAGCATTCACCTCTACGGTCACTCCCATGGCTCCTTGCCGCCGCATGGCAAGTCAGTTGACATTGGAGTGGACTGCAAAGAGATCACCCACGAGTACCGACCCATTCACTTGGATGAGGTACTCACTTACATGAGCAAGCGAGAGCAAGCCGTGGTGGATCATCACGGCATGTAAGCGAAAAATGATTCGGGTTCCTCGTCAATTCAATGGTCCTTTCATCACTCGCCACTTCTTCCCGGAGTATGCCCGCCACAGGAATCTCCAAGGAATCAACCAGGGTCGTTGCTACGATTGGGCATACTTTGCCTATCGTATGTTTCCCAACGTGACTCTCTGGACCACAGACTACCATGCCTGGGTCCAGGTCTTCGACCGCAATCTCGGATATCGTTTTTTCGATTCCGAAACTCCCAAGGGAGTGAAGAGTTTCATGGAGCTGGGTTGCAATCGGCGCCATGCTCCGGTTCCCTGGGATGAGCAGTTCCCGACTCGAATGAATGTCTGCGACTTCAAGAAGTTCTGGGACAAGCATGGCGGCGGCTACAAGCGTCATTGGGATTCTCTTCTGGAGAACGATCTCAAGAAGGTGCTTGGCAAGCACTACAAAGAAGAAGGCCCCATCTTCTTCAAACCTCAACCCGCACTGGTCATCCCATGAGCAACGTCCTCAAAATCGAAAACCACAAAACCATTCTGAGCGCATCTCGGATCGTTTGGTCCGAAGGTTGTGCTCCGATGCGTGTGGTCCTCAGAGACAACGGAGGAGAATTCGTTACGCATCTGGAAGTGTTGGATCTGGAAGATGGCGTGTTCAAGCACGGCGACTTCCTGCATGGACACTACTTCGGCAAAGATGGTGAGAAAGCCATGGCCGATTACCAGGAGCGCCGAGCGAAACTCTAATGTGCGACCTATTGGCACGTTTCGATGCCTCACGTAATCTGGATGGCACGCCTGGTGGCATTCGTGATTACGGCAATGGTGTCACTGGTAGTGTGTCAATCACTTTCGGGTCTGGGAAACTGGATCACACTTGGGGAGTCTTCGGTACGCGATATTCGTACCGATATACTGCTAAGTACCAGTGGAAAGACAAGAATGGCATTCTACGGATAGTCAAGCTCTCTTCTGATTACTATTCAGAAGAGACCGCTTGGAGAGATGTCGATAAGTACGCTAGTCAAAAACAGCTAGAGTTAGCCTTTAGCTAGGGCTCCCATTCACGGTTTGCGGTTCGAGGGTGGCATGAAAACCGAAGCACAGCTTGCTAGGACAGAGATGGAGTTGAATGCCATCGACAACGCTCGTGAAATGATGAGGTATTTGGGATTCTCTCCCCATAACGGAGATACCTGGAAACGTCATTGCGAAGAGCTGAACTACAAGCTTGTGGATGAGTTGAAGCGTGGAGAGTTTTGGCTCAACAACCCTAACTACAAGATGAGTTTCTAAGTTATGGCCAAGTTTCTCCTGACTGACTGGGAAATCAACGGGTACGATGACTCCGACTTCATGGCATCGTACTATGATGACAAGTCCAACACCATCGGATTCACGTGCTATGGTAGCACGCGGTATCCCTCGGCCACTATCATCGGACACAATACCGATGGCTCGACGACTGTTGTTGTCGATGGTGAGAATCTTCTCATGCCTAACTCTGACGTGGTGGAGAAGGCTCGACTGGTTCTGGAAGAAAACATCTTCCAGCGTCTCACCAAGTCCGATAAGCGTTTGGTAGATGAGCCGGAAGTGGAGGATCTTTCTAAGGGCCTCCGTGTTCGTCTGCTCACCAGCGCTCGCATGCAGGTCCGCTCCACCGAACCTTGCACCAAGTGCAATGGTTCTGGCAAGTGGGTCAATCCTCGTCGGGAAACTGATGTTCGTGATTGCTTTTCTTGTGGTGGCTCTGGTCAACACAAGGGAGCTAAGGTCAAGAACGAGGAAGGAAAGCAGGTTTACGAAGTGTTGCCTGCCGACCTTGCAGGATCCGTAGTGGATTGGAATAGCTTCGGGCAGTTTTATGCCAGCGGCTATAACAAGCCCAATCGCCACAACACTACGGTTCAGTTCCGAACTGACGATAACAAGGTGGTTCGGGCCAGTCTTTCCAAGTTGCGCTTGGATCGGGACTACCAGTCACCCGAAGTTCTTCGTAAGAAAGCTAAGGATTTTTCCTTCAGCTATCAGTTCAGCGCTCTGTATCCTCGGTTCGCTTGGGATACTCGCAACTATGCGGCGCAAGTCGCCGCTCCCATTCACCGCTAGCCCGGAACGATCGCCATGACGTTCGATGTTTCCAAGGTCACACACGAAAGCCGCATCCTGGTGGGTGCGGTTCAGGTCAACAAGCCCTTCATCTATCACGATGCCAGCTACGAATGCGCAGCATGGTGGGAAGATCGTGAGGCTCAGACTGGAACGCATCCGGTCTATCTTGCTCGCAGCTACCATCATCCGAAGAATCTGACCCTGACGGCTCACATCAAGGCCAAGGTGGTGAATGATTACTTCCCTGGTCTTTGGGGTGGTGTGGCTATCAGTCGCGAGCCCTACAAGCCCAAGCATATTGGGGAAGAACGTACCATCTATCGTGGCCTGGATATTGTCGAGGCCATCGAATCCACCGGAAATTCTCCCGGCTCTGACCTTGACATCTTCATTCACCCTTCTTGGTGGAAGGTGTTCACGGATGAAGCGGAGGCGGAGCTTCGAGAGGATTACCGGCGCCTTCCTGAGTTTTGGAACGAGTGGAACAATCTCGATCCTCAGACGTTCAGGACCAAGATGGATGGTCGCTGGGAATTCGATGATGAGTTTCGTTCCCGTTTGGGAATGATTGCTCACTTCGGAAACCTGTTGGAGAAATGGTCTCGTCGAATCGAGAAGATCAACTGGCGATATCAGTACCACAAGGTGGGTGGCAAGTACGACACGGCCTACCAGCGTGACAACTTCGCCAAGAATACCGAGTGGACCAAGTCCATTCCTATTCAGACTCATACATGAAAGAAATAGAAGTCTGGCCAGGTAACCACATCGTCCGCACCATTCAAAAAGCGCTCAAAGAAGCGCCCTGCTACTTCATCTTCAACGGTTGCCGAATTGAAGTTGTAGAAAGCATGATTGATCATAAAGATGCAGAAGCTCATCTTTATCAGGTCTATCTTGCCTATATGGATAAACGACCGGCACCCGTTTGGAATAGCAAGAGCGCAGAGAAGCCTTGTAAATCGTGTGGACGAAACAACTTCATCACTGACAAGAAATGTTGGTGGTGTGAAACCGCAAATCCCTGTCTCTGAAAGAACATGAAAGCATACATCTTCCTGAAGAATGATTCGGGGGAACCTCAACTTCTCGCAAAGGTGGAGGATCTGGAAGTTGTGCCGCGAGGCATCTATGTGATCGATGGGGTGGAATACCAGTATACTGGTCAGCCCACCTTCATCATCGACAAGATGCCTTATCTCTATGGTGGAAAACACCGACTGACTCGGGTGGAATTCCAAGTAGAGAAAAAGATTCAAGAAACCTGAACATCAAATGTTCGTCCTCTTCAACACACTCTTCCGAAAAAAGGAAGAGAAATGCCAGCCGCAGGGTGGACCGTATCGGATGCCGGCAGAGATGCCGCCTCCCATTCCCGACCCGCCCAAACCAAAACCCAAACGTCAATTCAAATTCAAAATGCCTGCCGTCAATCCCAGTAAGACTACCAAAGTCTTCATGTGCATTCTCGCAATTGGTGCCTGCCTGATCGGAATGGGTCTTCTGTACGATGCCCCATTGCTGGGTCTGGGTTTCAAATGGGGTACGGGTGGGGCACTTGGCGTTCTTGCTGTATTCTTCGCTGTCAAGGTCTTCGTGATCATCGACGACAAAGAGTAACATGCAAAGGTTCTTCATCATAATCACCATATTGATTGCCCTATTCACTGGCTGGTGTTTCTACACTAAACAGCCACGTGAAACCAAGGCACTCAATCTGGTAAATACGATGTTGGGCCTGCGACTTATAATTCTTTACTCGCAGAAAAAGGACAGAAGCAAAAATCATGGGTGATAAGGTCAAGCCTTGGCACAATCGTAAGCCGAAGAAGCATGGTGAGCAGCGCGGTAAGCGTGTGCATCCATTGCGTCCCAGCCAAGACAAGCGTATCGTTCCTCTTCGACCGAATGATCGTTATGGGGACGAGCGTGTTCGAGAGTACAATCTCGACGATTACGACGACTACCTGGACCACTAGAAGTCATGGGCGGTCCCATCAAACCCAAGGATGTGCAATCCAAAAAGGATGCTGCACTTCCCGAAGAAGTCTTCGAGGTTTTCAACCAGCTCATCGTCGAAAATTGGGATGGTCGTTCGGCTACTGTCAATCAAGATGAGGCTTGCAAACGCATATGCAAGGCTCTAAAGATCAAGAGTGGCGAAGCTTACGACCGTGGCCTGCTTGATGTAGAGTCTGCGTATCGAAAGGCCGGCTGGAAAGTCGTTTTCGATAAGCCCGGTTTCAACGAAAACTACGATGCCTTCTTCGTCTTTTCCAAAAAGAAATAGCAAATGAAAGACGCTCTCTGGGTTTTCAAATCGTTCGGCTTCAAGGCCGGCGTCCTTTTCGTCTTGGGCGCCGTTGGTCTCAAGATCCGACGACTCCTGGGCCGCTCGAAAAAGCCCAAGAAATTCGAGGAGTTATCTGACGAAGAAGCTAGGAAGGTAGCTGCACAATTCGGCATCTTTCCTGGTCAAAGTCGTCATATGCTCAACTACCAATTCAACGAGCAGAACGAAAACAGGACTCTGCACTGACATGCGATTCACCACCATCAGCGGTTCACTTTACGAAGTGGATACCGAGAACAAAAAGATCCGGCGCCTCAACGGCAAAAAGGATCCCACTCCACGTCAAGGGAAAGATGGTGAGTGGCGCGGTTATCTTGGCGAGCTGTCCGTTACTATCGGTCAGCCTGTTTGGATTATCTGGGCAGATGCTCATCCCTTGACGGATGAAACCAAGGGCCTCTTCGGTATCAATGATGCCGATGATGTTCCTGTTCCTGGTCGCTCTACCTTCACTAGTGTGGTGGTAGAGATCGATGACAAAGTATACCACTAAATCCTCATAAGGATTAGGTAGGTGTTTCGTGTTCTTAGTACGGCAACAAAGAAAAGTGATTGGGTCGTTTGACCTATTCGTGGACGCTTGGTTGTACGTCTACCTAGAATGCGAATGCTTTGCGATGATCCTAGAGCGGGGAACCAGTTATAACTGGATAGTAAATCCCGCTCTGAGTAATTAGACTTAGCTATTACATATCTCAGCAGGTATTCGAAAATTCCGCTGCGGCTGTAACGGCTCCCATTCACGGCAACCGCTCGCCGATTGCCGTCGAATCGCTTACGCAAACGGGGCACACGAGCCCCATTGAATGACGGAGCTAAATCTCCTCAGAGAGATGACGCAACGGCAGACGATGCCGGCTCCTGTAAACTGTCCCGTGTTTGTCAGACGGGACATACTTACTTATATAAGTCGCTATGAACTAATAGCATCTCAACGTGTTGTTGGGACTAGGATAGTGAATAGCATGTCTCGTCAAAAAGGAATTCACAAATCATGAGCACTTCTCTCGATATCACGGTGACGCTCGTCCAGGTGGACGGCAAGATCGACCTCGACCAGTCCGCTGCGGCCTTCCGCACGGCGGCCCTCAAGCGCCAGGCGGAGCTGGAGACGGAGACGACCGAGATCGCTGCGGCGGTCGAGGCCATCTACGACCAGCACCACGGCAAGTCCATCCCGATGCCGACCCTCGGCTCGATGGTGGCGCAGGCGCTCAACGCCCAGCCGGAGAACTTTGCGGTTCTCAGCGAGCGTGCCCTCGACTACGTCCGGGCGAACAGCCAGGGCGAGGTCAAGGATGGTGTCGAGGAGCGTCCCGATTCGCTCTTCGTCATCAGCAAGGGCAAGGGCGGTGGCTGCGGTCGCCGTGCCGACCTTCCGGCCAAGCCGGCCAAGCCCGCCAAGGGCAGCAAGACGGCCTGATCCGTCAGTGAATAGGGGCTGGCTGTAAAGGTCAGCCCCATTCACAAGTCTAAAGATATTGGTTAGGCCATAGTAATCCTTCCTTCTATATTTGCTAAATAAAACAGGGTTACTGCTTTCCTAACTAAGACGAGCCATGTAGATGCATGTTTACACCATGCATTCGCCCTTCCTTCTATACTGCGAACATAAAACAGGGCCTACGCTTACTCGTCACTTTTCAGAGATAGGCCATAGTCTCATTCACTGAGAATACTATGTGCTTAGTTGTAATGGTAAGTGATATTGCCATTACCCCGGAGGTATGACCATAAGGCGTATCCTCCGTTTCCCATCATGGTATGACGCCAATTGTGTAGCTACATGGCGTGGGGATGGTTCGATTCCACCCGGTGGGACTGGCGCCTACAGACACTCTAAGTCCTTTTCCTTCCAGGCAATGTAGTCTGATGGCGCCTCTATGTTTATCCCCGTACGTATTGGTGCGAGCGTTAGTGCAAGTAATCAGTGTTCTAGAAGCTGATGATGCCAAGAGTCTGCTAGCGACTCATACGGAGTGAAACTAACTAGCTGGGTTCGAGTCCCAGTGCGGGGTGCCCTTTCCAAAAAGAAAACATGCAACACATCGAAGATCCTCCTCCCTGTCGTCATTGTGGACGCTGCGTATTCTGCGGACCTCCTTGCTGTGATGGTATGGCAGAGGACATCAAGGCGTGGCAAAACTCTCCAGAATATCTGGAGCTAGTTCGTAAGCAAAAAGAAGAAGGCAAGCGAGCCAAAGCCGAAAGAAAAGCCGCCAAGAAATTGCGGCGGCAAAAGCAGCTTGCCGAACGAAACAATCCTCCCATTCACAGCAACCTTCAACCGCAAGAAAAATGAACAAACCCTACATTCAGCTCGACGAAAACTTCCCTGGCATCGTGAGTCTCTTCATGTATGACAAGGAAAATGCCAAGAACCTTTCCTCTATGGCGGAGACCATTCTGCGCCGGGAGCGTTCTGGTCTGAGTCAGGGTCAGCGAGAGCTGATTGCTGCGGTCGTTTCTCGCTGCAACGAGTGTCAGTTCTGCTATCGTTCGCACGCTGCCTGTGCCAAGGAATACTTGGGTGAGGAGCTGGTGGACGAGGTGTGCGAGAAGCTGAATCCCGAAGCGGTTCCTCCCAAGTTCCGAGCGCTGCTTGGTCTGGCTGCCAATGTGACGGTTCTCGATCGTGAGGCCATTGCACGTTCGGTTGCTCTTGCCAAGGAGCTTCAAGCTTCAGACGAAGAGATTCACGATACCGTTCTGGTGGCTGCCTTCTTCAACATGTGCAACCGCTATGTGGACGGCCTCGGTACCACGTTCAAGGAGAACGAGCCCGAGGAAGGCGGTCGTAGTCTTCGCAAGTACGGCTACATCTTTGGTGTTCGTCGCTTCATTGGCGAAGTTCTCCCCAAGATGTGGGCGAATCTCTGGAAGGAGTAGAAGCATGGCCGGGTCGGTGGCTGTTGCCGTAAATCCCCAGACCGTGGATATCCGACCCTTCGTAAAATATCTTTGTGGAATGGATAAGCGCATTGTTGTTTATCCATTCTATGAGGATGTAGAAGAAAACAAGGGATTCTTCGTTACGAAGGACAACATCTTCATCCCATACGTCCTACCTAAGATTGAGCACGACATTGCTCATCTCTTAGAGTTGCGTAATTCCAAGCGCTGGACTATGGTGGATTGGGGCATGCCTCGCTTCGAGAAGGATGACATCAAGCCTAGTCCATTCTTTGCTGCATTGAGTCGTGAGATTCGTACCCGAGCCATCCAGCTTCATATGGAGCCGGAAGCTGTCGGCAATATGAACAGCACAACTTACAATCAGTTGGCCAATCATTATTGGTCAGACATGGTGAAGAAGCTTCTACCGTTTGGTCGCTTCCAAACCTATCAAGATGTAGAGTGTTGGCTCGGACACTTGAGAGAGTGTACCTACAAGGCTTGGTGCCAAGATCGAATTGTCCACGAATGGAAGATTCGTTTGAATCATATCCAGAATTGGATGGAAACCGCATGAGATTCAAAGCCACCTTCAAAACCCCGGACGTTCTAGACTATGCGCTAGAATACTTCGAGGGTGAAGACCGAGAAACCGCTAAAGAACTGGCTGAAAAGTACATCGAATATGGTGAGTATATTACCATCGTATTCGATACCGAAACTCAAACCGCTACTGTCCTACCTATCAGGTAGGCCACCAAAGAAGAAAGACAATGCCGAAGATGCAGAAGCTCCTGACTATGAATCGTCAGGGCGAGTTCCAGATTTACACCTATGGTGATTCTCACTGTGGAACACTGACCAATCAGTTCCTTCCGGTGAAGTATCATCTGGTGTGTGAATGCGAGAACATCCTGGATCCGCGCGGGTTCCTGTTCGAGCAGGTCAGCGTGGACACCTTCTTCAAGAGCTTGAAGAAGACCAAGCTTTCCTGTGAGAAGCTGACCATTTCTTGCTGCAAGAAGTTGGTCTCTCTCATTCGCAAGGACAATCCGGTCTGTCGGGTGCGCAGCATCAAGCTGACGCTTTCGCCTCACCCGTTCCAGGCCAGCATGACCTACTCAGTCGAGCCCATCCGCGCCTAACAGCGCAAGGTAGGTTGCGATGCAAACGAACTACCTTCAGCACGTTTTTGATCAGGCGCTCTTTCAGAAGTCAGTGGACAAAACCATTGCTATTGCGGAGCGCCTAAAGAAGAGTGAAGGTTTCGATACCATCGCTTTCAGTGGAATGAGCGGGGCAGCAATGGCTTTCCTGCTCTCTCACTGGATGAATGTCCCTTTGTTGTGTGTTCGCAAAAAGGCTGACACTTCTCATTACGTCCAGTCATCTCGAAAGTTTCTGGAAGGTAATGTGGCGGATGTTCACAGGTATCTGATTGTTGATGACTTCATCTCCAGCGGAGCTACGGTCCAATACATCATTGATACCATCAAATATAGCAGATTCGATAGTGAGTGTGTTGGCATGATTATGTATGCTGCATACTCAAATCGAGAATGGACTCACCCTATTACTAGGGAAGTTTACCGCGTGATAACTTCCAGTCCGGAAGCGACATGAAAAACAAAATTCTGGAAGCTCTGGAACACAGGGCACTTTCTCAGCAAGAGCTAGCAAATTCAATTGGGGTGGAAGATGATGCCCATGAACTCATGAAGGCTCTCTACCACCTCAATCAAGAATCACTCATCGTCAAGCATCCTATCATGGATGGATGCAAAACCTGTGCATGTCACGTTACTTACAAGTGGCGTTTGACTTTTGCCGGCCGTCAATACCTGAACGAAAACATCAAACCACAAGAGACACAATCATGAGCGAGAAGAAGCACACCAGGCACGATCGCAAGCACGACCGGGAATTCAAGAACGAGCAGTTGGAGCTGGATGAGGAAGACAAGTGGCATCCGACTCCAGAACAGTTCGCGGCCTTCCAGGCCCATGATGCTGGTCTTTGCATCGGCAATCTGCGCCTGCTCCTGTCGGGGCGCTTCCCGCTCTCGCTCAAGGAGTTGAAGGACTCTACCCTTCACTCTGCCTTGACGGTAGAGCGGCAGGTTGCTGCGTGGCTCCAGACTGGCTACGTTCTGGAGAACAAGGGGAAGTATTCTCTCAATCCTGCCTACAAGGGACGATAATGTTCCCCTCGCCTAAAGAACTAGATGCCCAATCCCAAATCAAATTGGATGGTTGGGTGGATCTAGATTCAGAAAGGTGGCGGGAAACTGACTCTGACCCAGGGCTGACCAAGAAGTGGTTGGTAATGCTCATGAAAGAGCCTGCCTACCTTTTCACAGATTCAGATGGTCGCATCTGGGGTAAAGGTGAGAACGGGTACTATTATCCTTACCATTATGAATATGGTAAGAAGAAATATGGAATCCGTATTCCCAAGAAAGCCGCCAACTAAAACCTCCCATTCACGGAAAACCAACGAGCCCGGTTATGAACGCTGCTACGACTGAATTCGAGAACATCGTACTGACTGAACTTAGCCGGGCTTGGCATTCTAACGTCCTCAAGTTCAAGTGGAATAAGAGCGGAATCACAGCCCCTCAGTTTCGTATTACCGAAGCTCATGTGGATCATTGGGCTCAGTGGGTTCCAAGCAAACGAGAGATGCACTTCTCTCGTCATCTCGTCTCCACCCGTCCTTGGAATGAAGTGCTGGAAGTTCTCAAGCATGAGATGGCTCACCAGTATGTGAGCGAAGTTCTCAAGGTTACTGGCGAGCCTCCGCACGGACCTGCGTTCAAGTCTGTATGCAAACAGTACAACATTGACGCTGCTGTTCGTGGTACTCCAGGTGCAGACAAGGTGACGACCACGAACCATATCGTGGAGAAGATTCAGAATCTTCTGAAGAAGACGGTAGAGAACGGAGCCTCCGAAGAGGAAGCAAAAGCTGCCGCTTCTATCGCTCATAACTTGATGCTCAAGTACAACATCGAGCTTCAAGAAAAGAACGAAGAGCTTGGCTACACGGTACGCTATCTTGGCGGGGTGACTGGACGTATTCAGGGATACATGAGTGAGCTTGCTGCTCTCATCAGCAAGTATTATTTTGTGGAAATCATCTGGATTAGCTCCTATGACCCTCGTACCAAGAAGAAGGGTCATGAGCTGGAAATCTCCGGCACAGAAGAAAACGTAGAGGTAGCAGAATACGTCTACAATTTCATCTCCAAAGCTGCCGTGGAAACTTGGGAGAATAAACTGAAGGACAAAAACTTCAAGTTTTCTCTTCACCAGGAATTCAACCGCAACTTTGGATATAGCGGTTATGCTCCGCAATCTATCCAAGGCTTTATCACTTCTTCCCGAACCAACTTCCTGATTGGATTCGTTCGTGGATTCCGCGAGCAACTCAAACAGGCCGAGGCTCAGGAGCAGGAGGCTGGTCTGATTCTTCGTAAAGATCCAAACCTGGAAGCCTTCTACCATCAGCGCCACCCGCACATTCAAAACATCAAGCGTGGAGGGGGTTTCGCTAACCCCAACATGCGCAACCAAGGTTTTGCCGAAGGTCAGGCACTCAAGATGCCGTCTGGAATCAAGGCCAGTAAGCAATACATCCCCCTTTTGGGAAAGTGAGAAATCATGGTCACGCAACACATTGTCCCGCTGTATCGTTTGGAATTGATCCGCGAGAAGGATCTGCCTTATCGATCGGTCACCTCAATCGAGGCAGCGGCTGAGGTGTTCCATGAAATGCTGGACTCTTCTCCTGTCGAGAAGTTGGCCGTCATTCATTGCAACTCTAGTCTCCAAATGATTGGAGCCGAGTTGATCGCTGTGGGATCCATCGAACGGGTGTCGGCTGTTCCCGCTGACATCTTCCGTGGTGCGCTGCGTAATAATGCAGCCACCATCTGGATGGCACACAATCATGTGGACGGGAACGTCAAGGCATCTCTGCCAGACTACATGTTCACAGAGCGTGCATTGAAGGCAGCCGAGATTCTGGAGATTGGTCTGGAAGATCACTTGGTCATCGGGCCGGGTGCGCACTATTCCATCCGACAACACTCCACAGAATTGGCTCTGGAAGTTCGTCAAAAGGAAAAGGCGCGCTTGCAGCAAACACTTCTTGGTGGAGCCGACCCAACAATGTTGGCAAAGCTCCTCCTTTTGGGTAAGGGAATCAAGTAATTGATTTCTAATCTACTACAATGAGTAGCAAAATACTTACCCAAAAAGTCATTACCACTTTTGTTAGTGGAGGGATAGAAACTCGTGTTGATGGATATGTTGTGTCCATAGAATATAACACGGGTGATATTGTTACCTTCAAACAAGTAAATGGTAAAAACGTAGTAACATCACTTCGTACTCATGATGGCATCCAATGGGTAGAAGGAATGCGAAAGATCGCTTTTCCTACCTGGAAATACTAAATACATAATGTTCATCTACGGATTCTGGTTCTACGAAGAGTTGGCTGAAAAGGTTGGGGTTGGTCCCGGCAAACACCGAGGGGACAAGGTCGATAGCTACATTCAACTGGAAGACGTTCGTGGAAACATCTTCGATGTCAAGGTATCCAGCCTTCGGCTTGAGTTGTTTCGACAGAATCCAAAGTGCGTGAGCTGCCATCGAATCGGAAGCTTGTGGATTCTGGAAGCCCATCATCGCAAAGAACCTCCCCATCTCAATCTTTACCATGTTGGTGAAGAGGAATGTGGGGAATGGAAAAATCTCTGCAAAGATGGGCTAGTCATGATGACCAAGGATCACATCATTCCTCGGTCAAAAGGCGGCCCCACAAGTCTGGATAACCTTCAGACTATGTGTGCCATCTGTAATGGCAAGAAAGGCAACCAGCTTTTCCATCAAGCAAATCGCTTGAAGAAGGCGCCCGATCCTCTGCTGCCTTTTGGCAGCATGCAAAACATCAACGGCAAGGTACAATTCCTATAAGGTAACGTGTCATGGAAGTCTGGATTCTGGAGTGGTCATACCCATATGATAGTGATAACAACATCACAGTATGGGCTAGTGAGCAAGAAGCTCAGAAGCAGGCTATCAAAGAAATCCAAGACCTGATCACTAATGATTGGGATATGGATGATGTTGATGCGGCGGCATGCGCTGATGATATTGATGACATGGTGTCTCGTGGGCATTATGCCGAAGCCATCCGTCGCTTCAATGACTATCAGGACGAATACAATTCTGACTATGCTCAGTATTGGTTCGTCGTTAGGAAGGATGTACTTGGTGGCAATACCAGTACCATGACGTCTACCAGTAGAAACTATAGTAGTTCTTCTGGCGCGACATGCCGTGGACCCTGTAAGCAGCATAATGATTACGCCAATCCTGATAGGTCAGATGGCACTTATGTTTGCCATCAATGCAAAACCTTCGGTCATATCTTTGGGACATCTCCATGAGCGACGATGACGATAAGTTCTGCGAGGTAGATTGCTGCTCATGCGGTATTACCTTCAAGTTCTCCAAAAAGATCGAGGAGATGTGGAGAAAGTCTGAAAAGACTTTTTACTGTCCCAATGGTCATTCTTTGGTTTGGACTAAGCCAAAAGAAACAAACGAAGAAAAAGAGCTGAAAAAGCTCCGGGCGGAAGTCAAGGAGCTAAAGGAAAAGCTGGCCGCGTCTGAAAAGAAAGCGGAGGCTGAAAAGAAACGGGCCGATGAACTAGCTAACGAGTTGGAAATCTGGAGGCCCTCAACCGACGACAAGAAAGCTGGGTAATATGGCTACCAAATTCGTACTGGAAATCGAGCTGGGCAATGATGCTATGAAGCTTCCCACCCATGTGGCAGAAGCGGTAGCGGCTGCTGCTAAGCAGATTCCCCATGTCATTGCTCTCAAGGGTTCATCGATCAAGATCAAGGATGCCAACGGAAATACCGTTGGCACTTGGGGTTACAAGTGAGAGAAATCGAATTCACCTGGAAAGGTAAGAAGTATAATGTCAGCAAGAAAGCTGAGCACATTGTGCTTCCCAATCGTACTGTCATCAAACCCAAGTGGTTTCGAGATCCTCCAGGCTTCGTGGCGGCTGATGAAGTGGCCCACCATCTTCAGCATGCGCCTCTTGGTGAAATTGCAGAGCATGTGGGAAATGCAACCTTTGCTCGGCCCGTAGAGTAAGCTATGTTTCGTCTTCGTAAGAAGTCGCCGGAGCTTCTCAACTTCGACTGGCAATCGGTACTGGACCAGCTCAATAAGTGCGATCCCAATGATGGGTGTTTCTTTATGATCACCTTGAATAAGGGAACTGAAGATGAGTATCGTACTCGCTTCATGTCTTATACAGAGACTCTGGAACTGGTCATGCTGGCCTTGGAAAAGAAGAAGTTGCGGATTCCGTCCACACTGTAGCCGAGCATAGCTCGGATCACAAAGTGCTAATTTCCTCCCATTCACAGGATTCCCGTTCGGGAATGCGGTCATCGCATGAAAAAACTTGCCGGCCCCATTGATGTAGGTTTTATCAACCGCACATTCTTCCCTGGATATCTGGATGTTTCCGTTATCAATATGGGAGAATGCTTTCTCTGGGCCTACATCGCTTTCCATCTCTACGATAATCTAGAACTTTGCGACATGGGTGCGCATGCCTTCGTGCGCTCCAAACTGGACAATAAATTCTACGATTCAGAGAGACCCCAAGGCGAGGAAGACTGGAAGGACTTGCCCGCCACCAACTTTGGGGAGGGGTGTGGGTGTAATATCTGTACCCAGGGTATCAGAAAATATAAGGATATCAAAAAGTTCCAACATACCTGGCGTGGCATGACCAAGAAACATAATGTCAACTGGTCAAAAGTAGATGCCAAGATTAGGAAAGTAATCGAGGCAAACACATGAAAGCTTCTTGGGCTACAATTTCTTTAGGATTGGACCAGCTTTGGTTCACTCCTTTTGCGGAAGATGAAACTCCACAAGACCGAGCAGATGCGACTGAAAACTTTCTCAAAGCCAATGGCTGGACTTGGGATGAAGTTTTGAATGAAATTTCAAAGGAACCTTTCAATGGATCAGAACCAGTTCGTCACTGAGCTTGCCAAGCTCCGTCCAGGCTCTACCTTCTTGGCGGTCAAGGGGTATCGTAATGAGTCCAGTGAGATTGCCGATTACAGCATCGCATTTCACTTCTCCTATCAGAAGGCCCTCGAAAAGAGCATGGACATTCTGATTGGCTTGGATCTTCAGACGGACCTGGAAAAGCAAGCACGGGCAGAATTGCTCGATAGCTTCGCTCGCTCTTTGGCAAAGGGAGCTAGTTCTCCTGAGTTGGAAGAGCGAGACCCTGTGTTCTCCTACTTCAAGGATGACAACGGAAACTACGTCAAGGGTGTCAAGCTACATGAGCCTACCAATACACTCCATCTATATGGATTGGTGGTTCACAAGAAGGTTCTTCTGCCTGGTCTGTATCTTCAAAAGACTAGGCGTCCACTGACAATCGCCAAGGACAAGCTACGGTATCTAACGCCGGTTGGCAAGTTCCGCTCTTTCAAGATGTTGCCGTCTCAGGTCGAAAGCATCTCAGTCCAGAACATCTCTCTTCTTCCCCCGGAGTAAATCATGTTGGATCTTTTGCGGGTGGCCGCAGAAGTTGCCGATCTGTCAACCGACAAATATAGAAAGGCTTTTATCGGAGCCGTATCTGTTCGTAAGGATGGCACGTTGGTTTACAGTCGAAACGGTGGAAACCCAAACTCGCATGGCAAAATGCCATCGGTGCATGCAGAAGCGCGTGTGCTTAGGAAAAGCGGATATGGAGCAACTGTTTATGTTGCTCGTGTCTTGCGGAACGGAGAGTTTGCAATGGCAAAGCCTTGTGGACATTGCCGTGCCATCCTTCGAGCCCATAAAGTAGAGATGGTTTATTATACTACCGGACCAAACTCCTGGGAAGGTTTTAGACCGTGAATCTTTACACAGGCGAAAGTGTTCGACAATCTCTAGCTCCCAAATGGGATGAGTATCTCGTCAAGCTTACGACGGGACAACCTCCTAATTGGAAATGCGATCAGCGTACAAAGGAAAACTTCTGTCTTAGTCAATGGTTGATGGAAGAGTTGATTGCACAAGGCTGTCCACAAGAAGACAGAATTTTTGTGCAGAACTATTTCAACAGAAAAGCCAGAGCAGAGAACGACTTGTATGAGCTGGCCGCCCGAGCCATGAACACTTTCCTAGAAGGAAATATAGAAAGGTACAGAGGAAGATGAGTAGGCAGGTGAGGTTATATTGTTGGCTCGCGCTGATTACATCAGTGTGTTCCGTTGCTTTCGCTTTCTACGAAAGGGATGTAGCCTTCAAGGAATCTCACATGAGTGGACTACTCTATTTCCAAAATACCGATCTCAAATACCGTGTCAATGAATTGGAAACAAAGCTCAACGATGCCCAGCGACAAGCAGATGAGTGCAAAAGCAAACGATAAACTTCGGGTTCCGTACGAGGTGATGGCGGTCGAGGTTGACAAGATGTACCCGCCACATTACGTTCTCAAGCCTGGAGAAACCATTGAGCAGCACTTGATGGACATCGAAACATTCATCGAATCGTGTGGATGGACCACCGAGGAATACTTGGAGGAGTACATCCATCGTTCTTTGAAGGAGCTTTTCCCTGACAATAGGGAGATGAACTAACATGGACTTCTCAGACGTCAAAGAGTTTCTCACATCATGGGGTCTTCATTTCGATACTCCTAACGGGGACTCGAACGACATTCCATATCCGCAAGTGTACGAGCGTATGCGTGCGGATGCGGGTGATGTTGGAGGAGACAAACTTCAAAAGTTTGTTTCGTCCATTACCGATACGACAGATGGTCGCACCTATCTCAAACCCTTTTCTTGGGAAGAGGTAGAGGAAGCTTGGGATTCTCTAGAGTCTCCAGAACAAAAGCGTTCTAAGAATCATCCTCTTCAATTCGAATACTGTGAGTGCGGCTGTCACTGCCACACTGCAATGTCAAAAGGGGTTGATTATTCCATTTACAACGATCTGGAATCGAAGCTCCCATTCACGGTGCGCCGGGGCCATAGCTGGATGGGCATTCAAATCGGCCCCAAGTATGCTACATGGGACGAGGCAGTCAAGGCAGCCCAGGATGATTGGGATAAAATTCCATGAGTGATAAGTCTACTTCAAAGAAGACTAAGAAAGAACTCATAGAAGAGAACGAAGCTTTGAAGGCAGAGATCGTTTCTCTGAAACAAAAGATCAGCAGCCTCGAAAGTGAAGTATATTCTAGACTCACTGATAGGGAGTTAGTTGGATCTGGCTGGTAAACAAACCTGAATCGCAAACGCGAGTGCAAAGGAACAGGAAATAATGGCAAGCAAGAAGAAGCAGAAGAGTGAACAGACCGAAACGACCGAGCCGGTGGAGACCAAGAAGGCAGAGCCCGAGGCTCCGTCCCGAGGTGATCGTGGAGAGGTTGGTGTTGCTACGGCAGCGCTGAAGATTCGCCAGCTCTGGCATGAGACTCACTTCACCCGCAAGGATGTGGGTGACAAGAACAACCCCGTCAAGCGTATCTGGGTTCCCAACCATGGGACTCCCTCGCTCAAGAGGTTTGCTCGTGAGCTGGCCAAGTCTGGCAATCAAGTCGCCAAGGACTGGTTCGCCAACAAGAAGGGCGCCAAGAACCAGAAGCGTTCGGAGAAGAACGTGGCCCGTATCAACCTGGAGAAGCAGGCCAGCAAGGCTGCTCGTCGTAAGAAGAGCCAGGGCAAGGGCGGTGGTGGAGCCAAGACCGAAGCCGCTACGGCAGCAAAGTGATGTGATGCCATGGAAATCATTGCATCACTCATCAAAGAGTTTCCTTTCGGCAGTTTCATCATCATTCTTGCTGCCCTGTGGGCATTCGAAAGAATGGTAACTTCTTTCATCAATCGCAACAAACCTATCGTTCAATGCGACTGTAATTGTTGTGAGGAGGAGGAAGAGGACTGCTGCGAAGAAGACGAAGAGGACGAAGACTAGAACTAAGGGCGAAAGCCCGAAGCGGATCTCATACGCCTGGCGGTATGAGGCCGGACATGAACAGCCGGGTGCTACCCAAGCCTCAGGTAAGGTGGGATGGGCCAAGACCTAATTTATATAAGTCAACCTTCCAAGCGTAGCCGTGTGCGCCTGAGATTACGGCAAAAAGTCCTGGGGGAAATATGGCAGAGGGGAAACCCGTAGAAGCCTAAGTACCCCAGGCATCTATTAGGAATCAGAAACCAACAATAGGGTGGTACCCAGCCGAAAGGTGCGTTGTTGGGCGGCGTAAAAGCTGGCTTCGCCTCTAGGTTCAAGCCCTAGTGATTCCACTTCACAAACCAACAACACTCTAACAAAGGAATATAAATGTCTAATCTTTCGTATGGTCCGATCTACATGCCTGGTGATGCCGTCTACTACACTGGAGAGAAGCACAAGCAGGAGCTTTCCAATAAGGAAGGCAAGCCCTACAAGGGCTGGATTCATGCGGCAGTGAATGGACAGCCTGGTACGTTCGTGGTTTGGTTCCCGGACACCAAGGAGTCTGATTCCTATGTGCTGCATGCCAGCCTTCTGACCAAGGCTCGTCCTCCCAAGGTGGAGCGTGGTCGTGAGGGTCCGGTGGTCGAGCACATGCCTTCTCGTAGGCGGAAGTCCGAAGACGAGTGATAGCGTCATGCTTGGATGGATGATCGGCTGGGCGTGGTGGATAACTTGGAGACTGGCTGTTTCACTGGTCTGTCTTCTAACTATCCAGCACGCCATCCACCAAGAAGGTTATCGAGTTGAGTTTTCAACTCTGTTGATAACTGGCGCTTGCGCAATTTTGGGTGTTCGGATCTGGATGCCCTTCACCAAAGAAAAGAGTCTGAGTAATGAAGATCGATGATGTCTTCAAGGAAGCATCCCGTGGCTGTCAGGTTCCTGGCTGTACTCACAAGCATGGTGAGATTGTTCTCACTTCTGTTTGCCACCCAGGTGCAGGCATGCGCGTGTCTGTGGATGCAGGTCGTGGTGTGATGTCGATTGCGTGCGAGGTCTGTCAGAAAGCAGTCCTTGTCATCAATCACACGATGAGTAACTGAAACGCAGCATAGCTGCTCAACAAAGGAAAACGAATGTATCGTTGTGAAATCACTGGCAAGCTGAGTCGTCGTGGTGGCCCTGGGCCTACGGATAAGGATGGGTATCCCACCCAGATTCCGGGCGAGAAGCTCAACCGGATTGTGGTGAAGACCCGTGAAAGGATTTACACCAAGCGAGTCAAGAACGAAGAGACCAAGCAATGGGAAGAGGTCGAGATCGGCCGAGGCTGGGAAATCGTTCGTGAGATCAATGCGAGTGATGAGGGCCTGGCTCTCTGGGAGTCTTGGACTCCAGAAGAGCGTGAGGCATTCGTCGATAACTTGGATCACTGATCATGGACATCACGAGTGAGGATGTCCATACTTGGATCATGAGCAAGGCAGATGATTCTGACTTGCGCCTGCTTCAAGAGGTCATTGCCCTCAAGCTTCGTCTCCAATTCAAAGTTGGAGATAAAGTCAAATTCGATGCCAAGACACGAGGTATCATTCATGGTACTATTACCAAGATGAATGCCAAGTCCGTCAAGGTTCAAACCGACACGGGTGTTACGTGGAACGTATCACCTGCGTTTCTACAAAAACCGTAACACAAAACAATTCAACAAGGAAAAAGAAAATGGCAATGACACGTGAACAGGTTCTGGCGGAGATGGAAGCCAGCTACGAGCAGATGACAGTCGAGCAGCGTGATGAGGTGCTCTTCAACGAGCGCGGTCAGGACTGGACGCCGACCCTTCTCTTGCAGGAGGTTCGCAACGACACGGAGTACGGCAAGCTCTATGTCGAGAGCTGGGGTCGTAAGAAGGAGGAGGATGCTTTCCTCCTGGATCTTCTCTCCGCTCTTCTCGGGGGCCAGGATGGTGATGGCCTGATGACCTGTGGTGATCCGGACTGTCCGAATTGCCATGGTGAGGTTCGCCCCTTCGGTGCGCTCCCTGGTACGGGCACGGACGGTGATCCCACGATTCACTGAGTCGTGAAAGAGTTTCCGGCTTCTCTTTAAAAAGCCGGTGGAGCGGGACTATAAGTTTGGATGGACACCACTAAATAGTCTTCTGCGGTGTCGGTCATGAGGCGTATAGGTGCAGGAGTGCAGATGGGGCCGTCATGACACAAATTTCGAGAGAGGAATAGATCATGATTGTTTACCCTGGAATGTTGGCGGCTGCGGCAGAACAAGCTGGAATGAAAGTTCCACCGGATCCAGATGGTGATTGGAACAAGGACGAGTTTCCTCACTTCAACATCTTCTGTTTGGTACAACTCGCCCGCCCCATTAGGTGGGGTGAGCATTGGGAAAATGCCAAGGTGGTGGCATCTATTCCTGATGATAAGTTGGATACTGTTACACTACAGGATCTAATTGAAGCTGGCCTGGAATTCCACACATGAACTGGCTGCTTCGTTTGTTTGGGCTCGGGAAGAAGGAGTTGCCACCGGCTCCCATTCACGACGATTCGCCACTCGTACAGGCAGCTACGACTCTTGATGACATCTTCTTGGAAGCAATCCAAGAGTCTCATGAAGAGATTTACAAGCTGGAATACGAATTGCTGAATGATGCCAAGTTGCGCTCTTACATCAAAGCAGCAGTAAAGATCATGCACGCTGGAGTCAATAAAGACTCCTATGATTTCATTCTCATTCATCCGCATGAATGTGGTCTTGACTCAAAAGTCTGGCCGGTCTTTGCACAAATTCTGATCAGACTCTGTCAGAGCATTGGACTTCCTGCTACCGATGAAGGCCCTTACCTCAAGGTAATGAAAAAGGATGTAGCCAAAGCTTTCGGGGCTTTGAAGAAACAAATCGTTGACATCGACGAGCGTACTCGCGCGATGCTAAGCACAGGAATCTACCGCTAATGGCACTCAAGAAAGTCGGCAAGGATGAAATGGTCGTCAAGCAAGATGACTTTGGATTCCTTGTGGAATACTTTGTCAGAGGTATTCTAAGATACAATCCATACGTACCTGACGGTGACTATGGTACGGACACCAAACTCCGTAAATGGTGGCCGATGCTGGAAGAATGGTACCAAAGACACATTCAAACGGACATCGAGGTTGCTATTGAGCTGGATAAATATCCAGCTCCTGCACATAGCGACCGGAAGCCGCTGCAAAACAAAGAGCTATGGCAGAAGTTTATTAAAGACTTCCGGCCTCCGAAGGCTCCATTTACGGTCGATTACCATTGCCACAAATGCAAAGCCCGCAATGTCAAACTTTGGCGCGAGTATAATACTTGTGCTGATTATACTGACTTGCTTTGCGCCTCATGTCTAGCTCCTGGTGAGGAGGTAGATGAAGAGGGACGGTGGCAAGAACCTCCCTATAAAGCTAAGGATGCATATGGGAATCAAATTCCGGGTATGCACACTGACCAAGTGAAGGGGATGGTTCCAGCAGTACCAGTCGGTGATACCTATTGGGGGTACACCAGTGTTCCATCACAAGACTTGGAGTGGTGGAAAGGTCTGCCGACCTATCCACCAAAGTGACGCACATGGATGCGCGTGAACAGACACTTCTCGATAACTTGAAAGAAGCAAATACAGACTTGCAATATGCAAGGGCAGCTTTTTCTGAGGCCAGAAAGAAGCTTACCGAAGCTGAATCGAATGTTATCAACGCTAAACTGCGAGTGGAAAAGCTTACAGAAGAGTTGAGAATTATTCGTATGCAAAAGGTAGTACCAGGGCAGCATTATAGCCTGTTCGATGATGAGGGCTAAGATATGAGTAAGTCAGATCATATTACGGCCCTCTTCATAGGAAGTCTCTTTTATTATTATAAAGGAGATAAGCAGCTTGCCATGATGCTTCTGGATACGGCTGTTGATATTCATAAGAACTACCCTTTCAAACTCGTAGGTCAAGCATAATGGACGCGCTGGTTTATACTCAAGATACAGCTCCAGATGGAACTGGTTTCAATGATCCCCCTGTAAATCTCAAAGAGATTTCAGAGGAGGAATTTGCCAAGAGCCAATTCCATAACTACTCTTTCTCCTACGTAGAGTATCGTCAGATGCATCTAAAAGATGATCTGACTAGGGCTCATGGTGGTGGCAAAGTTGTTTCAGCCAAACTCTTTTGGTTCTCGGATGATACTGGCGTTGCCATCAGCGCAGACTATTGGAAGGGTAAGGTGCGTTACTTCTCCTTTGGATGCAATCACGATGTAGCTACCAAGGAGTTTGCTCCTGGATGTGGTTGTCATTGTAAGAAGTGCAATACCAATGTATACCAGCCTTGGATGGATCTTATCGTAGAAGATTCTGGTTGGAAGATGAATGAGTTTTCCAGTCGCCCATCTCGTGGCATCAGGGACTATGATCGCTTCATCAAATTCAGTCGTGAACTAACTGATGATGAGCTGAAGGCAGTTCGTAAGTTTCTAGCGAAAGTCAATTGCCCTGGTTGGACTGGTGTTGGTACCAGAAACGGAGGAGAGCTTCATCCTCATAGGTATCAATTTTCTACTACCCATGACTCTTCGGACTAAACAATGAGATATCTGGGCACATACTTCAGCACGTATCCCTGGCATTCCATCAATGTCATTCCCAATATTGGATTGGTTATGACTTATAATGATGAAGAAATTCCAGTCAGATATGGAAGTATGTTGGAGGTGACATTGTTCGGTCAAGTATTCCACCTGCATCTTCCACTCAAGCTCAAACGTAGTTGGTCCATGCCGTTATACGGCCCTCTATGGAGTAGACGTAGGAAGGTATGGTACACCGTTCCAATGGATGAATTAAAATAAAAAATTCATTCGGGATTGACGGCTAATTGTTTCGGTTTACAATTAGCCGAAATTTTCAAAGGAAACTCAAATGATTCTTCTGATTCTGGTTGTGTTGTTTGCCCTGTTCGTTCTGGAATGTATCCTGACCGAGACAGAGAATTTTGGATGGGCCACTATCACTCTGCTTGCGTGTGGAGTTGCTAGCGTAGTATTGGGACGATGGTTCCACATCTATAGCATTGCTGACTTCATCCGAGACCACGGGGCATTCACGCTTGTGTATGCGTGTGTGTATATTGGTATTGGAATTCTCTGGTCATTCGTCAAGTGGTTCAGCTATCTGATGAGTTTCCGTGATACCTTCCGAGAAATGAAGGAAGGTTTCTTGAAGGAAAGAAACCTGGATCCGACCGATCAAGTACCGGAAAATCTTCGTGGTTCCTTCAAGGATTACGTTCGCAACCATGTTGGCTGGAGCAACAAACACCGCACCCAGCTTTGGGATCTGGAGCGTCCACGCGCATCCAAGAACAAGGGGCGCATCACCGCTTGGGCAAGCTTCTGGCCCTTCTCATTCGTGGGAACACTTCTGAATGATCCTGTTCGTCGGCTCTTCAACTTCCTCTTCAAGTGGTTCAAGGAGCTTTATCAAAAGCTTTCTGATCATCTCTTCCGCAAGGATGTGGAGTTGCAGTGACAACGATAGAAAAGGTAGACTATCTCCTAACGATCGTTGACATTATTCTATGTCTGATCGATATGGGATTGATAGTCTACCTTTTCTTCTACCGATTCCCGCCCGAGAAAAAGAAGAACAAGTTCGATAAGTTTGGATACTACCGTAGACGAGGAAGGGTATTCACAACATCTAGGCGTCGATGATATATTATGGTGCATGCCATATAAAAACATTGAAGACCGTCGAGAATGCCTTCGTAAATATCGTAATGAGAACCGCGAGAAGATACGTGAACAAACACGTAAACAATCCTTAGCTTGGCAAAAGGCGCATCCTGAAGCCGGGCAAAAATGGAAAGAAGAAAACGCCGAGAAAATCAAAAAGATTGGTCGCAAATCCAATCTCAAAAAAGTTGGCTGGACAATAGAGGAATTCGATTCAGCGTTTGAAAAACAAAAACAATCCTGTTGGATATGTGGCGTTGAACTTACCAAAGAGAAGGGTTTTGGTAATACTGCCCATGCAGATCATAATCATACAACGGGTAAAAAGCGTGGTATTCTTTGCACTAAGTGCAATCTAATAGAAGGGCACATGAATAAATGTGCGATACCACCAAAAGAATTTCTCGAAAAACTTTTAGAATACTATAAGGTATTCGATACGGAAGGTAATCAAGATGAACTTCATGGCATGGCCGGAGATTGAATCGTTCCATAACATCAGGAAATATACTTCACCAGCCGCTCATCCTGAAATCTTGAACGGCAATACTATTGTCGATTATAGACCCAAGGTTAAGTTGCATGGTACGAATGCGGCTGTTCAAGTCCATGAGGATGGAAGCATTGTGTGTCAGAGTCGCGAGTCTATTATCACCCGTGAAAAAGACAATGCTGGCTTTGCTAAGTGGGCACACTCCCAACCTAATTGGGATCTAGCCAAAGGCCATATTCTCTATGGCGAGTGGTGTGGACCTGGTATTCAGAAGGGTGTTGCCATTGCCCAAATTCCTCGCAAGGTGTTCGCTATCTTTGCAGCGCGTCCTTTGGATGGCAGCGACAAATTGATTGTTGAACCGGACGAGCTTCGTGTTTTGATCGAGAATACTAAGTTCAATATTCCTGACGTGTATGTTCTTCCCTGGTACAACGAAGGGCTGGAAGTTGATTGGTCTGAGACAAGTGAAGAGCTAACCAAGGATGTTAATCTAATCAACGAGTGGGTTAGTGCTGTGGAAGCTAATGATCCATGGGTCGAAGCGACCTTCAATGTCAAGGGGACTGGAGAAGGTTTGGTTTTCTATCCTCGTTCAGATGAACATCTCGGCTTCACTAACTTCAATAACTTGGTATTCAAAGCCAAGGGAGAAAAGCATAAGAACATTGCCACGGCTAAGCCTGCGCAAGTGGATGCAACTGCGGCGGCCAGCATCGATGCGTTCGTGGCTATGGTTCTTACCGAAGCTCGTCTGGAGCAAGGTGCTACCAAGGTGTCTGCTGATGGTGCACTTACCTATGACATGAAGAACACAGGTAAGTTCGTCTCCTGGGTAAGTGCAGATGTAGAGAAAGAAACTCAGGATGAGCTAGCCGCCAGCAATCTCACCTTCAAACAGGTGCAGAAAGCCATCAGTGATAAGGCTCGTGCCTGGTATCTTGCCAAAGCTAAGGAGCTATAAGATGGGCGAAGAGATTAGGGGTATGGTGGTTTACCACCGCAAGTCACTAAAGCGAGGTAAAATTACTGCCTCTAATCAATTCACCGGACTTATTGCAGTCCAATGGGATGATGGTGAAAAGAACTTTGCTCATGTTAGCGAGCTAATGAGTGAGCAACTTTTCAACGAACTACAAGAACAAAATAGGAAAGATCAAATGGCTCTCAAAGAAGAACAAGCAACCATTGGTGCAATCGTTTTCAAGAACTCTGACGAAGCACCTCTAAGGAAGGGCAAGATTGCCGGACCTGTAGTCAATGGTGTTGCCATTGTCGAATGGGATGATGGTCAGCTTGCTAAGGTTGCCATCAAGACTCTTCTTGGTCAAGTCGAGGGCATGGCTGAGAATCAACGCTTGCAAGACGAGAAGGATCGTTTGGAGCGTGAATTCGAGGAAGTACAAGCTGAGGTCGAGGAGAAGCTTTCTGCCGCGGCCAAGCTAATCAACGAGGCTGCTGCTCTTGCCGATCGTAAAAACGTTTCTATCATGGATATGAGCGAAGCTACTTACGAGCTAGAGAGTGCCATGGAGAATGCGGGCTGGAATACTTCTTCCTGGCACTGCTAAGAGGGAACAATGGATCTGGAACAAGAATTCCAAAAACTAATGGATGAAGCTGTCCAGAAGGTACAGGCCAAGCAGGCAGCCGGCGAGCTGTCTGTTGAAGAGGCTGACGACCTAATCGATATCATCGCTACACGCAGGCAGAAAGGTGCGCGTGCATGGAGCTATAGCGATAACTGCTATACTGATGATGAAGACTATGACTATGATGGATCGGATGATTCACGTGGTTGGCAGCGCTCATCTTGGTGCGGAGATAACGGATGAGCTTATTCAAATACGAAGTAGGCATGCGTGTACGCTATCGCGATGATGAAACTCGCAAAGGCGAAGTCACCGAAGTAGAGGACGAAAACGAAGTTCGCGTACTTTGGGATCATCGTAAAGATGAAGGACACAAGTGGTGTGAGACGCGAGAGATCATGCCTGATACACTGGAGGCTGCCCAGCAGATTTCCAATCTGAATCGAAAGATTCAAGCCAAGATCGATGAGGCTACCTCTCTACTCGAACAGGCATTCAAGGCTTGGCGTACAGCCAACGCTATGGAAATGGAAGGGACTGATAACCCTGGGCCTGATGATGGTTACTTCGAGGGAGCCTATGCTCTTCGTGGGAATGAAGAGCTGGATCTTTCTAAGTTCGAGGAAGTGGTAGAGCAAAATGGTTGGAGTACCTCGTCTCTCTACTGTTGACCATATCATCAAGGGCCTCAAAAAGACCCGAGGTGAATTGGTTAGATTTGCAAAAGCTCTTCCAGATGAAGATGCTTATGCAACTCCCTATTCAATTCTATCAGATGGTGTCAAACATATAGATGATCTAATTGATAATCTAAAAGAATCAGTTAGAGATGCCAATCAATACCGCAAAGAAAACCCAGAACAATTCCCCAATCGAGCCAGAAAGTGGTGTATGATCAATGATTCTCGTCGGAAGTCGCGCTCTAGCACTGAGGATGCCACAAGCACTGATCCGTAAACCTCTTGACTTTGATTGGGTTTGTACTCAGGAAGAGTTTGACCAGTGGATGGAAAAGAATCAGCACAAGGTCAATCCAACCAAAGTCTATAAAGAAGAGTGCCGACAGGGTCTTTACAAAATGATTGTCGAGGGCAGTACCAACTGCGAATTCGAAATCATTGATCCTGAGAAAAGTTCTGGAATTCTTCAGCAGTTGGTAGAGAATAATTCCGAAAGTTTGGAGACGCCGTTTGGCTGGATTCCATCTTTCGATCTTCTGTTTGCTATCAAGCAGTCTCACCGCTATCTGCGAAATAGCCCGCACTTCTGGAAGACCTTGACCGATTGGCATCTCATGCGTAGGTTTGGGGCAATCATTCGTCCCGAGCATAAGAGCTTTCTCAAAACTCGTGAGGCCGAGACTTATTGGTATAAGCATCCGAAGCTCAACGTATCTAAGGATGACTTCTTCCAAGATGATGGTATCCAGTATGTATGGGACCATGACGATATCCACAAGTCAGTTGCAGTGGGTGAGCGACCAGCTTATACCTACTACCTGAAGGATGGAGCGCAAGTCGATTGCGACAAAGATAAGTTCTTCGCCTTGCCTCAAGAGATTCGCCTCAATGGAGTAGTGGAAGAGGCCGCCGTGCTGGCAATCGAGCGCAGCTTGGTACCGCATCCCGGCGTGTGGACGCCTGAGTATGCATGGAAGTTTGCGCTTTCTAAGGTATGCTCTAGCATCACATCGGGATGGTTCCGTCAGTTCGCCTACGAGAATGCCCCGGAAATTCTCAAATTGTATCCGAAGGGATATTGGGAGAAGTTCCAGCAAGACTGTGCTGATGGCAAAGTAAAACCTTTTACCGGAAGCAAGTACTGATGAGTGAATACGGAAAGAAGTGGGAAGATATTCGTTTGATTAGAGAGGAGATCAAACGGTTAGTTCCTACTGCAAATGTCAATAGCTTCAATGAAGCATCAGATTCTTTAGAGAGCTTCAAATCTCTTCTAGATATTCTAATGATGCGATGGGAAGTATTAGAAGCAGAGATTAAGGAAGAGCCATGAAATTTTCTATTGGTGATAAGGTAGTTCAAAAGACTTCCGTTCAAGCACATACCAACTATCCGGTTGAAATCGTAGTTGGTTTCTTGGGTGATGCCGTACTCACTATGAGCTGGGGTGATGGGTTCGGCGATGAGATTCGCCACTATGACTTCTATGAAGATATCAAGCCTGGTGATCGTAGCTGGCGCTCAGCTATCTCAAGGTATCAAGAGTCAGAGCTTTTGACTCCGGAAGAAGTGATTGTGCAGCTTCGTAAACTAGAAGACGAGCAGTCTAAGCTAGAAGCAGAATTCGAAAGCGTACGCACACACGTGCAAGAGAAATTAAACCAAGCTGCCGTTCTTGTCAAAGAAGCTACTTCTTTGGTGGAACCTACGGGTAAAGATTTCTATGATCTCACCGAAGAATGCAGAGAGTTGCACTTTGCTCTAAGCAAAGGCGGATGGTCTCATTCTACAATGAAGTGCAAATATGGACGATGAATTTGAATTTCTATACAAAGAGTACCTAGAATATTCTAGGTTGTTCCATTGGTATCATGGAAGTTCTTTTTCCTTTTTCAAAGGTAAAGCTTCTAAAGTAGAAGCAGAAAGGTATAGGTATCTTTCTAATTATTACTTTGAAAAAGCTGTAATCAAAGCTCGAAAAATGGTAATGCCTAAGAGGTGATCATGTTTAAGTATGATCAGAATGTTGAGCGCTACGGAATTAAACTGGTTAACGACCGTGTTATCCGCAAAGAGGCTCAATTTTCAACCTATAAGCATTTTGAATTTCTTTCTAGATTAGCTAGGCATCTAATTGCCAACCCTGATCCTACTGTAGTTCCTGTTTATAAATTCGAAGTTCTGGAAGAGGCTCCCGAAGGAAAACTGTGGGGCACGTTTAGATACGCATATGAAATGATGCGCCTGCCTATGCTTTCACGTGAGGAAAAGAGCGCTATCAATACATTCTTCCAACACAGATATAATATGAATAGGTCTGAAGACCCCTACTTGCTTCGTGATAAGCGGGAGTTTCCGGAGCTAGCTAAGTTCATGTCGAAAGTTTTCGACGATGATAACTATACCGATCTTCACGACGGGAACTTCCTAAAAGATGAAGAAGGGAACTATCGTATCATTGACCTGGAGGGATTCTCTCGTTACCCAGGTGTTGGCCATCTAGAGTAATAAATTATGAATATCAAAGCTGCGCCCGTAATCAAATTCGGGTATGTAATGCTAGCTATTAATATGGCTCTATCTAGCTACTTCTGGTTGTTTGGTCATGATGAAGATGATCGTTTCCATACAGCTTTGTTTATGGGCGGCTCCATGCTCTGGATAATCATGATCTTGGTATGGTATAAAGTTCAAGAAACTGAGGAGTAAAACGTGGAAGATTGGGCTGAGCTAGATGAAGACAAGTGTGCTTGCCATGGTTGTGGCTGGGCAGAAGTTTCAAAAGATGAATGGGTAGAATGCCCCCTTCACTTCGAAGGTCAGCTTCATCCTGATACGCAGGCTCTGCTACTGGATGAGCCTGAACGTTTAGTTGAAGAGGAGCGTAAATCACGGCTTCGGTTTCAAATCAGAGAAGCGCGAGCCAAGATTGTTCTTGCCCAAGAGCAACTTAAAGAAGAGCAGAGCAAGCTAGCTCGTCTTGAACTAGAGCTAATCAATAGGACGCCCACTGTTAAAGCTATGCGAGCAGTCGTTCCACCCCCGCTTCCTATTCCTTCTGAGCCAAAACCATTTGAGCTTACGGAGACAGATTTTCTATGAGAATCTATGATGCTATTGATGCTGCGGCTAAGGCCCTAAAGTCTGGAGCACATCCTAATATTCTAAGGATGGCACTAATGAGTGACGGCTTTCCAGCCTCTAAAGTAGAAGTTATTTTGGGATGGGCTAACCAATCCAACAAAGGAAAACAAATGAAAACGATTGAAGAAATGAAGGAACTCTTTCCATGGGAAGAGGGCATGGGAGAAATCAGTGGTTTCGGGGGAGGCTATGAGGAAGCCTGTCGAAACATGGTTTACTCCGGCCTTGCTTGGCTGGAGACCAAACCCAATGCCGAACTGCGTGCTATTGAGTATAAGAATGTCTTTGGTATTCTTACTCCAGACAATGCTGATACTCAGGAATTGGACGATGCGGTGGCGGCTGGGGAACCCGGTTGTTCAGGTGCAATGCATCATGCTGCCATGAGTCATGTTATGTTCATTGCTAAGAATGGTTGGAACAAATACGTCTCTGAAATGAAGAAACGCGGTTAATCATGACCAAGAAAGATTACATCAAGGCCGCCGAGATTGTTCGACAGGACCACAAGAAGAATGGAGATATCTTCTCCAAACTTATGGAAGAGTCTTTCGTCAAACTTTTCCGACAGGATAACCCGCGCTTCGATGAGAAGCGTTTCCGTGAAGCCTGCAAGGGAGCATGAGTATGGATACAATTACGTTTGACGATTTCGTCAAAGCAGACATGCGTGTAGGTACAATCACCTCTGCGGAGGCTGTGCCCAAGAGCAAGAAGCTTCTCAAACTTTCTGTCTCATTCGGTCCTGAGATTGGTACTCGCACTATTCTTGCAGGTATTGCCGAAGCCTACAATCCAGAAGGCATTGTTGGACTTCAGATTGTTGCAGTAATCAACCTTCCGCCCCGAGCTATGATGGGTATCGAGTCTCATGGTATGCTTCTAGCTGGCAGGTCTGCAACTGGTCAACTCATTCTCGTCTCTCCTAATGGTATTGCCGAGGGAGAGCGAATCGGCTGAGAGGCGCGGCCTCCCATTCACGGGAGGCCGTTGCAAAAGGAAGCGCCCATGATTAGGTTGAGAACCAAAGTAGGAAATGGTAGAGTTTTTACTCTCTACTTCATGGGTAAATGGGTAACTCTCATCAATGATGGTACCAGAGCTTCTTCTGTTGATGCAGACAACCTGATGATGGCAGGAGCTAACCATCTGGCAGCCGCTACAAAACTCAAGGAGATTATGGATGACAGAGGAAGATTTGCTGAACAGCTACTTCACAGAGAAAGATATTCCGGGAGTCTCAGCTCAGGAGTTTCAGACGGCAGTGATGGGGCTAATCGAGAAGGGTCTCATCGAGATGGTGGAAGCGAACGGGATCAAAATCTACCGCCCAACTCTTCTTCTGAAGAAAATCAAAACACATCTGAACTCGGATCCCAAAACGCAGAGTTAAATGATGGACAAGAAAGAGTTTGAAGAAAAGCTAATCAAAGACTTTCCTGGCCTCTATGCTGATATGTATGGTGATGCCAGTAAGACTTGTATGGCCTGGGGAGTAGAAATTGGACCAGGATGGTATGATCTGGTTTATGATCTCTCCGCTAAGTTAAACGCCATTATTCAAACCTTTCCAAAAGAATACGCCCAGAATTTTAGGTTCTCCCAGATAAAAGAAAAGTTGGGCGGCCTGCGTATTCATATGACAAAAACCTCGCCCGAGATGAGAGAACTTATTCATAAGGCCGAGTCTGATAGTTATCATATTTGCCATCGTTGTGGACAACCTGGTAAATTAGTAAAAGCTAGTTGGCTCTATACATCCTGTAAAGAGCACGCTAAACAAGAACACAAAAACCAATTCTGAGGAAAAATGAGCAACAAGAATTTGCCCCTGGACGAGCAGCTTTTCACCGCCGAACACTTTGCGCCCCTTCCAGGAGCAGTGCTTGGCCTACAGTTCAAGGATGTGACGCTGAAGGGAAAGGTTGGGGACTTCGAGTCCGGAACCAAGTTCTCTTATGCGGTCCTCCTGGGTGATGCGTCTGCCCTGGTCCTGATCGATGAGAAACAGGAGGAACACGCATTCCGCCTGAGTGTGAGTGTGGGTGAGCGCATCGATGCGGCCGAGCTTCATGAGCCTCATGATGAGAGCTGTGATTGCGGCCACGATCACTGACAATGAAATGGATTGTTTCTTGGCAAACAGTGGTTCATCATAGTGATGGTACATGGTTTGAAAAAACTGAAAGGCACCATCACTCAAAAGAGTTTGATGATAAAGAAGAGGCATACCAATTCAGAAATGATTTGAGGAATGCAAGATATGTTGTAAATGTTGAGCTTAAAAGAGAAGTATCTTTAGACGATATTTACAATGCAATCGCAGCCAAAAACTAAGACCTATATGCATACACAGACGTGTGTATGCATATAGAGCTAACGAGTACGGTTAGCTTTCGTTCTAGCGGATCGCAATGAAACTAGAACGGGTCAAGGGGACTAACATGCTGCCCCTAAGCTTGCGTATGCGAGCCGCATGAGGTTGCCAACTAACCATAAATGTTGGGGCGCAGGTGGTCACGCCTATACCTACCCCAGTTCTTGTTCATTATTACTGCGTCTTAATAATGTTCTTTAGTCAACTCTACAACGACCGAGAGAAAACTGTAGACATCCTTGCTAGCCTTCAGATGTATGTGAACAGCTAGGGGCACTCCTGCCCATACCTGCGAGCGTGAGTTTTCGCTTCCGTTTTGAGTACGATACACATAGGCGTGTGCTTAGATACGAACTTGCAAGCGTATCGGTGCAGGCGCCTATAAAACGGAGGATCAATTTTATTGGAGAGTGTATTGGGCACTTGAGCGCCTCATGACGAAGATGGAGATAGTCATGACACCCACTGTAAGACCGTGGTGTATAACGGTCTGAACTGGCCCCATCATCTAGTGGTTAGGATATATGGCCTTCACCCATAGTACAGGGGTTCGAATCCCCTTGGGGTCACCATGAAAGAAAAGAAAGAAAAATGTAAGCACCCGAAAATTCCTTCCTATGAATTGGAAGAGCAAGAAGCAGCCAATACTTTGATTGATCAAATCAATCGTGGTGATGTGGTCGCTTATGGATCTCTTTGTAGATTGGCTGTCTCTGTTGTTAGAGACGGCAGATTCTATCGTGAAACTTGTGAGAAATGTCATGGACTCAGTTCCTCTACAGAAAATTCAGAAGAAAGCTGAAGCGTATGATTCTACACTTCTCGCTACTGATCCGCGATTTCGCAGAGTTGTGATCCTTGAGCATGAGGACGGTTCTTATCTACAATTCGATAGCGCATTTTTGATGCGTGTAGATAGAGAGTGGATTGTATGCTTTACAGAACACCATGGTTTTCATGTGTATCATGCTGACGACCTATTTGCATATTCTCAATATGAAAGGTTGAATGTATTGGAGGAGCTTCCATGATTGATGTTGAGGCTACATACAAAAACATTCGTACTCTTTACCAAACGGTTTCTGGTAAGGGCGATGCAGATGTTTCTGTTACGTACAAGGGCACTAGTTACGGTGTAACTAAATCATGGCATGCCAAAGTGGACGCGCGCGAGATCAATCATGAGACTCATGATGGTGCCTTGACTGGCTTGTTAGCTCTACTCAAAAAAGAACTAGCCGATAAGACCAAGTCAGCAGAAAATGAAGCTGCCCGTTTGCGCTCAGCTCTCAACCAATTGGGGAACTAATATGATTCGTATCAGATACTCTGATAATAACATCGGGGAATATAAGAACGTGGATGTGGCGAACTTCATGGCTCTTAATACTATGTTCTCTACATCTGGTAAAATCATTCCCATTGAGGCTGTAGAGGTCATTGGGGTGACTACTGGTGGAGTTTCGGTGGAACGTATCCTCAAGATTAAGCTTGGGGTTATTGAATACGACTGAGGGGCACGGATTCAAAGTTTAATGAGCCCGCACTTGCCCGCCATATAGCCGCCCTAGGAGCATATACGCACATGAGAAAGATTCAAGATGCCGATGTAGTCGGTAAGACAATCAAGTCAATCGATAATGGTTCTGTCAACGTTCTTCGTTTGACATTTACAGATGGCACTAGTCTGGAACTATGGGCGGAAGATGCCGTCTATACCCCAATGGGTAATATTCCAGGCATCTTTGTGGAAGATTCCACACCGCAAGAAGGTTAATATGAACGGTGCAATTTATGTCTCTGAGTCTGGTAATACCAAAATCAATGGCTCCAAGAAGGTAGATGCCACCTATGTCTCTATCAAGGCTTCCTGTCCCAAGGATTGCTCTTTGATGGGCGAAGGTTGCTATGCTGAGTTGGGCTATGTGGGTATCACCACTCACCGATTGGATGATGAAGCCAAGGGTATGACTCCATTGGCGGCTGCCCGAGCTGAGGCTAAAGCTATCGATGAGTCTTACAAAGGTGGACCAGTACCTGCTGGTCGTGACCTTCGCATTCACGTTGCTGGCGACTCTCGTACCCTGTTAGGAACGCGAATAATCAACAAGGCCATTGGGCGCTGGAAGCAGCGCGGTGGTGGTGCAGTCTGGACGTATACTCATGCATGGAAGCATGTTCCCCGTGAAGAGTGGAGTCATGTTTCTATTCTCGCTTCCGTTAATCATGTTGGCGAAGTAGAGGATGCACGTGAGCAAGGGTATGCGCCTGCCATTGTGGTCCCAGAATTTCCTGGTGAGAAAGCTTTCCAATTGGATGGCTGTGACACCAAGTTCATTCCGTGCCCCAACCAGACTCGTGGTGTTGGTTGTACTGATTGTCGTCTCTGTTTCAATGCAGACCGACTTCATGACGGCAACTTTGGCATTGCCTTTGCTGCACACGGAGCTAAGAAGGAACCGCTCAAGCGACATCTCAACGTGCTCCAATGAAAGCTAAAGACTATTTAGCTAAACTACGTCAGGCTCCCAGAATGTTTGCCTCTAATAAAGAATCATTCTGTGCGCAGGTTATTACTGCACTCATTATGGATGATATAGAGTTTAAAATTCCGGGGCCTGGTAGTGATAGCGGCAATTTTTATGCCAAACATATTGGCAGACAAGGTAGCGCCATCATAGGATGTAATGACCCTTTTGATGATGAATGGGCTCACGCCGTAGTAGATGATGCTCTTTCATTTATTGGAAAGTAATATGACTGAACGAGAAATGTTTGAGAAATCTTTTCAACGCCCCAAGAACTACTTCAAGCTAAGTGCTCGTGAACAATGGGATATCGATGCTAGACTTGGTATTCTAGATTGGAACGGTGATGGTCTAACAGAAGAAGACTTGAAGCGTTTCGATGAACATTACGAGAAGTAAGATGTACTCTACTACTAATGGATGCACATGCCATATGATCCAATCACCAGGCCAACCTTTCCTACAATGTATCTCATGTCGAAGTCGAGCGGAACGAGCTAAAGAAGGAAAGACTTGCGACCGTTGTGGCGTGGGCGTACACACACATGATGGAGATTCTGAAGAGATGGGCGGACTTTGCAGCGAGTGTTACTATGACCAATGAAAAGCAAAAGGCAATTAGAACGCTGATGCGTGAACCTCTAATATTCCATGAGAATATTGAGTGGCTAGGCCGATGTCTGTCGGTATTACATCCAGAACGATACTGTATTATTACAGTTGGAAAATCTTTTCATATTCGTTTGTCACCTTCTGCTCTAGAAGATATTGAACGAATACCAGAGAAAGAATTCTTTACTATCTTTGATGATATAAAGAAGGACATGTACGAAGACCGGCGCAAATGCACAACCATCATTGGTCTCCTTTCAACTCTTCAATCCGAAGAGGAAGAGAAGATTAAGAAGCGAATCGCTCTAGAAGAAGACGAGCGAAGCAAATATCGAAGGTACTGAAATGACTGACTGGAATCCCCAAATTGTTCGAATTGAAAAGGTAGAGAAGCATCCGTATGCAGATGCATTGGATATTGCTACCGTGCTCGGGGACTATCCGGTCATCGTCAAACGAGATGAATATAAAGAAGGCGATCTAGCTGGCTATATTCCCATCGATTCTATTGTTCCTGATACAGAGCAATTCCATTTTCTATGTCCTAAGATTACTGAGAAGTATGAAGAGGTTGAGGACAACGAGATTGTAACTAAGACTCGTACGCTCGGCCCTAAGTTCCCAGTTGGTTCTGTTCCTGAGAAAAATCGTATCATTAAAGCAAAGAAAATTCGTGGAATCTATTCGCAAGGAATGCTCGTTTCTATCCAGAGCCTTCCATTGGTTCCTGCCGGAGATATGAAAATCCTAGGATGGTTTAATCCTGGCGATACAATTACAGAGCTTCTTGGACTCAAAAAATGGGAAGAGGAAGAAGAGGAAAATCTTCCTGGTCTTAAAAAGACCGGCCGCAATAATGAGAAAGCACCTCAAGGATGGTCTATTCCTCATTATGATATTGACTCAGTGCGCAAGGTAGTTCGTCTTCTTCAGCCCGGAGAAGAGATTGTTCTTACTGAAAAGATTCATGGTTCCAATGCCGGATTCTCACATGATGGCACACGCCTATGGGTAAAGTCTCGTAACTTCTATAAGAAGCAAGATGAAGAAGATATGTGGTGGGATATTGCTATCCGCTACGAATTGGAGAAGAAGCTTTCTCAATATCCTGGTCTTGTTTTCTTTGGGGAAGTTTACGGTCAAGTAAAAAAATTCCGATACGATACTGTTATCGAAGGCGGGCGTCTGCTCACACGTATACGTTTCTTTGATGTATGGGATACTAAGAAGGGACGATACGTTGACTATGATGATCGTATTAAGATCATTACAGATGCTGGTCTGGATACCGTTCCAGAGTTGTACCGTGGTCCATGGCTTGGAAAGGAACAAATGTATCCTTTTGCTGAGGGCTTGACAACCCTAGGTGGCAAACATATTCGTGAAGGTTGGGTTCTCAACACCGTCAAAGAAAGGTTTGAGCCCGAACTAAATTCCCGTATGCAAGTAAAGTTGGTGGGGGAAGGTTATAACCTTCAGAAGTAAATGAGTGAAGATAACAATGATGAAGAGGTTTTAAAAAGCCTTTTTCCTAATCCAGAAGATAAGTGCCCAGAATGCGGTCATGAAGAGAAATTCCATTCTATTGATGATGGTTGGATTACTTGTAGTGCCGACAATTGGTCATGTAACTGCGGTAATAATATAGGCCGCTAA